GTAACACCGGGAAATGGATTTTTAATCGTTGTCATTCTTCAACTCCGAAATGTTCAAAGATATTCAATGCTTCATTGCGGGTGACCTTGCTGGCACATTCCCTGACAATCAACTCGGCGAACTTTTCCATCATATAATCTTGGTAATCGCTAGCATAAAAGTTTTGATTATCTGCCCACTGTTCAGCCTGTTCAGCAAGTTCTTTAATTCGTTCGTTCATTCTGTATCTCCATATAGAGCAAGGTGTAGTCTTTCCATTCTTTCAGCAGCATAAATCAATAACATCTTCAATGCTATGTTATCTTGGCTCGCACTGGCCTTACGCAGAGTATTAATTAGTTCTTGATTGGTCATTTCTTTCTAACTCCATAAGTTTACGATCATATGCTTCACTATATATGGCACCTGTTACCATAAACACAAACATAGACACAAGTACAACCAACAACCAAAATAGATCAATATATGCTATAACAGCAAAGATTGATATGATGCTGAGGTATACTAAGATTAACCTTATAGCATACCATCTTGCTTGACTTTCATTATTCATCGCCCATCTCCGCTAAGTATTCAATTCTAAAATCATCTGGATCATCCACCAGCATATGAGGTTTAACTTCACGCCAACGACCATCCACCTTAATCTCTATTTTAACCTTACGCATTTCATTTTCCAGCCAACGCTCAATCTCCAAGGCTTCACCAGTACGCCGCATCATTTCCATCTTAGCCCAAGTTTGGAATTTAGCACTCTCTCCCATTTTACGAAAGGCATCACGACGATTGTCCAATTGGCTACGACTGGCTTCACTATATCCGTGAGCACCTGACGGACGATGACTACAATGCACAGCACTGGATGTCTTGTTTCGTTTTTGACCACCTGCTCCTGTACCTCTGGTATAAGACCATTCACAGTCACGTGCGGTCACGCTGAATAAAGGTTCTCGTGTATTCATAATACAGCAAGTATACTACGGCATTGTTTTCCTGTCAACAAATCTGCGTATTATTGATTGACTAAATGCTAGTTCGAACAACAAACATACCTTATGGCTTTTGATATGAACAAAAGTGTTGCTTTCATACATCCTACCGTGTATGACTATCCAATCTCTATATTGTCTACCCTGCTGAGCCAACCATAGACTAATGCGTTCAGCACTGTCGTCATCCACGTGATATATGTGGAAGGCTCCTAAATACTCTTCAAGATATCTTTGTGATTGGTCGCCTTGCCCCACTTCAATGTCCAATAAGTATAATCCCTGCCTCGTAGTACAGCAGTGATTTTATAGGTATAGCCATAATGGTGAGGATCAGCCCATCTATGAAATACAGGCTGTTCAGCACTATGTTCCATTATCCAACGACCCACTTCACTTTGTTGCCATTCTAATATGGGTCCTGCTATATATATTTCAGGATCTTCTACATCACCCATAGTGATTGTATGAACGTGTACTTTACGATATTCTACAGCTTCATCGCCTTCTATTTTTACCCAATAATTAGACATGATGATAATCTATTGGTTTGGTATCAACTAGTTTGGCCAAAGTATCAAAGTTATCCTCAGCACGAGTAATAGCCTCTAGAGCCTTTTCTAAACTAGGATTTTGTTCTACTAGTCTTTGTCTATCACGTAGTTTTCTAACATAGTCCAACAGTTCTTGTGCTTCCGTATTCAATTCAATAGTAGGGCTGGCCATTGTATATTGTTGCCATACTGCACCATCATTAACTTCAAAACACTGCATATTGGGATTCCACCGTATCATACCAGCGCCTGATGATCCTGGGCTAATATATGGTTGACTAGTATATGCTTGTTGTACGGTAATATATTTTCCTGAGTTAATAGTTTTAATCATTATAATATGTGTCCTGTAAATAATCACCGTATTTTAATATAAACAGGCTGTGTTTAGCAAGGTCTTTGATATTATATGCAGCTCGCATATAACCAGTATGTGCTTCTAATAATATTTCAATGCCATAACGTTCTTCCATATATGTAAAGAATTTTGCTGTCATAGCACCTTCTTTAATGTCATATTCTTTTTTATAATCCGCAAATGCCTTAAGCATTGTAAAAAAGAAATTATAGTGACGTTTCACTGCTGGAATCTTATACGCATTTCAGTTAGCTTAATTGGTTTGATATAACCAAATAGCTCAAAGTCAAATATACTTTTACTGCCTGGTTTGTACTTATATTCTATATCTTTGATATGTTTTATGCACCAGCGTCCATAGTCACTTTTTTTAAAGCTTTCTAAATAGACTTGGGCAAAGTAGGTTGGATCTTCATTACCAATTGGTACACGGGCCAATACAATCCAGTCATAGCATTCACCCTCTATGAGTTTATACATAGGGGTGATGCCTTCTGTTAGTTTAATTTCAACTTCTGTTGACATAGCGTGTTAGACTCATAACGGCGTGGAACTCTGGTGTCATATGTTGTGGAGGAGTCACAGCATCTACCCTCCAAGGCTGTAGGCCTAGTTGATTCAACATATTAATTGTGTACATAAAACTTTCATTGGTAAAATACCAAGCATGTATGTCAGCAAACTTACGATGACGTTCATCTCTGGCATTATCAATTTTATGTCTTATTGTGGTAGCATGATTAATATTAATTTCTATACTTCTAGGATCCAATCCATGACTACCCATCCAATGCTCATATATGTTATTATGTGTAGCATATACAGTATGACGTAGATAGCTGCCAAAACTATGAGTGCGACGCTGTTCTAAATATGCTTCAATCATATCAGTATATTCACTAGCATGTTGATAATAATCAAAACAATATCTTTTATCTGGGACAGTGAGAAAGTATCTACTGTGCATGCCTTGTGCTAGGCTAGCTATTTCATTTAAATGGTATACTATATCAGGATGATGTTCAATGTTATGAGCACTGTAGATAAAATCAAACTTAAGATCAGTAGTAAATGTAGGACGCTGTTCAGGATCAACTAAAATATCTATTTGATCTGGCATCTCACCTATATTAGTATAACGTTCTTTATCCTCTAGTATTTGTTCTGCGGTGAACATATCCATATATTTGACATTGGGAAATTCACTACGCTTAAGAGTAGGGTTGTTATATGGTCCTATTTCCAAAGTGCGAGCTGTTTTAGGAATCATATTAACGAATTCCTCACGACTCAATACTTCAGGTAATTGTATGGCTATAGGCATTACCAATACCCCAATGCACGCCCAAATCCAAATACATGAATACAGGCAAAATAACAAGTAAGTAAAAATGGCCAGGCCAATTGTCTACGCCAATATGCTAGGATACTGAATACAGCACCTACAAAACTTACAGGATAGATATAGTGCATTGGTGGATGATAGGCCATCCAAGCAATGGCAAATGTAGTGCTTACTACACATATACTGGCCATCATTTCTAAATAGAAGGCCTTACGATCTGTGGTATAACTATGGTGCCAAAAGGCTTTAACTTTGTTTAACATGATGTATTATATATCTGTATTATCCAGCGTGTCACTGTATTTTAGTTTTAGTAGAGTGACCATTTCTTCAGTTAGTTCTAACCTACGACGATATATGATATAACTGTCATCATCTGTCTCACGCCAGGTTATTCCTTGTTTGTCATCATAGGTTTTACGGAACCAGTCTATAGTTTCCTTGTTAAAGGCCACAGTGTACCAACCATCCGGTGTACGATATAATATGTTTACACTGGGGTCAGCCATGACCATAGGCATATTAAACATCTTACTTGATGACAATGCTCGTTTACTTTTAAATCCAGCCATATTACCACCTCAGTCCAAATATTGTAGCATCCTTGGCTCTACGAAAGCAAAAGGTATCAATGTGCCAATCCCAGTCTACACCAAACTCACCAATGTTATCATCACACCAAGCAAACATTTCATAAATGTCTGTTTCTTTAGGATTTATGTTATACTTCTTATGTAAGTAATGCCAACCAGGATATATATCAGGATAGCCTAAATTGTTCAAAGCCATTTTAGTGTGAACCAAGTTGCCCATTTTTCCTCGTAGAAAACAAATACCGCATGCCTTGGCTCACTATGATTGTTAGCAAAATCATATACAGCAGGCATAAACCTAAAATCGAAATCCCGCCCTTGTTCTAGTCCCTGTTTTTTTAATTCTCTTACCATGTCTATGAGTTGACCAGTATGTTGATTAGGCACAGTGACTTGTATGCTCATACACTATATATTAGATTTTATCCTTTTGACCTTTAGATATGAATTCATAAAAAGGCAGATCAGGATGTGGCCAAGTGCCATACCTTGATCCTAATTGTCCTGGCTCATTGCTATTGGTACAGGGCAGTAAATGATTAGTAGCATGTGGACAGCGTTTATTACCACAGGTACCACACACTATAATAGTGCTCATAACTAGAAGTAAATCATTCTTTACACACTCATAACAGCCACACTTCATCTTACCAGCCTCAATAGCATTTGATAATTGTCCCAGGCCTTCTTCAGTGCAGGATTAGTATGACGCAGGCGACATTCAATTTCTTGTTCTGCTATATGGGCTTCTATGTGTTGATATTTGCCAACATGGCCTCGGTGGAAAGGTTCTACAAAATCAGATACACGCTGTTCGTGTTCTACCAATGCACCAAGCCGATCTTCTGGCAGGGTAATACTTGTTATAGGCACTTCAGTAATATTGAAGAAGTCGACATTTTTTATGGTACTTGTTTCATAATAGCCAGGTATACGCCAAGGACTCGGTTCTGCCCTACGATGATACTGGCCGGTGCGTACTATTCTTGCTTCATATCTCTTACAGAACTCTTCTACTGTTTTATCAATCATATTAACTCCATCTCAGTGCGAACCACATTGCATCCTTCGGTCTAGCAAAATAAAATACTCTTTGATCGTAACGCTGTAAATCTACACCGGCAGCATCGTAGTCCATATCGTTGACATTTTCCTGTAGCCAAATACGCAGGTCACGCCATTGTCCAGGGCTACGCCAAGGCACACTAACAGCGATATTACACCAATCTCTTTTACTCATGCCCACCTCAATGCGAACCACATAGCCGCTTGCTCTGTTTCAAACCAAAATGTTGATCCTGTCCAACTATAGTGATCCTCACCTATATAGTCACGACACCACCGATGGCATTCCTGCCATTCACCCACTAGGCCCAGCATGCCTAACTGCACAGGATAGTAGCCAGAGGCTTGGTATTCTTCTTGTACATTTTTGGCAGTGGTGTGGTCCCAGTTCTTTACTTTCCTTTGTTCAGCGAACTTGCGTATAGTTTCTGCCATTACGCCCACCTCAATGCGAACCAATTAGCGTCTTTTTGATTACGAAAATAGTACTCTGTATGATTGAATCTATAAATCACATTCCATCTATCCTTTAATGCACCAAACTGTAGGGCTAACCATAGTTCAACAGGTGTTATATCCTCGGGTGGCAAGTTTACTCTAACACTACAGGGCCATAGTTCTTTCTTCAATTGTCTCACGACCACCTCAATACGAACCAATTAGCATCCCGCTCACAGTCAAACACAGCAAATATTTTACCATAGACCAAATCGTGTGGTGGCTCTCTTACCACCCGACAATTAAAATATTCTTCAAACTGACTTTCCATAGTTTCATACTGGGGTATGTTTAAGTGCTGTCTCAACCAAATAGCAGCATTTAGCACAGGTCCTTCGTGAGCAGGCAAACAAACTAACCTAGTCATCATGACCACCTCAAAGTAAACCAAGTTTCTGCAGGATCATTAAACTTAAACCCTATACCCCAATCAAAATAATCTACCTGATTACGGAATTGATATGGAAGTGAAAATATTTCATCATCAATCCAATTGGTTGTTTGACAATTTTGACTCAACAACCATTGGTATAATTCCATATGCTCATGTTTTATTAAACGTTTAATAGCATGATGTGCTCTCGTTTCCATAGCCCAACCAAAATCTGAGTAGCGATCCATATATTGACGAAACGCATGCGGAGTAATCTTGCCCAACACAAAAATCTTTTGATCATCCCTAAGTTTTTTTATTCCCTGTATTTTCATGACCACCTCAAAGTAAACCAATTACGATGCTGATCGTTTTTTACATACCATAGATCTTTTCTATCAAGACTGCCATGGTATTCTATTTCTATGTTATTCTTTTGAGCCCATTCATAAATCTCTTGTCTTAGTTCATATGGTGTGACTATGCCCCTACTATCTCCCATAAGCACATACCCTCTTTTGTCAATGACATGATCAATTCTTTCACTCATGACCACCTCAAAGCAAACCAATTAGCATATTTCTCGCCCAAGTATATCACACTGCCAGTTGTGGTATGGGGAATTTTAAGATCATTTAACCACAGACTTAACTGCCGGCGTTCTTCGAAACCATAATCAAAGAGTTCAATCCTATAGTTATAAGGATAGTCGGGACTCTGACGATAGCCCATATCGATCATACGGAATTTCATGACCACCTCATCAAAAACCACATAAACTTTTTGTTATCAACCACACGGTAATCTTCCAATTTCCAATTTCTATGTCTACTCTGTTTCAATATCAATTCTACACCATGTTGAACGAGCATGTCATATAATATAGCATCATAGCGGCCGTCACCTGTGACAAAGGGCGTATCCGGTGCTACGGGCTTGTTAAAATCATACTCCGTGAGCCAGTATTTTTCTGCTATGGCCAGTAATTCACTTGGCTTCATGACCACCTCAATATAAACATTGTGGCATCTCGATCATCTTCAAAGACCAATCGATCATAGTGAGGTGCTATGCCCAAACTATTACGAATTAATCTATAACCCAATTTCATTTCAATGTCAGCACCTTGATCTTTTAGCCACCGTTTAAATGCCATTGCCCAAACCTTATCATCATTCTCCAAGCGGGGAATAAAATTATTTGAAAAGTGTGTCTGTAGATTGTACCAGATGTCAGGATCTTCTATATATTTCATGAACTCCACCGTAATAAAAACCAATGATAGTCCCGCTCATTACTGAACCAAATAGTTTCATATGGTATATAAGTATGGCCTTTAAGATTATTCCTACACCAATCGCTTATTTCCTCAAATGGTGCTATGCCGTTATACTGCCACTTATAACGATATAAGGCATAATCAGGAAGACTATATCCGGATCGGTTTCGCATATTCACTCCAAGCCAATTTCCACATAAAATATAATTTAGGATCCAAATAATAAGCACTGGGCTTGTTATTATCTTGAGTTATGTATGCTCTACATAGTACACTATTTTGCTTGGCTAGCCAACTCTGAGTTTGCTCGTTATTAGGCCATTTAACATGATCAAGATCATCAAAACAATAGATATGATTGGCACTGATGAATAATTCATATTGCCCCTGTCTGGGCAAGTGATCTAGGTTATGTCTTGTGCCCATAGTCTCACCGCTACTATACTATCCGCACAGCCTTGAGCATAGCCTTCCCAGTAGTCACCATACATACTATCATCCTTACTATCACGCCAACCTTTAATATCTTCTTCAATATCCTCCAGCATTATTCTAACAAAGCGTTCTAGTGCTGGACGATCCAAGTGAGCAAGATATAGACGACCACCTGCTCGCTCTATCATCTCATCTAATTTGTTATTGAATTTAACGTCGTCGTAGTTCATTGTAGTGTATGTTCTTCTACTTCCAATAAATCAGATAGATCTGTCATAAACTCATCGTTCATCACACATACCCAATCATTGCCATCGTTGACTCGCCTAAATAGCAAACTGGCAATTCTATCATCATCCAAAGGAATCATTAGTCTTTTAATTTCCATTATCCCACCTTAGTTTAAACCATGTAGCATCACATTCATTTTTAAAAGTAAACACACCCTCGCCCATATAGTAATAGGTATGAGGCTTTAGGGTATGGTCACACCAAGCCAAGCATTCACTCCAGCCAACTAGACTATTAGCGGGTTGTTGTATACTAACTATTTCCCAACCCTGCCAATCCTTACTCATCCTTTACTTCACCCCAACGTAGTAGGAACAAAGTAATTTGTTTACGATTACGAAACTTAAATGTATCATAACTAGTACGACGTCCACAACGATTCTTATAACACCATTCTGCTATACGTTCAACTACGTGCTGATCTGGTGCGTGGATACCAGTTCCATCTTCCCAATCCATTTCGGCAATTAGTTTCAATTCTAGCCCAGATTCACTCCAATAATATCTTGCCTTACGATTAAGTATACGATAAAGGTCATCCACAACTTTTTTTAAACTGGATCCGCTCATGAGAATCTTAGAGCAAACCAATTACGCTTGGCTTCTGTTTTAAAATAAATAACACCGTCATTTGTTCTAGCACCAAACTCCTTATCAAGCCAATCTAGCATTCCTAACTTACCACCCTGCCATACTTCTGAATAATAGTGTGTTGATGCACGAAGTAAGATGTGCTCAGACTTAATCGTATACATTATTCACTCCACCGTAGTATGAACATGTCACGCTGTGTGGGCTTTTTAAAACTCCAAAGTAGGTCAGTCATTTGCTTGCCGCAGTTATTTTCCGCACACCAAGCATTGATCTGTTCTACTTTCTCTGGAGTGAGAACATCACGCTCAAATACTACACCAGGCAGTTTGAATAGGCCAACTTCCACGCTACTCATTTTCATTTTGTAATATTCCTCAGTATATAAAAGTCCACATCCTTATCTGGAATGACCACACAATCATATGAATACTTATTGGTCTGATCAGCCATCCATTTGGTATGTTTAATACGTTCAATACGCAGCATTTGTCTGTTTAATTTTATTACACGACCAACGAACAGTCTATTGTTTTGGGTAAAGGCCACAAATGATCCAACCCCAACCTTACGACCCAATAGGTCTTTATGTTCCGGCGTTTCTAACATGCTTACAATCCTTACGGTATTCAAAACCAGGACAGGTACAGGCCCATTTGCCATTGGTCTTAGTTAGTTCGTATACAGCACCTTTACTACCTTCCACCTTAAGACGTTCGGTGACACCAAAAAATTCATCAAGGGCGAAAAGTGGTTGTTTTTCGCTATTCACTATCGTACTCCTATCAATTACACGAACGGGAAAATCTTTTATGCCTGTAGTGAGGCATAGGTATTGTACGCTGTCAATGTGTTTGAGCGTAGTTTCCACACCTTCATATTCCCTAAACTCTGGTATGTCAAAGAAATAACGATCACGAATAGGATATAATGGATTACGCACAGTAATTTTCATCATTGTCTCCATTTGGGTTTACAATGTTGTGGTACACCCCAGACACAGTTTTGATCTATGTCTATACACTTGTTGCATTTGGCTTCTTGTTGAAAAGCGAATCCAGGTGGATTAGGAATGATATAAGGTTTTTCACCCCTACAGAGTTGTACATCATAGCTTCTAGTGCCAGGACATAATGGCTCTTTAAATTGGATACTAGAGCATCCAGTAATGCTCATTGATAGTAAAAAAGCGGCAAGTTTTCGCATACAATCACCTATTTGTTAACCATAGTCTATTATATGCGAAAACTTAGATATTGTCAAGCTCCTGCGTTGTAGTTCAAATACAACTCACAGAACTCGCTGAAATGCTGTATAGTCTTTTTATCCACATCCAAATTACCTTTTAAGTGATCCACGATTTTTTTATCACTTTCTATATAGACATCAATATCATGTTCCTTAATCATACGCAATTTGTATTCTTCGTTAGTTTCCTTTTCAGCATCTCTTTGATGAAGGATCATTTTGGGTTGATTAGTAAAATATTTGAGCAACCAACTTTTGGTAACGTGCTCATATTCTGCTGGTCTACCTGTTAGTAGGATCCATTCACCTACTGGTTTGAATACGGGTTGCATATACATAGTCAAATTCAAATAGGCTTCGTGATCACCTAAATCTGGAATTTGGTCACAATCAGGAATGAATACTCCATCCAAATCAAATGCTGTTAAATTGCTGCCTTTACTCATCTCTAAATCTTACTCCATAGTCTTTGCTTATTTTCTTACTACCCCAAAAAGGTTCCTCGGCAAAATAAGGAAGCCTAGTCCCTTGTATTAATTCATTTCTTATGTGTTCAGGAGTATTCCAATCTGTATACAATACTGCCCAAACAAATTCAGTTTGTGGATAATCACGTGCCATTAACTGTTTACACTTGAGATAACTACCTCCAGTGACCGTGTTATCATCCACAAAGGCCACACGTTCTGGATTCATATTTGGCATTAATAATTTATCCTTACCTGGGTAGTAGATACCTATATCACGTATTGCTAATACCTGGCTTACCCAAGTAGCATATATCAAACCAGTACGTGCCACACCCACGATCATTGTGGGATTAAAGTGTTCAATAGCCCTAACAATTCGACCGAAGTATTCCTCACCCTCAGCGTCGGTCATACGCCTTGGCTTTTCTGGAAAGTCTTTATATTTGTCCATGTTGTAAATACTACTATATATTAAAGTATATGTCAACACCAAGGAGGTGTAAAATGCGTATATTGGTCACCGGGCATCTTGGTTTTATAGGACGTAATATGTGTGCCTTTCTCCATAAACAAGAAGGTGTACATGTAGATGGATATGAATGGGATCCTATTAACAGACCTATAGTTAGACATTATGATTGGGTCATACATTTGGGTGCCATAACAGATACGCATACCCTTGATGTTGAAACTGTACTAGCACAGAACTATGATTTTAGTCATTGGCTATTAGATGAATGTCAGCATCATGGAGTTAATCTTCAATATGCTAGTTCACATAAAGTATATGGCAATACTAATAACTTTGAAGAAGGTGCTGCCTGTGTGCCACAAGGACCCTATGCTTGGAGCAAATACTTGTTTGATAGATACGCTTTTAGTCGAAGTCATAGTAGTTTTGTACAGGGTTTTAGGTATTTCACTGTATATGGTAAATGGCAAAATGTTAAGAGTGACCCTAATGCCCTACACAAATGGCGTCAACAGGCTCGTAAAGAAGGCAAGATCACAGTATGGCGTGGGGCAGATAAGATCAAACGTGATTGGGTATGGGTAGGTGATGTTGTACGACTACATTGGGACTTTATCAATACTGTAAAGGGCAGTGGTATATGGAATGTAGGCACTGGACTCAATCATAGTTACATGGACATAGCGGAATACATAGCCGAACAAGAAGGAGCCACTTTAGAATATAACGACGTAGATGCTGAATTACGCCCCTTTTATAGAGATAATGCACAGGCTGATCTAAAACACCTTAAAGAAACTATAGGTCGTCGTAGTTGGCTGAATCTATACGAATGGTTAGACTACGATAAATAATGTTATGAAAATCTACGAAATCTTAAACGAAGATTGGCAAAAAGTCAATAAGAATGACAATACTGATGGTATGAGTAATAAGGCTGTAAAAGCGTACCGTAGGGAAAATCCAGGTAGTAAGTTAAAAACAGCAGTGACAACAAAGCCAAGTAAGATTAAGAAAGGTAGTAAAAGTGATAAACGTAGAAGTAGTTTTTGTGCTAGAATGGGAGGTATGAAAAAAGCCCATGCTAGTGCTAAAACTAAAAGAGATCCAAATAGCCCAATTAACAAAGCTTTACGCCGTTGGAATTGCGAATGAAAATAGATGAAATTATTACAGAAAGTGGTAAAGCCAGCAGAACCTTATGTAAGAGTACTAAGCCTGATAGTGAGTTAGGTGCCAGCCAACTAAGTAGCTGTAAGAGCCAAGGGTTTCGTGCTAGGGATACGGAAAAACAATTTACCATAAACAAAAAGCGTAAAAGCATTAAAGGTAAAAAAGTCAAAGGTGGCAATTATGGAGGTCCATTGCCAGTTTGGAAAGGTAATGGGGAATGAGGTTAAAAGAGTTTGTTGATTTTGTACAATCAACTTCACAAATTATGGTACCAAGAGGAACACGCGGTCCAGCAGTGGCAGATTTACAAAAGGCATTATTGGCCCTAGGATATAAGTTGCCTATACATGGAGTAGATGGGTTCAGGGGTCCAGAAACTAATAATGCTATAAAACAATTTGAAAAGGATAATGCTCTTACTCAAGATGGTAGTCCAGACAAGGCCATGATTGACTTAATTAATAAAAAATTAAAAGATCAAAAGATTAGTTTTGTCAAAAGTACTGAAGCAGATGTCAAACCAGGAAAGGTTGTTAGCCAAGTAAAACAAGGTCCAAATAGTAGAATAGATAAAGATACTAGAGCACGTGCCAAGGCCAGTGTGGCATCATTAGACTCTGCAAAAAATACTAAAGATGCAGTAAAATATTTTATCAGTAAAGGATGGAGTCCAGAACAAGCAGCAGGTATAGTGGGTAATCTACAGGCAGAGAGCGGAAGGGATTTACAAATTGATGCTGTAGGTGATAAAGGTAGAGCATACGGGATTGCTCAGTGGCATCCAGATAGGCAACAGCTATTTAGAAAAGCATTTGGTAAGGATATTAGACAGAGTAGTTTAGGCGAGCAATTAGCATTTGTACAATGGGAATTAGAAAATACTGAAAAGAAAGCAGCATCAATGCTAAGTACAGCTAGGACAGCAGAGGAAGCAGCAATTATTTTTGATAAACATTATGAAAGAAGTGCAGGATTACATAAAAATCAAAGAATAGCCTTTGCTCAAGCTCTTATTTCTAATATAAGTGATATAGGATAACAATGGATTTTACCGGAAAATTATTAATTGCCCCACCAAAAATGAAAACAGGATTTTGGTATAAAAGTGTTATTTTTGTCACAGAAGATCACGTAAACGGCAGTATGGGTTTACTTTTGAACAAACGCAGTAGCGTTAGTACTGCTGAGTTTACAGAGCAAATAGGTGAAAGATTAAACATACCAGGTTATATATATGTGGGCGGTCCTGTTAATATTAAGGCACTTACCATGTTGCATAGCAGTGAATGGGCAGGATCTAATACCATGCGTATTAATAAAGAGTTTAGTATCAGTAGCAGTGATGACCTATTGCCAAGATTGGGTGAAGGTGATGCTCCTAAACACTTTAGGTTATTCTTAGGCCTATGTGGTTGGAGCCCAGAACAACTACAAGAAGAATATGATGGTGCTCCACCTAGAGATCGTAATGCTAGTTGGTTAATAAGCAGTGCTAATTATGATTTGGTATTTCATCACGACCTTAAGGATCAATGGCTCCAAAGTTTAGAACGTAGTAGCAACGATTTCGTCCAATCAATATTTGACTAAACACAGGACCGGTAGTATAATACAATTTTTTGAGTAGTAAATTATGGACACACTAGTTCTTAACGCAGACGGACAACCTTTAAACTATCTTCCTCTTAGCACAATTAATTGGCAAGAGTCAATCCGCTATATGGTATTGGATAAGGCTTCTGTGATTGAATGGTATGAGAATTGGATTGTACGCAGTGTTAATTGGGAAACCTTTGTGCCCAGTATTATCATGCTCAGAGAATATACTAAGCCAAAAAGCTATGTAAGATTCAGTAAGAGCAATGTGTTCCTAAGAGACAATTATACTTGCCTATACTGTGACAAACACCTACAGAAAAAAGACTGTACATTGGATCATGTTAAGCCTGTGAGCCAAGGTGGCAAGACTGTGTTCGATAACACTGTCACAGCCTGTGGACCCTGCAATGCAGCCAAGGGCAGTGATACTAGGATGAAGCCTAAGGTCAAGCCCTACAAGCCAGCATACTTTGAATTGGTAAATAAGCGTAGAGCAATACCATTCAATGTAAGGCAGGACTCTTGGCTGGCATATATCAACCAATAAGAATACAGTGGAACTTTACCAATCATTGTAATTTCAACTGCGAATACTGTCCAGACATACTAAAGTCTGGCAGTATTGGCCTACCAGATCCCTTAGTATTTGTCAGAGGCTTTGCCAAAGTCTATGACCATTTTGATAGTTTTGAATTAAGCCTAATAGGTGGTGAGCCCACAGTGTTCAGAGGACTAGAATGGGCATTAAATAATTCTATACCAAATCCAAATAAACGAATTGTTTTAGAAACCAACGGAAGTAGAGAAATTAGTTGGTGGGATCAGTATGGTAAATTTTTCAATAGAGTAAACATAAGTTATCATCTACACTTCCTACCAGTTGAACACTTGATCTTTGTATTAGAAAAACTTAAAGAGAAAAATGTAGATGTTACAGTGAAACTACCGATTACTCCCAAATATTGGAATGACATCATAAAGATAAAAGACTTACTAGAAGTCAGAGGATATACACCTGAAATACAATTATTGTATAAAAATTTTACTAAAGGTAATAATGACTATTATCAGTACAGCGAACAACAATTAAATTTTTATTACAGAGATAAAGATGTAGGTGAAGAACAAATAGTTGATCAAATTGAGTATAAAAAGTTACATAGATTAAACGAGTATCACGGACATATGTGTTGGGCCGGAGTTGAACAATTTGTAATAGATAAGTTTGGTGACGTGTACCGAGGATGGTGTGAGCAAGGTGGATCAATAGGTAATTTATATATGGACAATATAAACTGGCCTACAGATCCTATAATGTGTCAGCGACGTTTATGTTCAAATGGCTTTGATCTACAGGCACGCAAGAGCGAAAATAGTTGGGGAAGATTATGAAAAAGTATCTATGGATGTGTTTGGGATTTATTAGCGTAGGCATGGCCTATATAGGAGTCATTACTCCAGGATTACCATATAGTCCATTCGTAGTAGGTGCTGCTTATTGCTTTGCTAGATCCAGTCCACGCTTACATGCTTGGATTATGAATCATCGTATATTTGGTAAGTTTCTAACAGACTGGAATACTAAACGTGTGTTTCCCTTAAAGTTAAAATTCTTTATGCTGGCCAGTATGACGTTGAGCCTAGTACTTATGTACACAGGAGGAGTGCCCATACGCGGCATAATATATACTAGTGTGTTTATGCTCTGTGTGGCTGTATGGGCCTGGCGTTATCCTAGTACACCAGAAGAGCATGATCGCCGTATAGCAGAAGGACGCAAAGTTGGATGGTTCAATAACAGTTTTTAATAAATATTACTATGAAAAAATTACTAATAGCCCTATTCTTTTTACCCTTAATGGCCATGGCACAAAAGATGCCTAATGGCGTAACCTACGATGCCAAAATATTAAAAGTCACTGATGGTGACACAGTGGTCATTGAAGCACCTTTCTTACCCGCTCCCCTAAAGCCACAATTAAGTGTGCGTATATTTGGAGTAGATACTCCAGAGAAAGGACATAGAGCACAATGTGCCAGTGAAGATCAACGTGGACAAGCAGCCAGCAAGTTTACACAAAATGCTGTGGCCAGTACGCAAAAGCACCAAGTCATACTATATGGTTGGGACAAATATGGTGGTCGTGTACTAGGTGATATCGTACTAAATGGTGTAAGCCTACGCAGTCAATTAATTAAAAACGGATTTGCCCGTGAGTATTACGGTGAGGCCAAGCAGAGTTGGTGCTAAATGGACGAACTACACAAAGCAGCCAAAGTAGCTTTTAGTACTACATTTGCCTTTTACCTAAAGGCACATAACTTTCATTGGAATGTAGAAGGTCCTGATTTTGCTCAATATCATCAATTGTTTGGGGATATATACGAGGAAGTATTTGAAAGTATAGATGTTTTTGCCGAACAGATCAGAGGATTAGGCACATACGTACCAGCTAGTTTTAGCAGATTTAGTATGTTAACCCAAATAGAGGATGAAGTCAGTATATTGCCCAAAGAGCAAATGGTGGCTACTCTATTAGAAGATAATTTAAGAATTATAAAATTATTGAAATTAGTATTTCAAGCAAGTGAAAGCCATAATGAATATGGCTTTAGTGACTTCATTGCTGGTAGGATTGATGCACATAACAAACACGGATGGATGTTACGTGCTAGTCTTAAATCCGACTAAAAATATCCTTCAATCCCACAATTAACTTCTCCATCATACCATCATCATGATATGGAGTTGGAGCAAAACGTAGTCTCTCTGTGCCTACTGCCACTGTAGGATAATTTATAGGTTGAACATATATGTTATGATCTTCTAGTAGGGCATCGCTCATTGCCTTAGCACGAACAGCATTGCCTACAAGCACTGGCACAATATGTGTACTAGTATTCATAAGTGGAAGATCATTTTGTTTCAATAATGTTTTTAGTCTATTGGCACGCTCCTGATGCTTTTCTCTTATTTCATTATGTTCTTTAAGAAATTTAACTGCTGATAATGCACCAGCACAACTAACAGGGCTCATACTTGTAGTAAAGATAAAGCCATGACTTACACTGCGTATAGCATCTACCACTTCACTATCTGCCGCTATATATCCGCCTTGTACACCATATGCTTTACCTAATGTACCATTTACAATGTCCACACGATGTTGTAGTTTAAGTTCTTCCAACTTACCTGCACCACGTTCACCATATAGGCCTACTGCGTGTACTTCATCAATATAGGTAATGGCTTCGTATTTGTCAGCAAGGTCACATATTTCAGTCATCGTGCTAACATCGCCATCCATACTGTATACGCTTTCAAACACTACGCAAGGAGTCTCTCCAGCATCTCTAACTGCTTTAAGTATGCTTTCAAGGTTTTCCATATCGTTGTGTGTGAACACGGTTTTCGGAGCCTTACTATGACTGATACCTACTATTAGACTATTGTGATTTTTACTATCGCTCACAAAGTGTATATTAGGTACAATTTTACTCAGTGCTATAAGACTCCATTCATTAGCCACATAAGCACTGCTGAATAATAAAGCACGATCCTTACGATGTAAGAATGCTAGTTCTGTTTCCAAAGCAACGTGATAAGTACTGGTCCCGCCGATGTTTCTAGTACCACCTGACCCTGAACCAGTTTGATCTAGTGCAGTGTGCATTGCGTCTATGACAACTTTGTGCTGACCCATTCCGAGGTAATCGTTAGAGCACCAGTTAACGATGTTCTTGATTGCGTATGGACCGTACCATATTGAGTTTGGAAATTTACCTTTTTCACGGACTATATTGTTGAACACACGATATTTGCCCGAATCTTTTAAGTCGCCGATTAAGCGTTTGAAGTGGATTTTATCTATCATAGTACTAGTATTTATTGATAAATATTCAAAATGGAGTTGCTATGGCGCAAAATGGAATCAGTACACTAGCTACCAAAGAGCTACGTCAAAAAGCTAAACTAGATCTAGCAGCAATAAAAAGAGCAGCAACAGACAGACCTAGCACTTATGATATAACTAAATTGCCCACACAATACGATGGTAATGATATAGTAGATAATCCTAATATAGGAGGATTAGAACAAGGGAGGCCTTGGAGTTAAAAATGAGCATGTTTACTATATTAGATGCATTAGATGGAAATACTCAGAGATTGTTTACTCCATGTCATACTTGCGGACACGCACATCATTGTAGTAAAGAACAATGTGTAGAATGTGAGTGTAAAGAATGTGATTGTGATAATTGTAGAGCAATAAAGCACCAGGCATTTATAGAACAAAATAAGAATAAAAGATTCATATGAACTTTAAAGAGCTAAAAGAAAAACCACCTAGGGTAGATGATGAAACCAAGTCTATTATTCAAAACTTTTTAAGGTTCGCTAGTAAACACATAAAATTGAACGACCTACCTAAGATTAAATTATATAGTGATCCCAAACTGGCCAGTAGTCGTCGTAGCTTTGGTGGCTATATGGGTGGACGTATAGAGCTTAATGTGGGAAATAGACACATTATGGATGTACTTAGAACTCTAGCACATGAACTAGTCCACTATAAACAAGATAGTATGGGAGTGCTCACTCCAGATAGTGGAGAGGATGGTAGTGAACATGAGAATGAAGCTAATGCTAAGGCTGCTGTAATAATGAGACTATGGGGTAAGATGAACCCAGAGCTATTTCAACATGCTGCTCTACTTGCTGAAAGTATAGAACCTCTTAACGAACTCAATGTAGCACAAACTCTTAAGTTTATTAAACAAGCACACGGTGATCAACTATATGGTAGTCTACCATATTGGCGTCATCCTAGAGCAGTGGCCTTAACTGGTAAGAAGATATTTGGCAGTAGGTTTAACAGTGATGCAGTGAAAACAGCCTTCCTACACGATGTGGTAGAAGATACACATATTGGTATAGATGAGCTGGCCAAGTTAGAATTTACACCACAGGTCATACAGGCAGTGGGCCTACTAACAAAGAACAAGAGCCTAACCTATAGACAAAATATAGAAGCTATAATTAACAGTGGTAATCCATTAGCCATGATGGTTAAGTATGCTGACAATTATGAAAACTATACTGGAGATAAAAGCAGTTGGGATCCAGAGCGTGCTGCTAGTAGTCAAAAGAAATACCTAATGAGTTTGAACATGTTAGGTGCCAAGCTTGGAGTGAAACACCACTTATGATTGAACTATTATATCTTTTAACGGCTACACATATTACTATAGTATGTGTAACATTATTTTTACATCGTGGACAGGCACATAAGGGTATAGTGTTCAATCCTGTGGTCAGTCACTTTATGCGTTTTTGGTTATGGTTTACAACAGGTATGAATACTAAGGAATGGGTAGCCATACATCGTAAGCATCATAGGTTCACAGATCAGTTTAATGATCCACATAGTCCACATGTATACGGTATATGCAATGTACTGTTTAAAGGTGCTTGGTTATATGATATAGCCAGTAGAGATCGTACAATGATAGATCAATATGGAGTAGGTACTCCTGATGATTGGGTAGAACGCAACATTTATAGTAAATATACTTGTCATGGCATACTATCACTTCTTATCATCAACACTTTATGTTTTAATGGCTGGGGTATTCTTATTTGGCTTATTCAGATGGCGTGGATACCATTTTGGGCAGCGGGCGTTATCAATGGTATTGGGCATTATTGGGGCTATCGCAATAGTTCAACTTCTGATCGCAGTAGAAATATTATACCGTTTGGATTCATTATCGGAGGAGAGGAACTCCACAACAACCACCATAACAAGCCCAGCAGTGTCAAGCTCAGCGAAAAGTGGTGGGAAATAGACATAGGCTATGTATATCTTAAAATGCTAATGCTATTAGGTTTGGCCAAACTAAGATGAGTTTTCTAGTTGCCAACATACCTCCAATACACTGCTATATCAAACGTGAATTCTTATATGATTTTGAACAGGGTCAAGGAGATTATGAGCCTTGTATATGGGTAAGTCTTAAAAGTATAAGAGGACAGGCATTTAGGATAGAAGCTTACTTGCCTAATTATGGAGCACTGTATGACAAGTTGCCCATCAATGCATTTGTAAGTAGAACAGACAACTTAGGCGCACAACTTGAATTAGACACTTTACAGATATGGGACTGCTTTAGTTACGATATGACTGTTATACAAAAAAGTTTTTTAAAAAATCTAAGTTGTAAGTTCTATGCTAAGGATAAACAATTCTATAGTGGATCATATATGTTCACAGTGGATCAAGCACACGCTGATCCTAATGTAATCGATACTACATATAGTGAATGGCCAGAAGATCACAAGAGTTATAATTTTATAGAATTGGATAACGGACAATATGCGGCACAGCCTAACAATCGTTGTATATTTTTAGACGCTGCCAGCAATCCAAAAGAACTTAAGTTTCCAGACTTTAAGGTATGTACCAAAGTGTATAGGGTTGAAACTAATCCTAAGTGGGCATTGGGTGATACTAACACTGTAAGTTACGAATAAAAAAGGGGCACAAGGGCCCCGTATTATTATTTTATCTGCTATGCAGTTGTTTTATCGTTTAGTACCCTGATTAACAAATTCATACATCTTCTGTGCAGTGGTTAGAATCTGCTCCAAACCTGGAACCTGCGGCATCCCTACCGTAGTTACGATTTGACCTGTCTTCTCATCACGAGTAGCGCTCATTTCCCAACCTTGGAATTTAGCACTGTATTCAAACTCGGCAAGTTGTTTGGCCATACCTAAGATCTCTGTGCGGATCTCATATCCATTTTTATTAAACTTAACTTCTGGCATGCTGATTTTTTGTTGTAAACCGTTAAATTCTGACATTTTCATTCTCCTCTGAGTGTGTGTCATTATTGGCGGCATCCACCTTGGATACCTTTACTTCTGGGAACAAAGTCCCGCATTGGCCTAGAGTGTTGGCAGCAAGATCAAATGTATTCTTGACCAACATCCTGGCAAATTGTGTTTGACTGTCAATGTAGTTATGAGCAGCCGTACGCACGACTTCATCAGTGATAAACTGATTTACTACCATGCGTTTCATATTCTGTACAGCATCAATTACTGTATCTGGACCAAATAAAATCATTACTACTCCTCCCTGTGTGTGTATTATATAGTATTATTTAATTATGTCAATGCTTTTTCTTAATAACTGGATGAGTGAAATCCCATTCTTCTCCTAATGCTGGATTAACTTTGTGTTCCAATCGTTCATCCAGCCAAGCAGCAAAAGCCAGTAGACTTAAAGTTAAAAAAGAGAATATCATATTATTTCCCCATTAGACGAACAGCACTTTGCCAACGTCCTCTACGAGTAAGATGGCTAGCTAGTAAGGCCTGGCATAAGACTTCTCTTAGTAAGTTAATAATTTTCATTGCCAAGTTCCTTTATGTAAACTGAGGTATCTACGAGCACGAGCTTGCCCACTCTGCTCTAATGCCTTAAAAATACGATATGCGATTGATGTAATAATTGAGATCATTTTAATTGTCCTTGTGAGATTTATATTCAAACTCTTTGATGTATGTGTCAAGAGTTGCAGCATCGGTAATGCTTTTGGTACTAAGATAACGTTCCAAACGACTTTGGTAACCATCCTTTGGAAACATTTCTACCAGACGCTCAAGGATATTGAGCATGAAAGAGGAAATAGTCATTGTTATTCTCCATGTGTATATGTCTATATGTGTATTTATGTGGCAATGCAGCATTATAATAAACTATTAGTATGGGTGTCAAGTCAACTATAAATAAAAGGTGAGAGGATGCTATGAAAAAAAGCACTAGAAGTATCTTAGAAGAGCTTAACGAAATTAGTTTAATAAGAAATAAGGACCACCTTATAGAGACTAAAGGTGTAAACCTAGTAGCCAGTGCTATCAATCTTCTCAAACTCATACGTGAAAACTATGATTTAGAAACTGCTACTGAATTAGAAAGACGCTTTATCAACGCTATACGTAGTGGTGACAGTGATAAGTTCAAACGTGGTATGGGTAAAGTACACGAGAGCCGTAAGGTAAAATCTTAAACTACCAAAATCTACCCTATCTGGTTAGTTTTTCCAAAATTCGATAAATAAATTTACAAGTCCCGTAGAGTTAACGGGCAAAGGCAACGAGGAGAATATTATGCCAGAAATGAAAATGTGGGCCGAGGAAGGATTTCCAGGAACACCCGGCCTAGTAACAGGTAGACAAAATGGTATTGGTCAAGTACCAGGTACACTATATGATCATTTACAAATTCGCCCATGGTTAATCACATATAACGGTGATCTAGGCACAGGCGGTATTGCTAGTAATTTAGAAAAACTAGCTCAAGAGTTTGGTACTACAGGCGCATTGCTTGAATTCAAGCGTATTGGTAGTCCAGTAACATCAACTCAAATGATCTTTGTTGGTGATGCACACGCATTAGATGCAAACATTATTGCACGTCGTGCCAATAGAGCATTAGGTGGCACAGGTGAGTTAGATGACTATATTGATGATGGTTACAGCAGTGGTGCTGGTGGTGGTGTAGATGGAATCGTTGGTGATGAAGTCACAGTTGTAGACGGTACACTAACTGTAGCTAGACTAACAACTCTACTAGGTGTATAATAAGATTTAAAATTCTCATTCGGGATGGGAAACTAGGGCTCTTCGGAGCCCTTTTTATTTGTTTAAAAAACTTTTATGCGTATAAAACTTTTGTCTATCACCATTATAAATATTTGGAGAACAATTAAAGAGGTTACCATATGCCTACCATGGAAGAAAGAATGGGTGTTGTGGAGACGAAAGTCGAACACTTAAATGAAAAAGTAGATGACATCAAGCAGGACGTAAAAGATACTAAAACTAGTATCAAGGATAATCATGAGACCATGATGAAGAAGCTTGATGACATGGAAGAAAAGTACGAAGTTAATCGTAATGCCTTTTATCAAAAATTGGACCAGCGTAAACTTGAACAGGATGAAGCAGATCGTGCTCTAAGTAAAAAGATCAGTAGCCTAGAACAATTTAAGATGAAGTGGGTATACATTATAAGCGGCGCTGCTATTGTTATTGGTTGGGTAGGTGCTCATGGTGACAATATAATCAAGATGATAATGGGAAAATAATCTACGTAGTAAATAGTGGATGCAATATAGACTTTATACCACTGTAGACATTAGCCATACAAAACAATATCGTAACGAAGAAGGCAAAGAACAGGCTCGAAGCCAACAACAAAACTTTGACACATTACTCAATACCATTGGAATGAGATCGAACATCCAATTTGATCATGATCCTAAAGTGATTATTGGTATACCTGAAACATACGGTATGGTAGGAAAAAAACTTAGCAATATTTGGCTATTTGAATGGCGTGTTGAAATGGAGTTTGTATTCTTAGAAGAACATGATGATGTCGCTCTGCTTAAAAAGGACTTTAAACTAGTTCCTTATATACCTAACCTTACAGAAACAGTTGATTGTACACCAGCTTTATGGATGCCTGGTGTCAACATTAGTTTTGAAATGTTAAGATAAATATGGAATGCACGAAGACCTGGTCAGTACAGCAGTCATATTTCATAATAGACTTAACAGTAAACTATGGCGTAAAGGTAAACTCAAGCCAGAAGTAAGATATCTATTACTAAAAATAGCTCGTAACTTTATTAACTTTATAGATATTAAACCTCTTAACTTACAAGATATAACCATAAGCGGCAGTAATGCAGGGTATACTTATAGTCGTGCTAGTGATATTGACCTACACCTAATCGTTGACATCGACCCCGAGCGCAAGGAAGTATATAAGCAGCTATTTGATGCTAAGAAGAACTTGTACAATTTTACCTATGATATTCAAGTCAAAGGTATTGATGTAGAAGTATATGTACAGGACAGCGAACAGCCTCATACTAGTGCAGGAATATATAGCATACTAGATGATCGTTGGCTTAAGACTCCACAAGCAGTGCATGATAATTTAGATAGACAACTGGTCGGTGAAAAGTACAAACATTTTAAGGGTAAAATTAAACTGGCCCTAAAGAGTAAAGATATCAATGCTGTACAAAATGTCTATGATGATATTAGAAAGATGCGTCAACATGGACTGAGCCAAACAGGTGAGTTAGGTGTAGAGAATGTAGCATTTAAGGTATTACGTGCCAAAGGTCTTATTGAAAAGCTACGAAATCATATAAGTAAATTAGAGGCTGGCGGTTTAAGCCTGGAGATGAACGATGAAAATATTTGAAGTAACTGGGCAACAACCTCAGCAAATGACTAAGATGAAGGTAATACAGGCTACGCCTAATAAGGTAACACTACAGGATCCTAATAATCCCCAAACACAGACTACATTTGATCCTAGTAAAAATCCTAACACTATACAGCAAGGGCCACAAGGCGTAATGGTAAACCCTACAGCTGATCCAAATGCACCATCACCAATGCCGCAATTACAGCCAGGCAGTGAAGTAAACATGGCTGGTGGAACGGATGCTCCCAGTCAGCCAGGAAGCCCATTAACTCCTAATCCTAAACCACAGGATCAAGCAGCAACAGAGGAAATATTTGATGAGCCCCAAGCAACTACACCAATAGCAGGATTGAGTAGAAGGACTGATAAGGCAGGTAACACTACGGATAGATATCAAGCCGGGCCTATAGATATGTCAATGACTAAAAATGCTCAAGGACAACCTGTACACACCGGTGGTACTTATAGAGTAAACAAAAACGCATCTATATCTACAGATACTCCTTTTAATAACGGTCAAAAGGGAATTACTAAAATGGTTGGACAAGCAGCTGATCCAGATGATATAGCACATTTAATGGGCACAGATGCCAGTGCTCAACGTATGGGAGTTGATCCAAGAGCCTTTGCTAAATTCCAACAGGGCTTACCTCGTGAAGATTATGTGCCTACAGGCTATAACGATAAGAATAGAGAGAAGGCCATGATGCGTAAGGCCATGCAACAGATTACACAGGACAAAAAATTTGTCGGCGAGACCAATGATATAGTCGCACTAGCCCGCAGAGTATCTAACATACAGCCAAAGGCCAATACTAATCAAAGCCAGGATGTTATCAACCTTAAAAAATTAGCTGGACTATGAAAATAAACGAACTAGTACGTAGTTTTGAAATTTGGACAACTAATGAGGAGCGTGCCTTATTGACCAAGCTGACTAGGCCTACTCTGCTAAGTATGTTACCTGAGCGAGATCAGCAAGTAGCAGAAGGCCTAATACGTAAAAGCCTACTGATCAAGATAGGTGAGGTTAATCCAAAGGTTGTGGCCAATGTCAATAGATAAAGCAGTTAAAAGGTTTGAACGATTACTTGGTGAAGTTAAAAACATTATGCCCACAGTGGTACTAAGTGATGGCAGTGTAGGCTATTATAACTATGTAATAAGAAAAAATCGTAATGGCCAATGGGATCTTATACAACACGGTAAACGCTATAAGAACAGCATATACACCTTCTACTTAAAAAGCAGCGCATTAATAGCGGCTAAACAGCACAAACATAATAGAATAATGGAACTAAGTAGAACCAAAGACCTAGATCAACGTTATTGGAGTAGTTATACAGACAGCGTACATTTTAAAGAATTATTTGGCAAGACCAAAGATGAAGTTAAAAGGGATGTGTTCTTATGGAGATATGAGCAATCCAGAGACAGAAGCCAGTGGTATCGCAACGAAATAACGCAGGCGTTTAATCACTCATTTAGATAAATATCTTAAATATTAGGAACTCGGTATGAATATCAATGATCTTCAAAAACCCATTACAAGTCGTAAATTAAACGAAAACCTAGGTAAACAGTTTGGATATAAACTAGTCTTAGAAAAGTTTACAATGGAGCAACTACATGATGCTCGTAATAAACTACGTACTAGTCAAAGCCAATTTGAAAGTAGCAACAGTTATGACAGTGTATTAGGTGATCACAGATACCAAAAGAATCAAAGAATGCTTGATGTAATTAATCAAGAAATTGCTGAGCGTGAAATGAAAGGCGAAGAAGATAAAGACAAGAAGGCAAAGAAAGAGCGCAAGGCAAAGAACTTAAAAGAATATCATATGGCACAGCGTAGACTACGCAGTCATAAACTACCACAACAATGGACTACCAATGCTCGTCAACGTCTTATGATGGAACGTGATGCTGGCGAGGAAATCATTAGTGAACTAATCATTCGTTACGACCTAGATGAGACCAGTGCTAAAGGTGTAGTACGTGACCTTATGTTAACAGAAGGCGAAGAAGAAAAGGCAGAGTTAATCATGGCCGCTAAGGACATGACAGATCGTATCACAGGCTGGCTAGAGGATGTAGCAAGCATGAAGTCCGAAGCCATGTTAGACTTATTAGACTCTATAAGAGATGAGATGGGCACCGATATTAGTAGCAGTTTTGAACAAACAGTTCGTCCTGCTCTAGATGAAATATATTTGGCCTTAGAGAAAAATCGTCAAGCACTAGCACAGGCAGTAGCAGTATTAACAGGCACAGAAGCTCCAGGTGGCGCAGGCATGGGTATGGGTGGTATGGGTGCTCCAGAAGTAGGTGCTCCAGAAGCAGCAGCAGGTATGGAAGATGAACTTGGTGCAGCAGGGGCAGCGGAACCAGCAGGTCGTGCTATGAGAGAAACTGCTGCTTATAGCCGTAGACTTGCTGCCATACTTACAAAAAAAAAGTAACTGAAAACCAAGATAAGTTATTTGATTTACTAGTAGCCAAGCGTAACTCTGCTGATAGTGCAGACAACCCAGAAGTTATTAACTGGGCCGCTTTTGGAGATATAACACAAAATGTGCTAGGGCAACGTATAGACAGCCCTAGCAAATTTGGTCCACGCTTTGAAGCCAATCCAAGCTTTGCTGAAATTTGTAGCTTTGACCCACAAGGTGTACGTCTTAAGACAAGAGCCAGTGAAGAACCACAACAGTCAGGTGGTGATCCTGGAAAAGGCAATCTTACAAAAAGTATGGCAAAGAGCGCACTTAACCGAAGACGTTGACATTATAAAAATTTCTGCTATAATTCCTTAATGACACTACTAATAGAAAAATTCCAATATAAAAACTTAACCAGAGATGAATCATCAGGCAAACGCTTATACGCCACACCAGATGGACATCGTGTACCCAGTGTAACTACTATACTTGATCGTACCAAACCAGAAGAAGCCAAACAGGCATTGAAGGAATGGCGTAATCGTGTGGGACATGCACAGGCACAGGCCATTACTACAGAAGCCGCTGCTCGTGGCACAAGGATGCACACCTTCCTAGAACGCTACATTAAGGGTGAAGGCATCAAGGACAGTGTGAGTAACCCATATGCTCAACAAAGCCTATTAATGGCACGTAAGGTAATTGATGAAGGATTTGGTGCCATTAATGAAATATGGGGCAATGAAGTTCCCTTATACTATCCTGAAATGTATGCAGGTACTACAGATTGCGTAGGATTACATGATGGTGAGCCTAGTATATTAGACTTCAAGCAGACCAATAAGCCTAAAAAGCTAGAATGGATTGAGGATTATTACCTACAGATCACTGCCTACGCACTGGCTCATAATGCTGTATATGGTACTGATATACGTAAAGGTGTTATTATGATGTGTGTTAGACCCCCTGAAACAAGTCCTGGACAATGGGGTGAGCCTGTATATCAACAGTTTATACTAGGGGCTAAGGACTTTGATTATTGGAGCCATCGTTGGTTTGATAGGGTAGAGCAATACTACACCAGCCTATGATAAATACCCGATAAGGGGAAAGTCAATGGCCGTAGTTCAAATAAGTAAAATACAAATACGTAGAGATATTAAAGATGCTAGCCCTAGTAGTGATCTTCCTATCAAGTTAAGCAACGGTGAGTTCGCTTGGTGTATAGATACCAAACAGTTATATATAGGATCTTCCATTATTGGAAGTGCTAGTCAATTAGAAAATGTTGAAATTTTAACAGAGAATAGTGATATCTTTAGCCTAGGAAGATATACCTATAAAAATAATGGAATCTTTAGAAGTTTTACTGATAGACTAGAAGATAGAGTAAGTGCCAATGACTTTGGATTATTAGAAGGAGATAACCTAAGTTATGCATCAAGAAATACTGATGTATTAAATGCTTTAATGGAAAAATTATACATAGGTACATCAAATGATAGTAAAAATGTTATAGATATTGGTCCAGGTATTTTTATATTTGATAGTACAGTACAATTACCAAGCTTTACTAGAATTCAAGGTGCAGGAAAAGGAAATACTATATTAAAATACATAGGTTCAGGAAATGTATTTGAAAGTATACATGATGATAACAATGCTATTGAGATAGTAAATCAATGTAGAAATTTAAGTATTTCAAATTTAACTATTGAAATTGTTAGACCAAACCCAATAACTCAATCGTATCTTGATACTCCATCAGTAATATTTGATCTTTACGGTGTAACCAAATGTGAATTTAGTAATCTAGAACTGATTGGGCCGTTAGTAACAAGTGCAGTAGTTCCAGATGCTATAGATAGTATAGCTTTTCGAGTTGATGAACCTAGAAATGGAAACGTAAATGATCTATCACCTTTTACCTATACTAATTTATGCTCTATAAATAATGTAACATTTAAAAATTTTAAAATTGGGTTTTATGCTTCAAGACCAATCAATAAAAATTCAATATCAGAAAGTCGATTTATCACGCTAAGTCAAGGTGTTGTTTTAGGATCTGCAAATTCAAATGAAGGTCCTAGACATAATTTAATAAAATCATGCTTCTTTGACAATATTGAAAAACAGGCTGTGAAGATTAGACAAGGATATAGTAATATGTGTTCTAGCAATAATCTTCTAAGTGTGGGAAATATATATGGTGGAATACAAAATGCTGCTTACGGACAAATTGAATTTGACGTACCAGGAAATATTAATTTAGATTATAGCAGTTTAAGACATAAAGAATTATCAAAATACGGAGCCAACAGTCTAAGTACTAGACCATATGTTAGTGAATTTACTGGCTATGGATTAAATCAAAACTTTATTACCCAAACAAAAAAGATTACCTATTCTACTAATCCTGTTAATTTTGTAAGATTTCCTATTCCTTTGAGCAATACCACTGGTATTGGTCCAGAATCTATGAGTATAGAAATAGATTATTTGTATCAAAGTAAAACTTTTGACACCACATCAGGTAGTCCTGCAATATATGAAAAATCAAGAAGAATAAGAAAAGGAACTCTTACAGTAATTGTAGATTTTAGAGCTAACACTTTGACGCTTCCTATTATTAATTTATACGATGATTATGAATATATAGGGTATGGATTAACTACTAACGCTACTGGAAATATTACTCCTGAGGATGAAAAATTAATCTTTAGGGCTGTAGAACAGATAAATTCAATACAGAACCAAAAGGAAATTGTATTGACATACCAACATCAATCACTTAGTGTTGATCAACAACCTTTTGAAGAAGGCACATTGACCTATACATATAAGGTTTTGACTTAATTTGTTCTTGTATTATACTAGTAAAGTTGTTAAAATAAATTATGAATATAACTGTAGTAAAACGTAATGGTAGCCGAGAGCCTTTAGATCTCACAAAATGGCAAGCCCAAGTATCAAGAATATGTAATGGCATTGCTGATGTAAGCCAAAGTATGATTGAAATACGTAGTAACCCTCATTTCTATGATGGTATTACTACTAGAGAGATAGATGAAATTACCTTACGTGCTATTGTTGATCTTATTGATGTGGAGTCAAATCCAGACATTGGTAACACTAACTATCAATATGTAGCAGGTCGTCAACGATACCATATGCTACGTAAAGATGTATATGGTAGTAGCGAAATACCTCATCTTTATGAAATCATTAAACGCAACATAGCTACTGGTCTGTATACTAAAGAACTACTAGAGTGGTATACTGAAGCTGATTGGAATCGTATGAATGATATGATTGATCACGACAAAGACTTCCAATATAGCTATGCTGCTATTGAACAACTTATTGAAAAGTATCTTGTAAAGAATCGTAGTACAAAAGAAACCTACGAAACTCCACAAGTACGTTATATGGTAGCCGCTGCCACTATATTTCATAAGGAAGAACCTAACACTGCTCGTATGCGTTACATAAGGGAATATTACAATGCTGCCTCTGATGGGCTCTTTACTCTTGCCACTCCTGTGCTTGCTGGTCTTGGTACTCCTACCAAACAGTTTTCTAGCTGTGTGCTTATCCGCAGTGACGATGATCTTGACAGTATATTTGCTAGCGGCGAAATGATGGCTAAATATGCCAGCAAACGTGCTGGTATAGGTTTGGAAATAGGACGCCTCAGACCATTAGGTAGTCCGATTAGGGGTGGAGAGATCATGCATACAGGCATGCTACCTTTCCTCAAAAAGTGGTTCGGCGATTTAAGGAGTTGCAGTCAAGGTGGAATACGCAATGCTAGTGCCACTGTGTTTTATCCTATTTGGCATCATCAGTTTGATGATCTCATTGTTCTCAAAAACAACCAAGGAACAGAGGAAACCAGGGTACGACATATGGATTATGGGGTTGTGCTTTCGAGTTTCTTCTGGCGAAGATTCAGAGAACAAAAAGACATAACATTTTTTGACCCCAATGAAGTTCCAGATCTCTATGAAGCATTTTATAGAGATGTTGAACTATTTGAAGAATTGTATGTTAAATACGAGAAGACACCAGGTCTACGCAAAAAGACTATGAGTGCCGAGGAAGTATTTAAGGGAGGCATACTTAAGGAACGAACTGATACAGGACGCATATACCTTGTGTTCATAGATAACGTATTGAACCAAGGACCATTTGATCCCCTGCATCATCCCATATACCAAAGTAACTTATGCTGTGAAATCCTGCTTCCTACACGCACATTCAAAAGACTTGATGATCAAGAAGGCCGCATCGCTTTATGCACCTTGGGGTCAATTAACTGGGGCTGCTTCCGCAACCCTGAGGATATGCGTCGTGCTTGCCGTATACTCCAGCGTAGCCTTTGTAACATTCTTGATTACCAAGATTACTTAAGCATACAGAGCAAATTAAGCAATGATGAAATACAGCCATTAGGTATTGGTGTTACTAATTTGGCCTACTGGCATGCCAAACGTGGCCTAAAGTATGGTGATAAGGATGCTCTAGCAGAAGTTAAAAGTTGGATGGAACATCAAGCATTTTATCTAACAGAAGCCACAGTTGAATTAGCCAAAGAACGTGGTCCATGCAAGGATAGTAGACTAACCCACTATGGCAAAGGAGTCTTTCCGTGGGAGCGTAGAGCCAAGGGTGTTAATGAACTAGCAGACTTTACTCCAGAACTAGACTGGGAACCACTTAGACAAAATATGATACAGTATGGTGTGCGTAATGCTACCTTAATGGCTATTGCTCCTGTTGAATCTAGCAGTGTAGTAATCAACAGCACTAATGGTATAGAATTACCCATGAGCCTTATTAGTACTAAGGAAAGTAAGGCAGGTAGTTTTACACAGGTAGTTCCAGAATACCACAAACTTAAAAACAAGTATCAACTAATGTGGGAACAAACAGACTGCGTTGGCTATATTAAAACAGCAGCAGTTCTAGCAGCCTATGTGGATCAAAGCATTAGTACAAACACATTTTATAGTCCCAAACATTTTCCTGATCGTAAAGTACCTAGTACATTGATAGCGAAAAACCTTATGCAGGCACATATTTGGGGAATCAAAACATTCTATTACAGCCTAATAGATAAACAAGGCGCCAAGGCAGATATTAAGTATACCAATGGTGCTAGTATAGAAAGTAAAATGGATTACACAGAGATAGAAATGGAGGAGGACTGCGATTCCTGCGTATTATGAGCAAACAACAATATAACTTACACACAAAGACAGACTACCTACATCGTAAAATGTTCCTTGACCCAGCAGGTCCAGTGACAATACAACGATTTGAAGAAGTCAAATATAATAAAATAGCAGACTTTGAAAAAACAGCACGTGGTTTCTTTTGGGTACCAGAGGAGATCAGCCTAGTTAAAGATGCTCAGGATTTTAAAGAAGCCAGTGAAGCAGTAAAACATATTTTCACTAGTAACTTATTGCGTCAAACAGCATTGGATAGTTTACAAGGACGTGGGCCCAGTCAAATCTTTACTCCAGTAGTAAGTTTACCTGAACTAGAAGCATTAGTGTACAACTGGACATTCTTCGAGACTAATATACATAGTCGTAGCTACAGTCATATCATTCGTAACATTTATAATGTACCTAAAGATGTGTTTAACACCATACATGACACACAAGAGATTGTGGATATGGCTGCTAGTGTAGGTCGATACTATGAGCAGTTACATCAATTAAATTGCTTCAAAGAAACAGGTACAGAAGTCGCTGTAGACCATCATATCAAAGCAATTTGGCTAGCACTTAATGCCAGTTATGCTCTTGAGGCACTACGATTTATGGTAAGTTTTGCTACTAGCCTAGCCATGGTAGAGAACAAGATCTTTATTGGAAATGGCAACATTATCAGTCTTATCCTACAGGATGAATTATTACACAAGGGATGGACAGGCTGGTTGATCAATCAAGTGGTCAAGGAAGATCCAAGGTTCGCACAGGCCAAAGTAGAATGTGAAGCAGAAGTCTATGCCTTATATATGGATGTTATACGAGAAGAAAAGGCTTGGGCTGACTACTTGTTTAAGCGTGGACCTGTTATTGGACTTAATGCTAACATTCTAAAGGATTTTGTTGATTATACAGCAGTATCAGCACTAAAGGAAATAGGATTAAAATATGCTACACACATCAAGACCAATCCTATTCCGTGGTTTAACAAACATAGCGATACTAGTAAGAAACAAACAGCATTACAGGAAAACGAATCAACTAACTATGTTATTGGTGTCATGAGTGATGCTATTAACTATGATGAACTTCCTCAATTCTAGAAAGGAACTAAGATGAAGGCTATTATCTGGAGTAAGTATCATTGCCCCTATTGTGATCAGGCCAAGAGCCTATTAGAATTAAAAGGCATTGAGTTTGAAGAACGTAAAATTGGTGATGGATGGACTAAGGAAGAGTTATTAGAAGCAGTACCAACAGCTCGTACGGTACCACAAATATTTTTAGATGAACAACATATTGGTGGTTATAATGAACTAGCAAAATACTTTCAAAAGGCGGCATAATGCTATTAGCAAAAAAATACAAAGATAATGACGTAGTAAGCTTTAAATTAAGCAGCGGTGAAGAAATATTAGGTAGGTTTGTACGTGAGGATGACACTACAATGTACATAACTAAACCCAGTGTATTAATGATGAATCAACAAGGAATGGGCATGGTTCCTTTTATGTTTACAGTAAATCCAGATGATGAATATGCAATTAATAAAAGTGGAATTATCACACATGCTATAACAGACACAGAGATTGCCAAGCAATATCTAAGTAAAACCTCAGGAATCGCATTGAATTAAACTAGTTTACTATCCAAATCGTTCCTAATAAATACTATTATGGGCGGTTTGGAGGCTATCTCCAAACTACAGTTGGAGACAATAATGGCCAAAAGGATTCAATTAAGAAGAGATTCAAGACAAAACTGGATAGATATTAACCCGATTCTTGCACAGGGCGAGATTGGGGTTGACCTAGATCAAAAAAACTTTAAAATAGGTGATGGTTTTACTAGGTGGAACAACTTATCCTATATTGTTACTTTAGGTGAAGTTGTTTCCGAATTCAATCCCTATACTTTTCTAAGCATTGGCCCTGAAGATAGAATCAATAGTATTGTCATGACAAACAATACTGTAGAAACCCTAGTAGCTGATCCAGAAATAATTACTGTTAATGTTAAAACAATACTTTCTGATAATACGCCTAGTTTAGACCCATATACAGGAACATTGATTGTATCTGGTGGAGTAGGTATTGGAGGCGATCTTAATGTAGCTGGCGATATAGTAGCCAATAGTATAAATGTAGAAGAAGAAATTCTAGCTAACATTCAAGGCAATATTACTGGTAACTTGTTTGGTGATGTTTTTGGTGATATTTATAGCGATAGTGGAGTAAAAGTTTTAGAGAATGGCACCAATGGAACAGATGCAACTTTTACAGGTGAATTGTTAGGTCGAATAACTCAAACTACTGGAACCAGTCAAATAAGTAGTTTGTTATTAAACGGTGGATTTATTAACAGCACTATAATTGGTAATAGCGGTCCTACCTTAATCACAGGAACTGTAATTACTGCCAGTGTAAAATTTGTTGGTAAACTAGAAGGTAATGTAGTTGGTGATTTATATGCTGCTGATGGCACTACTAAAATATTAGATAATGGAACAGGTGGCCCAACAAATGTATTAAGTTATCAACCACCTGTATTCTATGGTAATGTTGAAGGTAGCATAAGCGGAAATTTTGCTGGTGATATCTATGCTGAAGATGGTATTACAAAAGTATTGGAGAATGGTACAGGTGGAGCACCCTTAGATTCAGGTTATGTAGAAGCTGAGTTTATCGGTAAGGTAAGTGGTAATATAACCAGTTATGGGCTTAGTAGGTTAGATCAAGTTGATATAAATGGTGGGAATATTGATGCCACTGTAATTGGAGCAGAAGAACCTAGAGCCATAACAGGAACAATAATCGAAGCCACTGAAAGATTTATTGGTGAGTTTGAAGGTACTATTATTGGACCAAGCACTGGTGATATATTTGCTGAAAATGTAAGTGTAAAAGTTTTTGAAAATGGTACTAATGGGTTTGATGCAAAAGCATACACAGATATTATTCTTTATAAGGACACTGGTGGTGTAGTCACTGAAACTGTAATATTGGATAGAGGTACTACAGGTACCGATGCTATGTATACTGGTAATGTTACAGGTGATGTTACAGGTGATTTGACTGGTGACGTTGATGCCACTAATATAGAAACTGATATATTAGATGTACTTGATAATGCTACTATTGAAAACTTAACAGTTAATTTAGAGACTAATTTAGATGGACAGGTATATGCAAAGGCTAATATAGGTTCTACCGATACAACTACTGGAACCGTCGTAGTAACAGGTGGTGTAGGAATAAGCGAAAACTTACATGTAGGTGGCAATCTAGATGTTACTGGTACTAGTAATTTCACAGGCACAATAACAAGTAATGATATAAATGCTGATAACATTGATGCCAATACACTTGATACTACTGGTAATGTTAATATTGGTGGTGACCTCGATGTTACTGGCCAAGCAACTTTAGGCAGTTTGTTATTAGATGATATTACAGTAAATAATATTACAGTAAACAACAATGTGTATATTGCTGAAGATCTTACTGTAGATGGCACTAGCACATTAGCCAACGTAGATATCAACAGTGGAACTATTGATAATACTAGGATAGGTGAGACAACTCCATCTACAATAAGATCTACCTTAATCAACACTGACGGTCTTAATGTTAATAATCAAGGCGAGATTAGATTAAAAGAGTTAACTTCAAACGGCAATAACTATGTAGGATTACGTGCCCCAGCAGGAACAACACCGGAAGAGTTTGTAAACAGTTATACATTAACATTTCCAAGAGTTTTAGGTGTAGATGGATCAATATTATCACTTAATCGAGATGGAAATAAATTAGAATTTGTTAGTGCTGATTTATTTGGTGGTGGACAAGTAGCTGTTAGTGCAACTAATGGTGATGATAATTTTGATGGCATTAATAAACCAGTAAAAACTATTAAACGTGCCCTACAAATAGCCAGTAATTTAGTCTATAAACAAAGAAATGAATTTAATGATCAAACTTGTTTTAGAGATGTTGGTTTAATTATTGATGCTATTGGATATGATCTTATCTATGGCAGTAATTGGCAAAGCGTAAAGGCAGGATTTACCTATAGCAATGCCACAGCCAGTGCAGTACTAATTAGTCAAAAAGATATTACCATTAGAGCTTTAAACTATCTATTGTTAAAGGCTGTAGATACTCAAAGTGGAACTGAGGCAACTGAAGTAGCTGCCAGTATTCAAAGTATTACAAACATACTGGCGAATACATATGCTGGTGACTTAATCAACGTAGTTGATGTATCATATCCTGTAACAGATTTAGTTGCGGGTATTACGTATGAAATTGAAGTATTAGGAAGCACTGATTGGAACGCTGTAGCTGGTACTACTGGTGAATCTTATACAGTAGGAGATACCTTTGTAGCCGCTGTACCTGGTACTGGAGATGGTATTGCTAAAATACCTACAATATTACCTGCAATTACTATGCCAACTCCTGCAGGATTGCCAGTAGGTTATGTCAATGCCAAAGACTTATTATTAGATAATATTGAATATATAGTTGATCAAGGTACTAACTATGTCAATAATACATTTTTAGGATTTAGTTATACTGGCCCCACAGTAACCAAATGTGAAAGAGATATGAGTCTAGTCATTGAAGGAGCTATATATGACATAGTACTGGGAACTAACTTAAATACTAGACAAAATCAATATAGTTATGATAGACAGAATCAATTAGGCACTTTCTATAATCAAAAGATACAGACAGCAGCAGCATTAAAACAATTATACAGAGAAAGTGAACAATATGTAACCAGTGGCACATTCTTCTTAAGCTATAAAAATAAAGTACAGGAAATAATTGATTTTCTTGAGGAAGGTTATCCTGCTATTGATGCAGTGTCTTTCACTGATCCCAGTAATGCAGAAGTTGCAGTTTTAAATGCTAAAAATCAATTACAAACAAATAAAGCATTTATTAGAGAGGAAGTCATTGCTTGGTTAATTGATACTTATCCATCATATGCCAGCACCCCAGGAAGTATAATAGATAAATGTAGACGTGATGTAGAATTTATAGTTGATGCTATAACATACGATGTATTATATGGCGGTAATAGTGCAACCTATTCTAATGCAGAAGCTTATATATTTGGAGCCGTGCTACAATTAGGTGCTGGTGAGAAGGCACAAACACTAGCAGCATATACAAGACTACAAGAGATTATTGGTGATATTGTTAACGCAGTACCAATTACTAAATCTAGTACCAATCTTCTTACACAAGATACTTCATTATATCCTGCTACTAATTCTGAACAAACTATCAAATGCCAAGATTTAGTTGATATAATCATTGATGTTATTACAGATGAAAATACTAGTTCTTTAAACAATAAAGTATTTCCAGACATTAGTTCGGCTAATCCAACAACGCAACTTAATTTTGGACTGATACAGGAAAACAAAGCTGCTATTATTACTGGAGTAAGTCAATTTATTACTGTTGAGTTTAATAACTTTACTTATAATGAAGAAAAGTGCGCTCGTGATATAAGATATCTAGTCTACAGTTTAGCCTATGACCTAATGTATGGTGGCAATAGTCAAACTATAGATGCTGCTAAAAAATATTTTAGTTATGGAATGGGATTACCTATATTCAATGATAGACAAGCCAGTGCAATAACATATAGATATTTGAAAGAAGAAATAATCAATTTAGTATTAGAAAATGATCTCAACGCATTTGGTGTAGGAGATCCAGCCAGCAGTGCTGCCATAGATAAAGCTCAGGAACTTTTAGGATATGTAGTAACAATTATAGATCAAGGACCCAGTCAAGCACCAAATACAGAATATCCTAATGCTACACCAATAAGTCCAACTAAGAGTGATGCTAGAGCAGCATTACTAGCAGACAAGGAAATCATTCAAACCGAAACTGTAGCTTTTGTTGCTGACTACATTCCAAACGAAAAGCGTATTGTTATAGCAGTTGCTAGTGGAGACTATTACGAAGATAATCCAATTATTATTCCAGATAACGTTAGTGTAGTAGGAGCTGGTCTACGTGCCTGTAATATTAGACCACTTAATGCTGGTAAGGATATGCTACGTGTACGTAATGGCTGTTATTTTACAGAGATAACTTTCAGAGATGCACTGGATGTAAACAATATACCTAGCTTTACATTTGACTATGCAGTGGCGTTTGATGATCCAGCTGATCCAGAATGTAGTCGTGTAGGATATACTAGACTACCAAATAATAAACCAGTTATTAGTATTAGCCCATATGTGCAGAACTGTAGTATAATCAGCTTCTTAGGTGGTAATGGTGTATTGGTTGATGGTAGTAAAGTACGTACACCAAATATACCTGTTAATCAAATTGAAGCAGAGAACCCAGTAGAAGGACCTGCTCCGCAACAAGGTAAATCAATGGTAGGTAATGCATTTACTATGTTGAGCTTTGGGGGTACAGGATATCGTGTTATTAATGATGCATATGCACAGATTGTTAGCTGTTTCCAGATCTTCTGTTTAAATGGTAGTTATTGTCAAAGCGGTGGATATCTAAGTATTACCAATAGTGCTACTAACTTTGGTCAATTTGCTTTAAGGGCCAATGGTTATAGTCCTAATGCTTTTGATTTTAATAAAGGTATTGTAGTTGCTACAGGCAGCGCAGGAGCACAACAAACTATTACTGCTATTGGTTTTGGGGACCTACCAGTACAGCACTATGTAATAAGATTTAGAAATCCTGTATATAGAGAAACATATAGTACAATTTTAAATAACAAAGAAGAATTAAGAGATGCACTAATAACTTGGATTGACAGCCAAGTAACTGCCAACACAGCGCCATATTATACAGGATTTACATATGATCAAGATACTTGTAGAAGAGATACTTTACTAGTATTAGAGGCAGTAGCATATGATGTACTAACAGGAGGCAATAGTAAAAGCGTTGAAGCTGGTGTAGCCTATTCTACAAGCACTGTGGCAGCTCTAATAAATCAAAGAACTCAAAATATTGCTGCCTTCCAAGAACTAAAATCGTTAACTATTGCGCTAGTACATCCTGATGCACAGAGTAGAGTTGGTGATTTATTTGATATCATTATAGATATTATTGACAGTATCATTAATGTTCCAGAAATAGTTGACTATAGTAATATTGGAGATGTAACTAATAGTTACAAACAGGTGGATGATCAGGTACCTTTTACACCAAGTAATAATGTCACCATTCCAGGAACTAGTCCTGCACAAATCGAACCAGTTATAAATGTCAATACTAATGTCATAACAATTCCTGCTCACGGTTTTCAAAATACAGAGAAAATAGTTTATAGAGCTAATGGAAATAGTTTAATTAAAGGTCTTTATGACGAACAAACTTATGTAATTAAAATTTTAAATGCCAATCAATTTGAATTATATTTGGACGATGGTTTTGAAATAAAGGCAAAATTTACTGCTCCACTACCAACAGGTGAACATCTTTTATTAAAGAATATTAAAGAATTTTTTATTGATGATCTCACTGAAAGTCACGTTGTATATCAAAAATTACAAGTAGAACCTCCTCCTATAGGACAAAGTTATACATTTATTCCAGGTAGAGTAATCGAAGGTACAACCAGTGGTATAACACCAAATAGAGCATATATATTCAGTTGGGATCCAACAACACGAAGCCTAGTTGTTAGCGTAGAAAAAGTATTAGTTGGGGAAAATTTTATTAGAAATAACTTTACCTTAGATACTGTTATTCAATATGACAATGGTAGCCCTGCTATTTTAAATATTGATGTAACTGATGTCCAAAACGTAGATAACTTATACACGGCAACATTTAAGATATTGGCCACTACCAGTGGTAATGAACTAATCAATTTAGAAACACTGCCAAGTAAACAGATATGGTTGCATAGACCTAGTATTGTTAACAGCAGTAGCCACACTTGGGAATATGCAGGTAGCGGAACTGACTATAATGCATTACCACAAAACGGTGGACGTACTAGAGTTGAATATGAACAAGTCAGTGAATTACCAGGGCGTGTATATAGTTCAGGAACCAATGAACTTGGTGACTTTAAAGTTGGTGATTTTATTAAAGCTGAAAACAAAACAGGTAATGTACAATTTACAAACACTGTTAGTATTGCTGCTTTAGATGCGTTGAAGTTGGCTGTTGGTAATATTACTATTGAAGAATTTAGTGCTGATATTGATCTCGGTGATAATGAAGTAGGCGGACCAAGTCATAATAGATTAAGCACACAGTTGGCTGTTAGAAGTTTCTTAGAAAATAGACTAGGAGACTTTATTGACAAAGAACTTACAACTACTACTCAACCAGGTGGTATCCCTCAGTTAAATGCACTAGGAAAATTAAGTGCTGATCAGATACCACCATTAAGAAACTTCTTAGTATATAGAAGTAATGGATATCGTAGTAGACTAAACTTGGTCAATACAGTACCTCCTACTAGTATTTTAAATGGTGATTTAGCCATTGAAACATATAGTGGAGTATCGTTGACTCTAGATGGTGTATTAGTGGCCGTTGATGGTGACTTAATCCTACAAGCCAGTTCTGGAGCAACTGGTCGAGTAGTCGGTGGCAATAATTCTACTACTGTAGTCATTGGAAGTTTAGGTGAATTTTTTGACGATACATTTGATACTGTAGGAGAAATAACTCTTAATGGTGCAAGCACTGGATTAACACCTACCCTAGTAGGAGGTATTATTCCAGATCAAAATACCAATTACATTTTAAGTGAATTAGATAGTAAACAGATATTACTATTAGACCCAACTCAAACTTATGATTTTACAGGAGTAACTAGTGTAACAGGTAGTAATAGTCAAGCACAAGGCACTATAGAATATATTGTAGAAGGTGTTGCTAATGCACTAGATAATAGCAATGATCCAGTAACAGGATTAGCAGGGGGTAGTGGATATACTCAACCACCTTCAGGATTTTATACTGATGTGCCTTTAACAGGAGGATCAGGAACTGGAGCTAGGGCAGACCTGTTCCTAAGTGGTGGAGTCGTTACTAATGTAGTACTAACTGCCGGTGGAAGTGGGTATACCACAGTAGATAGACTCAGTGCAAATGATGCAAATTTGAATGGACGTACAGGTGGAAGCGCATTTAGTGTTAAGGTTAGCCAAATACAAAATCGTGTGTATGTTGATATTGTTGGCGCATTGAAGTTTAATGCAAATAGTATAGCCCCAGAATTTACAGAAGATGCAAATGTTGTAACGAAAACAACTGATCAATTAGACAGTACTGTAGTTGCTACATTTAATGCTGCTAGTACAGGTTCAGGAGGCAATGTTAATACTGCGCTAAGTCGTATAACTATCGTTGGTCACCCATTTGATGATGGTGATGCTGTACAATATAATGCAGGATTTGGAACACCATTAGGTGGGATTGTTAATAATAGCATCTATTATGTGAAAAGTATTGATGCTGATACTATTGAACTTTATACAACTTATAGTCTATCAACCAAGTTAACAATTGTTAACTCTGGTGCAGGTAATCAAACTTTAACATTATCTATATTAGATATCACCAAAGATACAGTTTATATTCCAGATCATGGATTTGCTACTGGTGATGCAGTAAAAATTATTGCAGCAGATCCACCATACGGTATACTAACTAACAGCATATTCTTTGTAGGAAGTGTGACTACTAACACCTTTACTATACATGAAGGTAGAGCTGATGCAGTGGCCAGTACATTAGGTCTTACTATTGGTGCATTTAATTTTACTAATACTGGTACTGGGGTTGCTAGTTTTAGAAAGCAAAGCATTAAAATTATTGGTGTTGTAGATAATGCTAGTATACTGGCAGAAAACTGGAGTAGTCTAAGCGCCAGTAATATAGATACAACTAATATTGTTAGTGGTATAATGAGCACTACTAGATTAGCTATTGGTACTGCTAATAGTAACACCTTTTTAAGAGGCGATAGTACATGGGCCAAGGCCGTACAAAAGATCAAAAAACCAAGTGTTGATAGTGCTATTACTATAACTGGCCCATTCTTTGATCCAGGACCTGGAGGCATACAAGAATTCTACAATGAAGTTACTGTTGGTGTGGATGTAGTCAGTGGAGGACAGGAAAATGCAAATATCCCTGGCCATACAAACTTAGGTGTAGCGTCATTTAATAAGAGTCAATTTGAAGTAGGTACCGGAGGTAGTCAGGGTGCTGTTGGTATTAAATCAGGTGTAGTAGATGCAGGTACTCTAGATGGACAAGATGGATTATATTATCTAACACCAAGTAATATTATTGGTCAAGTTCCTGTAGATAAGGGTGGTACTAATATTGCCAGTTATACTGTCGGGGACATGTTATATGCCAGTGGCTCCACCATAATACAAAAATTACCTATAGGTGATACTAATTCTGTGTTAAATGTTCAGCCAGTGAGTTTAGGCAGTGCTAATAAACGTCCAGTTTGGACCGACAGCATAACCTTAAACGGGCTCACTGTAAATGGTAATGTTAATATTACCGGTGCTGCCAGCACTCTTAATGCATATGACATCCAAATGGATGATAACAATATTGAATTAGGCTCAGTAGAACCAATATCAAGTCGTAGTGGCAATATTAACTTTACCGCTATTGGAGCACTGACAACTACAATTACTGCTAGTACAGCAGGAATGATTCCTGGGATGACATTGAGTAGAGTAAGTGGTGGTCAATTAGGTGCCAATCCAAGAGTAACTGCTATTAATGGTGCTAATTTGTTTACGTTTACAGCTGATACACCACCAGATCAAATTAGTCCAAATGGAGTGGCTGTAGTTTTCAACACTGGTGGAATTACTGATGCTACAGCAGCTGGAGGTGGTATAACAATAAAAGGCACCACTGATAAACTTTTCCGTTGGATACAATCTACAAGTAGCTGGACCAGTAGTGAGAACATGGATCTTGCCACAGGTAAAACTTATAAGATCAACGGTGTAGATGTATTGAGTAGTACAACATTAGGTTCAGGTGTTGTCAATAGTAGTCTAACTGGAGTAGGCACTATTAGTACAGGTACTTGGCAAGCCAGCATAATTAGCCCAACATATGGTGGCACTGGTGTTAACAATGGTACAAAGACTATAACCTTAGGAGGTAACTTAACTACATCAGGAGCATATGCCAGCACATTTACTATGACTGCTGCAACCAGTGTAACCTTCCCAACGACAGGTACATTGGCTACATTGGCAGGTACAGAAGCATTGACCAATAAGACTGTAAATGGAATGACTATTTCCAACAGCACAGGTACATTTACATTGGCTAATGCTAAGACATTAACAGCAAGTAACACCATGACGTTCCAAGCCACTGATGGTAGCACTATTAACTTTACTACTGGTGGACAGGTGATTTATAAAGCAGCACCTACTATAGATGATCCAACTTTTAATATTACCTACAATGGCAGTGGGGCATTAACTAGTGTTACTTTACAAAGTGCTTATACTACAGATTTTAAAACTAGATTTACTAGTGTAGGAACAACCAATAGATTTAGTTGGTTAACTAATTTAAATTGGAATGGTAGTGCGTTTGTAAAGGATAATAACCTAAAGAGTCATTGGGCTATAGATAAGGTTATTACGGTAACTGATACTACCAGCTACATAGCCTTTACTTATGGTGGACCTACTAATTTAGCCAGTGCAGATAAGTTTAAGGTATTTGGGACTGGCCGTATTGAAATGGCAGGTAATATATCCAGTACAAATACGTCAACTGGTACTTTAATTGTTACTGGTGGAGTAGCGGTAACTGAAAACCTTAATGTTGGTGGAAACTTTAACGTTACAGGTAATACTGTTATTGGTGGTAATCTAACAGTAAGTGGCACAACTACTACAATCAATACTGAAACTATTGAGTTAGCTGATAATATCATTGTACTGAATAGTAACGAAACTGCTGAACCAACACAAAATGCTGGTATAGAAATAGAAAGAGGTACTGATACCAACGTAAGTTTATTATGGGATGAAAGTGTTGATAAATGGACATTTGGAGCAGGGTCAACTGTTATCGCAGGAACTTTCCAAGGTAGTGTAAGTGGTGGATTGAGTGGGAACGCTGACACTGCTACAAAATTAGCTACAGCCAGAACTATTGCCTTAACTGGTGATGTTAGTGGTAGTGTGACATTTGATGGATCTAACAATGTTAGCATGACTACAACTATTGGAATTGATAGTGTAGCACTAGGAACTGATACTACTGGTAATTATATAGCAGCAGTAAGTTCTGGAACTCCAGGTAGTCAAACTGGAACTAGTGGGTTAACTATTTCAGGAAGTGGTGAAGGTGTCACTGTTAATATTTCTCATGCTGACACTAGCAGTGTAGGTAATTTAAGCAGTGATAATAGTGGTAATACATTTATACAAGATATTAGTTTTGATTTTGATGGATTTGGACACGTTACTAGTGCTAGTGTAGCTACTGCCACAGTTAGTATAGGTAACGGTACACTTACTGTACAGGGTAACAATGGATTAACTGGTAGTGGTACATTTACAGCTAATCAAAGTACAGCAGGTACTATTACACTAAGTCATGCTGACACTAGCAGTGTAGGTAATTTAAGCAGTGATAACAGTGATAATACATTTATACAAGATATTAGTTTTGAGTTTGATGGTTATGGTCACGTTACTGCTGCTAGTGTAGCTACAGCTACAGTCAGTATAGGCAATGGTACACTTACTGTACAGGGTAATAATGGATTAACTGGTACCGGTACGTTTACTGCTAATCAAAGTACAGCAGGTACAATAACTTTAGGGCATGCCAATAGTGCAATAACAGCTGGTACAGTAAGTGATGGTGGAGCAACAAGAACACTGGCATTTGGTGGTACATTTAAAATACCTAGTGTTACTTATGATGCATATGGACATATTACTGGTACCAATACTATTACATTGACTATGCCAGCTAATCCAGATACTAATACTACCTATAGTGCTGGAACTGGATTATCTCTAAGTGGAACTACGTTTAATCATAGTAATTCAGTAACAGCTGGTACAATAAGTGATGGAGGAGCAACAAGAACACTGGCATTTGGTGGTACATTTAAAATACCTAGTGTTACTTATGATGCAAACGGACACATCACAGGAACTAGTTCAATAACATTGACTATGCCAGCTAATCCAGATACTAATACTACTTACAGTGCCGGAACCGATCTTTCATTAAGTGGAACTACCTTTAATGTATCAAGTGCTACAGCAAATACAGCAAGTACATTAGTCAAACGTGATGCAAGTGGTAATTTCAGTGCAGGTACTATAACTGCCACATTTTCTGGTAATCTAACAGGAAATGTAACAGGTAATGTAAGTGGAAGTTCAGGAAGCTGTACAGGTAATGCTGCTTCAGCTTCCACTTCCTCGCAAGTTACTATCAATTACAATAACGATAGTAATTCTACATACCAAATGCTATGGGGTAGCGGTAACAGTGTTTATGGAACAGGTGGTATATACTGTAATCCTGCTACTGATACATTATATGCTTCTGTATTCAATGGTGTAGCTACACAAGCAAAATATGCTGACTTGGCAGAGAACTATCTTGCTGATGCAAAATACGAAGAAGGCACAGTTCTAATGATTGGTGGAGTAAATGAAGTTACCATAGGTACAGATTTAACACGTAAAGTAGTAGGTGTAGTTAGTAAGAACCCAGCACACTTAATGAACAGTGAACTAGAAGGTGAACACGTTGTAGCAGTTGCTCTACAAGGTCGTGTACCAGTTAAGGTACGTGGTAAGATAAGCAAAGGTGATATGTTGGTCAGTGCAGGAGATGGCTATGCCAAGGCACATGATGATCCACGTATGGGTATGGTAATAGGTAAAGCACTAGAAGATTTTGATGGTGATGAAGGCGTTATTGAAGTAGTTGTAGGGAGACTATAATGAGTGTGATAATAGATGGCTATACACTGATACAGTCACCTCCTCCACCTAATACAGATTTTCCATTTATTTTTCCATTTAAAAATGGAGCAGAGTGGCGTGCTCCAGAAACATTTACTCCTTCTAGTAATGATAAACCTGGAGACAGTGTTAGTTATAGCTATGACTATAGAAATACTTTTAATTGGTCTGGTTCTGGAGGCAGTGTAGAAATTTATGCTAATTTTAGTTTTACAGTTGGAGCATCAATAGTAAAACCACCACATATCCCTAACCCAGCACATTTTTTACCCCAAACTATAGCTGCATATGATGGTGATGGCAATTATGCAGGAGAAGTACCAAATCCAGATTATGATCCTATACCTTACTTATGGTATAATGATGAAGAAGATGAAGAAATTATTGAAGTACAATGTACTGATATTAGTATGCCAAGACGCCCAAGATTTTTAGATCATATTACATTGACTATCAATGCAGATAATTGTGAAGCCAGTGGATTTTATGATATGATACCGACTGGAACAATGAAATATGTTGATCATTTATCAAGTGCTACTACTTCTGACTCTGCTCCACACACTACTCCTAGAATTTTAACAGAGTATGATATAACTGAATGTCCAACAAGACCTGAATCTGAAATATATTATTGGACCAATGATTTAACTTACACAATTACATATAGCTACGAATTAACGACTAATAAAGGTACTAAAAGAACATATACAACTACACAAAGCTTATTTCAAGACTGGACTAGAATAAGAGATTGGGTAACACAACATCATAATAATCCAGTGGAATTTGTAGCTGCTCCTGCTGCATATAGTATTGGACAAATAATAGGAGATAGTGGTAAAAATACTACTACATGGTAAAATGGCTAATAGTAAAAATGTTACAAGATTAGGCGACGTTTGTACGGGACATGGATGTTGGCCTCCAAGACCAAATAGTCAAGGTAGTCCTAATGTTTATGCAAATTTTTTAAATGTACATAGAAGAACTGATCACTGGATTGTACACTGCTGCGGATCAAGTTGTCATTCTAGTAATTTAGCTAAAGGTAGTGGAACAGTATTTGCCAATTATTTGGATGTTTGTAGAGTAGGTGACCCTGTGGCTTGTGGAAGTGCGTCAGCACAGGGCAGTCCTAACGTTTATGCAGGTGACTAAAGCATAGAATAGTAAATAGCTTATACTACTAAAGGACTACTATGTACGATAAACCAGTTGTAAATTGCTCAGTTTATACTGGCGTTAAGGAATTATTGAAATTAAGAATTGAATACTTGTATGATCGCTTTGATTTGTTTATTATAGCAGAAGCCGATTATGCACTATCAGGGAAAGATAAACCTTTTACCCTAGAACAAGATATAGTTGACCTTGGATTACCAACAGATAAAATTCAAATTGTTCAAGTTAAACGTAACGATTTACCAAAGTTTGGACATAGCGTAGAAGAACGCAGCGATTGGCTGTTTGATTGTATGCGTAAACACATACCACAAAATAGCATAGTATTTGTAAACTACGAAGATGAAATACCTAATTATGGGTTTGTTGATTATTATCGTAGTATAAGCTATAATAGTCCAGTACATAATATTAGATTACCATTAGCACATCTAAGCGGACATAGTGCTTGGCAATTACAGGCAGAAAGTGGAGAGATGGTACAAAATCGTCAGGGTTATGTTTGTCGCAGTGAACACTTTACCATATATAGTTTAAGCGACTTTCGTAGAGAAAAGACTAGAGACGGTAAATGGACTTGGGTAGACTTCCCTGGAATGTACCTACAAGACAATAACGAAATACAGGACGCAGGCTGGAAATTCCAATGGATGGGAAATCGTGAACTTAAGTGGAAGATGTACGAAGATAGCCACTTTTACAGTGAACATAGCGCATTAGGGCACGAATTACGTAAAAGTTATATGAACACATTTGTTCCTACGGACAATGGTCAAGATCCTGTAGCAGTACGTGATCATCATCTTAAACCCTACAATACAGATAAGTTACCTGAAGTTGTTAGAAATAATGAGTTCTTTTTACCTACATTAGAAGGCGCTCATCAATCCTTGGTATGGAGTTTCCCACAGATGGGTGGAGTAACTATGGGAGCTAACAAAAAGCCTAGGTTATGGATTGTAGAGGATTTTTATGATGATCCCGATAGTGTGCGTGAATTCGCTTTAAATCAACATTACTTTGATGATCCTGGTTTTATAGGTAAACGTACTAGACAGCAGTTTTTCTTTCCAGGAATGAAAGAAAAGTTTGAACAGGTTATGGGTATGCGTATAACCAATTGGGAAAGCCATGGAATGAATGGCAGATTTCAACATAATGTAGCAGGTGAAGCTATAACTTGGCACACTGATTTTCAAAAGTTTGCTGGTCTAATATATCTTACACCAAACGCTCCCTATAGTGCAGGCACAAGAATGAGTGCTTACAAAACTAATCGTGTACGTCATTGTAGTGATCCTAGGATTATGGATTGTTTTAATCAAATTACATTTTTAGATGGTACTGGATTTGAAGACGTTGATGTAGTAGGCAATGTATATAATCGACTTGTGATCTATGATGGTGGGTTGATACACGCAGCTAAAGAATATTTTGGCTATAACAAGGACAATTGTAGATTATGGCATATGTTCTTTTTTGATGCGGAATAGTCGTTTTTCTTTGACTATAGTATAGATTATGCTAAATTATGTACAAGGAGATTTATATGGATTCAAGTAGATTTAATGAGTTTAAGACCTTAATGGAAGGTATGCAGGACGATTTTGAAAAGTTTTACAATAAAGGCAATAATGCCGCTGGAACTCGTGTGCGTAAACACCTTCAAGAATTAGCCAAATTATGTAAAGAAGTTAGAAACCACGTTACAGAAGTCAAAAACTCACGTAAAGAAAGCAAGGATAAATAATTTTACAACCTTTAAGGGGTAGATTATGAAAAAGATTATACTAGGTTTGGCTTTAACAATTTTTAGTACTGGTGTAGATGCGGGTCCTTATCATGGACACAGACATCATCACCATAGACATTGGAATAGTCCACCCGCACATCATTGGGTAGCCCCATTAATTATTGGTGGTATTGCTGGTGCTGTAATAGCCAATCAGCGTAACGATACACAAACAATAATTATGAATGAGAACCCTAAACCTAGTGTAATCTATGATATGAATGCTGTTCCTACATTGACTTGTCCATTAGGAACCATGCTCAGAGAGGAAAAAGGTTGGTTTAAAGACCAACACGGTCGTCCCATATACGGATCCGTATTTTCATGTCAATAGATCCAAAAATTGATGCTGATTCGAAAGATGATGAGGCTTGGTTATTGTTTCTAAAGAAGTTTGAGAATTTAAAATTGCCACCTACCCCTAAAACACATAAACACATTGAGGAGAAAGTTATAGATGGCATATTCAACAAAAGTATTAGACCACTACGAAAACCCACGTAATGTAGGCAGTTTTGCCAAAGACGAATCTGGCATAGGAACAGGCATGGTGGGAGCACCTGCTTGTGGTGATGTAATGAAATTACAAATCAAGGTGGAAGATGGCATTATTACCGACGCAAAGTTTAAGACATATGGATGTGGTAGTGCCATAGCCAGTAGTAGTCTTGTTACAGAATGGGTCAAAGGACGCAGTCTTGAACAAGCAGGGGAAATTAGAAACACGCATATAGCCGAAGAATTGGCTCTGCCACCTGTAAAAATTCACTGTAGCATTTTGGCAGAGGATGCCATTAAGGCCGCAATAACAGACTACAAACAAAAACATATGATTGAGCAAACTGCTCAATAAATAAGTCAGCACATTTACACACACAGGCGTTAATATATATACATACTAACTAGAAAGGAACATGTATGAAAATCGTTGCAGCAATGATGACAGCTCTTTTTGCTTTAACCGTAGGTACCGCTTATGCAGCAGATGCTAAGAAGGATGACAAGAAGGTAGATAAGAAAGAAGAGAAAAAAGAAGCTAAAAAATAATTTAGCCTTTTACAAATTGGGCCTTAGGGCCCTTTTTTTATATAAATATTTTTATGATTACACTGACTGAACGTGCCGCTGAAAAAGTTAAAAATAATTTAGAACGTAGAGGTAAAGGTATTGGTATACGTATTGGAGTAAAAACCACAGGGTGTAGTGGACTAGCCTATGTGTTAGAATATGTAGATAATCCGACTGTAACACGAGATCAATTTGTCTATGATAACTATGGTGTCAAAGTATATGTAGATGGACGTAGCCTAGTCTATGTAGATGGTTTAGAAATGGATTGGGTTAAACAAGGCCTAAACGAAGGTTTTGAATTTAACAATCCAAATGAAAAAGCCAAATGTGGTTGTGGCGAAAGTTTTAATGTTTAATGGATAAATTAATAGGACAACGCAAGTTTATTGTAGCCGTGTTGGCCATTCTTGGAAACCAATTACTGGTATGGTTTGGAAAAATAGATCCAGGAGTCTATTCAGTTGTGGCAGTGGCCGCCATCAGTGCTTATATAGCAGGTAATGTATATCAAAATGTGAATAACCAAAAATGAAACATTGGAATATATACGATACTAAACTTTGGATTAATCAATTAGAAAATCGTATTGAAGATATAGATTATTACCTAAACCAAACTGTAAAATACTGTGAAGATAACGACATTATAAACAATGAAACAGTATTCACACTGAGTTTTCTTACAGTTTTATGGGTAAGTTATATGCGAGAAGAACCTATAAGTCGTAGGGAAATATTTGAAATACTTTGTATTAAAGATTGGGAAGATTTGCCTGACTCACCAGTAGAATTAGGGGCGAAATTAGCGGATTTTGACCTACAGGACTTACTAAATCTAGTAAGTAAACAAATGCCAGCCATTTAATCGCTTTTAGTTGACATTTGATTACAGTTCTACTACAATAAATAAATTACTATAGGAGGTACCATGTACAAGTACAAACTTTGGGTTCGTATCAATGAATATCAAACAGTGAATACCATTGTATACGCAGAGAATGACTATGCTGCCAAAATGCTAGGAGAAGCACAATATGGTGTTGGCAATGTGTTAAACTATACAAGGGAAGACTAATGAGTATGCATCTTGAAGGTCCGTGGCTCAGTACTACAGGCAAGCGTAAGGGTAAAACTAAATTCCGCAACGCCGATGAAGCACGGAAGGCAAGGGAACTTGAAGCGGATTGGCATGCGCTTCAAAAGAAATATGGTATTGAACAGGAGCAACGTAAACAACGTGCCGCCATGGATCGTACTGTATATCAGCCACCAAAACTGACATATCGTGGAATGGATGCTCCACGTATTCCCAGCCTAAATAAAGGTATAGACAGTGCCGCCGCTACTAAGGCAGCACCCAAGCTCTATACCGGCACTAAAATTAAGGGTATTGGAACCATGCATAAGAGTAATGCTGTGCCCATCTTTACAGATGATGAGGCTAAAGACATTGCTAGTATGCGTAGATAGCCTTAATTATCCAGCGTAAAGGAGATAAAAATGATACGCATTGTTAAAATGCTAGCCATCCTTATTGCCGCAATTGGTTTAGGGTGGGTAGGTTATAAAGTTGTTATGTTCAAGTTGGATGAGAATAAGGAAATCAATATCAAAATGAGTTCCTTTAAACATATACCAGCTGAGTCAATGAGTAGACAACTAGAGTGTTTGGCACGTAATGTATATTATGAAGCAGGCACAGAACCATTTGAGGGTAAGGTAGCAGTAGCACAGGTAACATTGAATAGAGCCAACAGTGGACAATTTCCAGCAGACCTGTGTCAAGTAGTTTACCAAAAGAACGTAGTATATGAAAAAGTGCTTTGCCAATTTAGTTGGTATTGTACACATCCTTCTAAGCGTATTCCTAAACATGAGCAAACATATAGGGAAAGTGAAAAAGTAGCCAAAATGGTTTTACTTGAAGGATTTAGATTACCCAGTTTGGAAGATGCCATGTACTTTCATGCCAAATATGTGAATCCACGGTGGAATCGTAAACGAGTAGCAGTAATAGGTCAACATATTTTTTACAAATAGGAGTAAACATGAAAATACAATGGGATAAAGTACTTGAATTGTTCAATTTTAAGGAAATGGCAAATAATCTAGTAGAAAATATTGGACATATCAGTGCAGAAACATTGAACTGGATAGCTGTAATTCTAATACATATGGCCACTATTCCTACACTAATAGCCATATTAACAGGATTAACAGAAAAGATGCCACCTGTAGATTTGGTTGGATTGGTTTGGCTAGGTCTGTTTATGTTCTTTCTCCGTAGTGTAATTGCTAGGGACTTACTCAATATTATTACAATTGGGTTTGGTTTCTTTGTTCAAGCAACACTTATGGGATTGATCATTTTTAAATAACCAAAATTAATGACAAGATATAGGAACGATTGTATAATTTGACTTGTAGTAAAACATTAACCCACAGATATAGAGGATCATATGCGTTATATTGCAGTATTTCTAATTGGATTCGTTGTAGGTAAATTAGACATATCAGGTTTACTTAAACTTACAGATAATATTAGCCAAAAGGCAGGGACAACTTTACAGGAAGCTTCAAAATGAAAAAATTTGTTATTTTGCCAATTGTAGTTGCTCTTGCAGGTTGTGAAACTTTTGTTACTAAAAAAGAGACTCCTGTCCCACAAGTTACTGAAAGAGTAGTTGAAAAAGTAATCTACAAACATCCATCCAACGTAACCATAGATAGTTCTCCAGAATGGATGCACAAGTTGCCTAAGACTCCAGGTATTTTATATTCTAGTGCAAGTGCTCGTAGTCAAGATTATTCTATGGCTGTGGAAAAAGCAAGAACACTTGCTCAATCTAAAATTGCAGAAACATTGGATTCTAAAATTGATAAACAAACTAAAATGTTCCAGGCAGACAAAAACGGCTCTTATGTAGGAAGTTATCAAAGTGCTACTAGAAAAAAAGTTGAGAACGTAAGTCTTACTGGTGTAGAGCTTGTAGATACAAAAGTCGTACTAGAAAGCACTAATGTTTATAGAGCATTTGTTCTTATGGCTATTAAATTAGATGAACAAAAAGTCGAAGTTAAAGAGCCCGTTAAAGAAGTTGATGCTGAAACAGAGGCTTTTAATGAATTAGACAAAAAACCAGTAAAAACACCTGAGATAAAACCTAAAGAAGTTTCTAAAAATGAAAAGGAAAATTCTAATGGAATTATAGTAACTCCAGTTGCAAGTTTAGATCGAAGTAGAATGATTACTAATTCTATTACAGATGAAAAAGTAAAGGCAAGAGTAGCCGAAGTATTAAAGGATCCAAATGCTGTAGTAATGAATACAACTATTCGTTGATTTATAATGAAAGTAATTCTAATACCTTTAGTAGTGATTTTAGCTGGCTGTGGTTCTGTTCCTAGACAAATTCACCAGCCGGCTAAACCGGCTTGTTATGGTACTAAAGATGTTACTATAGTAGATGGTAAGTCTGTAGCCAGTCAAACCATTATGCGATGTACAGACGATCCCATTGAAGCCATCCCTATTAAAAGAATGGGAGTAGCCCCAAAGTGCTTTGAACATCCCTATAAACAACAATTGCCCAATGGGCGTATTATTGAAGGAATTAACTATGCTTGCCAAAAGCGTGATGGTAGTTGGGAAGTTATTGACGGCCGCGGCATTAATCGCTAGCACACAGGCTAATGCACAGGTTACAATTCGTTTACCTGAGAGCATTTGGTCTATTAAAAATAGTGTAATCAGAATGTTGGATGGACTAAATGAAGATGATCGTAGAAAGCATCAACAGGCAATGTTTACCGCTCTTGGTAATTTGGACAATGGTGAGGTCATACGTTGGTATAGCGATGACAGTTACAATCACGGCATTATTGAAATTATTATGACTCAACGTCTAAGCGGTAGACTATGTCGTAGAGTATATAGTGAAATACGAACTACCAGTAGTCGTAACACAGAAGAACACTGGGCCTGTCTAGATGAAAGTACAAGGATGTGGAGCTTTTTCAAATAAATATTTGATATGGTTCTCGCATTTTTAACATTCTTTACAGGTATAGCTATTTCAACAATAGCTATATATTATTCGGTTCTAGGGCTGGCTAGCATATTCAGTGCCGCCGCCCTTAGTGTCATCATTATGGGCACTGTATTGGAAATTAGTAAATTGGTCACAGCATGGTGGCTTAAGGCTAATTGGTATCGAACTCCATGGAGTTTAAAAGGCTACCTTACTATAGCAGTCATTACCCTAATGCTCATAACTAGCATGGGTATTTTTGGCTATCTTAGTAAAGCACATAGTGACCAAAGCCTAGTCAGTGGTGACGTACAGGCCAAGATAAGCCTTATTGACGAAAAGATCAAAATAAGTAGAGAAAATATTGAATCTGCTAGAAATCAATTAAAACAATTGGATGCAGCAGTAGATCAAGTAATGAGCCGTAGTACCAATGAACAAGGTGCTGCTAGGTCAGATCAAATACGTCGTAGTCAGGCTAGAGATAGAGCAAGACTATTAAAAGAGATTGAAACTGAACAGGGCGTTATTCAAAAATTAAATGAACAAGCTGCTCCAATACGTGCCGAAGTTCGTGCTGTAGAAGCAGAAGTTGGCCCAATCAAATATATAGCAGCCTTAATCTATGGTGATAACCCTGACACTAATTTACTAGAAAAAGCAGTAGTCTGGGTAATTCTTACCATTGTATTTGTATTTGATCCTTTGGCAGTGTTATTATTACTAGCCAGTCAAATGAGTTTTCAATGGGCTTTCCAAGAACGTAAGGAAAAAGCCAGTTTATGGGATAAGGTCAAGGAAGAAATGCGTCCCAAGGGCAAGGATGAGCCCGCTCCTGAAGAACCTAAGTACGAAAAGGACGATGGGCCTTTACCTGAAGAAGTCATAGAACAAATTAAGGAAACTGCACCTAAGCCAGCAGAACCTAGTAAAATATTAAGTTATCTTGATAAACCTGGTGTATTTTTTAAATGGCGTCCAGCACCTAATGAAGAAACCGCACCCGCCAAAGAAGTTAAAATTGAAGAGCCCGTCGTCGAGCCAGCGCCAGTTGTGGAGATTAAAGTAGAAGAGCCTATAATCGTTCCCCCAGAACCAATTATAGAAGTTAAGACAGAGGAACCAATTGTTTTACAACCAGAAATAGTTCCAGTAGTAGAGCAACCTATTATTACTGTAGATACTACTGAAATTAAAATAGAAACAGAAAAACCATATTTGAGTCCTGTTCCAGTAGCTACTGCTCCAGAACCTAAGCCTGAGACTGATACCGATACGGAAAAAAAAAGAGTAGCTACTGATGATGAAGATCGTGTTATTTTAGTTGAAGATGATGAAACAAGATATATAAATGAACTAAAGCAACGTGAAAAAGATTTAATGAAAGCATGGAAAGACTCTAATCCAAATGATACTATCAAACAACAAATTAAACTTAAAAAAATGGGTTTAGTAGATAGATTACCTTGGCAAATAGATGAATTAGAAAGAATAAGAGCTAGAGATGAATCTGGGAAAAATTAACGTAATTACACCACCTGATAAGTTGTTTAATCAAAATCCTAGTATACTTTTGGTTAAACCAACAAACGAGGTAAAAGAAGCTTTTCAAAAATACATTTGTGAAATTATTGAAGAACTCAATGTATTTGTATTTGACGAAAATGAAATGGATTTAGATTGGTTATTAAGTGTACATAGCTATGCAGATGTTACTATAATTGATATAGACAATTGTGATGTAATTACTAGGAGTTTTGTTACATTTATGATAGCACAGACTGATTCTTACTATATCACTAAAGATGAGATAACTCCGTGGCATCTGATAAGTAAAAACAGAATCTATGATTTAGATAGCATACCATTTTTTAAGAGAGTAGATGATACACAAGAAGGTGAAGATGAATAATTTTAATGGTCGTAAAGTGGAATTAAGAGACGGTGAAGATATCAACCGTGCTCTACGCAAGTTTAAAAATAAAGTAGAAGATAGTGGTATTTTAGACGAATTACGTAAACGTGAATTTTTTGAAAAACCAACTACCGAACGCAAACGTCGTCATGGTGCTGCTGTTAATAGGTACAAAAAGAAATTAGAAAAAGAAAGATTACCAACAAAGCTTTACTAAATCTTAAATTAGTTGTATAATCACTATTATGACAAAACATCTGATGGTAGATTTAGAAACTTTAGCCACCACTCCTAATGCCACTATATTGAGCATTGGAGCGGCTACATTTGACCCCAATAGTTCCAAAGTCTACGATACTTTCTACTACAAAATTGAATTAGAAAGTTTTGAAGGATTGGATAGCTTTATTGATGATAATACTATTGAGTGGTGGAGTAAACAAGACCCTGCTGCTCAAGAGGAAGCATTCGATCCCAATGATAGAGTAGACGTTCGTTGGATGTTAGACGAATTCTACAAGTTCTGTATGGGCTCTAGTAAATTTTGGAGTCATGGTAGTACATTTGATATTATCATATTAGAACACTATTTTAGACAAGTCAATAAACCATATCCTTGGAAATTTTGGGAAGTAAGAGATACTCGCACACTATTTGATTTGGGTATGGATCCTGAAATGCCTCAGGCCAATAAGCATCATGCTCTTGAAGATGCTCTGAGGCAGGTCATTGGTGTTCAAACTATGTTTAAAAAGCTGGGTAGAAAATTTGATTGAAATAAATAATAATGGTGCTTAACTAAGACCATTTAATTCTTGCTTAATTTAAGGAGATACATATGAGTAAGGTAATCGGTATCGATCTCGGTACTACTAACAGTTGCGTCGCCATTATAGAAGGCGGCAATCCCAAAGTAATTGAAAACAGCGAAGGAGCACGTACTACTCCCAGTATAGTAGCCTATACAGATGAAGAAATTCTTGTAGGTGCCAGTGCTAAAAGACAAGCTGTTACTAATCCAAAGAATACAGTATACGCAGCCAAACGCTTAATTGGACGTAAGTTTAAAGAAGAGGCTGTACAAAAAGATTTAGATCTAATGCCCTATGAAATCATTGAAAACTCAAGTGGTGATGCTTGGGTTAAGGCACAGGGCAAGGAGTTAGCACCTCCTCAAATCAGCGCAGAAGTATTGCGTAAAATGAAAAAGACTGCTGAAGATTATTTAGGTTATGATGTTACCCAAGCTGTTATTACTGTTCCGGCCTATTTTAATGATAGTCAGCGTCAAGCTACTAAAGATGCTGGCCGTATTGCTGGCTTGGAAGTTCTTCGCATCATTAATGAACCGACTGCTGCCGCGTTGGCTTACGGCGTTGATAAGACGGATAAAAAAGATCGTAAGGTAGCAGTATATGACTTGGGCGGTGGCACTTTTGATATTAGCATTATTGAAATTGCTAACTTGGGTAATGACAAACAAATTGAAGTACTAAGCACTAATGGTGATACTTTCTTAGGTGGTGAAGACTTCGACCAACGTATTATGGATTACTTAGTTGATACTTTTAAGATGGATCAAGGTATTGACTTGACTAAAGATGTATTAGCTCTACAACGTCTTAAAGAGGCAGCGGAAAAGGCTAAAATTGAATTAAGTAGCAGCCAACAAACAGATATTAATCTACCATATGTTACTGCTGATGCTAGCGGGCCAAAACATATGAATCTAAAACTTACTCGTGCTAAATTAGAAGCATTGGTTGAAGATTTAATTGAACGTAGCATTGCTCCCTGTCGTACTGCTATGAAAGACGCAGGAGTTACACCAGCAGATATTGATGAAATTATTTTAGTTGGTGGTATGACACGTATGCCCAAGGTACAGGACGCTGTAGAAAAGTTATTTGGTAAAGCGCCACGTAAGGATGTTAACCCAGATGAAGCAGTGGCAGTGGGTGCTGCTGTACAAGGTGCTGTACTAAGCGGCGAACGCAATGACGTATTGTTATTAGATGTTACACCATTGAGTCTTGGTATTGAAACACTTGGTGGAGTAATGACCAAGATCATTCAAAAGAATACTACTATTCCCACAAAGGCTAGTCAAACATTTAGCACAGCAGATGACAATCAACCTGCTGTCACTATTAAGGTATTCCAAGGTGAACGTGAGTTTGTAAAGGATAATAAACTACTAGGCGAGTTTAACCTAGAAGGTATTATGCCACAGCCCAGAGGTATGCCTCAAATTGAAGTAACCTTTGATGTAGATGCTAATGGTATTATGAAAATTAGTGCCAAGGATAAGACTACAGGCAAAGAAAACAAGATCACTATTAAATCAGATGGTGGTTTAAGTAAGGATCAAATTGAAAAAATGATCCGTGAAGCTGAAGCCAACGCTGAGGAAGATCGCAAACAGCGTGAGATTGTTGATTTAAGGAATAGCGTAGACGGACAAGTCCATCAAATTCGTAAGGATTTGAAGGAAGTTGAGGATAAGATTAGCAGTGATGATAAAGATAAGATTGAAACTAGTATCACAGCACTATTAACTGAGATTGCTACAGGTACTAAGGAATCAATAACACAGAAGATGAGTGACCTAGCTGCTGCGGCACAGGTTATTTACACTGCTAAAAACGCACAGCCTCAACAACAGGATAAGGACATTACGGATGTAGATTTTACAGAAGTTAAAAACGCAGCCTAATGCCTTATAAATAGTCGTGTAGTGCTCAGGTGAGGCTACACGCATCTTGCTTAATAAAGGAGAAATTTTATGACACAATTAGCTAGAATGGATACAGCGGCTTTGAATAGAGCGCTGATTGGTTTTGATCGTATTTTTAACACTATGGAACGTAGTTGGGGGAACAGTATGGCCAATAACAACTATCCTCCCTATAACCTAGAACGCAAAGGTGATATCTACACTATTACCCTAGCAGTAGCAGGTTTTAGTAGAGATGAAATTGATGTAAGTATTGATCAGGACCAGTTAATCATTACTGGTGAAAAGAAGCCAGTAGAAACTGATGGAGAAATTGAATATCTTCACAGGGGCCTAGCATATCGTAGTTTTGATAGAACATTTGCTCTTTCAGAACATATGGAAGTTAAGAGTGCTGATCTTAAAAATGGATTACTTACTGTAGTAATCGAACGAATCGTTCCAGAAGCATTATTGCCAAGGAAGATTCAAGTCAACGTAGCTTGATCAACAGGGGGAGGAAACTCCCCCACTTATATGGAGTCAATAATGGCTGTAGATACAGAAGTAACCTCAGATGTAGTGCTAGATGAAAAAGTTAAAATTAGGGTGTCTGAGCCCAAACGATATCATGTAGTTTTCCTTAATGATAATCATACTCCTATGGAGTTTGTAATTAGTATATTAATTGAAATTTTTAAACATACTCCCGAAACAGCTAAAGATATTACGCTTCAAATTCACGAGTCTGGAAGTGGTATTGCAGGTACATATACTTATGAAATCGCAGAAGTCAAATCAAGTGAAACATTTAGCTTGGCTAGGGCTAACGGATTTCCCTTACAAGTGAAGATGGAGGAAGAATGAGTTTAAGAGAGATTACTAAGGATTTACATCACGAGGCGGAAACAACTAAATTTGCTAAACTATTACTAAGTGGTAAAATTAGTAAGGAAGATTACGCAAATTATCTATACCAATTATTGCCCATATACGGACCAATTGAATTTGGTAATCGTATGTTAGGACACTTTGCTAACATACAGGGTATTGAGCGTTTACCAGCAATATATCAAGATTTTATGGAATTAGCTGGGCCAGAGCACAAGTTTGTTTGGCTACCACAGACCCTAGCCTATCATGACTATTTGGTCCAGCTAACCAATGACCTAGAACGTAGACATTTACTTAAGGCACATTTGTATTGTCGTCATATGGGTGACCTAAATGGTGGCTTAATTATTAAGAAACAAGTAGCACACATTAGCAGTGGCAAGTTCTATGAGTTTACTAATCCTGATCAACTTAAAGTAGCAATCAGAGCCGAACTCACAGATGAGTTAGGTGATGAGGCTCGTGTGGCCTTTGAATGGGCCATTAAGATGATGAGGGATTTGTACAATGGAGAGTAAAGTTTGGGACGCTCTAATTAATGTACAACACCTATTAGAGCAAAGTTTTGAACGCACTGGTACTGAAGCATTTGAACCAGGTATGGATAGGTTTAATCAACCAGGATGGGTAAACCGTGTTTGGACCAGTGAAGCATATCGTAGGGCTCACGTAGATGTTGTAGATGCTAGAGAGAAAAAGGGATTGTGGATGATGCATTGTTGCGTATTTCCACATACACACAACCCTGCCCCAATCTTTGGATTTGATGTTATAGCCGGTAAGAATAAAATTACCGGCTGTTTTTATGATTATAGTCCTACAGGGGATGCTAATCATCCTATGTGTGAATGGTTTGCCAACGAAGTAAGTAAGATGGAATGGCGTAAGGAAAGAGCACTACCAGATTGGGCTACCCGTATATTCAGCAAGAGCATGGTGGCAGCAGGTAATGTACAGGACGAACACGAACTAGATCAAATCTTTGAAATGGCTCGCAAGGGTGTAGATCATTACTTAAGCACAGTAGGTGAAACTAATAACACTGTACTTAATACTAGCGAACAACAGAATTTTTACGCACAGAACCAAAAGATGAACCCACATACGCCTAAGGTAATGACCAGTTTGGGATTGAATGAGGAAGATGTACGTATATTCATACAGGAGTGTTTGTTTCCAGAGTTAAGGTAAATACTTAACTATGCGATATAAAGAATTTAGATTACTATTGGCTGAAATGGCAGCTGATGCTGTGGATAATTGGAAGGAGAAGATTGCGAGCCAAATCAAAATCCTTCCTTCTGATGATGCCACTATTAAAACCTTAAGAGAGATTGAGGATTTATTACGTGATGTAAATGCTGGTGGAAGAAAAGGCTTAATTGCAAAGGACCTACAAAGTATTAATGACCCTGCAGTCAATGCAGTACAAAAAGATCTGACAAGATATATTCTTAGCATAGATGGCACTCCTGAAGAACGTAATCAACTGTTTAGTTTATGGAAACAGGATAAAATTGTAAACAAAGACGCTTTATTTTCAGGTGAGTCTGTTTCCTTTGAAGAAGTTTTTAATACTTACGGATCTAACCCAATCACCACTGAGTTAGTGGATACTCTAATGAATGTAGCTACATTGGGACATGGTAAAGGCGAATTTGCCCTAAATGTTTTTAGTAAAACTATAAACAAACCTAATGATGGTAAGGGTGACCTTAAAGCAGAATGGAATGGTAGGATGTGGCAAGTTGAAGTAAAAACAGCCAGTATGACCACCACTGTAGATCCTGAAACTGGCAAGGAAAAATCCAGTAAAGCATCAGCTCGTTTTGGAGATCAGGAAGTTAGGCCAATTGAAGGTTGGGATCCTGCTGCTCGTGATTTAAATGACTTTGTACGAGGTACTGGACCTTATAAAAATAGAAAAGGTTTTAAACTTCAATTAACTAAATCAGGGCTAAGTCTTACACAGGCTATAGAGTTTCATCAAAATGTTACTGGTGAAATTCAAAGTACTTTTATGCAGAAATTAAAAAGTGTTGTTGAAAAAATATTTGGTAACGCTCAAACAGAAAGAAAAGAATATACTGCTAGATTAAAAAGAAATATAAAAGAAATTTTATTGACCATACAAGATGGAGATCTAGGGGCAGCTAAACAAGCCTATTCACAGGCCAGTTTTAACAACTATATGGCACTTAAACATGATGATGGTGTACTATTTGTCAACCTTTATGATAGGAATTTAATTTGGTATAATAGTGCAGAAGATCTAATAAGCCAAGGATTAAGATTCCATGCAGACAGTATCTATTTGACTGGGGTAAATGATCCTGGTAGAACCGCGTATCCACAAATCTATGTACAGCCGACAACATTCGGCGGTGAAGTTAGTGCCAAAGAATTAGGTAAGTTTGCTAAGAAGCCAAAAGATATACAGAGTGACGATTTTGTAGAAAAACTTATTCCTTGGGCTCAAAAGTTAGCTAAATTAAGGAATATCAATAATGAAAGGATTTTACATAAGATTATTGACACAACAATGAAACTTATTATTGTTGAAAAACTTCCTACAAAAGACATAATAGATGAATTAGAAAGACGTATTCCTCAACTTAAACCAAAATTAACAAAAGGTCAAAGCACTAGAATTCCTGGATCTGTAACTTCAAATCAACCTATAGCTCCACAACCAGTAGCTCCACAACCTATTACTACAACACAACCTCAAGGAGCAGTATAATGATTACAATGTTTGATGAAATAGTTAAAAATTTTATACTGCTATGGTTTTTTCCATTTTTAATAATGGGTATTAGTAGTGACTATACTAAACCCCTTTGCCGCCAAACAACTCTGAACTAAACACATTCTTATTACCATAGTCTATAACACAGGCTATTTTGTCATTATTCTGTAGTAAAGTCCAAGTATTATTTTCTTTACTAATCCATAGACTCATACGACTGTTGGTATTGTCATCTACGTCACCAACCCATACAGGATCTTCTTTTACCTTGCGTAGTTCACCAATTATTAATTTTGCATCGCCACAGTTAACAACTTTATTGACCGGCTTGATCTGTTGAGCAGATACCACTGCGGGTATCAAGAGTAGGGCCGCTAGTAGTATTTTCATTTGTGCTCCTTGTAGGCCCCATTTACAGTAAAAGGGTAGCGAGTCCTTTACTGAGGCTTGGGGTAAGCCACATAACCCTAACGGTCCTAGGGTATGTTAAGTGTATTTATCAGTACCCGGATAAAAGCGTGTAATACTAGCATATAAGTCTGGATTAGGTATGCAGCTATCTGTATAGTATAAATGAATTTTACGCTCAGGATTTCTGCTCTCGTAGGCACGTAATACTTTAGGGCTGTAAATGTGTAAAAATTTATACTCTAAATATATTAATCTATCTATAGCTTCCTCATCCACTACGGTAGTGTAATCCTGTAGACTAGTCACATTATGATTGCTGCTAAAATCTCTACTATAAGTATCCCCGTGTAGCCAAGTTATAGGTTCATCGGGTAGTGCTACATCACTGGCCTTATCTGCTAGTCTATGTACATTATATCCTCTGTCACGTAGTCTACCTTCAGTAATGGGTCCGATACAATATATTTTATAGTCGTGTAGGTCTTGATTACAGTATTCTACAGCATTAATATGAGTAATAAATATGTTTGTGGTTTGTATAGGACAAATTTCTACAGGCTCAGTGCGTAAGCAAGGTATCCAAATACTATAAGAATCGGCTAAATTGGGCCGATTAATCTGTGTGAATATCTGTAGAATCATGTATAATTATTTATGAAATATTTATTAGGATTAATTGCATTATTTGGATTCAGTCTATTGATCATACCAATGATCGGTATTATTTTTGGTGTGTTAAAAAAGATTGTAACAGGTTAGAACTAGTATAAGTAATTTTATGAAGAATTATACAGATATATTTTTAGATATCTACAATACAAATTATTGGCGTGATCAGGAAAGTCGTAGCGGTACAGGATCTAGCATAGTAAAAACACGTAAACTGGCCGATCAACTACCTGTACTTTTCAAACAATTTAATATTACCAGTGTATTGGATATACCATGCGGTGATTTTAATTGGATGAAGATTGTTGACCTTGCAGGTATAGATTATACTGGAGCCGATTTAGTCACTGAGATTATTAAGGACAATCGTATAAAATATCCAGAAAAAGAATTCATTGAATTAGACTTAATAGATAGTGAACTACCATATGCTGACCTAGTATTAATAAGGGATTGTTTAGTACATTTCCCCAATGATCTAGTATTCAAAAGCCTATACAATATATGTCTTAGCGATTGTAAATACGTATTGATGACCACATTCCCAGACCATGTAAATAATAATGATATAGAAATGGGAAAGTGGCGAGCATTGAATCTTGAGGCGGAGCCATTTAACTTGCCTAAGCCATTATTCATTATAAATGAGGGTTTAGTGGGCGACGCATACGATAAGAGTATGGCGTTGTGGACCGTTGAAGATATTAAGAATAGCCTAATAAACTAGCAGTTAATGACTAAAATCTAGCCATTTTACTTGCTTTTTTATCCTAGTTTGCTATATATTAAACACAGAGAGGCGTAACAGCCCACAGAAAGGAAAATAATATGACAGTAAGAATTACAGTGACAGATAAAGCAATAAATGAAACCTACCAAAATGTATCAGGAGTGATTGGTGGTGGCGGTGCTGGAACAGGTGCCGAGTTTGATGTTATTAAAACTAACGGGGCATATGCAGTTACATTGGATACTGCCAGTCAAGGCTCTGATTATGTAGCAGGTGATACTATTACTATCGCTGGTACAAATTTAGGTGGAGTAGCACCAGACAACAACTTAATCGTAACAGTTGGCACAGTTGGTTTGGGTGGCAAAATTGCTACCTTTGGTACTGTAGGTACTGGTCGTAAAGGTGATGGGGTTATTGACATCCTAGTTGATGTTGAAGGTGATGAATTAGACATTGACACATATACCTTTACTGGCGATAGCACAGACTACACACTGACTTATCTTGATGGTGACATTATTGCAACCAGCGATCTTGCCACTAATTTAACCTTTACCCTACATGATCATGAACGTGTAGCATTTGATGACAAACATCTAGCATTTGACACCGTTGATAGTGACTTGGGTAAAATTATTGCTCTAATGACCGCTGCTCTTGGAGATGGTGATGTTACACCAGAATATATTGGTGCTGGCATGTACTTAAGAGAGCAAATGGGATGGAGTATTGAAGACATCGCAGCCAAAATTCTAACCAGTGATGAATATTTAGAAGATGCTGGTGGATCAAGCAATGTTATATTTGCTAAACATGTTTGGCAAAATACATTTGAACGTGAAGGCACATATGATGAGATTGCCGCAGTAGTAGAGGTAATTGAAAAGTATGGATATAGCCAGGCTGATGTATTAATGGTTGCCGCTAATAGAGAAGAACTACTTGATCAAATCAACTTAGTAGGCCTCCAAACCACAGGTGTAGAATACGTACCATTTGGTGGTTAATTAGAAACTTTTTTAAAGGAAAATTTATGAAGAAAACTATTCTTGCAGTAGCGTTGATGGCCGTTGCCGGTGCAGCACAAGCACAGGTAACATTAGGTGGTAAAGTTGGTGCATATGTACAAAACGTAGAAGTTGGATCACGTTCAACTACTGCCGCAGCAACAGAGCCCACAAACAATCTTAACATTACAGCCAAAGAAAAGGTTGGTGCCTTAACTGCTACAGCAGTTGTAGAAACCAGCATTGGCGACAACACATTTGGTACACCAGGCACACGCCTAGGAGATCGTCAAATGACTGTTGGTGTAGCCAATAACTTTGCTGGTGTTAGCCTTGGTCGTGCCACACACGGCTTATTCAATACTATCGCAGACAGTGATGTATTCGGTGCAGTATATGGTTCACTAGTTGGTGATGTTCACAACCTACGTGGACTACGTGTCAGTGATGCCGTACATCTAACAGTTACCCCAGTTAAAGGTATTAACCTTGGGCTAACTCAAACACAAGGCCTAGCACAGGAAATCACTGTAGTTAGTGGCAGTGGTCGTGTTGGTCCCGTACAGGCAGCAGTAGCACGTTATGATGCAGGCAGTGAGGAAAGCACAGTATTGACAGCAGCCACTAAAGTTGCTGGATTTAGTGTGACCTACAGCCATAGTGATAACAAGGGTGCTTATGCACATAAAGGTGATCTAGTTGGTGTTGCACGTACCAGTGGTCCAGTAACATTAAAGGCCAGTTATGGTCGTACCAATCGTGATGTAGACGCATACGCTATTGGTGCAGACTATCATTTGAGCAAGCGTACTGACTTAGTAGTAGCATATCGTAATGTAGACAGCAAGGTAAATGCAGCAGATCAAAGCCAATTTGGTATTGGTCTAGTACATCGTTTCTAATCCGTTAGAAATGGTTAAAAAGGGACTTGACGGTCCCTTTTTTTATCTGTATAATACACACATTAACAACTGTAGAGGCTAATATGATCACTATTAAACAATTTATGGAAGTAAGTCAATATCGTATCACTGAAGGTAGTGATTTTGGTTGGCCTTGTTTTGGAGACAGAGCCTACTCGATCAGTGCCTGGAATGGAGAGACCGATGGTTGGAGTTTGAACATTACTTTTGATACCCTAACCCAAGAAGTCTATATGGTAGAAAGTTGTGACTATAAACGTGAGCGTGCCTATCGTTTAGTCAATCCCCACTACAAGGCCGCTTATTTTGATTATGCTCGTGAGCATAATTCACACTATATGAATCAGGCTTGGGACGGTATTGACTACACTGATTTGGAAGTAGAAGAAGATTGGTTGGAAAAGAGTCGTAAGATTGTGGCCAATGAGGACTATGACAATAAAGTTAGTGTACCATTAGAACTCAGTGATGAGGAAGTCTTCCAATTGATGAAGATGGCACACGAACGTGATGTCACCCTCAATCAATTGGTTGAAGACCTTCTTTGGTTGGCTATCAAAGACGCTGAACGTAAAGCGGTTTAGATTAACCACCAACCTCCTGCTCTATACACAACGGCTACACTTTGATGAGGAACACTAATTATATAATTATTTTTCCTATCAATAAGTGTACCAACTTGTGGTTGGATTGTAATTTTTCCACTGCCTTGTCCATATTCATCTTTAATGTAATACACTCTACCTGGATCCGCATTAGGTAGAGTGATTGTTACAGCACTGGCACTACTAACACCTATATATTCATCATCTGCTGTAGCGGTATAACTTGTGGTTGTACCATATACACTGATCAGATCAGCACCTGTGGCACTGACTACAATTTCACCAGAACTATCACTTAGGTCTATGCCAGGACCTGCTGTTAATCTTCTAACACCAGTATTGTTTATGGTAAAACTTGTAGTTGGCCCTGTGGTTACACTGCTGTTAATTTCAATACCATTGTCACCACTGCTAAGAGTAACACTAGTAACAACACGATCATCACTATCGTATACTTCTATACTTTCAACTTTATTAAAAATAACATCAGCATTAGGACTAACATCCTGTTCTAAGCTAACTATACCTTCATCTACATTAATAAAATTACCAACTTTAACTACGCCGTAGTCGGTTTTACTAGTGCCTTCGCTCAAATAACTCATCTTCGCTCCTTAAAAATTTAATTGGGTTGTGGGGTAGGTTCTGGAACTGGTGGTGTTTCCTCTGGTGGCGGAGGTGGGGGTTCACACACTGGAGTTGGTGGGGGTGGTGGGCTAATTGGATCACATTCATTTGACATTTTTATTTCCTTATTAAAAAAAGATTGGGTTGTACTGTTTTATTGTTCCATTAACAAATGCATCGGCAAATGCTAATGAATTAATTAGTGCCTTAGATTCAGCGGCATCTGCTGCTGTCATATCACTGGCCAGTGTAGCAGTACAATGCTCCAGCCAAGCAGTCCAAATATTGACAAACACAGGAGTTAGTACTTCACTGGTCCAATCTGAATTAAGACTACTTAAGGTGGTAACTAACCCACCTACTACATTAGGTGCCACTCTGTCTGTTATTACCTGTGGATCTACGTTATTCTCAATTAATGTTTTGGCCTGAACTAGCCCTTCAAACATTCCTAGTAGGTACCGGCAAACATTTTCTGCTGCCATTTTTCCATAGGCTGATTTAACTGGATCATAAAAATCCTGTATGCTTCTTGTAATTTTCCAATATAACTCACTGGTATCACTGCTAGTACCGGTTAGGCTAGTATAATCCTCTATCCAGTCACACCAGTTATACCAAAAATTGTTTACATTATTTCTAAAAGTTATTGTACTGATCATAATTCATCCTTTATCTTCTATACCTACATAGTAGGTCACTGTAATCACATGGATTTACTTTGTATAGTTCGTCCAAGTATTTGTCTCTATAATAATCCCTATCTCTGTAGGCATCATACAGCATCCAATCATAATAGGGCCTATAATACGGCCTATAATAATAGTCTCTATGATACGGTCTACGGTAATCTCTATAATACATATTCGCTCCTAAACAATCCACCAATTTCCACCACGGTAGATTAAATTCACTGATTGGTAAGGTACTTCAATAACATAACTATCCTCTCCATCTATCTTACAGGCTGTGCTGTCTTGACAGGGAATGATTGTTATCTTACGATTACCTAAAGGTGGTCCCATTTCTGCTTTTACAATAATTTCGAGACAATCTCTAACATCACAGGGAAGTTCAATAACAGTCGGTCCATCACTATTAACGCCAATATAGTAATCAGTACTGTCAGCACTGTAGTCTTCTGATACCAAAATTGCCTTGCACTCACAAGTACATTTTCCAGGCGGGCCAATAGGTCCGACAGGGCCATCGAGTCCTTGAAGGCCTTGGCTTCCAGGCGTGCCACTCTCTCCTCCAGGTCCTTGTATACCTTGGATACCCTGGGCGCCCTGTGCTCCATCGGTGCCTTGAAGTCCTTGGATTCCTTGAATACCTTGTGCATCTCCTCCAATACCTTGAAGTCCTTGGGTACCTTGGATTCCTTGGACGCATTGTGTTCCATTATTCGCTCCTTGATTTATTATTACAGTATCATTACCTGGACCAGTATCAATACCTCCTGCTATAGCATATTGAGCCTGCTGTAACAGGTCGTCAGATATTTTTTCACCATAGTGTAATTTGAGTAATGCTTGATTTAATTCTATAAGTTTTCTGTGATGCGTATCCATAATGACTCCATAAAAGTGGGCCATAACGGCCCACCCCAACTACAGACAATAAGGAACAGATAAGGTAAGATTATCTTACATTATTGCTGGTCGATGTCTGTCCTACTCCTGCCATAGTACCGAAGTTAACCATACCTTGGCGAGTTTCCTGTAGTTGACTTTGGAAAGCCTGTAACTGGCTATTCAATGCAGCCCATTGACCTTGATCAGCCCCATGACTCCAATATCTACGACCAAAACGCTCTTCTGATAATAGAGTATTACGCTCAATTAGCATACGATTTAAATCTTGCTCTTTCAAACTGTTTACAAGAGCACGAGTCTTTTCACCATCAGAATCAATCTTATCGCTGAGATAAGTGCTCTGCTTGGCCAATTCAACCTGTGTCTTTAGTGCGTTGATTTCAGCATCTTTTGATGCACCCATGAATCCAGCAACCATGGCCTGTTGTGCTGAAATAATCTGAGCACGAATGTCTTGTGTGTCACGACCGACATCAAAGAAGCGATCACCGGTTTTAGAATCTAACGCATTGACACGGTCAGTGATACGATCGGTACCACTACCTGTGCTGTCAAGTAATTCATGACGAGCATCCTTTATAGCGTCGAGCACATCGCTGCTTTGCTTCATTTGCTCTAGGCGAATATCGCTTAGTGCCGCTGTGGTAGTTTCTGGATAGTTGTTTACAAACCCAGTCGCTGTACCTGTAAAAATATCTGCCATATTTTATCTCCTATATATGGGAGGGCTCATGCCCTCTCATATGTACTTAAAGAGTTAAGATGGCTAAAAAGGTATACTAAGATACTGAATATACTTCTTTACTTACGATTGAACACTGCCAATTGTGTTCTACTACGCACTCCATATTTTTTGAAAATATGTCCCACGTGTAATTTTACAGTACTTTCACTGATAGCCAATATGCGAGCAATGTGTTTATTGCTGGCACCTTTGCTACAGATAAGATCCATGATCTGTTTTTGTCTTGGAGTCATTGCGATCTCCGACGATATAGGTTTAACTACAACTTTAGGTTTTTTAAGTAGGTTCACCACTAACCTACCAGGACCGGATTTACCAGCCAATAATTGCCTACAATCTTCTAAAGCGTTTTCATAACTTATACCATCACCTACTCTGGCCAACACACCATAGATAGAAGGTATTTTTATTACTTCCTTGATGAGACAGGGATCTGTTGTTGATTGAACTAAAACAACAATTTTAGTTGATCGTTGTTTTGGTTTACTACTTGGTGTTTGTTTATGTACTGTACATTTGAGTAGGGTGTTTAATGTCTGTATTAATTCAAATACATCACTATGCCCTACACTATAAAAACCTTCTATATCAATGAATACATAGTCAGTATTATAGAAAGGATTACTAAGTAAAGGAAATAAATCTTCGATACCATTATAAACTTCGACTTCTCCGTTAAGATCTCTTTTAATAGCAGATCCTAATGTTTCAAAATCTTCTGGATTAAAATATTTCATCACATAGGTAAACTGTGTTTTATCACTCACTTCTATTTCCTTGGTTGTACTAATACTTAACAATATATCTACACCAATTGACACGTAAACCGTATTATCTATGCGTCAGTATAGATATATTAAAAAAGTTAAACATCGTAGCACTATTGTAGTGCAGTCTACCGCACATAAGCAACTACATTGGTTATACGCAGACAATTTTGTCAGCCAAAGAGTAATATAAATTCTTGACATGTAAAGCAAGATTTACTATAATTGTGTCAAGAAAATTGTTAAACAATTGTAAACAGTTTATCAAAAATTGTGTAGTAATATTGCAACACTTGACAACATATAGGACTTATACTATAATACGAACATGGAAGATCCAGTAGAACTATATTGTACATATGATGAAGATGACCAAATTTGGTTAGTTTGGTTTCCTCATCCTTTGGGTGGTATGAACGTTTTGGAAAGTTTTGAAAACGAAAAGGATGCTCGTGCATTTTGGCAAGAGCAAATTGATAACGCTGATTTTGGAGATGAAGAATGAGTTATGTTAAAAGTCCTGTAGAACTTGGTCTTAAAACGGACTGCCAAGGAATTTACATAGATACTACTGCACCCCGAATTGAGGCTATGCTATCTACTGGCTTTTTAGAATTTGGTGTAGGGCAGACACGCGAAGATGCTGAACATAGCACTATTGCAAGTCGAATGGAAGGACATACAAGTTCCAAAAATCTAAAATGGCAACATTACTTGTTAGACTCTATCCCTACACCAGGATATAGCGATTACAGCCTGCATAAAGAAATCCGCCAAACCTTTGCGGCTCAACTACAGGACCCAAACACAGGCAAAAAGAATGAGGTGTTTCGTATTGCTGTAGAAGAAATGCTCGTCAAACAGTTTCTAAAATCCAAAGATTTTGAGCCCATTCGTGTTTGGCTTAATGAGAAAATCCGCAGATGTGCTGCAAAACTCAACCCTAATCATGTAAAGCAGGCTGCAAATTTGCGAGAAGTTCAGATTCTAGTTATTAAAAAAGTTTTGTCTGCTCTTCGCCAAAATGGTATCGTAACTAATTTTGTATGCGAACTTGCGGCACGAATTGGTAAAACTATCTTGTTCCTGTCCCTTGCAAAAACCATGCGAGAAGAGTTTGGGCACGAGTCGATGTTTATTATGGCCTACGGCGTTGGGCTCAGTGTTAAGACTTCTTACAAAGATGAAATCGGCAAGTATATTGATTTTGCTTGCATGACGTTTATTGATGCCGCCGATTCGGACGCAGAACAACAATATCAACAGGCTATCGCAGATGGTAAGATGCCCGTTGTGTTTGTTAGTCTGAATCCGGAAGCAGAAGAAAAATACGAATGGATCAACAAACTTACTGGCACACATATTGCCTTGCTAGAAGAAACAGACTTTGGCACTCACACTGACAGTCAAGTCGAAAAGGTTGAATACATTCTAGCAAACAAGACTGTAACGCGAATCAACGCCAGCGGAACTAACATCGGTCGACTAGCCAAGGCGTTTGGCAAGAATGCCATCGATGAAATTATTAGTGTTCCTTACTGCATGGTAGAACAGGATAAAAGTATTCCTAATGTAGTAGTGCGTAGATTCTACAATATGTTGTTCAGCGGCCGCATCAACAAACTGCTGGAAGATTTTGATAAGGATCTGTTGCCTAACATCACAAAGATTCTAGCAAAGCCATTGAGCCAGCAGAAATTTATATCTGCACTATTCCAGGACATCTTTGGATACCAGCCAATTTATGGATTTAACATAAGTGACTGTGCCGGCGAAGAGATTCAAAATTCTATGCTGTTTGTTAATATTCCCAAACTGGCAATGGACCAACTTGCCGAAGTCATTGAAAAGGCCTGCCCCGAGCATAAGGTAAAAGTATTACACGGCGATCACACCAACAACAAAGATTCTGAAGGCGATACCAAAGAAGAACTGGTCCGCTTGCAAAACGGATACTATGAAGGCCGCAACAAACTGTTGGTGATCACCAACATGATGGGCACTCGCAGTTACAGTATTCCTGAGATCCAGGCCTGCTTGTTTATGCAAGAAGGTGGCGATGTCTATCCTTACATGCAAAAATACAGTCGTTGCCTTACACCCGGCTATGGCAAAAAGTTTGGTCACATCTTTGACTTTGCCTTTGACCAAAGTAAGACTCGCAATACTGTGATGAGCGTAGCAGTAGAAGCGGCTCTGTTGATTCGACAAAAAGGAAAAACCTATCCTGACGCTGTTCGAGAAGTGTTGAATAGTGTCAACATCAAGGACATGGTTTCTGGTCAATGGATTGATGCTGACGAAGTTATTAAGCAGTTCGAAGACAACAATAAACTGTTGGAGATTGCCAATGCTCATACTCGCATTACTCTAGAGGATTTGACTTCTGAAGAGATCGAAGCCTTTGGCGAATTGGCCAAACGATCATCTGGAAGTAAGGCAGAGAAATCTAAAATTGACAAAGTCGTTGCCACTGGCAAGACTTTTGATTCAGGTCATACAGCATCGGGCCGACCAAAAAAAAATCCTCTTAAGGTGATCGTAGAAAAAGCCATCCGTATGATCAACGGAAGTGCCACAACTGTGTTGGCCCTGAGCAATTATCAAGGTGAAAGTTTCCTTGAGTGTGTAGATATCATCGATGTCAATGCAGAAATGAGCCGAGAGTTTGCAGAACTTTACGGAGTGTATCCCGGCACCATCAAGCGTCTTGCTAGTCGTCTAGAGATTTCCACGCTAGACATGATTGTGCGGATGAGTAAATATAATAATAAACAAAAGCACATTGAGAATAATGCCCTGGCCATTCTCAAAGATGATCTTAAACTTTGGTTTGATATTTTTGGTAACAGAGAACTAAAGCGTTTTATCAAAAGTAAGCATTGCCGTCAGATCCTTGTAGTAGCAGGTGGTCACGGATCGGAGATTGATGTGCTTGTGGACATGTTTGGCGTTGCTATTGTAGACAAGATTGTGTATAATGACAAATACAGTTTTCTCTGCAACCAGATTAAACGCAAGTATCCTGGCATCACAGTAATGCAAGGCGACTTTACAGAATTGGAGTTTGATATGAAATTTGATGTTATTGTAGGTAATCCTCCTTATCAAGGTAACAATGATAAGGGAACAAAACAACCCAAGAGTCATAATTTGTGGAGTAAGTTTGTTGACAAAGGATCTGAACTACTCAACACAGATGGGTATATTGCATTTGTTACCCCTGACAGTTGGATGAGCCCAAACAGTCAAGTCCTCAAAATGTTTAAAGATAACTCTCTGATTTGGGTTGATACTGAAGTTGGAAAATATTTTACGGTTGGTAGTAGTTTTACAGCATGGATCATGCAAAAAAATAAGAATACCTCAACGGCATTGATTGACGGACTAGAAGTTGACCTTGCTAGACTTCAATATCTTCCGAGAAATTTTTCTAAAACATTTCCTATACATGATAAAGTAATTAACTCGACTCACCCCAAGTTAGATATTCTTTGCGATACATCGTGCCATAGCGACCATAAGCATAAGAATTTTTCTGACACTAAAGACACGACTTACAAGTATGAAACATTCCATACCAATGCTCAAACAAAATTTTGTAAAAAACAATCAAAAGACTTTTTAAAGTCTAAGATTATTTGGACTACAAGTGGTTATTTTAAACCTTTCTATAGTGAAGGCAATCTGGGAACCTCAGAAGTATGCCAATATATTTTAACAAACTCAGCAGAATCACAACATATCCTAAGTTATCTTAATAGCAAACTTTACAAATTTGTCGTAAACACAGGTAAATGGAGCGGTTTCCTTAATGGAAAAGTGTTGTCATCATTGCCTAAACTCGCTAGTAAGGTTTGGACTGACGCAGAACTATATGCTCACTTCGGCCTTACTCAAGATGAAATCGATTATGTTGAAGCCAATGTTAAATGACATAATCAATCACATCCGCGACCGTGATTACATGAGTGGTGTAGAGCGAGAACAGGCAAGGGTAAAGGCAACGGGAGAAGTCTTTACCCCGACTCCTCTTGTTCAAGAAATACTAACACAATTACCCGAAGAAGTGTTTACTGATACTACCAAAACTTTCCTGGACCCTACTTGCGGTGATGGACAGTTCCTTGGCGAAGTCTTAATCCGCAAGATGGAGAATGGTTCAACCTTTGAACAGGCGTTATCTACAGTTTACGGAGTTGATCTCATGCAGGACAATGTAGACTTATGTAGAGAAAGATTACTCTGTGGTAGGGAAGATCTTAGACATATTGTAGAGAAGAACATAGTATGTGCTGATGCTCTACGTTATCACTATAGGTTCGATGGTAGTCATCCATATGACGATGAAATTAAAGAAATGAAAAAACAAGAAGTCTGGAATAACCTTTTTGAATATATGGAAAAAGATGAAAAAATGTCCTTTATGTCATAGTAGTAACACAGCTATACATAAAACGTATAGCCGTGATTTTATACATAATGCTTATAAAACAGATCCCTTGTTTGATAATACACCAGTTGATGTCACAGAAGATATTACCTCTGATATAGAATTATACAGATGTATGGATTGTGATCTTAGGTTTTATAAACCACCTGTTATGGGTGGTTCAAACTTCTATAGTCAACTACAGGCATTTCCTTGGTACTATCAATTGGTCAAACCAGAATTTGACTTTGCCAAAAGATACATCATATCAGATGACAATATACTGGAGATTGGCTGCGGAGAGGGTTACTTTGGTAAAATGGTTGAAGCCGATTATACTGGGCTAGATCCTTACAGCCAAAACCCGAAAGTAATAAAACAAAGCATACAAGAACATCAAGGCCTATATGACGTAATATGTGGATTCCAAGTATTAGAACATGTAGATGACACACGATCTTTTATATCCAATGCTCTACGCTGTTTAAAAGTTAATGGTATACTCATACTCAGTGTGCCAAACGAAGACGGTTTTTTAGGCAATATAGAAGGTTGGGCACTAAACTATCCTCCACATCATGTTACACGATTTACCAAACAATGTTTGACTAATATTGCCAACTTGTTTGACCTAAGACAAGTGGAAATATACGAAGAACCCCTAGCAGATTTTCATCGTAGTTTACTTGATGAGAATAGATATGATATCAAAGATCATAATATAAACTTTGATATTGGGCATACTGTAATTGCTGTTTATAAAAAAATTTAATAAGCCTTATTAAAAAATACCATAAAAAATCTATTAAAATCGCTTGATTAATAGATTAAATAAATGTACAATAAAACACGTCATACACACAAGGAGAAAACAATGACTAAACTAGTAGGTAGTAAAACAGAACAGCATCTTAAGGATGCGTTTACAGGTGAAAGTAAAGCAAATCGTAGATACTTGTATTTCGCAAACATGGCAGACATTGCAGGTGCACCAGATGTAGCATCAATCTTCCGTCATACAGCAGAAGGTGAAACTGGTCATGCACACGGTCATATGGAATATTTGATCAATGGTGGAAGCGGTGATCCAGAAACTGGTATGAGCGCTAAAACAGTTGTTGAAGCACTTGAATCAGCCATTGCTGGTGAAACACATGAGTACACAGATATGTACCCAGGTATGGCACGTGATGCTCGTGATGAAGGTTTTGACGAGATTGCTGATTGGTTTGAAACATTGGCCAAGGCAGAACGTAGCCACGCTGGTAAGTTCAAGAAAACTCTTGACGCATTTAAAGCAGAGCAATAATAGGATTAGATATGTTAACTCAAGACGATTTAATGACATTGGAAGATTATAGTAAGGTTCGTGATGACTTTAGACGCAGTGCTATAGATCATCGTCGCCTACGTCAAGTATCAATTGGACCAAATTGTACTTTGGCTTTTGAAGATAGAGATACTGTAAAGTACCAAGTTCAGGAAATGTTGTTCATTGAGCGTACATTTACAACTAATGGTATCAAGGATGAACTAGATGCTTATAATCCTTTAATACCAAACGGTATGAATCTTATTGCCACTATGACTTTGGAATACGGGGATCCTGATCTACGTAAAGTGAAATTGGAACAACTTAAAAATATTGAAGATACAGTATTTTTAAGAATCCAAGGACATCAGCGTATATATGCAATTGCAGATGAAGATCTCGAACGTAGCACAGATTCCAAAACGAGTGCGGTTCATTTTCTTAGGTTTGAACTTAAACCTGGTGAAATCATAGATTTTAAGGATTCCGCCAATAAAGTATACCTAGGGATTGGGCATGATCTTTATCCTTATGAAATTCAACTTAAAGATGAAGTTAGAAACGAATTAGTTAAAGACTTTGCTTAAATAATGAATGCAAATATTGGCTTGGCAGGATTGGTTAGAAGGTCATATACCTTACTACGAAGCAGAAAGGTTTAAGAATCTTTATGCTAACAATCCTCCAGCCGATATTCTAGTAATTAAGACACACGAATATTTCAACGCAGACTTCCTACACAAAACAGATTGGTGGGAAGAAATGAATAACAAAGTACATAGAGCCAACGGTAAGGTGGAAGCATTCTTCCTACAACGAGACACAAGGCAAGAATGGTATTTTGGTTTTTGGAAAAAAGGTGAGGCTCTGTTCTGGATGCTCAAACATAGTTGACAGGTCAATGAAATCACCATATAATAGCATATGAATTAAGCAATTGTATAAATACAAGATGTAGTAGAAAAACAACACCAAAAGTTGTTGACAACTTGTACTAGCAAGTGTATAATGTGAAGCATAGTAAGTAACAAAGGAAATAAAGTTTAAATGAAATCCCAGTATTATTTTAGTTTTAGTCAACGCCATGAGTCAGGCTCAATGCCAGCCTATTGGTCAATGATTAAGGCTAATGATACAGATTGTCGGGGGTCCCGGTAGGATAGTAGTATATCCAACTTAAGGACCCCAGGACTAAACACCTTGGGGTTTTTTTTAGATGTTGTAAAAGAGTAACAAAGCAATAGTTGACAATATGCTGGAGACTGTATATAATACAGTTTAAGATAGCAAAGTGTGTATAGGGAACGCGGTCCTGCCATGCACTTAAAACATGTGGCAAACGAGGGCGTACTACCGGATGATAAGTCCTAGGCGGTAACTAGGATGTGTAAAAAGGTAGTAGTAATAAAGCAGATTGCCGAACAGACAAATGGCGGCGAGCCGATGAGTAGTCTGCTTTATTACACACACTCGTCCACACTTACCTAGTAAGATGGGGCAGAAAGATAAACTGCTAGAGTGTGTTAAAATTTTTTTAAGATAAATTATCTGTTATTAAAATAAATAGATTATGCTTTTTACTTATTTGGATCAATTACCTAATATACCCTCCAATCTTCTTGTAGATTGTTATTACACAGATAAAGTAGGATTTAAAGATGGAGTTTACTCAAGATATAACATTTCAGAACAACTTATAGATTGGCTAGTAAAACATGTTAGCCCTATAAAAGACAGAATGGGCTGTCAAGTTATGGAAGCTAATGTTGCTCCTCACTGCGATTTCAGACGTTGGGGATTAAACTATATTATTTCTAGAGGAGGAAACGTCGTAACACGGCTGCATCGTATCAAGAATAGAGATATTTATATTGGTCCTAGATACAGCCATCCGACAATAGATGATTTAGAAACGATAATGAAATTAGAAATAGAACCTTTCAGATGGCATATATTAAATACGCATGTTTTGCATAGTGTAGCAAATGTAACATCTGTTAGAAAGGCAATAACAATTGGATTAATGGACGAAGACCCATTCATAAATGTGAACATTTAGTGGGATGTTCTCTTCGGAGTATTTATAAACACATACGGAGAGCGAGCAGAACAGGTTACTGCATCGGACTGTAAATCCGACGCCTCAGGCATACGGGGTTCGAGTCCCTGGCTCTCCACCAAACAAAGCACCCATCGTCTATCGGTTAGGACGCTAGCCTTTCAAGCTGGAAAGACGGGTTCGACTCCCGTTGGGTGTACCAAGAATTATGGCCTTTGGGTAAGTCATAGATTTTGCCAAGGGTTTTTTATTTTGCGGGTATAACTCAAAGGTAGAGTAACTGGCTTTTAACCAGTAAGTTCTCGGTTCGAGCCCGAGTGCCCGTACCAAATGTTAGGATGGCGGAGAGGCCCAACGCAACAGTCTGCAAAACTGTCAACCCGTCGGTTCGAATCCGACTCCTAACTCCACCAACGCTCTGTTATTTCAAAGGCTAGAATTCCGGTTTTGTAATCCGGCGATGAGGGTTCAAGTCCTTCACAGAGCACCAAAACAATGTCTCTGTAGTGTAACGGTAGCACGTGAATCTCCAAAATTCTTAGTCGCGGTTCGAATCCGTGCAGGGACGCCAAATATGGTTCCATAGTATATCGGTGAGTATAGCGGCTTGTCACGCCGCAGGGACGGGTTCGATTCCCGTTGGGACCGCCAATCAGTTGGGGTATAGTCTAATTGGTAAAACACCGGGTTTTGATCCCGCATTTCTCCGTTCGAGTCGGAGTACCCCTGCCATATTTGAGCATATTGCCGAACAGACAAATGGCGGCTAGCCGATGAGTAGTATGCTCAAATATGGTAGCAATACCAGAACACGTGGCCATCAGCGTGTATAAAGGCGGCGAGTCTTAAACGAAGTCGGTGACGGGATAGGTAGAACAGTTACTCCGAAAGTGTAACGCCGGATTTTGTAACCGGCAACCATATTGAAGCACATTGTGTAACGCCTGACGGTAAGAACGGACTCGGAAGAGGTAAAGGTTCAATCAGTGTGTTTCAATATGGTAAACCTAACTAAATATGATTATGAAAATTACAGACATTATCAGTGAGGATCTTCCAGTTACACAAGGCCCAACTCAAAAGCAACGAATGGCAGCAATATCCAAGACACAACCTGAATTAGGTAGTGGACATTTTGGTAAAGTTTATGATCAACCAGAAGGCGAATTGGGTATTGGCACAGCAAAGAAAGTATCTAGATTTGATCAAAATAAGCCTAAATTAGACGGTTATTACGCATACATTAATAAGTTGATGTCATTAAAGGATCAAACCGATAATCCTTATCTACCTCAGGTCTACAATGCCAATATAGTAAAGCCTAAAAGAGGTGCTCCATATTTTGAATTAGACATAGAAAAGTTAAGTAACTGGCGAGACCTCGACTCAGATGAATTGATTATGGTTTTTAGTAAAATATTGAATGTTGATTTTAATAGTCTCCAAGATCAATATCCCTATACAGTAGGGAGACCAGGTATTATTATAATGTCAGAATTAGTTTATCTTATAACTCAAACTTTACTTGATCCTAAATATAAAGATAAGAAAGGCAATAGTATAAAAGATCCGCAATTGATAGAAGCAATCAATATCATACGATATCTTTATAAAAGTGGTTATAAAAGAGATCTAAATGGTGGTAATTTTATGTTTCGTAGAACAAAATATGGACCACAACTTGTAATAACGGATCCGTTATCATTTGGTAATCAAGCACAAATTGATCAGGTAGAACAAGGAAAGATTCGTGTTAACACAATGGGTGTAACAGTTCCAAGTGATTCTGATAATAAATTAGATGAAGATGTTCAACAAACTGGTATGGATCAAAAACAAGGGTTAAAGTGGGAACAAGAATTGATGAGATCTTGGGCTCCAAAAGCCGCAGCCTATATGGCCAAGGTTGTTAAGAATTCCTTTAACAGTTTATATCCCAATGTGCCAATTCGTATAAGGCGAGAGGATATAATGATAATGGCCACAACTGATCCTAAAACTCGTTTTAGTGAACTTGATCCTGATGTTTTTAATATGCGTGACAATCCAAATTGGGAATGTAGTTTTGTAGTTACTCCACTATTCCATATGGAGGATCAGACTCCATATCTTGAACTTATGGTGGACAATGCATCAAGCGGCCAATATAAAGGTGTATGGAAATTAATTGCTAGAGAATGGGCTAGGTTTGCCAACAGCCAGTTACAAAAAACTAATGCTAAGGCGGCAGTTTTTTCAGTAGATGAAGATCATAATGATGCTTGGGCTGCAATAGCCGCTCAAGCAGGTCTTAAGTTTATATCACATAATTAACAGCAATGTAGCATAGTGGCTAATGCAGCACCTTCATACGGTGCCTATCGTCAGTTCGAGTCTGACCATTGCTACCAAATAAGGAAGTGTGGCAGAGCCTGGTTTAATGCACCTGTCTTGAAAACAGACGACTGGTAACGGTCCGTGAGTTCGAATCTCACCGCTTCCACCATAGACAAGATATAAGTAGTGTAGTGCAGGATTAATTCAGGGGTAGAATGTCTCGTTGCCAACGAGAATGTCATCGGTTCGAATCCGATATCCTGCTCCAAGTTGTAGCCCTGGTGGTGAAATGGTAGACACGCTTGCCTTAGGAGCAAGTGCCGTAAGGTGTGGGGGTTCGAGTCCCTCTCAGGGCACCAGTAGTATTAGGAAGGATGGCTGAGAGGCTTAAGGCAGCAGATTGCTAATCTGTCGAGTGGGGTAACCTGCTCCGAGGGTTCGAATCCCTCTCCTTCCACCAAGTATATTCCGGTCGAGCAAGCTAGGTGTAGGCGGTGGACTGTTAATCCATGAAGCGGGGTTCGAATCCCTGGACCGGAGCCAAACAATGGGCTGGTAGTGATAATGGTAGCACAGGGGCTTTGCAAGCCTTTAGTCGGAGTTCGATCCTCCGCCGGTCCACCATACAATCGCGGGGTAGAGAAGAGGAAACTCACTAGGCTCATAACCTAGAGATCGGCGGTTCGAATCCGTCCTCCGCATCCAATATGCCTCTTTAGCTCAGTGGTAGAGCACCATCTTGATAAGGTGGGGGTCCTTGGATCGTTCCCAAGAAGAGGCACCAAATTTCTAGTATAAATAATGTACTAGGAGCAATATTATGCAAATTACTCATCAAGAACTTGAAAAAGCTATAATAAGAAGTCAACATTGTCAGCGTAATTGGGACATTTCTAAAAATATTCCGCAAGAGGATTTAGAACTTATAATACATGCTGTATCTAATTGCCCCAGTAAACAAAATCATGCTTTTTATAAGGTTTATGCTGTAGTAAATAGAAATATTATTGAATCTATACATGCAACTACTGAAGGATTTTTGTTACCTAATGGAGAGTGGACAACTAACAGTCAAACTTTAGCTAATCTTTTACTTGTGTTTGAGGCTATAGAAACCAGTGATAGACATAAAATAAAAAACCATATTTATGAAAATGGTTCCAAAGCTACTTCAACTAGAGATAGCGACATGGCCATAGGTATAGCGGCAGGTTATGCTAATTTAATCAGTAATATTTTAGGTTATAAAACTGGTTGTTGTGCCTGTTTTGATGGAACACAGATACAACAAATTTTAGGAATGACAAACGGTCCTAGTTTATTAATGGGAATTGGATTTGGTGATCCTGATAGAAGCAGAAGACTGCATCATGTAACTAATCAACTGTTTCCTACTAAAACTAAAGAAAAAATTAGTGTAGAGATTATTTAGACTCCTTATTAATAGGTTCTTTAATTGTTGATTCAACAGACTGCTCACTGAGTTCTTGTGCTGCTCTAATCTTGTTTAGTATTTGAATAGGTGTTTCCTCCACTATGAGATGTTCACCGTAACCAAATTCAATACGAGTGAATCCCATAGGAGTAAGCTCCATAGTAATAATATCCGTATGTCTTACTAGAACAGATCCTACACCAAGTTTTGAGAGGCAGATAAATTCTATATCCAAGAATTATTCTTCCTCTTGTTCATAACTACCTTCACCCTTTACACTGCCCCATCCACTTTTAGCACGTATGGCAAATGCTAGTTCACGCATACGACCATATTCTGTTGATCCTTTTTTATGTGGGCCACTGGCTTTTAGAGAATTGTAACTTTTTTGTAGTTCCTGTTTACTCTTGCCCTTATATTTGCCACGTTCGCTGGGTGCGACTGTAGTAGGCGTGCCCCATTTTTCAACAATGTTTATATAATCTCTTAGTAGGTCTTGTGCTCTCATAGTAAGTCCTTTTGTATACTTACTAGATAAGTTTCGATCAAAACCTATACTTTTGTACAACTAACTTTCTTGCTGATATAGATCAGGGGTAGATCGCCATCTTGGTAAGATGGAAGTCATAGGTTCAAATCCTATTATCAGCACCAGTTAATGGTGACCTTAGTGTAGTGGCCTGCACCTCTCGTCGTGACCGAGACAGTATGAGTTCGATCCTCATAGGTTACCCCAAATATGCCGCTTTAGCTGATGTGGTCATAGCACCGGTCTGAAGAACCGAGGAACGTGGTTCGATCCCACGAGGCGGCACCAAAAATTAGTTATTAAAATTTAATTATTTTTTGTCTTGATAAGAATTCATCTGATGTTATTTTAAGAAATCTCAAACTTATAAACTTTGTAAAATCTTTTGTTTGATTAGTTACATTATGCCAATAATTTATTTTAACAATTAAGGGTTGACTTATTTGACAACTTGCTATTTGAATAGCATTTTCCTGATTTAGCCTAGGACTGGCAGCAAAATTATCACTGGTGTTATAAAATTCAACATCTTTTTTATTTTGCGTGTACCAATGCATTGTTGCAAAATTCTCCGTTAAAGGAAGATTAAGTGCCCAATCACTAATGTTATTCAAATAATCTATATGAATAGTTCCTACGCCATTTTCTTCAATGTTAAAATACAAAATACTAAAAGGATGAATGAACAATTTAAGGGTATTTTTTATTTTTCGAACATATTGAAAAGGTAAATTTATCATACCTATATGATTTACTTCTGTGACCAAATTTAGAAGTAATTCTTTATCATAATTCCAATTAATTTTTTGGTAATAATCATTCATGTAAATATTTATTATATAAATATGTATATAATAAAGTAGCTATATGTTAAATCTCATAAAGGACACAGATAACCCTTTGTTAGAATATATCAAAGATGACCCAGTACGTCCAGACATTCCTATAGATTTCCGTGTTAGTCGTAATAGATTTGTAGGTGCTCTAGTTGAAGAAAAATTAGAGGCTATGATATGCGTTAGTCTACACAATTTTGTTCCACAAACTGTAGAAGATCTAAGTAGAGATGACACAACCCTCACCACTGCCATATTTTATACCATATGGAGTTATCGTGCGGGTGCGGCCAGTAAGTTATTATTTGCTGTAGTTGACGAAATTCCAAAATTATATCCTACAGTCACTAGATTTGTAACCCTTAGTCCAAAAACTGAAATGGCCCGTAAGTTTCATCTAAGAAATGGTGCTAATATATTTCGTGAAAACGTAGATACCATAAATTACGAATATATAATTTGACATTTCTCTTGTTAAATTTAAAGTATTAAATAGTGACAAGCATTCACTATGGCATGATCCAGAAGGATTGAGAATAATTAAAGAATGGGTAAAATTACAATGATTATAAATTATAAAAAAGAAAATTTTTCTTACTTTAAGTGTATAGATGAAAAAATTATTCAAGGGACTTTACTAGATTACGGGTGTAATATTGGCTCATTTCTAGAAACAAGAGAGGTTGATTATGATATTAGTCTTTATACAGGAATAGATGTTTTAAAAGAAGCTATAGAACAGGCTAGATATTTGTACCCTAAAGCAGAATTTTTTCATTTTGATGATTACAATGCAATGTATAATCCTACAGGAATTAAAAATTTAAAACTATCATTGAATAAATCCTTTGATAATATTATTGCATATAGTGTTTTTACACATACCACAGAAGATGAGATGAAAAATAGAATTGATGATTTATTCAACTATTGTAAAAACAAAATATATTTTAGTTTCTGTGATATAGAAGATAGTAAGGTAACTAATTTCTTTTATCGGAAAAGAATTAAAGATTTTGGTACATGTGACCCTATTATATCAAATGATAAACTATATTTGATAGATAATAAAAAAGGAGATAGGCCAATCGATAATAAAATGTTTTTAGCCTTTTATAACAAAAAGTACCTAGCTAGTTTATTTCCTCATTATCATATAGAATTTAAAAACCCAAAGTTTACTATAAATTTTCAAACTTGTGCAATAGTTTCAAAAAAATGATAAAAAAGTTAAAATCAATTAATCATATTATTTTACTAGATGATTATTACCTTTTAGAACCTAAAATTGAATGGGACATCTATGGAATAATTTTTAAAGATGGACCGTTTGAACATATATCTGTAGGATTTTCATACTTAATAGATTCTACTTTAGAACATACTACCATAAATGGTTCTAATGATTGGAGATTACATTTAGTAGGAGATATTAAAGATTGAAGCAATTTTCTATATATGTTGAAACCAAAGGAAGAAGTTGTAACGGATGTAGTAAATGCTGCGAAGGTTGGTTAATTGCCAGAGTTTTTAATTTTGAAATAAGTCCAACTAATGGTTCTTGTAGGTTTTTAGGCAGAGTTGGATGTGGAATTTACCCAGTAAGAGATACCTTATGTAAAAATTTTTATTGTGATTGGATTGAAAATAGTTCCTTACCAGAAAACCTTAAACCTGATAAATGTAATGCTATAATTATAACCAAGAAATTAGAAACTTATCTATACTACAGAATAGTTACAGCAGGTATAATTAAAAAATATGTATACGAATGGGCCGAAGAGCAGGCAAAGCAAGGTAAACACTTGGTTGCATATGATCAAAATGGAGAACTAAATATTTATAGTAATGATCCATTATTTCGATCTTTGGCTATTTTGGAATTTGAAAAATGAAAGTAGCGCTTCTAATCTCAGGTGAACCAAGATTCTGTACAGATTTTGATCAATTTCTGTCACAATTAAAAAATTAAAAAAATTAATGATATTAAATTTGATTTCAAAGTTAATTTAAGAAATGGATATTCTTTCAAAAAAGTTAAAACGAAATATTTAAGTGATTTTGGTCGTTGGGCTTAGGGCAGTTTGAAAAAAGAATCTGGATTATTTACGTCATAACACCAGTTATACCAAGTATCAAAAAATCTAATAACGTCGTTTTCATTATAAGATAAATTTTTCAATACTTCAATGATATTATCTTTTGTTGCATGATTAGTTACACAATCATATTCAGCTTTGCCAAATGTAATAACTGGTTTTTTATGCAACAATGCTTCCATTCCAGTTCCAGAATTTATTGTAACTACACATTTAGATAAACTTATTAATTGATGTATACTTACATCTTCCATAAAAATAGCATGTTTATAAGTTTTTACAATTTGTTTTAGATGGTTCATTGTTTCTTTTCTATATAAATGGCCTTTTACTATTAAAGGTATGTTTATCTTTTCTGTAGCTTTACAGGTCCAAATTAGTGCATTAATTACACTTGTTTTACTATGATACATTACATTTTGATCTGTTGGTATTTGACAGGTAAACAATACAAAATTTTCAGGTAAAGATATATCAGTATATTTAGGTTGATCAAATTTACTTTTGTTTTCTAACGCTCTAGTTCTTAAATTATTAAAAACTGTACTATCAATTTTATCAGTATATAAGCTATTATATGGATATACACTAGCACCTCCTGCCCAGCCCTTTGGATCTACACTGAATATCCATGGAAAAGTCGTTTGCATATAATAGTATACTTGTTTATTTTTTACTTTAAAATTATAGTCTGCACTATGAGGAACTAGTACCATATCATAGTCGTAATCTTTTAACATATTGGGACTAAATTGCCAAATAGGAAGTTCTAATTTAGAAAATTTTATATCAGATCTAGTTTTATACTCTTTCTCTAAACATTTTAAGAAATCACCCCATAATTTTTTTCCGTTATCTAATGGAGGACCTATTATTGACGGAATATAACTATTTGGAATAAACAGAACGTCTAATCTTGGAACTAAAAGTAAAACCTTTTTCATGAAATATTTATTTTTAACTACAGAAAATAAATAAACTTATGTTACATTATTCTTTTAAATTAAAATGTTTCGATCATTTCAAAAAACAAACATTGGATTTTATGAGTAAATTTGATACAGAAGACATCTATATCAAAAACATACCAATTTCAAAAGATCTGATAGAAGTTTTTGCTGAAGAAATGAATAGCTATGGATTAACTCCAGGATGGAATTTTTTATGCTTTAAAAGAAAAAATTTTTTCTACGAAAGTGATGTATGTCATGTCGATTATGATAACATAGAAAAACGAGCAATACATACTTCAATAATTTTCCCTCTAGAAGGGTGTGCTGAAACCTATATGTACTGGCTAGATGGTAGTTATTATAAATTGCCAGTTTCTACTACTGGGGGAACAAAATTTTATAAAGTAGTCTGGAAAGATAAACCAAGTATTATTGATAGAGCATATATTGATAACTATCCAACAATAACTAGAGTTGATATTCCCCATAATGTTACTAGTAGATTAGACAATAGTTATAGATGTATTCTTAGTGTACGTTTAATTGGCAATCCTACATTTGACGAAGTGATTCAAAAAATATCAAACTTGTGCTATTCTAAAAAAAATGATTGATATATTAGATACTATAGATACAATAACTCACGTAAGATTATTAAAGGATTATTATCAAATAGAGCCTAAGATTGAATGGATTGATTTTGTACCTCAAAGTAAGCAATTTTATCTCCAATTAGATGATGAACATACTATAAAATCAATAATAGATAATACAACTATAGAAATATATATTAAAAAATACAATTTATTTAGAACTAGATTGTTATGGTTAGGTCCTAAATCCTGTTATAGTTTACACAGAGATTTCTATAAACGAATACAAATTCCTTTGATTACAAATGATCAGTGCTTTTTCGTTTTTAAAAATGGTTTGGTCGAACATATTCCAATTGGGCATATATGTTTAGTAGATTCAACTTTAGATCATACTGCAATTAATGGATCTGATCAATGGAGATTACATTTGGTCGGAGATTTAAGAGATTGAAAACTATTCCCATTATCGTGGAAACTTTAGGAAGAAGTTGTGGAGAATGTACTAAATGTTGTGAAGGATAGTTGGTTGCTAAGATCTTTATTAGCTAAAGAAAGATATATTCAATAAAAATTTTCTTTATTTTATAAATTTCCTAAGTTCAAGTTGATTGAGTATAGATTTATAAGATTTATCAAAAATGCTAATTTTAAACAATACACGTTCACTAAAGTTATTTCTCACTGAATGCGGTTTAGTTGTATCTATAATAGCGCACTTATAATATAGGTCTTTACCTAACAGAGTTATTGGTGCAGGGTCATTGCTTAATATGATATTAATTGAACATTTCGTTTGGTTATCAGTATGGGTGGGAAAAAAACTATAAGGTTGCATATAATAAAATCTAGGTTGGCCTGAAATATCTAAAGATCTTATTAATGACTCCAAATATTCGTTGTTATAGTAACTTATAAGATGAGACGTGAGATTTAAGTTTGGAAAACGATCGTCAGTGTAATATGTAGCTGATTCTTTAGCTAAAGCAGCAATGGAAATTAATTGTTCTTTATCATAAGGAAAATCTAAATGCGTCAAGTATTTCATAATTTTCAAACTATTTAACTCTTTTTTTAAAATCTATCTAATATAAATAGGGTATGGAAATTACTCATAAAGAATTAGAAAATGATAAAATTATTAGTTGCTTTTTTATTAGAAGTACTGTAAAATAATTATTAGAAAATTAAGTATTGATCGCCAGGATTGGGCGACACAATAGAGGGAGAGTAGTAGTTAGACTTAACGACAAGCGGAGACCCGAAGCCTACGCTAACTCTTAAACGACAGCAACTTTGCGTCCCTGAACAGAATCCCCGGCCCTACGCCGGTTAGCGAGTAGGCGTCTTATATGTGCGTGAACCATATTAGGTGAGAACATACCTACCTCCCTCCGGGCCATTCATCCGGTAGGGTAAAAGTATGTGTGGAGGTTGCCTCTTGGTAAAAAGGCACGGACAGGGTAACAACTCAAGTAGGGGCTAGTGGGAACTAGTGGCCTACACTTTATTAAAGCACACTTGAAGACTAGTCAAAGCCCGACGGTACGTAGTCAATGTTCTGCCTAGCAGACAAACTAATAACCCTAGGTGAAAAAGTTCGGTGGTAGTGTGTTTTAATAAAGTATGCGGGTATTCTCCTGGGAGAGGACTTAGCCTTCCAAGCTAATGAAGCCGGTTCGAATCCGACTACCCGCTCCAATATTTTTTATTAAGGACATATGAACACTATTCGATATAACGACGTAATTTTATGGGCTATATTAAAAGATTGGCCAAAAATACCTGATAATTTATTGTTAGATATTTCTAACTATAATAATGATGAACTGCAATATGAGGGTAAAGGATTAAGAGTTGGACATTATAAAGATATTAAGTATAAAAATTCATTATATAAAAGGTGGCCTTTACTTTCTCCTCTTAGCACTTGGATAGAAGAAAATATTCCATGTAATTTTAACCAAGTAGGAATTCAAAAAATTGAGCCTGTAATTGAAAAAACTAAATTACTAGCACATTGTGATAAGGAACCTAGACGATGGACTATTCTTTACATTTTAGATTTAGGTGGTGAAGGTATATTTACTAATTTTTATCAAGAAGAAGATAAACCTATATTGAGAGAATATGGTGACGTTGCTAATGATTATAATTCTTTGGTCAATATTGGCTCTATAAAATTCGAAAAATGTACTTGGGTATTATTAAATGGATTAGTTATGCATGATGTAGATCATTTAAAACATTCCCGTATTTCTATTACAGGATCCATATGGTCATTAGACGATATCAAACATTTTTAAAATTAATATTTTCTTATTGAAAATTTATGAACAATAATAGCATAGCTGATCTTATAATAAGGTTTCCTACTCAATCCGAATCTTTTATTATTAAAGAATTAAGCAAATGTAACACACTAATCTATACACATGATATAGATATATGGTTAAGAGAAGCCATAGAAGGTAAAAGAATTTTAATTGCAGAGATAGATTCTAATATATGCGGTATGATAACATGGGATTATATTTTTCAAAATACTATCCCATTAGCAACATGGATATATGTTATCAAAGAGTATAGGCATGGATCTTTAACAAGATCATTAATTGCGTCTTTTTGTGACTATTTAAGGAAACAAGGGTATAAAAAACTATTGTATAGTATACATGAATCAGTAGATGATCCATCATCAATAGAACCGCATGGGTATTTAGAATGGCTTGATAAAAGAAAAGAAAAATTTTATTGGATGAAAATAGCGTAATGAATACTGTTACATGGTCCCCAGGTGCAGACAATTACTTAGATAGTTTGTTTGACGAATTACGAATCATACAATTTAATGACAGAACTCACAGGTTATGGAAAAATTACGATAAAGATTTCCTAAAATATTGTCTAGCACTAACCATCTGCTTTGATAATGAAACACCAATAATATGTTCAAGTATATCTTATAGAGATTGTTGGCCAACTGACTTTTATAGAATCTTAAATAGAACCTGGAAGCCCAACGAGAAGATAAGGTTTTCAAGAAGGCTGAGCCAATCTATAGCCGAAACTGCAAAAAGTCAATTAACGTGGCTTAAAGAAAATACTGACAGTAAAATTTCATTTATTAGTAGACAAACACTTAATTGGGACGAGTGGTTATCATCGAATTTAAATTTTTATGGACTTGATTTTAAAACTGATAAGTATTTTTACTTGACCTGCCCTAACGAAACAGATAATACCTGTTGGCAAAAAATAATTTATCAAGGGAAGTATAGTTTATTAAAAAAATGGAAAAGAAAATTATAAATTTTTTTAAACTCAAAAATTTATGGGCTAGTATAGTTCCTATGCAAGTAATAGGAGCTTTGGCTATTTTCAATATAGGCACCAATAATACTACAGAATGGTGGTTCCTATATTCAATAATTGGGTATGTGTGTATAACCTTGTTAGGAATAAGTATAGGCTATCATAGATTTATAAGCCACAAAAGCTTCGAAACAAATATAGTTGTTAAACGCATACTAATCTACTTAGGCACTCTAGGCGGACAGGGTAGCCCTATTTTCTGGGCAGGTGTTCATCGAGGATATCACCATAGGTGCGCAGATAAAGAAGGAGACCCTCACAGCCCTAAAGATGGTTTTTGGCATAGCTATATGGGGTGGATGTTTAAAAAGCACAATATTAGCCTAAAATCATTACCTGACTTAATTAAAGATAAAGATATAGTATTCGCTCATAAACATTATATAAAAATACTTTGGATATCACATATTGGACTAGCACTAATAGATTTTAATATTTGGTTATACCTATTAGGATTTCCATCTTTTATTGCTTTACATACATTTTTATTTACAACAAGTTTCACACATTATAAAAGTCTAGGGTATAGAAATTATGAAACTAAAGACAATAGTACCAATTGTCCTTGGTTATTTCCATTTATTTTAGGTGAAGCATGGCACAATAATCATCACGGCGATAGTAGAAATCCTAATTTTGGGCATGTATGTAAGTGGGAAATTGATCCTACTTATTGGTTAATTAAATTAATTAGAAAACATGATAATATATAATACTCACCTTAAATATGGATGGGGTAAAGACTCTTTTAATGTGGATAATCCGATAGAAAAATATTGGATTCATTACGATAAAGCGAAGTATGTACCTTGTAATTTTAAGGAGGAATTTAAAAAAGCAATATTATTGGCTACAGATTTATCTAAAAAATCTATAGTAGTTCATGCTTCTGGAGGAATAGATAGTGAAGTAGTATGTCTTACTTTAAATGAATTAGATTTACCATATACAATATCTATTTTAGAAATAGATTATAAAAATAATAAGAACTGTAATGAGCATGAAAATCGTTATATTTACAAATTTATAAAAAAACACGATATTCCTTATAAGGTTAATAGAATAGATCTAGAACATTATGTAAAGAATACATTATTAGAAGAAGCACACAAATATAAAACTTATCGACTAGGAATGCTACTACATAGTGAACTAATTAAATTTTTTCCAGATAGTTTAAATCTATATGGTGATGGCAGATTTTCACTATCACGATACAGAGACGTAAACATAGAACAAGATGGTCTTATTTTAATAGATGATATTGGAACTATGCATACTCATTTTAAGGCAAGAGAATTAGGTATACATTCTGTAAGGAGATTGTTTATGTTTACTCCGGAATTAATGCTTAGTTATATTTTAGATAAAGATGTGGCTCATTGGATCAAATATGCAGATTCTTTTTTTACTAGAGATGCTAAATTTGGAAATATTAATTGTGAGCAAATAAAAAGATTCATGACCTTCCGCCATTGGCCTGAATTAGAAAATAGACCTAAGTACACTGGATTGGAAAATGTAGAATTTTTGCGTAATAAAGACCCCAAAGATTATTGCTATCAAATTTTTTTAGAAATAAATAGGTTATATAATGGTAGAGATAATCTAATTTACAAAGCTACAACGTACCAAAACTTATTAGATCTCCTAACACCTTAAAGGAAAAGACATGTTTAGAGTTACAAGAACTTTTACTAGACCAAATACTGAAGTATTATGGCATTTTCAAGTATTAGATGGAAGCTATTTTAGAACAACCTATTTAGAATCAGGAAAATGCATTTTTTTAAATAATCAAGTTAGTGCAGACGGACTACTATTTTATCATGAAGCATATTGGCAAAATAAAGAGCTGTGGGAAGAGCATAGACAAGATCCAATTATGATTGAATATTTTAGATTGAGAGATGAGCATAACCAATTAAATGGAATTATAGCTGACGAAACTCAAACAGAAGATCTAGAATAATGGAAAATAAAATTATTTGGATAACTGGTGCATCATCGGGCATTGGGTTATCAGCAGTAACAAAATTTTTATCCAATGGAGCTTATGTTATTGCCACATCAAAGAATAAAAAAAAGCTGAACAAATTAGAATCCCATGATAATTTACATTTAGAAGCTGGGGATTTGACAAATATTGATATATGTCATGCTATAGTAGATAGAATCGTTAAAAAGTATGGAAGAATAGATATTGTGGTTAACAATGCAGGTACCAATATTGAACATAGGTCTCTTTCTGCGCTAACACCAAGTGGTATAGATGAACTTATTGATACAAATTTAAAGAGTTTATTTTACATAACTACTTCTGTTTTACCTATAATGCGTCGACAGAGATATGGTCAATTTATACACATTAGTTCATGGACTGCTAGATGGAATCTTAAAGTTTTAGGTGCTGCTTATTCTGCTGCTAAACAAGGTATATTAGCTCTAAATACTAGCATAAATCAAGAAGAACAACTTAATGGGATAAAATCTTCAGTGATACTTCCAGCAGAAGTAAACACTCCTATGTTAATGGATAGAGAAGAACCTCTCACGTCTAAAGAAAAAAATAAGATGTTAAAAGCATCACAAGTAGCAGATTCTATTTTTTATATCGCATCAACTCCTAATAACGTTGTCATAAATGAGCTTGTTATTAGTCCGTTAGGCAATAGATATTATACAGAATAGAATGTATAAAATCAAAATACCTATATCTGTGCTTCCTGAATTTTTGGAAATGTGTAAAAAACAAAACATTATTGTCAATAATGGAATAGTATTTGGGGATGATTTTGGATCTACTAGTTATAGTTGTATTATAGATAATAAATTTTCAATGAAGTTATCTTTCATAATTTTATCAAAAATTGGAGAATTAATTGATATTTCAAATGATGAGACTATGATACCATTTAACCGTTGATCGTTTGTTATAATTCAGGATTGATTCATAAGATCCTATTCTATCAATATCAACTTTTTCACAAAATTCTTTCATTAATTCTATTATACGCTGATCATAAAATTCAAACATTGGCTTCTGCCAAAAATAAGATGTTAAGTCTTGTATAAAAAACGGAGCCATAGACAATTTTCTATCCGTAGCTGTTTTATACTTTTCAGACTGAGCCCCAAATAAAATACATCTAATATTTTTATTTTGAGATAACTCAGTTATAGTTCTATCCCTTAATTCATTATTTAAAGGATATTTTCCTTCTATGGTAAAAACAATTGGATCTACCCATAATGGAAATAATCTTTCCATATACAAAGATCCTGCTTTATCAGTATCTAATAGCACAACACTTTCTATTCTTATGGCATCAATATGTTTTTTTTCTATCATGAAATATCTCTAAATTTATTAAGTCGTTCCTCTACTGCCAAATATGTAGGTCCAATCTTTTTATATTGCCACGGTATAGATGTTATGTAGTCTTTAATAATTTCATAACTACCTTTACGTGCTATTCCAGTAGTACTAAACATATCAGTCCCTGGAATTTTCCAAATATTAAAATATAACCTATAATCTTGAAAGGGATGCAAAAACTTTACATTAGAAAATTGTGAGTAAGGAAGTAAACGCCAAGGTGTCATTAAATGATATTGCATTAGCTTTCCTGCATTTAGAATATCATCTTTGTTTAAACGGTCCCATAATTTTATAAAATATTCTATTGTGTTTTCCCATGCAGCTAATCGAGACTCATCAGCATTTACATTTACAAGCCATTGATCATATTCTTTAACAAAGGTTTCTCTGTTTCTGAAAATATGAATGGTTAAAAATAATATAGCAACTTCTCTTGAAGTAAATTTAGGATTCTGAATAATATATCGTAACATTTTTAGTGTAGGACCTGGACCAAATAACTCATCTCCTATCTCACCTGTAATAGTAATATTGTCTAAATTTCCTGTGTCATGAAGTGCTTCAAACTTTTGCCAAATAGTAGAATCATGCCAATTTCCTGAAAACATTCTTTCATAATTCTTTTTATATATTACAGTTTCATTTGGATCATTATATCTATTAGTAGCTTTAGAACTTTTCCCTCCAAATTGACCTATATTATAAAATGTTGTCTTATATCCATAAATCTTTAGTATTTCTTCAATTTGATCTTTTTCATTGTAAAGAGCACCGTTGGTATATAACGATACTAAATTACACAGATTGATTTTTTTTAATTTTCTAATATATCCTAATATACAATTACTATCAGTTCCACTACTATATAGTAAATTAAATTTAGAATTAGTATGCTTATCAATTATTTTTTCTAAAATATCACCAAAATCATATAACGTCATACTTTCATCTATAGTATGACTATATAAATCAATATATTCAACAATATAGCATTGTCCTGTTTTTAGATTTTTTTCAAAATAAGTTCCTTGCTTGAGTCTATTAATTTCATACATTGAAGTACCTGATCCGAATGTTGCTCCGTGAAAAAATCTAGACTGCATTTCAATTTCTTTATTAGGTGACATAGAAGGTTTTTTAAGTACATCAAAAATGTGACTAACTTCATTATCAGTATAAAATAGATTTATTGTAGGAGCATGATCAACAGCAATAACTACTCTGTTGGGGTCTTTATAAAAAAAAGCAAAATTTCCTTTTAAATTGGTTGGAAACTTATCATTTTCTAGTAGATAGATTATAGATTCTACAGAAGTATCAAACTCTCCATAATAATAAAACTCAATTTCTGTTTTTTTGTATTCAGTGAAAATATTATCAGCGTTTATAAAATTCATATTTTAACCTCGTGATTATTTATATCATTAAATACACATGAATTATATTTAGGAGAAAATATGAAAACTTTAATATCCCTTTTTTTATTATTATTTTTTAAAATGACTTTTGCTTTTGACATGGCCTCGAAGCCAATCAATGTTATTATGCCATTTGGAGCTGGAGGTGGAGTTGATCAAACTTTTAGAAGTTTAGAAAAATTTTTATTAAATCAAAACGTAAAAATGGTACCCATATACAAACCAGGGGCAAACGGAGTAATCGCAGGTAATGAACTCTTTAAATCAGAACCAGATGGTTATACTATCTATATAGGAACTGTGACTACACTTGCTGAGTTTGAAAATAAAAATACAAATAAAAAAGTTTCAAATGTTTCTTTAATACGAAACCCAGTTATGTCAATAATTTCAAATAAGATAAAAACTTTTGAAGAACTAGAAAACGCTATTAAAAATAATAAGAGAATTATTTTAGGATACACTGCTCCAGATCAAATTAGATTTTTTAAAGAATTTTATACTAAAATTAATAAAGACTATAGTTTAGAACCAGTTGCTTATAAATCAGTACCTCAAATGTTACAAGATTTAGGCGGTGACAATATAGACGTTTCAGTGATTCCAATGAGTATTGGAAAAACCATGATAGATTCTAAAAAGGCTATATTATTAGCTCATGATAATGATACAGCTATTGATGGGTATGAGGCTGTTAGTTTACCCAAACGCTACAAAAATTGGACCAAATTTGGTGGGTTTGCTTTAGCTTTACCACCTAACATCGATAAAAACATAGAGAAACATTGGTTGAACATAGTATCTTCTTACTCAACAAATTCAGATATTCAGAAAGAATGGCGTCATACATTAATGATGTCAACTCCTTTAGGAAAAGAATCACTAGAAATGCAGATTCAGTTGTATAAGTTACAATGAGCGAAATAAGATTAGCAGATCCTACAGACTATCGTACTTTGTATGATCTGCTGTTTGTTCATAAAAGAATTGGTAAAGATTCTCAAACTGAATTTATATCTTTTCAAAACTTTATAAATAAACTGAATAGTAATATTGTAATTTTTTTGTATGAACCTAATAATGTGGTTAATTCATATATGATTACATATAAATTATATGAATTACCTATTTGGGTCATGAGATTAATTGTTACAAGACCTAAAGATAAAATTTATAAACCTGAATCTAACGGAATAGCTGCTTTGTACGATTATGCAATAAATTATTGGGAATCATTTGGTATAACTACATTTACATATATACAACCAAAAAGTTATATGAAATCTTCTAATATCAAATTACGAAATGTAAGTAAAAAACTTCAAACTTACTCAAGTTTTACTTTGTATCAATATGATAAAAATCAACCTATAAAGCATCCATTAAGTAGAAAAATAGCAGGACAGGATATATTTACCAATGATGTTGTTATAAGAATACATTATAAAAATGAAATATCATAAAGAATATTGTTTACCTTTTGACGATATAATAATCTCTACAGAAGATATTGCTATAATTAAATCTGAAATGCGTAATCATGATAACAAAAGATTTTTAGATTATCAGAGTTTTTTTGGCAATAAAAAGATTTTACGAACTAATTTTGCTAATGATTTAAAAACATTTGCTAAAAAATATAACACAAAGTTAGGTGTGCTAGCAGCACTAACGGCAATTCCAGGAACAATAGTTCCTATACATATAGATGGTGATCCTAATAGTTACAATCAGTGGCGGTTAACTTTTTATACAGAAGGGGAACCAGGTATAATTTCCTGGTATAATATGGACCATGACCCTGTTTATAACTCTGATTCAAAAGCATATAGATATAATGAATCCGAAGGAAAAATTATATTTTCTACAATTTTAGATTGTAAATCGGCTATTATTAAAACATCGGTACCTCACTCTTTAGATTTAACTAATACCAAAACTTCAAGGCTCACTATCACTGCTACTTTTTTTCCTGCAATCTCTTGGGATAACTTAAGTAAAGAATATTATGAAACTATCTGATCAAACTAAATTTATTACAATTCCTATGCACGTATTACTTATGCTATCTTTTTTTATTGTTAAATGGGAAGCAATTTACTTTTTAGGAATTTTTATAGTTTGGTCATTAGTAGGCGGATTAGGTGTAGCTACAGGTTATCATAAATTGTTCAGTCATAAAAGTTTTAAAACTAACAATTTCATATCTAAAATGATTATAATTTTAGGAACATTGAGCCTTCAAGGCAGTTTACTTTTTTGGGTATCTGTACATAGAGGAATACATCATAGGTATAGTGATACCGAAAATGACATACATAGTCCTAGACATGGATTATTGCATTCATACATATTATGGCATAATCATTTAGATAACAAGTCTGTAAACCTAATGTATGCAAGAGACTTATTAAAAGATAAATTTATCGCATTTCAACATGAACATTATAAAAAAATATTTTGGATTTTTATCCTAATAGGATTTATTATTTCTCCTATGTTTGCTTTGGCCATACTAATTCCAGGATGTTTATTAGCATTTCATCAAGACAATATTGTAAATATACTAGGACATACTACTAGATTTGGATACAGAAACTTTGAAACTAATGACAATAGCTCAAATAATTGGATAACTGGAATATTTTGTTGGGGCCAAGGTTGGCATAATAATCATCATGCTAACCCTGCTTTAGCAGACTACGGTAGTGTAAAATGGTGGGAGTTTGACCCCGCCTATCAAATTTTTGTGAAATTAATTCGAAAAAAAGATATCTAAATTAATTTACTAAAAGTTTTATAATTAGTTATATCATAACACCAGTTATACCAAGCATCAAAAAATCTAATAACATTATCTTCATTAAAAGTTAGGTTTAGCAATACATCTGTAATATTATCCTTGGTAGCATGGTTAGTTACACAATCGTATTCAGCATGTCCAAATGTTACTACTGGTTTTTTATGCAACAATGCTTCCATTCCAGTTCCAGAATTCACTGTAACCACACATTTGGATAAACTTATTAATTGATGTATACTAACATTATCTAAGTATGTCACGTGTTTATAATTAACGAGACTATTCTTTAGACCAATCATACTATCTTTATTCACAGGATGACCTTTAACCACTAGAGGTATTCCTAATTTTTTAGTAGCTTCACAGGTCCAAACTAAAGCTTTGCCTACGCTTACTTTACTATGATACTTTATAGTTTCATCATGTGGTATTTGACAGGTAAACAATATAAAATTTTCAGGTAAAGATATATCAGTATATTTAGGTTGATTAAATTTACTTTTATTTTCTAAAGCTCTAGTTCTTAAGGTATCAAAAACTGTACTATCAACTTTGTCAGTGTACAAACTACTATAAGGATATACACTAGCACCTCCTGCCCAGCCCTTTGGATCTACACTGAATATCCATGGAAAAGTTGTTTGCATATAGTAATAAACTTCTTTATCTTTTATTGGAAAATTGTGACGTTCTTTATGAGGTACATATACTATATCATAGTCATAGTTTTTTAATAGTTTAGGACTAAATTGCCATAAAGGAAGTTCTAATTTAGAAAATTCTATGTTAGGTCTAGATTTATATTCCTGTTCTAAATTGTTAAAAAAATCTTGCCATAACTCTTTGCCGGGTTTTGGTGGTCCTACTTTTTTGGGTATTAGAGTGTTACTAGGATTAGGTTTAAAGTATAGATCCAATCTAGGAGCTAATAATAATATTTTTTTCATTAACGTATTCTTCTAATCTGGACATAACTACTTCAGGAGTTATTTTAGCCCATACCTTTTTACAATGTGGGCAATTTGGTTTAGTATTATAACAAGGTGTTTCAGGTTCTTCTGTATCAATAATATTGCATTGACCTTGATACCCAGTGCCGCTATGATTTCTTTTGACTGATGGGTGAGGACTTGTTGATCCGCCATAAATGACCACTGCTGGAACACTCCAAGCCGCGGCCAAATGATGCCAAAATCCTTCTGTTGTAATAATTAAATTGGCTTGCCTAGCCATGCTTGCTGCATATCTAAAACCAGGACTATCCAATTGTTCAACTAATGGCATATTTTCTCTAGCGTAATCGGGTCGTAATCTTAAGATTCTTTGATTAGGCCATTTAGCCTTAATCAGTTCAACTAACCTTAACCAGTTTGGGAACCCTACGCCCCAAATTTTGTTATTGCCATAAGCTTGTTCAGGTTTATTATCAGGGCACACTATCCAGTAAGATCCTTTGGCTAATTCTATATCACCTAAGTCTAATTCTTCTTTGCTCAGTGTTATCTCAGCTGGTTTTAGTACATAATCAATATTACCTTGATAAGGTCGTTTTCCAAGATGTCTTTCTTCCATAGCATAACCGCCTCGCATATTAACGTATGGACTATACAAATATGCTTCTTTTATGGGCTGCGGTACCCATTCTCTAGTAGGACGCCTTGGTTTGCCATCTTTTAAGTACTGATGCTTGGCTTCACCTAACCATATTAAATCGTCACCCCAACCCATGTTCATCCTAAAATAGTTTACTATGCACTCAACGTTCAATCTAGCCCTAGTAAATATTTAGTAAAAAGGGAAGAGCAAAATGAAAAACCTAGCAGCAGTTTACTACCAAAAGTTGTATCTAGTCCAGATGATAAGAATAGATGCTTTTTCATTTAAAATAATCTATTTCATCTATGGGGAAAATATTTTTTAATTTTATATGTTCTTCTGTATAGTTACGATCAGAAGTTTTTCTAGGACCCTTGCCAGTCCAAATTTTTGAATCCTGCTTAAACTCCCAGTCTAAGAATTTTTTATCTAATTTAGTGAAAACTTTTTCTGGATGTTTTTTATAGGCTTCATACAGTGCAACTTGATCTACTAGCCATACAAGTTTATTTTCATTGATTATATCTGTAACAGTTTTTAAAAAATCAATATGCTTATACTTGCAAAATACAGCACCAGCAGCTACCTTAGTTCCTTCTTTATACCATCCTTTACCAATAGGAGTCCTAAAAAATAATCCAACATCGCCTTCAAATGGTCCTATATTATCTCTTATATAGCAGTCTACATCTAAAATTAACACATCGGATTTAATTACAGACTCACCAATTACAAATCTATTACAAGCGTAGAATGTTTTACGCTCATCTTTTGTATACTTCGTGATATCAATAGTATCATAACTAGTCGTTATACTACCTTCTGGATATAGTATTTTATACCCTTCCCCTAAAAATGTCAAATATTTGTGATCGTGTTCTGTAGGGTTAGTTACATGAATATGGACATTATTTTTATGTATGGCACAACTTGTTACGAAACCTTTAGCATGATCACGCAAATATACACTATCACAACTGGCTAAAAGGGTAAAATCTTCTGTGGTGTTTCCTATAATCATTTACTATGTACTTTAATATTGGGTTGAACCTAGTAAATATTTAGTAAAAGGGGGAGCGAATCTATGAAAAAAACCCTACTAGCAGCACTTATCGGGGCGGCATTCTCTGGGCTACAAGCACAGACATTGATCAATCAAGGTGGATATACCAGTTCTAGTTTGGTTGATACTAACAGTACCAGTAATAGCACCAACACGGTGAATTCAACTACCACCAGTACTAACACCAATACAAACACTAGTACCACCACTAGTACCAATACTAATAACAATATACAAAGTGGTACGGTGACTAATAACAATGTGATGAGTGGCAGTGTGACCTACACCAACAATAATGTACAAAGTGGAACAGCCACCAACATTAACCAAAACACTACAACCAGCACTAGTACCAACACTAATACTAACAATAATATACAGAGTGGTAGTGTGACCTACACCAATAACAACAATAATGTAAACAGTGGTACGGTGACCTACAACAATAACAATGTACAAAGTGGAACATTGACCAACATCAATCAAAATACGTCAGCCACTGACAATACTAACCGTAATATTATGAGTGGTAGTGTTACCTATAATAACAACAATGTAAACACTACCAGTAGCAATAATATTAACCAAAATATAAACACTGGTACTATGACATACAATAACAATAATAATACGACTAGTGACAATACTAACCGTAATATTATGAGTGGTACAGTGAACTATAACAATAATAATGTTAACACTACAACCAGCAATAATGTAAACACTAACAATAGCACCAGCAGCAATACAAACTTTCAGTATGGTGATATGACTAACCGCAGCATAAACACTAGTACGGTAAATGCCAACAATGTCAGCACCAGTAATAATGTTAATACCAATAATAGTAATAGTACCAGCACTAACACTAATGTTAATCAGAACAATAGTGTGAGCACCAATAATAACATACAGACTGGTGATATGACTAATCGTAATATTAACACCAGTGCCAGTGTAAGTGACAATAAAAATGTCAATGTAAACACTAACATTAGTCAAAGTGTAAGTGATCAAACAGTAAAGACAGACAATGTTAATACTAACATAAATCGTAGTGAAATCACACAAAAGGTCATACAGCCACCACCAACTGCCATAGCACCAAGTATGATGAGTATGGGCACTGACCTATGTATTACAGGTGTTAGTGGTGCTGCTCAAACACAGGTCATTGGCCTAAGTTTTGGTAGCACACTACGTGATGCTAATTGCGAACGCTTAAAGTTAAGCAAAACCTTATATGATATGGGTATGAAGGTAGCAGCAGTGGCCACTATGTGTCAAGATCGTAGAGTGTTTGATGCTATGATAGCAGCAGGCACACCTTGTCCTGTAAATGGAATGATTGGTGATAAGGCTCGTGAGTTTTGGGAACAGAACCCACACCTTGTTCCTAAGCCTGTAGACGTTGCTAGATCAGATAGATGAAAAGATTAGCAGTTATAATTGCTTCATTGTTTATACCTGTACTTGCTCAAACTAGCACTACAGGTAATTTGAATGATGGTAGTTGGACCAATGTATATCGTGTAAACGAGTTAGTCTGTTGGCAACCCGGAGATCCTAATTGTAGCCCAGGCATTCCATACTTGAGACCAGGTGGTACTATTAATTATAGTTATGGTATGACGGATATATCACAGTATCATAATGTAGCCAATGTACTACCCTATAGTGGAACAGGCTTAGTGGTCACTGGTTGGCACTTTCAATATACTGCCAAAGTGGGTAATGGTTGGGATGATGGTGCATATGATTACTTAAGAAGTTATGTTAACATAGTTGGCAAAGGTAATACCCTTATAGAGCAGGCCAACTTTGTTCATACTAGTACGCACGATTGGTATACCTTTAACTTGGCCAATAGTTATAGTCCTCTAACCTCAAGATATACTACAGAAAATCTTACAAGAGTTGGATTTGGTTTTATAGGTCAGGACTACAATGGATTTGAAGGACCATATGGTCCAGAAATTACTAATGTTAGTTTTACTCTAAACTATCAACGTGACCCTTGTTTAAGTAGTCAACTGGTCAGTCCACAGTGTCCTGGATTTATGGAGGCTATATCTAAAGTCAGTGCTGTACCCAAGCAGGCAGAAGTAATAGCAGAATCACCTGTATCTACTAGCACTATTAATCAACCAGTCAGCGTTGATATTAAAAAGATTGAGTCTACAGCACAGGCAGTGGCTAAGGCAAAACAACGTGATGAAGTTAAAATAACACAGGCTGGCCCAGAACAAACCACTGAAAACATCAGCACAGAATCAAAGACTACAAGCCAAGCAATATCTACAGCAGTAGAACAAACTAGAACTAGTCAACAATCTAAAACTCAAGTACGAACAACAAGTCAAAATGTTGAAGTAGCCACTAGTATAGATAACCAGCAAATGGATCAACCTACTGGCACAACTAATAAACAGTCACAGGAGCAGGTACAAACCACATCAGCAGTACAAACTACTAGTACAAATACATCGACTACGGCCAGTGTAGATACTACCAGCATAATATTGCCAAACCCACCGCCTAGTCAACAAGCAGAACCAGAACCTGTTAGCGTACAAGTTGCCACAATAAAACTTCCAGACGTACCCAGTCAAGCACAGATACAAGTGGATATACCACAGCCACCACAAATGGAACAAGTTAAGCCGCAGGTTGATCTAGCATTAGTACAACCAAGTACGCTATATACACTACCACAACCTGTACAAGTACAACCTACAACCAGTGTAGAAAATGTACAGGTCATTGAACAACCAGTGTTGGCCAAAGTGGATGTACAGGCACAGGAAGCCACTACATCATTGCCTAGTAACATGTTAACTGACAAGACTAATCCCATAAATGATATAGTTACACTACAGCCACAAATGGCTAGTATGCCTACATTTAGTGGACCTACAGTAAATCAAAAGGCACAGGACAATGATGCTGTTGGTGGTGTTAGCATAGCACAAATGGCTCGTACGCCAGTAGGCTTTGAAGCATATAACATAGCCTTAAAAGATGTAGCATTTTACGCACCACGAGAAATATATCGCAATCAACGCACAGTTGATAATGCCAGAGCACTGCGTCAATTGGGCAGTGACAGACTACACCAAGAAATGGTGGATCAGCAGTATAGGAGATAATAATGGATATGCCTTTAATACATGTAATTGGATTTATATTTTTGCTATGGATCATAGCCTGTATAGATTTTAAGGGGAAAGAATAATATGGGCGAAGAAATTAAAGACGTCGATGCTAAAATTGATGACGCAGAAGCAGCAGTAAAAAAGTATGCCAGTAAAGATACTGTAATCAGCATAGGTGGCTATGAATTTACACCAGCCAAACTTATGGTGGCATTTACTCTAGTCAGTAGTATATTAGGTGGACTATATGGAGCCTTTGAAGTATATCAAGATTATATTGGAATGAAAGAAAAAATAGCCAAGTATGTGGCACCTGATCTTACAGAATTTGATAAACGTCTAGCCCTAATAGAAGAAAATGCCAACAAGACACAAAAGGCTGTACAAGAGGGCAGTGATAAAACAGCAGAATATACCCGTGATATTAAAAACGATCTTAAGAATGATATACGTAGATTGGAAAAGGTAGTTGAAGAAGTAGAACGTAGTAATAAAGATCAACAAAGACAAGTGGATAAAAGCCTACAGGCCATGGATGCTAATGTTCGCAGTATACAAAAACAGGCGGATGCTACGGTAAATAACATGACAAAGGAAATGGATCGAAATCTTAAAGCACAAAACAAAGAAGTCGATGCCAAAATTAAGGCACTTGATCGAGATATGAATGAAAAGATCAAGAAGGCCTTGGATAACCCATTAGCCAACAAATAAGGAGCGTATTATGATTGAAATGTTAATATGGTTAGCAGTAGGGGCATTTATAGGTTGGAATTTTCCACAACCTGAATTTGCCAAAAACATACAAGCCCGTGTTATGGGTATGTTTAAAAAAACCCCTCAAGAATAAACTGTCAACCAGTCAAGAATGGCTAAGGCCATTCTTGACAAAGTTTTAAAATTCCCATATAATAAACAATTAAGGAGACTATGATGCCAGCAACATTTCTGGTAAGTGATACTCATTTTGGTCACGAAAAAACCTGCACCGTGTTCAAACGAGCAGATGGCACTCCTTTACGAAAATATCATAATTTTATTTTTTGTTAATGGAAGCAACTTGCGAAGTTCTTTTTAAATGTCCTATAGGATCAATTGATTTACAATTATTACCATGCCATCTATTCAAATTTGCTTTAGATACTAACGATTTACAATTTAAACATTGATATTTGGTCGGAGAAATTCCTTTGTTAGATGGTAATTTTCCTTTTCTTGCCGCAGATATTTTAGCTCGTTTTTGTGCGGATCCTACATTTCCTGTGTTGGCAGCCGCAATTTTTTTCTTATGTTCTTCAGTCTTGGGTCTACCTTTCCCTGCTGCTGACATTTTTTGGCGGGTGGTTTCGGTTAGTAGATTTACTCTACGAAATATTTCTATTTCTGGGTTATCAGGATTATGATACTTACCATTTAATAAAAGAGGATTATTCCATTCCTTTTGAATTTCAATTTGTTCTTTTTGCCAGCACTTGACAGAATCAATATTTCTGTATATAATACTAACAGTGAAAGATTCTTTGCCGTAAATTTTTATATCTTTTTTTATTCTGTTTGACGAAGTAAAATAATTTAGCCAAAGGTCATTTTCTGGTTCGATTTCTAAAGTTTGATTTCTATAACGGTAACCGAAATAAAACTGATTAGTGATGTTGTTTGTAATTCGATAAACATAGGCTTCGATCATAAATTATTTTCCTTAGTTTATCTATTTATCATTTAGGAGATGTTATTATGCCAACAATTTATCTTGCTTCCGATCATCATTTCGGACATGAAAAAACATGTACCGCCTTTAAAAGGGCAGACGGAAGTCCACTTCGTCCCTTCAGTTGTGCTGAAGAAATGGATGAAGAATTAATAAAACGCCATAACGAACGAGTTCGTCCCAAAGATAAGTGCTATTTTTTGGGAGATGTGGCCATTGCCAGAAAAAGTCTTAAAATTTTAGAAAGACTAAACGGTGACAAGGTACTGATCCGTGGCAACCACGACATCTTCAAACTGGAGGATTACACCAAATACTTTAGGGATGTTCGTGGATATCACGTTATGAATGGTATGATATTCAGTCACGTGCCTGTACACCCAGAAAGTCTTGGACGCTTTGGTTGTAACATACACGGACACTTACACTATCAACGAGTAAAGAAAATCGTTGGTGTTGATAGCGCTGGTGCGTTTACCTACAGTGATGAGATCGATCCTAGGTATTGGTGTGCCTGTGTAGAACACACTGACTACACTCCAATTACTCTAGAGGAAGTCTGTAAGAAGATTGTTGAACAAGGCGGTGTCGTAGGATTTCGCAGTGGTAATGGGCCTGTGGTCGACTAAGTATACTACTTAGAGACCACACCTATGTTTAACAACTATTCAAGCCAAACTAATTTCATACACGGACAAAAAACTAAAACGGCAGTACTCTTAGTTCAACTGGGCACACCAGATGACGCTACACCTAAAGCAGTGCGTAGATACTTAAAAGAATTCTTAAGTGATCCTAGAGTGGTAGAGATACCACGCCTGCTTTGGAGTATTATACTAAACGGTATTATCCTAAATACTAGACCCCGTCAAAGTGCTAAAAAGTATGCCAGTATTTGGACTAAGGATGGTAGTCCACTTAAAATATATACAGAGGCACAGGCCAGTAACCTTAGAATAGAACTTAAAAATAGAGGATACGATGATGTCATAGTGGACTATGCTATGCGTTATGGCAACCCTAGCATACATAGTAAACTTAACCTACTGCGTGAACAAGGAGTTACCAAATTATTACTATTACCTTTATATCCACACTACAGCGGAGCCACTACAGCTACTACCTTTGATGCTGTAGCTAGAGAGTTTAGCACCTGGCGTAACCTACCAGAGTTTAGGTTTGTACGTAACTTCCATGATAATCCCATGTACATAGAAGCATTGAGCACTAATATTAGACGACACTGGGATAAGAATGGCAGAGGTGAAAAATTAATTATGAGTTTCCACGGTGTACCCAAGCGTAACTTAATGTTAGGCGATCCTTATCATTGTGAATGTTATAAGACTGCTAGACTAGTCGCTGATAATTTAAATCTAAGTAAAGACGAATATATGGTAACATTCCAAAGTAGATTTGGTCGTGCTGAATGGCTTCAACCATATACGGAACCTACAGTGATTGAACTGGCCAAACAAGGTATAAAACGGTTGGACATAGTATGTCCTGGCTTTGTCAGTGACTGTTTGGAAACATTAGAAGAAGTTAAAATAGAAATCCGTGATGCTTTTATTACTAACGGTGGACAAGAGTTTAACTATATTCCTTGTCTAAATGACAGTGTAGAACTTGGCTATGTTCTAGCAGATGTAGTTGAAGAAAACATAGCAGGATGGCAGCACTATCATGACGCTAAAACAAATAAGTTGGCTATTGAATTAGGAGCCAAACTCTAATGTGTAGCATATTAGTCACCAATCGTAATATACAAAACTTTGATGGTATCAACTACTTTTTAAAACTACGTGGTCCAGATCATACTAGTATACATAAGCAAAACGGTGTGACTTTTGTACATAATCTATTAAGTATCAGTGGCGCCTTTACTCCACAACCATTTGTAGAGGGTAATATAGTGGCCTTACACAATGGAGAAATATATAACTACGGTGACTATGCCAGTGACGGATTAGTAATTATTCCTACCTATAAGGATAAAGGCACAAGTTTTACTAGAGAATTTGATGGAGAGTTTGCTGTAGTACTAGCGGACTTTGATCAAAACTATATCATATTCAGCACAGACTTGTTTAAAACCAAACCTTTGTTCTATGCGGTAAATGGTAATGAATTTGGCATTAGTACATATCATACACCCTTACAGAGACTGGGCTTTGTAGAAATACAAAAGATGCCTGCTAATACTATAATAAAGTTATGTTTGACAACATATACATTGACTAGTGTAGGCAGTGTATATGATTGGGATCTACGACAGCATAAAAAAACATTTGACGATTGGATTAGTGCCTTTGAGCGTAGTATAGAAAAGCGTACCAGCAGACTAAGAGAGCGTATCTTCATTGGGCTCAGTGCTGGATATGATAGTGGCAGTATAGCCTGTGCTCTAGATCGTCGTGGTGTAGATTATAAAGCGTATAGTGTAAGTGGTAGTGAAGATGTCAATATATTAAATCAGCGTATTAGACAGCATCACCAATACCTAGATCGTAATACACCAGAGTGGGAATCTAGTTTTAGGCACATTATATTAAACACAGAAGAATTCAAATATACTATACACAGTAGCACTAGTGATTATAACGAGTATCATCGTAGCCTAACACATGATAGTGGTAGTAGAGGATTAGCCCTAATATGTGACCAAGCCCGTAAGGAAGGATTCAAGATCTATCTCAGTGGTAGTGGAGCAGATGAGATCGTCAGTGATTACGGATTTAGTGGTAATAAAATATTCCCCCATAGTAACTTTGGTGGATTATTTCCAGAGGATCTCAGCACTATATTTCCTTGGGCCAGTTTTTATGGCAGCACTATGGAAAGTTATCTAGCCAAAGAGGAATATGTTAGTGGAGCATATGGCATAGAAGGTCGTTATCCATTTTTAGATCGAGATGTAGTGCAGGAGTTTTTATGGCTCACTGCTGATTTAAAAAATAGTAAGTATAAGAGTTGTATAGATGAATACTTGATGAGGAATAATTATCCTTATCAACCAGGAGTTAAGACAGGATTTTAAATGAAAACAGCACTAGTAATGGGAGCAGGTGGTTTTATAGGTAGTCACCTTGTACGCAGATTAAAAAATGAAGGATATTGGGTTAGAGGAGCTGATCTTAAGAACCCTGAATTTAGCGATCACTGTGCTGACGATTTTGTACTATGTGACCTACGTAGAGAAGCAGATGTCAAATATGTACTAGATCTTGATGGAGAACAATTTAACGAAATATATCAACTAGCAGCAGATATGGGGGGTGCTGGATATATTTTTACAGGCAATAACGATGCTGACATCATGCATAACAGTGCCAGTATAAATCTTATGGTACTAGATCAAATAGTCAAGCATAGCTTTGGTCCAAAGCCAAGAATATTTTATAGCTCTAGTGCCTGTATGTACCCCGAGCATAATCAACTAGATCCCGATAATCCTAACTGCGAAGAATCCAGCGCATACCCTGCCAACCCAGATAGTGAATATGGATGGGAAAAGTTATTCAGCGAGCGTATGTACTTGGCCTATGCTAGGAACTTTAACTTAGAAGTGCGTATTGCTAGATTTCATAACATATATGGACCAGAGGGTACATGGCGGGGTGGTAAGGAAAAAGCACCTGCTGCCATATGTCGTAAGGTTATTGAGGCTAAGGATAGTATAGAAATTTGGGGCGATGGTTTACAAACTCGTAGCTTTCTTTATATTGATGAATGTGTAGAAGGTGTACGTAGACTCATGCAAAGTGACTTTACGGGACCTGTTAATATAGGCAGTGATGAAATGGTCACTATAAATGATCTTGTTGCTATGGCATGCAGTGTAGAAAATAAACAGTTAAAGGTTATACATATTGATGGACCTACTGGTGTACGTGGACGTAATAGTGACAATAAACTAATATATGAGAAATTAAATTGGGCTCCTAAGTATGCGTTAAATAAAGGTATAGAACAAACTTATCGTTGGATAAAGAGTCAAGTGGAATAAACATGGTCATTTTTAAATCATTAAGTAAAGAATTATTATTAAAACACCCAAATAGAGTATTCATAGAAACAGGTACACAGCACGGTTATGGAATTGAAGTAGCCCTTGAATGTGGGTTTGAAAAAATTTACAGTATTGATATTGATAGTAAATTTCATCATGAAGGTTCAATAAAGTTTAAACGAGAAATTGAACAAGGAAGAGTTGAATTATTCATTGGTGATAGCGCCCTTATGTTAAAAGACATTTTAAAATATATTGATGAACCTGTAACCTTTTGGTTAGACGCTCATGCTGATGCTGGTATCATAGGTAAATCAACGTGCCCAGTTATTGACGAACTAGAACAAATTCGTGATCATGGTATTAATACTCATACTATACTAGTTGATGATAGAAGAATGTTTGGAGTATATTGGGGTGTAGGAACAAGTGAAGATGATGTTAAAAGTAAAATTTTAACTATTAATCCTAACTATCAAATATACTTGGCAGACGGATGCGAACCTAACGATATCATAGTGGCATATGTCTAAAGCATTTATCTATTGTGATGGTGGTTTTGGGAATAGGTACAATAGTTTAATTAGTGGCTTATTTTTAGCATGGGCCTGTGATAGAGACCCTTATATTATATGGCCTCAAACTAGATGGACTGAAGCTAGTTTTACTGATATTTTTAATTCCAGAATACCTGAATTTAAAGACTTTGATAAAGATACTTTTTTCACAGAATATGATCCTATCAATTTAGTACATTGGAATCCTTGGGGCGCCAATGTTGAACAGCATAATTGTATGGGTATTTACATGGGTATTGATCAATTTCTTAAAGATAGAGATGATAGGAATATCTTATTTTATACTAGTATAATTTGTCCATGGGTTGACGTCAATAACCTAATGCCAATAGTTGATATGATCCCTTTTAGAGATGATATTGTAAGTACTGCTAGACAATTTATTAACACTAATTTTGGTCCTTACGAGTATTACGGATTACATGTGCGTAGAACTGATCATGCATATCAACTAAATGAAGAAGATTTTATAGCACAAATGAACGCTAATCAAGATAAACTTTATTTTGTTTGTAGTGATGATCGCAGTGCAGAAGATAAGTTTAAAAATTCCTGCACCAATGTTAGAACCTACGATAAAAAAAGTTATGTAGAAATGCTTGATCCAAATGGTGGATGGAATACTGTTACTCGTGACGAGTTTGGCCATCAATTTGCTTTTAATGTAAAAAGATCTAGGCTTAGCGTTATAGAAGCCATGGTAGATTTATTGGTATTAAGCCGTAGCACAGTCATAAACACTGATCATCGCAGCACATTTTTACAAACTGCCCTGTTACTTAAACGATTTGCTAATGTGTAAATATAGTACAAAGGAGCAGAATCATGGGATACAAGGTTAACGGAACTTTTCCAGAAAGTTATATAGAGTTTATTAGTGATGCTATTACTAGGGTACATGGATCAAATTGGAATGGCCTTAAAATAGCAGAAATAGGTGACGAAGATAGTACTTATAACTCAAGTCATTTTACTAGCAAGGGTACTATTAATACAATAATTCAACCAATTGGAGCAGATGGTAATCCTCTAATGCGTAGATTAATCAACCCTTATATTGGAAAAAACTTTGAAGTAAGTGAGGACTTTGCCGATATGGCTAACACTTATGACGTAATAACTAATATAGGAACTGTTGAGCATTTTAATAATCAGTATGAAGCGTGGCAAATTATGCACGAAATAACTAAAGTAAATGGAGTTATGATACATATTATGCCAGATGCAGAAGAATGTCAATTGTATCTAAGATGGTATGGCCATTGTCATAACTATTTTAGTACAGAATTCTTTGAAAATTTAGTTACTAAATTAGGCTATGAGATAATAAGTAACGAATTATTGAATTTTAATCGTAGTGTAGCAATAAAGAAAACTACTAACAGTATTTTTAATTTAGATAAAGACGAGTTCTTAGCGACTATTCAACAATTTTAAAAAGGTAAAAAATGAAATTAGCAGATATACACCACAAGTATGATACAGATAAAGGGACCTATCATTCATACATAGAAAAATATGATGAAATATTTGGACCTTACAAGTACGAACAACTAAATTTTTTAGAGATAGGGTGTTTGACTTGTGGTAGTATCAAAATGTTCAACGAGTTCTTTACAGATGCACATATCTATGGAATAGATAATTGGGCACAAAATACGGATCATATTGGGCATCTATTAGCCAATAAAGGAATTGATGTAAATCAAATTATTCAAGACATCAATAATAACTATCCAAGAGTTCATTTAAAAACCTGTGATAGTACCAACACAACTGAAGTAAGTCAAAGATTAGGTGGTGTCAAATTTAAGTTCATTATTGATGACGGTGATCATAGCCTGGAAGCACAACTACAAACATTTAAAAATTTTATTCCATACCTAGAATGGGGTGGAGTTTATATTATTGAGGATGTGGGTCATATTCATCAATTAGCAGCACACATTGATCAATACATTAAAGAATACAATCCATCACTTACTGTTGAAATACATGGTTGGTATAAAGGCAATCGTGCGGACGATGCTGTACTTATAGTGAGATAATATGACACAAGGATTATTATTGGCCACTAGAGGTGGGTTAGGTGATCATATTATTTCTAATGGTCTTATTCATCATCTTAGGTCTGAAGTATATGATCATAGAGAAGTTCATATAGTATGTTACCCACAATGGGAAATACCTTTAACTTATCTATATGAGGATGCAGATAATGTTATTTTACACCCAGGCGAGCAAATAGCCTTATTAGGAGTAAGTCATGAACAGCATCTCCAAAAACTAGCAGCTAAATTGGACTTAAAATATTATAGCGTAGCAACTACCAATGTAGACTTAAGAAAGTATCAAGAATATTTTTACAAAAGTGTAGGACATCCATTCGAGTACAGATACAATAAATTCCAATTACCTAAAAGAGAACTATACAATGAGGAATTTATAAACACTATAAAGCCTAAGAATCCTTATGCACTGTGTTTCTTTTGGGACAAGTTTACAAATGGAACTGTTAAACATATACAAAAGGATAAAATAAGCTCTGGTCTTGACATTGTTGAAATTACCCCTAAAAAAACTAGCAATATATTTGAATGGCTTCCAATAATTTATGATGCGGAAGAAATACATTGTGTTCCAGGTGGACCTTTTCATTTGATTGACAGTGTATTGGATAAGTGTAAGGCACAAAAGTTTTTCTATCATGATGCTCGTAGGGAAACTTGTATGAATCCTAACAATGTATATAATAACAATTGCTGGGAGTTTGTAGGATATTCGGTAAAACACGCACTATAACCTAATTGACATTGCTAATTAATTATTATATACTATGTTTATGGTAGGTAGCACTGGTGTGCGGCGGAGACTTATAAACTCTGGAGACTGGTCAGATGGGCTGGAACGGAAGGGATCGTAACCCTTACCTACTACCACGCATAAATAATAAATGCGCTTCAAAGAAATTATCACAGAACTTTTTGACCCTAAACTAGCCGTAGATCTGGAATGGGCTGAAGGCAGCGACTATGTGGCTGCTAGAGGCTATGTCACTGTGACCAATCCTAATGGCTATGGTGGTGAATATGGCAACGAGGAAGAAGTTGAATTAGAAATAGAATTTGGTGAATATCCGCATCCACAGCGTAAAGAATATGAAGTTCAATTTAAAGTAGACGAATCATTTGCTATAACAGGTGGTGGTAACACCAGTGTAATTTTTGCCACAGTTATACAAGCCTGTAAAGACTTTGTAGAAATGTATAAACCAGATAGATTGTTCTTCACAGCAGATGAACAGTCAAGGGCTAGAATGTATGACACCATAACCAAGCGTGTGGCCAAGCAGGTAGGTTGGCATGTCTTACCATTTGATGAAATCCAAAAAGATCCTTTATATAGGCATAAGAGTGGCAATGGTTTTATGTTTGTTATAGTCAAGGGTGAGGCACCTGAAAAGTTCCAAAGTAGTCAAAAACCACAACACGGTAGTTTTATGCCTATTTGGTTTGTGTATAATCTAGATAAAGATACACCCACAGTGGCAGTTAAGGTTAGGGCTCCTGATCGAGTGGCGGCTGTAGCTCACGCTAGGAAAATAGAACCCAGTTTCAAGGACCTAGACTCAATGCAGATACACGCCTTAAGCAGTCTGCCCAAGCGTGAAGTCACTGATGTAATAGATGGTGGTACAGCGGGCGTAAATGAATCTGTAAGTAAAAAAAAAACTTTAAGAGAATCTAAGTCAGCACCACTGTATCACTTTACTTCTTGGAATAATCTAATTAGGATTCTACATTCTAATCAATTAGTGTCTCCTGGAGGCAAGATCTATCTCACTAGAGATTATACTAGACAATTTATTCCTCATGAAGGACAATTATTTAAACAGCCATACGGCATAAGACTTGATCAAGAATTACTATCTAGGGATTATGGTAGAAAATTACAGGCCGGCGGACAAGATAGTGGCTGGGACGAAAAGAAACGACAGGCTTGGTTATCTGATCCAAAAAATGCTCGTGAAATAGAAAAAGTTAAACAAACTGGTCGAGGTAATGGTATGAGATATGATGGCGCTGAACCAACGGATATCATAAAAGGAACTGTGACGCAAAGTCGTAGATGGGAAAGTGAAGAACATTTAAATGTTAAAAACTTACCTAACTTAGACAAATATATAACTGGAATTGTAATCGCAGATGCTCCTGTAGGTAACCAACATTTTAGTCAAGAAATAGACCCAGATCCCATAACTAAACTGGCAGACGTATTGATAAACTTGTTCAGCGGAGCAAAAGGATTCGATCAAAGGAATATGTTTTTAGATTATGCTAACAAATTAAATGTGCCTATCGTGTATGGTCGTAGAGACTTTAGTCCTGAACAGGTTAAGAAACGTATTATTCAACTTTACAGCCAACGTAAAAAAGAACGCGAACAAGAACGAGGTAAAACACAAAATAGTTTTCTAGTAATTACCAGTCCCGCTGGCGGTGGTGTCAGTGTAGGCGGCAGTGATATCAATGCTGCTCTTAAAAAATTATCAATAGATCCTAGATATAGAGATAGACCAATATATGGATACAGTATGGGCTACGGACCAGATGCTGAGAAAAAAATGTTTGATAAACCTATTCCGTTATTACAATTAGTAAAGCAAGGTTTAGCGGAAGATGTCGGTCAGCCAACCTTTCATGTGAGTTCATACGATGACTTTGAAACTGCTTTTGAAGTTGAAATGGTCATAGACAACAACAACCCAGGGTTCTTTTCATATCAATATTTCCCTGAAACCGATGATGTAGAAAATGATGTTTACATTCATTCTGACCAATACCGAGGTCAGGGTTTTGGCAAACTGCTGTTGTTGAAAGCCATAGAAACAGCACAACAACATGGCCTGCCATTCAAGCCAGACCGCAATGGTATTTCGCCTGAACAACGTCGTGTTTATCAAAGTCTATTAAATGACCGACTAATCAACATAGCGCCTGATAGCACCATCACACTCAGAGGCAAGCAAGGTGTAGCGGAAAACTTTGCTGATGGTCGTAATCCCCAAGATAAAGGTGATAGTAAACGCCACGGTGTTCCAACTAAGGCATCAGTGAGCACTCTACGTAAGGTAGCCAAGCAAGGTGGGCGTAAAGGACAACTGGCACATTGGATGGCTAATATGAAAGCAGGTAAGGCTAAGAAAAGTTAGCCACTCACCACCAGCTCAAAATAAATAGTTGGTGGAAAATATATACGAATATATTAAAAGACCAAAACAGGAACGTCAAGAACATTTGGATCTTGACGACTATTGTATTGAACGTGGTGGTGGTAGTACCTTATGTAAAGGCCTACTAGCCCACGAAACACATACTACTATACCTAATGGTCATATGATCCTAGTATGTCATGCCTGTAACAATGGTAAGTGTAGTAATCCAAAACATTTATATTGGGGCACTCCTAGTGAAAACCGTATGGATCGTGTTAGATTTGAAAATAGAACATTGATTGAACGTATGGAAGACAATTACAGGCGCAAAGGACCCTTAAACAAATTAAAATTATAATATGGACATTGAAAGAAAACGTGTAGCAGTTGTAGTAACAGGGCACCTTAGAACTTATAAGATGCACTTCCCACATTTTCAAAAACACTTATTAGACCTACATGATGTAGATTTATATCTAAGTACTTGGGATTGGAATCATATAGGAGTAATGGCAGGTGGTACATTAGCAAAAGCTAAAGAAGAAGATTTGCACAATAAACTAAGCATCTATCCAAACGTAAAAAAAGTAATTATTTCAGACTATAAAAAAGTAAACAAGATTAGTGAGGACTACATCAAAAGTTATGGTGAATTTGGCACTTGCGACGATCCTCTATATAAGAAATATATAGGAGGCAGAGTGGAACGTAAAACTATGCCTTATAATGCAGGGCAATGGTGGCCTGTACAAGAAGCATTTGCTAGTATAGAAGAGCCTGAACAATATGATATAATTATGCGTACACGATTTGATATACACATATTAAAGCCAGTAAAGTTTCTTTCTGATCCAATTGTTGGAGTACACCCAGGACCCAAACGTAGGCCAGGTAGCCATCTATTACAAACAGATTTATATACAATTAAAAACCATATATTTTACGGAACTCCATATATTAAAGAAGTAATGAAAGATGTGTATTATCGTAATTTAGAAATCACCTGTAAGTTTAGTGATCTGGCTACAGATAGTCTACTAGAATATCTATTAAGAAATAATGATAGAAATATTGATCTTACTGTAGATCAGCATTTTAGAGAAGGGATAGAGTACGGAGTTTGGAAATGAAGTTTACCTTTGGTATAAGCACCTTACATAATTACAAAGGTCTAGAAGAAAGTATCAATAGCATTAAATCTCAAGGCATTCCAGAAACAGACTATGAAATATTAATTATCGGACCAAAACAGCAGGATCCAGAAGGTAACATTAATTATATTAATTTTGATGAAAGCCAACGCAAAGGGTGGGTAACCAAAAAAAAGAATATACTGGCACAGGAAGCACGATTTGATAACGTCATAATATGTAATGACTATTTTGTTTTTCAACCAGACTTTTATAAGCATTGGGTAGAGTTTGGTGAAGAGTGGGATGTGGCTAGTAATGCTCAACAGTTTTATAATGGACAAAGATGTTACTTAGATTGGGTAACACTAGATCATCCTGACTATCCTTGTTGGACACAGGTTCCATATACTAACTGGAGCATCACTAATTACATGTACCAAAATGGATGCTACATGGTAGTAAAGAAAGACACTATGCGTCGCTTTCCATTAAATGAAAGTTTAGTTCATGGACAGGCAGAGGATACAGAATGGAGTAAGCGTATGCGCCCTCATTGTCGTTGGGTATGCAATGGTCGTAGCATAGCAAAACATAACAAAGTACACCATAGTTTCTATCATCAGGTTCACCATAATAGAATAGTAAAGGAAGAATTTTGAATATTATTATTCCTATGGCAGGCAATGGATCTAGGTTTCCTAAAGATCTATATCCTCATAAACCGTTAATAGAAATTAATGGTAAGCCTATGATTGTACGTGCCTTAGAAAGTTTAAAACTTAAGGGCAATTATTATTTTATAATTAGAAGAGACGAGAATAAAAATCAAATAAAAGATCTTATTCAAAACACTGTGGGAGTTAGTACGTTTATTGAAATAGACAAAACTACGGAAGGTCCAGCCTGTAGTGCTTTGCTTGTTAAAGATTATATTAACAACGACAAAGAACTAGTTATAGCCAACTGCGACCAAATTATGGAATGGGATAGTAAAATTTTCCTACAGGTTGCTAAAAACTATGCAGGTTGTGTGGTAACCTATTACAGCACTACAGATAAAAATAGTTATATTAAAATCGATCGTAATGGGTTAGGTGTTGAACTACGTGAAAAGATTGTTATTAGTAATATAGGATTAAATGGTATACACTATTGGCGTAAAGGAAAGTACTTTGTATATAGTGCAGAAATGATGATTGGGCAAGATGATCGAGCACCTAATGGAGAATTTTATATAGCACCAACCTACAATTATATGATACAGTATGGGCATAGTGTAGGCATTTATCATATACCTAATGAACAACATCATGCAGTAGGAACACCAGAAGATTTAGAATTATATCTTAAAAAGTATGATACCTAGAAAAAAAGTAGCAATGGTCTTAACTGGGCATTTAAGAAATTATAAAGAAAATTTTGAAAATCTTAAAAAATGTATTTTAGATCATCATGATGTTGATACTTATATTAGCACTTGGGATATGAATAATATAAAATCCAAGAGAGTAGCCAAGCTTGTTAAAATGACAGATGAGGAAATAAACAGTAGATTAAGCATATATCCTAATGTTAAATCTGTAAAAATAAGCAATACTAAAGAAGTGGCTGAAATGGCTAAAATAGCTTATGGTTTAGCTAAAACAGAAAAAAGAAGTGGTAAATGGGATGTGAATAATAAAAAGTATCCGTTATTTCCTTACAATACAACCTTCGAGGAAATAGTTAAGATAAGCAGTGCTTGGTATTGTGTCCAAGAAGGATTCAAACTAATAGATAACCCAGACTCATATGATGTGTTATTAAGGAATAGGTTTGATATCTTATACTTCAAAGGTTTAGAATTTAAGGATTATGATTTAGTAGTCAGTCCACCATCTCCATCTAAAAAAGAATCGTATAAAATACGTAATTATATACAGTATGGTAAACCTATAATTAAAACACCAATGAGCAACATGTTTGAATATGTTAGTCGTACTTTATGCAGATATAGAAACTTTAGTTCAGAACATATGTTGGAATATGTATTCGATGAATATTTTCCTAGTTATTATGTAGATCACGAATATAAAGACTTAAAACATTATAGGGTAAATTCTTAATGAAAATACATAAAATTACAGAGTTTTTTAGAGGTTGGTTCATAGGAAATTTTAACCCTAGTGTTCTTAATACCAAAGATTTTGAAGTTGGGTTATTAACTCATAAACAAGGCGAACATTGGCCTAAACACTACCATGCTATTGCCACCGAATATAATTTATTAGTTTCTGGCAAAATGATAATTAAACAAACGACAATAGAACCTGGTGACATCTTTATCATAGATCCTTACGAAGTTGCTGATCCAATATTTTTAGAGGATTGCACAGTTTTATGCATAAAGACACCCAGTGTGCCTGGAGACAAATATGAATCTATTTAGGACCATAGAAGAAATTGATTCTAACAAATATTTTATTGCAACATATAGAGCTAAGTCTGTATCTACCCTATTATCATTAGCATGGGATATTGCTGTAGGACAAAGTGTAGGCAATCCTAGTATTAGAAATAAATGGGAAAATGACGAACTATATGAAAACCATAGCTGTCTCATACTTAATAATAAAGATATATTGGAAAAGACTAATGAAGGATTTATAGACATTGCTTTTCCAATAGCTAATATAGATTGGATTGAAGACGGAATCAATCATCTAATATGTCAATTAATGGGTGGACATACTGACATTAATATTGTAGAACGTTGTAGACTAGTTGGTTTACAATTACCTGATCATATTAAATCAAAATTCTTAGGTCCTAAATTTGGGTTAAGTGGACTACGCAAGCTCACTGGAAATTACGGTAAACCTTTACTTGGAGGCATTCTCAAACCTAAAGTTATACAGAATGTTAGTGTTTTAGAAGATATGGTACGTGAGTTAATTGATGGTGGAGTTGATTTTATCAAAGAAGATGAAATCATGAGTAATGTGCCACACTTGACTTTAGATCAGCGTGTAGATTGTGTAGCTAATCTTTTAAGTAAGGTAAATCATAAATTAGTATTTTGTCATACTATTAATGCTGATCCATACGATATTCTAAGACGATGTGTACGTGTTATGGAATTAGGTGGTAATGGCGTACACGTTAATATATTGGGTGGGTTAGGTGTTTATCGTAGTATACGACGTTTGGACTTGCCCATCTACATACATTTACAAAGTAGTGGACAAAAATTACTTACAGATATACGTAATCCTTATAGTATAAGTTGGCCCATAATTTGTCAACTTGCTACTTGGATGGGAGTGGATACTATACAAACAGGAATGATTGGTGGCTACAGTAATGATGATCCAGTTGAAGTACATCAGTGTATAAACATTCTTAGAGCTGGAAATACTGTGCCTGCCCTTAGTTGTGGCTTTCACCCAGGTATAGTGGATTGGGTAACTAATAAGATAGGTATAGATTATATGGCCAACAGTGGAGGTGCTATACATGGACATCCAAATGGCACATTAGCAGGTGCTAAGGCTATGCGTCAAGCTGTGGACAGGATATACGGCGTAGAATATAAGCAAGCAACAGATTTATGGGGTATAAGAGTATGAATGATTTTTTAAATGAAATAGATAAGTTTTTTCCAAATGGACCAAAAGTAATTTTAGATATTGGTAGTAGAGATTTAGAGCATAGTCTTAAATTTGGAGCTAGATATCCAAATGCTAGAATAATAGCCTTTGAACCTAATCCTTATGGAATACAAAATTGTAAACATAGATTAGGTAATATGCGTAATAATAATAATATAGAGCTAGTTGAAGTTGCAGTTAGTGACGAAGAAGGGGAAATGGACTTTTATAGTGTAATAGGTAACGACGGATGTAGCAGTTTATTAGAACCTATTGATGTACCTTATGGTTTAAAACAATGGTCTAAAATCACAGTAGCAGTAAAAAGACTTGACAATATCATAAATGATTTAGGTATCGATCAAATTGATGTTATGTGGTTAGATACGCAAGGTACTGAACTTAAAGTTTTACAAGGGATGGGTACCTATTTAGATAATGTCAAATGCATCTATACAGAAGCAAGTCCAAAACCATATTATGTCGGACATATTCTAAAAAATGATTTAGAAAGTTTTTTACATAATAACAGTTTCAAAACACATTTTATACCCGTTCCTGGACATCCCTATAATGAAGGTAATTTAATCTGTACTAGAACTTATGAAAATCATCAGTCATAGAGCTAATCTAAATGGCCCAAACAGTGTACACGAGAATAGTCTTGAGGCTATAGATCACTGCATCTATGATTTAAAAATCAGTGTAGAGATTGATCTTAGATGGATGAATGGTAGGTTGTTCTTAGGGCATGACCTACCAGAAATATTAGTGGACCCAATTTGGTTAAGAATACGGCACGACTATCTTTATATACATGCCAAAAATCCACAGGCATTAGAGTTTTGTCTAAAGGAACATTTACATTATTTCACACACGAGAATGATCCATACACTATAACTAGTAGAGGCTATATATGGGCTTATCCTGGACAAGAACCAGTAGGCAATAAGACTATTGGAGTTATGCCAGAAGGACACTGGGACACATTGCCTAACTTTTACGGAATTTGTACTGACTATCCTTTAAACTACATAAGTATCTAACAAGGAGATAACAATGGCAACTAAACTTGTAGATACAATGAAAGAGGCTCTAGCCAAAAAACAAAATCAATCAGCACCAGGCAAAAAATCTAATACAAACACTAAGGCTCAGGTAAAGAGTCAAACAACATCAAACAAGCCTATGAAAAAGGCAGCAGGTCGTGGTGGTTAATCAAACTACTTGACAAACAAATTTAAACCTATATAATTACTATATGAACAACCTAGCAAAACTAGCCGTTGACAATGGCGGCTCTATAAAACCTTTAATTATTCCTACAGATTTAACTGGTGGTACTGGGCTGATGAACCCTAGTATATTTGTAGATGAAGATAACGTAATTAAAGTAAATTTACGTCATGTAAACTATACTTTTTACCACAGTGAAGCAAAATTATTCCAACACCAATGGGGTCCACTAACTTATATACATCCAGAACACGACATGCACTTACGTACATGGAATTGGTATTTGGAATTAGATGATGACTTAAACATTACTAGGTATAATAAAGTTGATACCAGTAAATTTGACACCTATGAACCACAATGGGATTTTGTAGGTTTAGAGGATGCTCGAATATTCCGTTGGGGTGGAAAATTATACTTGAGTGGAGTACGCAGAGATACTACTAAAATTGGTCAAGGCCGTATGGAACTCAGTGAAATTGATGTAGGTTCTGACTATGTAAAAGAGATTAGTCGTGTACGCATTGAGCCACCTAAAGATAGCTATTGTGAAAAGAATTGGATGCCTATAATTGACAAACCTTTTCACTATGTAAAATGGAGCAATCCTACTGAGGTTGTCAAGTGCGACCCAATAACAGGTCGTGCTGAAACAGCCTATCTAACTGAACGTGCTCCAATTAATGCTGACTTTAGAGGTGGTAGTCAAGTTATTAGGTTTAGAGGACTATACCTAGCAGTAGTACACGAAGTTAGCTTATTTAAAAGTGAAGTTGGTCGTAAGGATGGGTTATACAGACATAGATTTTTATTATGGGATGATAACTTTAATCTTGTTAAGTTTAGTCCAATCTTTGCTTTTATGGATGCCCATGTTGAGTTTGCCACAGGTATGGTGGAACGTGGTGATGACATGCTGATCACTTTTGGATTTCAAGATAATGCAGCATATGTACTTAAAATAAAAACAGATATATTAGACAAATTTATAAAGGGTGAACTATGATTAAGGATTGCTTTCCTTATTTTAACGAACGAGAATTATTAGAACTACGCATTAACTTACTTAAAGATCATATTGATGAGTTTGTTATTTGCGAAGCCAATCGTACACACAGTGGTATACCAAAAGAATATACATTGGAAAAAACTCTAAATGAGTTAAACATTCCTCTGGATAAAATTAGAGTAGTTAAGGTAGAGCTACCTGATAAAGAAGCTATGCCTGATGACTATGACAGAGAGCGTATGCAGCGTAATGCAGCAGCTGAATATATTGGTTATGGTGATATCGCTTTCGTCAGCGACTGCGATGAAATTATGAATCCAAGTTTTATTGCTTATTACAGTATGGTGGCACAAAACAATCCAAATAGTATTTTAAGACTACCCATGGCATTTTTAATGGGTCGTGCTGACATGAGAGCATACGATACTATTGGTCAACCAATTAGTTGGAGTCCAGGTTTCGTATGTATGGGTCATCATAAAGAACGATATACCCTAAGTGAAATCCGTGAAAGTCAAAGTAGAGGATTATTCAATGTAGTATACAAAGATATCTTTACTGTAGATGAAGGTCGTATCAAAGACGCAGGTTGGCACTTTAGTTGGATGGGTGGCGGAGAGCGTATGAAGATCAAATATCGTAGCTTTATGCACTATCAAGATAATATACCTATGGCAGCAGGTAGTGGTGATAAACAACAACTTGAAGAATTTATTGGTAATCATAAAGTAGCGGAAGGTAGTGTGGATCCATTAGGTCGTAGTAATCATATCATGCATATGTATGAAGTTAAAGAATTACCAGAAAAGATTTTTGAATTACCAAGAGTACAACAATTTTTATTTGCGGAGTAAATTATGGCAAAAGGCAGTGGTGGTGGTAAAAAATTAAAACCAAGAGATCCAATGAGGACGAAAACCGGAAAGACTAGACTAGGCCCATTAAACCTTGTACAATTAGAGGAGATGTTGGCTAAGGAAAGTCGCCCTAAAAACAAGGGTAAAATTCAAAACCGTATTCGTACACTTACACTGAGAAAGGCAAAAAATGGCAATTTGGAGAATTCAAAACTATCACAAGAAGAACGCAGTTGAACGTCAAATCTGGATCAAGGATGATGTCACTGTAGTAAAGGAAGAAGGTTTCCGTTGGGGTATTTGGGAAACCGAAAGCGATGAACAACCTGACATTGATCTTGAAAATCCAGATGGATGGGAACCTGATAGTGATGAATGGGAATTCATTGAGATGATTGATGGATGTTGGGTCGAATGGATTTTCCCCGATGATATGGATGAGGAAGAACAGGAACGCATCCAAGAACTTTGGAATGAAGATAGTTTTGAAGGCTTGGAAGGTGATGGCTGGATCAATGATGAAACTGAATTTTGGCTACATGGCCCATTACTTTTAACCAATGTAGATACTGGTGAAGATATTAACGGAGGCTAATATGAGAACCCCAGCAAGTCTAACTGATGATGAAATTGAATCTTGTATTGACGGCGTCAGTAATATTGAAATGATTAGAGAGATCCTCACCAAGCACGGAGTAGTTGGTGACGATGGATATATAGATCCAGAAATTTTTGCTGATTGGTTTGCTATGGGCATTGAAGGATTTATTGATGCTGAAGAAGGCAGTGATGCTTGGACAAATGCTAATGGTATAAATTGGAATTGGGGATATGATATTGGCGATAATATCAATATGTTGTTAATGCCAAAAGAAGAAATAGATACCAGTTTGCCAAATCACCTATAATAAAGGTTGACAAGTAAGAGAAAAGTAAATATAATATAAGTTAATTAGCCCTTTTAGTTAAATGGTATAACGGTTGATTTGTAATCATCAATTGGCAGTTCGATTCTGTCAAGGGGCACCAAATACTCGGTGTAGCTTAGTCTGGCTTAAAGCGCCTGCTTTGGGAGCAGGAGATCGTGAGTTCGAATCCCACCTCCGAGACCATAACATAAGGAAAATATATGAGTGATGCAGTGACAGCAAGTCATATTTTAGTAGAAACTGAACAACTTGCAAATGAAATTTTAGAACAGGTTACTAGTGGTGAAAGGTTTGCTCAGTTGGCCCAGCAACATAGCAAATGCCCAAGTGGCAAATATGGTGGTAATCTTGGACAATTTACTAGAGGTAAAATGGTTAAAGAGTTTGAAGATGTAGCTTTTGGCATGGAGCCAGGTACAGTTAGTGGCCCAGTTCGTACACAATTTGGTTTTCATTTAGTTTATAGGCAATCATGAAAAAATTAATTTTAAGTCGTGGCCCAGAGATTGATATTCAACAATGTACACGCATCGTTGGTGGTAATAAGTTTGAACTAGTACTTATTGCTGCTCAACGTGCTCGTGAACTACGTAGGCAAAATCCTAATGAGCGTCATAACTATACTGTGGAAGCATTAATGGATCTACAGGCCAATAAGTTAGACACAGAAGAAATGTTGGCCAAACGTATCAGTCACGTAAATAAACCATCCAAAAAGTTTGACAAGGCACCTAAAAAGAAAGTATTATAGATATATAGCGGGATTAACTCAGTGGTAGAGTAGCGCCTTTACACGGCGAATGTCGGGAGTTCGACCCTCTCATCCCGCACCATACACAAGGACACACTATGAGAAAAGAAGTTATTGCTTGTTGGCTATTAATGATTGTAGGCTGTACAGTAGTTGCAGTTGGCTTATACAGTATTCGTGATAAACACTTTGGTGTTACTAATGTTTGTAACGAACAATTCTACCCAGATCTTTGTGGCAAAACTCAAGTAGAAGAAAAGAAGGAATAATTATGTTTGGATTAATTAAATTTCTTATTGCGCTATTTAAAGCAGGCTTACAAATTTTAGATCCAGATCGTAATGCTCTTAAACACGCTCCACCACAAATTAAGTATATTACCAGTGTATTCTTAGCAAGTTTTTGGGCATTAGCATTTAGCTTATATACTGGGGAGCTTTGGTATTTAGGTTATAATATCATTGGACATTTTGCAGTGGTAAGTATGGTGTGCATTACTTGGCTAGTATTTAGACATTTCAAACAGACCTACACTGAACGCACTGAATATGATTTACTAAGGGATCCAAATCGTTTACCTAAGTGTTACGAATTAACTGACGAAGAAAAATTACAGGCTATTAATAAACAAACTATCTAAGGAATAAAAATGGAAATTTCATTACGCAAGGCAACAGCAATTCAAAATAGTATTAACGAAGCCGTTAAAGGTTTAAACTTTGATTATACCGCTCGTATCTCAGAATATGAGGATAGCGAAAAAGTTATCAGTGAACTTACAGAAAAATTTAACGATAGCATTAGACGTCGTGAGCGTCTTTTAGAAGCACTCTACGCTATTCGTAAAAACGTGGGCACTGCTAATCTAAAAGAAGGTATTGATATTAGAATGGCTGATGCTGCTCATTTGGAAAAGCAGATTCAATTTTATACTCCCTTGTTCGGTGCTCGCACTAAACTGAGCCAGGAAGTAATTGATGGTAAACTCAGTAAAATTAAAAATGCTGATAGCAACAGCCGTTTATATCGTGATGAAGTTATTGATACCAGTATTTTCTCACAGCAGGATTTGACTAATTTTAAGAGCATTGTAAACTTTGCTCGTAAAAAGCGTCAAAAAATTCAAGACGAAATTCTTGAATTAAATGTTAAAACTACCATCACCATTACCAGCGAGGTTGAAAAGACCTTGAAGGATGAGGGTATTTTATAAGGTTTTTGCCAGTTTCTTAAAACTGGCCGTAGTATGTGGGGTAGATTAGGATGGACAGTCTCATTGAGACAACTTTTACCGTATGGTGAAATACGCCGGCCTTGAAAGCCTCCTCTGTGTGTAATCTCCATTTCAAAATTGTCAATTGTTGGAGACCATATACAGATTTTGTGCTTTGTAGATTGAACATTGTGTGCTGCTGATAATTGATGCGGCTGTTGACATTTGTTTAGTCTATTACTTGACCTCACTGCTATGTCTGCCCTGTTTAGTCAGGGCTTTTTTTTGGCTCTAATAAATATCAGCATGAATAAAAAACTAACTATAGCCAGCAGAGAAAGTAGATTGGCTATGTGGCAAGCTAACCACATTAAAAACTTACTAGAACAAAATGGGTTTGAAGTAGATATTATAGGTATGACCACAGAAGGTGATCGTAGATTGGATGTTACCTTAAATGAAATTGGTGGTAAGGGCCTATTCATCAAAGAACTAGAGCAGGCTTTACTAGATGGTCGTGCTGATCTAGCAGTACACAGTATGAAAGATGTGCCTATGGAAATGGGGGAAGATTTCCGTATTGTAGCTATTACTGAACGTGAGGATGTTAGAGACGCCTTTGTTAGCAATAACTTTGAAAATTTGGAATCATTACCTGATGGTGCTAGAGTAGGCACTAGTAGTCTGCGTAGACAAGCGCAGATTCTTAAAAAGTTTCCTAAACTACAAATCTTACCATTGCGTGGTAATTTAGACACTAGGCTACGCAAATTAGATGATAATGAATATGATGCCATTATTTTAGCTGCTGCTGGATTAAAAAGATTAGGATTAGAAAATCGTATACGAAGTCTGATTGATACTAGCATTATAGTTACTAGTCCAGGACAAGGAGCATTGGGAATTGAAATACTACGGAATAGAGATGATCTAGTTGAATCTTTGGGAACACTTACTCATATTGAAAGTACAGTATGTGTAATGGCTGAACGTGCATTTAGTCGTAGACTAGGTGGTAGTTGTCGTTTACCCATAGCTGCCCATGCTGAGATCTTACCTAGAGAAATGTTCACTATGAATGTAGTACTCTGTATGCCAGATGGTAGTAGAATGATGACGGCCAAATGTAAAGGACCATGGCGTAAACTAGATGAATTAGCTACCCAAACTGCTGAAGCTATACTTAAAAGAGGTGGCAAAAAAATTATAGAATTATTAACAGGTAATCAATTACAATGAAAAATACGAGATTTTTACAAGCACTACGAAAAGAACCCACAGACACGACACCAATTTGGATCATGCGTCAAGCAGGACGCTACTTACCAGAATATCGTGCTACCCGTCAAAAGGCTGGTAGTTTCCTTGGCCTAATGAAAACACCAGAATATGCCTGTGAAGTTACACTACAACCATTGGATAGATATGACTTGGATGCTGCCATCCTTTTCAGTGATATCCTTACCGTACCAGATGCCATGGGTCTCGGCTTACACTTTATTGAAGGCGAGGGTCCTAAATTATCCAATCCCATACGTACAGAAGAAGATATCAAACGTCTTTATGTTCCAGATGTAGGTACCGAACTCAGTTACGTTACGGACACTGTGAGCCTACTTAGACATAGTCTTAATCAGCGAGTGCCCCTAATTGGATTTGCGGGAAGCCCATGGACTCTGGCCTCATATATGATTGAGGGTGGAGGCAGTGAAGACTATGCCACTGCTAAGAATATGATGTACTCTAGACCTGATCTCATGCATACTATACTAGACATAAACGCAAGGGCAGTTACAGATTACCTCAATGCTCAAATTAGGGCTGGTGCACAGGCAGTTATGATATTTGATAGTTGGGGCGGATACTTAAGTGATAATGCTTACCTTACATTTAGTTTACCTTACATGAAACAAATTGTAGATGGCTTGATCAAAGAACAGGATGGAGAAACTGTACCCAGTATTATATTCACCAAAGGTGGGGGACAATGGCTACATTGGATAGCACAGAGTGGATGTACTGGTGTTGGTTTAGATTGGACCATAAGCATCAAATATGCTAATCAACTTATAGGTCATAGGGTTGCTCTACAGGGTAATATGGATCCAACCATACTACGCAGCACACCAGAAGCAGTGGCCAAGGAGGCTATTCGTATTATGCAGGAATTTGGACATCATAATACAGGACACGTATTCAATCTTGGACACGGAATCAGCCAATTCACAGATCCAGAAAACGTTAAGGTTTTGGTTGATACAGTACACGATGTTGGTAGAATGCTACGAGCAGGACAACAAGATCAGTTGACATTGTTAGATAAAGAGCATATAATATAATCGTGGTTGTGAGTGGAATAGGTAGACCTGCCGCTTACCCTTAATTGGATAGCTGGTGAAGGGCATCCGACATTGTCGTGCTTTGCAGGTTCGACTCCTGCCGACCACACCAGATTAATCTTGGAGCAATAATGGACAAGAAGATTAGTGAAAGTAAGGATCGTTTTACCTTCCAACGTGATAACATTATTAAACGAGCACGGGAAAAAGGTGAAGAACCTAGGGCTGACTATCTTGCTATTTACGAAGATAGTGCGGAGCATCATAAGCGTAGGTTTGATGATCCCAAAAGTCGTGAGCATAATATGGAATACGACTTACTTACTAATGCTTGGATTTTGGAAAAGGTGCGTAATGATGCTGCCTATGCTCAAAACCTCTATGCTGCCATGTGTAATAATGACTTTAGAAAGCGTGAAATGTGGCCTATTCTAAAAGAGTCCACTTGGGGTTGTAGTTGGAGATATGCCGGCGGTATCATTGCTGATATGCAACAAAAGGGCGACTACATTGATTGGTATTGTAGTGGTATTAGAAATGATCTTGACGATAGTGTAAAAGAAGGTTGGAGTGATCTTGAGCGTAGAGAATACGAAAATAGGTATAGCCGTTATGTGGGTGAAGGCTGTGTAACCGATGAGATCAGAGACGATCTATATAAATTAGGATGGATGGTGGTAAATGAAGACAAAGACATATAACTACGAAGATATTTTCCAAGACATTGAAGGTGACCCTGATAATGTTCTATTGACAATACCTGAAGAAGTGTGTAATATAATGGGTGTTGTGCCAGGTGATACTGTACACATTGAAGTCATTGATAACGCTCTACGCATACGAAAGGTAGATAATGGAAAGGAAACTGATCCCAACCCAGTTGGCTCTTGAACTAGCCTGTGCTGCTCAACGTGTAAATGGTGACTATCTTAAGGAAACTGAACAGGTCTATGATGATCAGGGTAACCATCTCTATACCAAATACAGCAATAAAACCTACATCATAAACACTGCTCTTGGTAGTAATGTACCAGCAGTTAGAGTAAATGTGTTAGATGAGGATAAGTTGTTGGCTGAAGAAATTCAGAAATACTTTCGTAGGCTTATCTTTACAGCAGTGGCAGGTGAAGAGGGCTTTATGACTGACTTGTTCCAAATTCTTAACAAAGAAGAAGTTGCTACTAATAATCTTGGTTTTATTGCCTGTTTGCCCAGTGTATATGATCGTGAAGTAGCCAAAAACAAAATGATCAAACTAGTAAAGACCTTGGACGATGTAGCATATGGATCCCCAGGTACTAGACTACAGGATTTGGATTGTGAAATAGTAGGTTGTAAAAAGTCAAAAAACTTTGACGCCTTTAACATTGAATGTATAATAGACAATAAACTTGTTAGTTGGTTCCAAAAAGATGCTGTACAAACTGGGCCTGCTGTATTAGTCAAGGCAAAGATTAAAGAAGTACGATCCAGTTACAATTGGCGTATAACAGAAACACGTTTGAATTATGTAAAGGTAGCACAATGAAAATTACTCTAGTATCAGATCTACATCTTGAATTTAGCGATGTTAACCTTACAAATGAACAAGATGCTGATGTCCTAATCCTTGGTGGAGATATTATGGTGGCTCAGGACCTGCATGATCATCCTCAACCTGCTAGTGCTATTGAACGAGCAATGATCGCTAATGGCCAAGGGTTAGGTCGTAGGCAGGAAAAGGCTCAACATTTTAGAGACTTTCTAAAACGAGTGAGCTTTCAATTCCCCCATGTTATCTACATTGCAGGTAACCACGAATACTATCACGGCAAATGGCCAGATAGTATACAATATCTGCGTGACGAAGTCAGTGCCTATCCTAACATCTATTTTTTAGAAAATGACATTAAGGAAATTGATGATGTGGTATTCGTAGGCGCTACTCTTTGGACTGATATGAACCAGGGTGATACCCTTACTATGAATATGGTAAAGGCCATGTTAAATGACTATCGTGTGATTAGAGATAGTACTAATGGTTATGGCAAATTACATCCCAGCACTACACTAGGCCGCCATCGTGAAACCTTAGAATATATACGTCAGGTTGTTGACAGTGACCCCACTCGTACGTATGTAGTGGTAGGGCATCATGCTCCCAGTAAGCAAAGCACTAAACCTAAGTATGAAAAGGACTTTCACCTAAATGGTGGATATAGTAGTAACCTAGTAGAATTTATTGAAAGTCGCCCACAGATCAAGTTATGGACACATGGACATACTCATGATGTATATGACTATATGATTGGTGGTACTAGAGTTGTATGTAACCCACGTGGCTATGAAGGATACGAAGATCCCAGTGGCTGGAACCCTAACTTAATTTTGGAAATATAATATGATAGATTGGACCAAAGTTCCTACCTTTACTTTTACCTGTAGAGGTATGGAATCTCCTAAAGAAATTTGTCAAATGGTAAAAAGTCTTAAAATAGATCGTTACACCTATGGAATTACTCACGAGGCATATGTAGTAAAATATGGTATGAGTGATGATAATAGACCATTACATGGTGAAAGGATTTATAGACAAATTGGTAAACTATTCAGCTGGGGTCGCAATAGACTATTGGGCCCAAATGATATTACCTTTGAAGCTATTGATGAAAAATTTAAAAAAAGATATGGTCAATATATGGATCATAAAAACATTACAATACAAATATGGAGTTTTGATAATTATCCATTTGAAACCATTCATGAAGATGTAGAAATATTAAAAGCAGAAAAAGAACTAATAGATAATTATAAAAAATTTAATGGTATAGTCCCTATTGGTAATGAAGATGAAATGGACTATGTTAGTAAAAAAACTGCAATTAGAAAAAATATTTACGAAAAATTTTTTGAGGATTAAAAATGGATAAAAGTTTAGCAGACATGCTTAGAATGACCACTGCTAATATGACTGAATTACTGAACAGGTTGGCAGATCATGTTGAAACTTTGGAATATAAAGTAGCACAGTTAGAAAAACAATTAGAAGATAAGGAACAAAAAAATGCCTAATTTAGTACCCATGGTAATTGAGCAAGAAGCCAGGGGTGAACGTGCTTATGACATTTACAGCCGTTTGCTCAAAGATCGTATTGTTATGTTGGACAATGATGTAAGCGAACATAGCGCCAGCCTTATTGTGGCTCAAATGTTGTTCCTTGAAAGTGAGGACAGTGAGAAGGATATTTTCTTCTACATTAATAGTCCAGGTGGCTTAGTCACTGCTGGTATGGCTATTTACGATACTATGCAGTTTATAAAGTGTGATGTACAAACTATTGTTATGGGACAGGCCTGTAGTATGGGAAGTTTGTTAGCACAGGCGGGTGCGGCTGGCAAGCGTAAAATGCTGCCAAATGCACGTCATATGATACATCAACCTAGTGGCGGTGCTCGTGGACAGGCTACAGATATGTTGATTCAGGTTGAGGAGATTTTGAAAATGAAAAAGAATCTTACTGAGATCTATGTCAAACATAATAGCAAGGGCAAGACTTATGAACAAATCCTAGCAGATATGGAACGGGATAAGTTTATGAGTGCCCAAGAAGCACTAGACTATGGGTTAGTAGACGAAATAGTAAATAAACGTCCGTAGATGTATGATAAATACACTGGGAGAGTTATATGGATCCAGTGTACTTTGATTGGAGTATTATAACCCGCCGAGCAGTGTATTACGCACTGTTCGACGCTGTTTCTATCCTTGGAACAAAACAAGTACCCATTAAACTAATACAGGCTACACTGCGTAAAACTCTTAAAAGTTTAATGCCTGTAAGCGTCACCAGTTGTAGAAAAAAAATAGTTCAAACTAACGAAATTTACGTAGGTGGATTTTACTACAGTGAACGTGACCAAGATGGATTATCACCAATAGAGATAAATCTAGCCTATTGTCCAAAACAAACACATATTGATTTAATACAAGATCAATTGAGTAAAATATGTACCCTAGTGGCAGATGTAATCTTACACGAAATCATACATCTTAAGCAGTATAGGCATAGAGACTTTTCGGATATAACCTGTTACATTAGCAAGGCAGAAGATCCAGAACAGCGTACTCAACAAGAATACTTAGGTGACAAGGACGAAGTAGAAGCATATGCTTTTAACATAGCCTGCGAACTTTGGGATCGATTTGGTAATAATATTACTAGAAGTACTCGTTGGTTGGACAGTGATAAATGGGTATCTAGCCCAATGAGCCAAATGCACCAATATATGATAGCTTTTGATGGTGATCATAATCATCCTGTTATCCAAAAACTTAAAAAACACGCCCGTAGATATTTGACCAATTACTATATTGATAAGCCATTTCGAACTAGCAAATACTTGACAATGTAGTAAAATGGTCGTATACTTGCTGTATTGTAACTAACACGGATATAGTAATGGATCGTCCAGAATATGTAATCAGTGCTCTTGAAGATCACCCCAGTCGTCTTAACAAAGAAGCCATTATTGAGGCACAGGCTGAGGCAGGCAACACAGAGTTTTTTGAAGGTGTACGTATGGCATTGAGCCCATATGTAACTTTTGGTATTAAGAAAGTTCCAGAAAAAACTGAGGACTCAGGTCAAGGATTAGATTGGGATAGTTTTGCCCTAATCTGTACAGGCTTTTGTAGTCGTAATATTACTGGCAATACTGCCCGTGATACAGTAAAAGAATTGATGGCCAAGGCTACTAAAAAGCAGTGGAATAACTGGTATCGTCGTATCCTTATTAAGGACCTACGCTGTGGTGTCAGTGAAAAAACTGTGAATAAGGTTTTGAAGAAATTCAAAAAAATTCCTGGTGTGCCTGTATTTGCCTGTCAATTAGCACACGGCGTAGATGAGCATCCAAAAAAAGTTGCTGGACCAAAACTTGTAGAAGTTAAATTGGATGGTGTTCGTGTTATCACCATTGTATACCCTGAAGGCGTTGTAGTACAGTATAGTCGTAATGGTAAGGAACTTGTAAACTTTGAACACATCAAAGAACAGTTTAAGAAGACTGCTCACTGCCTTACTGAACCCATGGTGTTTGATGGTGAAGTAATGAGTTCAAGTTTCCAAGACCTTATGAAGCAGGTACATCGTAAGAGCAATGTTAAGGCCAATGATGCTATATTACACTTGTTTGATATGCTACCTTTAGAAGATTTTGAGCGTGGTGTATGTAAGGCCAAACAGATTGATCGTAGTTTTACATTGAACACTTGGTTTAACGACAATAGCAATGATTTGCCCAATGTTCAAATCCTAACACAGGAAATGGTGGACTTTGACACTGAACAAGGCCAGGCCAAATATAGTGAAATTAACCGTCGTGCCCTTGAAGGTGGCTACGAAGGTATTATGATTAAGGATCCAAATGCCAAATATGAATGTAAAAGATCCGCTAGCTGGCTTAAGCAAAAGCCCGTTATCGAGGTATCACTCAACATCGTCGCCGTGGAAGAGGGCACTGGTAGAAACTTGGGACGTCTTGGTGCATTTGTCTGCGAAGGTGTCGATGCTGGGAAACAAATTCGAGTCAACGTCGGTAGCGGTTATAGTGATAGTCAGCGTGATACATTTTGGGTGGGGCGTGATTCGCTACTTGGTCAAGTAGTGGAAGTTAGAGCAGATGTCATAACCCAAAACCAAGACGGAAGTTATAGCCTACGCTTTCCACGCTTTGTTCGCTTTCGTGGATTTGAGGTTGGAGAAAAACTGTGAGTAAAGACATAAAAAAGATTAAGCAGGGTGATGCTAAATTCTATTTGAACGATGGCGTAGTAATCTACCCACGTGCTACTATTCAAGTTGCTCCTGAATGTCCTAGTAATGTTCGTGAAACACTTAATTGGGGTGTGACACAAGGATATATTACCTGCGTGGCTTACGTATATGGTAAAGAACTTACTATGGATGCTTTAAGAGATTAAATAAGCATACAAACACACTTAAAGGAGATTAATATATGTTTGGATCTACATACTTTGAAAACCCTCTAACCTATAGAGATGCCACACAAATTAATGAGGCCATGGGTAGAGTGTACCTTCATATGGGATTGGCTGTGCTGACCTCAATGGTGGTCAGTATGTTAGTAGCCAGCAGTCCCGCACTACTCGCCTTTTTCTTTACTGGTGCTATGAAGTGGGTCATTATGTTCCTACCATTGATTGCAGTATTTGGTATTGGTTTTGCCTTAGCCAATAATCCACCAAGAGAAGTTGCCCTACTCTTATTACACGGATTTGCCGCTATTATGGGCCTAAGTTTTGCTACCATTTTTGTAGTGTTTAAATTGGGCAGTATTGTTAGTGCTTTTATGGGTGCGGCAGTGTTATTTGGAGTTATGAGTTTTTATGGTTACTTTACTAAAAGGAGTCTTGATAGCCTCGGTAAGTTTATGTTTATTGGGCTTATTGCTATTATTATTGCTTCCATTGCTAATATATTCATCGGTAGTGGGCCTCTTGGTATGGTTATTAGCGCTCTTGCTATTATTATTTTTACAGCTCTAACTGCCTACGATACTCAAAAGATTAGGGAAGAATTACAATATGTGGATGTTCATCCCAGTGCAGAAGTCCGAGGAGCCTTGACATTATACTTGGATTTCATTAATATATTCCTAAGCCTACTACAACTTACAGGAAGTAAAAACGAATGAAAACATTGAGAGAGTATATTAACATCGTGGAAGGTGGCGGCATTACAGATGCTTGGTTTAAAAACGGTGCTTTTAAAGCATATAAACGACCAGATAAACGTGAGCCATTCCGTATAGCCAAAGATGGTGGTGTTATAGATACTCTGGAAGGTCCAGTTAAATATGGTCCAGGTGACTATATTATGACTGGACCAAAAGGTGAGGAATATCCTATTGGTCCTGAAACATTTGAAAAATTAAAAAGTGATAACGGTGATGGAACTGCTAGTCCTAAGAAGATTGTAAAACTTTGTAAACTAGCAGATCACGATGGTGAAGTTACCTTACAATATAATGGTAGTCAATTGGCCTACCATAAAGGTGAAGATGTCATTGTTCGTCACGGTGAAAACGATTACGGTGTAGTTAAAAAAGATATATTCGCACAGACATACGAAAAGGTGTAAAATGAGAAAACATTATTGGAGTTGCAGCAAGTTCGCTGATTGGCTACGTGGATCAGACAAGCCCACTGCCGAAACCAGTTTAGGTTGGGCCAAATGGCACAAAGTCTCCAAGGAAAAATATCCCATAAGATATTGGATTGCTGAGGAAGGTCTTGACTACGTACAGAGTTTTTTATGGTGGCCCATTGATCGTGTTTATGACCTTAAGTATTATATTAATAATCGTTGGATCACTCGCACTCACGCTCTTACTGCACACCCAAGAGATATTCCACGGGGGCAGTGGCGTGATGTTGGTAATCGTTTTCTGCCTTGTCTTTTCAATGAGCTCGTTGATTTTGTTGAAGTTGAGTCTGCTTGGAGTCACATAGCCTGGGACAAGGAAGCTCGTGAGAAATATAAGAGTCCTTGGTATGCCACAGGATGGTTCCGTTGGCGTACTTGGCGTTGTCCAGAAGCCGGTGTAGATCATCTTAAATGGGCAATGACTTTGACCAATAAAGACTTTATTGAAGAGGGCGAAAAGGAAGAACCCACTCATCAAGCCATAGTAGCAAAAGAAATTCTCGAACTATACACTTGGTGGAAAGAAGTCTATCCCAACCGTCCAGACCCACACGATGCCAGTGGTTGGAGTGCTAGATGTGAATTGGGTAGAGAAAAAGCCAGAGAACAAGGGTATGGTGATTTGGCATTTTTGGGCAGCGAAAGCGAAACCGAAGATGAACGTAAGGAAACTATGAAAATTTTGGATCTATGCCAAAAGATTGAAAAAGAACAACAAGACGAAGATACCGAAATGATGATTCGTTTGATTAAAATCCGCGAAAGTCTTTGGACTTGACAACCCAACTGAATCCCTATATAATACTAGTATTGCTTAACACAATAGGAGTAACGTATGGCCCGTAGTAAAATCGCTAAAAAATTGGCTAGTGCCGCCCCCAAGAAAGATAGTGCTCCAGTTTGGGATGGACACGAAACTTGGACTACTGATGAATTTAGTCGCCGTTTCCGTGAGGCCATGCAATACTACAACCTTACCTACTCCAGTAAGGATCTTAAACCAGCAGTAGTAAAATGGATGTCAGATAATGGCTATACCAAAAAACAAGTACAAGCCTTCAAGGAAACTAAAGATTGGCGTTGTGTTATTACCATGGGTGCTCTTGCCAGTTGTCTTACTCGCGGTATGCCAAGTGTTAGGGAAGACTTTAATGGCGGAAGATCATCAGATACTTGGCTTAGACAAGCCATAGACAAGGTTATGATTGAGGGCAAATACGACACACCCCAAAAAGCGGAAAAGGTACAAGGTCCTGTGATCAGTATTCAAGACCGTGTGCGTGATGCTAGTATGGCCATGACAGCAGAGATTGAGGATGCTATTGAACAGTGGCATACGGACCCAAACAGTTTTGATCCCAAGGCTTTTAAGATCAGCAGTATTCTACGGGGCAAGCAGGCCAAACCCGCTCATGCTCGTCACATCAAAGACTTTTATGGTCGGTGGTTGGAAGAACTAACTGAACTGGCCAGTGGTAAAGCGGATGCGGATCTGCGTGAGGCACACAGTCATCTTGCTCGTAAAAATGTCAAAAAGATTATTGAGTTCTTACAAGAGATTCAAAATGCCTGTACCATGCTTAACCAAGAGGCTAAGGTCACTCGTAAAGTACGCAAGCCCAAGACAGTAAGCAAGGAAAAATTAGTTGCTAAAATCAAGTACAAAAAGACTGATGAGGCATTGAGACTAGTTAGTATTGATCCTGCGGAGATTATTGGTAGCAAGGAGCTATGGATCTACAATACTAAAACTCGTAAGTTAGGCAAGTATGTAGCCGCAGAGTTCGCAGACTTGGGCATTAAAGGTACCACTATTACTGGATTCAACGAGGATCTCAGTATACAGAAAACTATACGTAAACCTGAGGACAAACTAAAAGAGTTCAAGACTGCGGGTAAAGTAGCTTTACGCAAGTTCTTAGAAGAAATTAATGCTACAGATACCAAGATGAATGGTCGTATTAATGAGGATACAGTACTGTTAAAAGTAGCATAGATTGAGTGGGGTTTTGATAGTGTCTTTTGATAAATATCAAAACCCCAGGAAATCTTATGAATCAACTACTCAGCATTGTCGACGATGGTCTAGTAATTAAAAAACTCAGTGTTCAAACACTAGAAGGCCCAGTACAGGCCACAGATAATTTCAGTGTAAAAGGAACCTTATCAGTAGATAAGGATATAAAAGCTAGTAAGAATCTTGAGGTTGCTGGCACACTTACTGTAGATACACTAAAAGTAAAAAATCTTGTATCAGAAAATGATATTTCTGCGAGTGCGAGTCCTGCTAAAGATTATACATTTCGTGCTAGAAATGAAGCCCAACTACAAGATAAAGGTCTTACCTTTGTAGACGAAAACGGAGCTAAACAATTTGTCTATAGACAGGGCAATAGAATGTACAGCAGTATGAATCTTGATTTAGAAAAGAATAATTCATACCAAATCAATAGTATTTCTGTTCTTAGCCAAACTTCACTAGGACCCAGTGTTACTAGTAGTAGTTTGAAAAAGATTGGTAAACTAAACGAACTCACAGTGAACGGACCAGTAGTATTTGATGATTGGGTATTCTTTAACAATAACCTAAACAGGTTGGGCATCAATACAGAAAGTCCAAATGGCACAATAGGAATAGCCTTAGAGAATGCTGCGGAGTTTACCATTGATGACAGAGATAGTGCAGTAGCCATTGGAACTTTAACCAGCAATGACCTTAATATATTAACTGATAATGTTTCAAGAATCAGTATTAAGAACACAGGCGACATACATATAGGCAGTGAAAAATTTAAAAATGCTAGAGTTAAGATTAATGGTATTTTAGAAGTAGATCAGTTAATTACTAGCGGTCAAGATAATGCACTTCTTCCTATAATTTTTTCTACTAATGATATAAGCACTATAAACGGAACCGGATTTTTATGGAAGCACGGTAGTAAAAATAGGCAATTTACCTATGCCCTAAACCCAGATAGAATATATACCAGTGAAATAATAGATTTGAAAAATGGTAAATGGTACAGTATTGACCAATCTATGGTGTTAAGTAGAACAACATTGGGTAATAGTGTAACAGAAAGTAACTTAGAAAAACTAGGCCAACTTCGTGAATTGAATGTTTCAGGCCCTAGCCATTTCGAAGATATAAATGCTACTAGTTTGTCAACATCATTAGTTAAAAATGATAATAATTTTAAAATTGTTATAGGAAATATTGAGGAAGTATCAATTGAAGATACTGGGGATATAACAATTGGACATAATGAAAACACACAGAGACAACTAAACCTACATGGTCATGTTAATGTCAAAGGTACATTTAGTATCAATAGTAAACAAATAGTTTACAATAATGATAAACCAGCCAGTGGTACTTGGAAAAGTGGAGACATATGCTTTAACCAAGAACCAACTATTGGAAACTATATTGGTTGGGTATGTGTTCAATCAGGTACTCCTGGTCGTTGGGCTCCTTTTGGTAATATTATTAATGATAGGACCTAAATAATTCTTGACAATATAAAGAAAGAATATATAATAAACAGTTAGAGGACTAAGACGTTCATCCCTCTTTAAATACTCTGCATGTCATCACACTTACTCAAGGGAGGAGGCAAGAGATGGCAAAATATATTTCAACTAAGACGTACAATCAAATTGGTCCTGTAGCATATCGTCAATGGCGTGCTGATAGTCATTGTAGATTGGTGCATGGATACGCACTAAGTTTTCACTTTGAATTCGAATGCGATACACTAGATGCTCGTAACTGGTGTATGGACTTTGGTGGACTTAAGGACTTAAAATTTAAACTGGAAGATTGGTTTGATCATACTCTGCTAGTGGCAGAAGATGATCCCCAAAAGGAAACTCTACTAGATCTAGGCAAGAAAGGTTTGGCCAAGATCACTATGGTAGAGAAAACAGGCTGCGAAGGTATTGCTGACTTTTTATACGAGTATGTTAACACTATCTACTTACCAGCATTTGGTAAGGGGGAAGCCGAGCGTGTATGGTGCTGTAAGGTAGAGGTACGTGAAACTAACAGTAACATGGCTATGCGTGTGGGACATAGGAGCGATCTTGAATTTGTATAGAAGGGTCTAATGCTCAATGTTATTTGTGTAAAACACGGCACAAAATATAACGAAATTCATGTAAACAGATTATATAGTATGGTCAAAAGACACTTGACCATACCGTGTAAATTCCATTGTTTCACCGAAAATCCTACAAACTTAAATCCAGATATTAATGTTATCACTCTGCCATACCATACCAACATAGAAGGTTGGTGGTGGAAGACTTATATCTTTTCTAAAGAACATTTTAATAATTCTAGTGTTAATTTATATTTTGATCTAGATATGGTCATAGTTAATAACATAGATAAATTAGTCAATTACAAACAAGATAAGTTTATAGGATTGGAAGATGTAGGTAGAGTGTTTGGTAACAGAGGCCTACTAGGCAGTGCAGTTATGCGTTGGCAAGGACACAAACACTCAAACATTTGGGATAATTTTATAGCCAATCCTGAAATAGCCAAAAAATATCCTACAGGAGATCAAGCTTATATATGGGATATACAAAAGCCTAATATAGAATTCTTTCCTACAAAATGGATCATGAGTTATAAGTGGGAAATTCGTAGTACAAAAGAATTAACTAGAGTTAATAAAAAATGGATATTTTCAAATGTAAGGAATCCTGAAATAGATAAAGATACAGCAGTTCTAGCATTTCATGGAACTCCAAGTTTGGAAGATGTACAAGATAAAATAATAGTGGAGAATTGGCAATGAAAAAAATATTAATAACAGGTGGTGCAGGATTTTTAGGTAGTCACTTATGTGATCGTCTACTTAAAGAAGGAAACCATGTTCTGTGTGTGGATAACTATTTTACAGGCAGTAAACGTAACATAGATTATATGATATCTAATCCATATTTTGAAGTTATTAGGCAGGATATATGTCAACCCTTACATGTAGAAGTAGATGAAATATACAACCTAGCCTGTCCAGCAAGCCCTAAGTATTACCAACAAGATCCTATTCAAACAATGAAGACCAGCATATTAGGCACTTTCAATATGCTAGGGTTAGCCAAACGCACGGGTGCAAAAATCCTACATACTAGCACTAGTGAAATATATGGTGACCCAAAAGAACATCCACAAAATGAAGAATACTGGGGTAATGTTAATCCAATTGGTATACGTGCCTGTTATGATGAAGGTAAACGTGCTGCGGAAACGCTATGTTTTGACTATTATAGACAACACAATGTTGATGTAAAAGTAGTTAGAATATTCAACACATATGGTCCGCGTATGGCCAAAGATGATGGTAGAGTGGTTAGCAATTTTATTGTACAGGCACTGAGTGGCGAACCTATTACTATATACGGTGATGGTAGTCAAACACGCAGTTTCTGCTATGTAGATGATATGATCAATGGACTAACCAGTATGATGGCCAGTGACATTACAGGACCCGTTAATTTAGGTAATCCTAATGAATTTACGGTAAAAGAATTAGCCATGCAGGTATTGCATTTAACACATAGTTCAAGTAAAATAGAGTATGAAACATTACCTTCAGATGATCCCAAGCAACGAAGACCAGATATCAGTTTGGCTAAAAATGAATTAAATTGGCAACCAAGCATACAACTTAAAGAAGGTTTGGAACGAACCATAGAGTATTTTAAACATAGGATTTGAAATGATATTAGTAACTGGCGGTGCAGGGTTCATTGGTAGCAACTTTATTAGGTTCGTACTTGACAAATATGGTGAAAATATCATCAACTTGGATGCACTTACCTACGCCGGTAATAAAGGTAATTTACCCAGCAATCATAAACACTTGTTCTTTAAAACAGACATAAGAGATTATGAACAGGTAGTTAATTATGTAAAACTACAACCAAGAGTTATTGTACACTTTGCCGCTGAAAGTCATGTTGATAACAGTATTGAAGGACCAAGAGTATTTGTTGATACAAATGTAATAGGAACTTTTAATTTATTAGAAGCAGTTAGACAGCACAGCCCAGATACACTGTTCATTCATGTAAGCACAGATGAAGTATTTGGTAGTTTGGGGTTTGATGATCCTGCTTTTACAGAGAATCATCCTTACAAACCAAATAGTCCGTACAGTGCCAGCAAAGCAGCCAGTGATCATTTGGTGCGTAGTTATCACGAAACATATGGTTTGATGACCATAATAACTAATTGTAGCAATAATTATGGTCCTTACCAACACAAGGAAAAACTTATTCCCAAGGTCATAGAGCGTGCTTTATTAAATCAACCCATACCCGTATATGGTGATGGTATGAATCGTAGAGATTGGATACATGTAGATGATCATTGTGCTGCTATTGACTACTTAATTTCAAAAGGCACTCCTGGTGAAACTTACAATATAGGCACCATGTGTGAAGTTGCTAATATTGATATGGTTACACACATATGTAACAGATTAGATCTGTTCGTACCGCAAGAGAAAAAATATGAAACTAATATTACCTTTGTTAAAGATAGATTAGGACACGATCTTAGATATGCTATTGATAATTCAAAACTAGTTAATTTAGGTTGGAAGCCTACTATTCAATTTAACCAAGGGTTAGATGAAGTAATTAAATTTTATATAGGACAATAAAATGATCACACTGATTGGCCACGGTTATGTTGGCGAAATTATAGCAAGAGAACTATTTAAGGCAGGATTACAATATCATTGGATACATCATACTGATCTAATTCCATTGGACACTGACTTTATTATCAATGCTGCTGGATATACTGGGTCACCAAATGTAGATGCCTGTGAAATACATCGTCAAGAATGTATTGATGGTAATGTAGTTTGGCCCTTGGCACTAGAGCGTGCCAATCATCAAACACCAATCATTCACATTAGTAGTGGTTGTGTATACGGTGGATACCCAGAAGGTGGATATACTGAAGAAGATGAGCCAGACTTTACCTTCAAGACTGGTAGTTTTTACAGTGGCAGTAAGGCATTGGCTCAAACAGTATTAAGTCCATATATGGATAAGAGTTATTTGTTTAGGATTCGTATGCCTTTTGGTCGTATACGTCATCCCAAAAACTTTTTAACCAAGATGGAAAAGTATCAAAAGTTGATTAGTTTTGAAAATAGTCTAACACTTGTCGATGATGTTGGTCGTGCCTGTGTTCATTTTTACTTGACTAAACCGGCTACTGGCATTTATAATGTATGTAATCCAGGTAGCAGCAACGCTAGGGAGATTGCAGCAATGATGAAGTTAGAAAAAGAGTGGTTCACCATTGAAGAATTTAAGGCAGCAACCACAGCACCACGCAGTAATTGTGTTCTTAGTACCAAGAAGTTAGAAAGTGTATTTGATATCAAACCCATCCAAGAAACCCTTTATGAAGTTATAGCAGACTACAAATGAAACGAATTGGCTTTGCCTGTAAGTGGATAGATTACCCCCATCAAGTTGATGGTATTCATCCTAAAGATGATTGTAAAAAATACAACACCGGGGCAACTACAGTGTCCTGGCTTAACCGTCAAACAAAGGATAAGGCAGTAGAAAAATTATGGACCTTGGTCAAACAAAATATACTGGCAGCACGAACATTGGTAGAAAAGGTAGGTGCTCTTGATGGAGAACTTAGAATGGTTCGTTTATCAAGTGATCTCTTACCAGTATATACAGAGCCTACTTGGAGTTGGTTTTGGCGTGAGCCTGACGTTGTTAGCTATGCTGAAAAACACTTTGCCGAGGTTGGTAGCATTGCTAGGCAGCGTGATGTGCGTCTCAGCTTTCATCCAGGTCAATTCACAGTTTTGGCTTCAAATAATGATGACATTGTTAACCGTAGCATAGAAGAATTTGAATATCACGCTGATATGGCTCGTTGGATGGGCTATGGACGTGAATTTCAAGACTTTAAAATTAATGTTCATATCAGTGGTCGTCGTGGTCCAGACGGTGTGCTAGCAGCCTATAAACGTTTAAGCCCAGAAGCACGTAATTGTATCACTATCGAAAATGAGGAGATTAGTTATGGACTCGACGATTGCCTTCAACTTAGCGATGTTATTCCTATTGTTCTTGACATACATCATCATTGGATTCGTGAAGGAGAGTATATCCAAAGAGGAGATGATCGTGTTAAGAGGGTTATCGATAGTTGGCGCGGCCGGCGCCCTGTTTGCCATTATAGCGTTAGTCGCGAAGATTTATTAGTCAATCATTGTACTAGTACTCGACCTGATCATAAGACTCTCTTAGAATCAGGTTTCAAGAAACAAAAATTACGGGCACATAGTGATTTTATGTGGAATACTGCCGTAAATGATTGGGCCTATACTCACTGGCAGTGGGCCGATCTTATGGTAGAGAGTAAAGCTAAAAACTTGGCTAGTTTTAAACTACACCAACACTTTAAACAGCTTTAGGCTTCCGTGTTCTTTTAGGTGCAGCAGCCTCTACTTTAGGGGCTGTCTTTTTGACTGCTGGCTTTTTAGCTGGTGCTTTTTTTACAGGTGCTTTCTCTGCTACTACCTTAGGCTTAGGTGTTCTTTTGGCCTTAGGTTTAGTTTCAACTTCTGGCTTATCACTTGTTGGAAAAGCAAAAATATTATCTGCTACTGGGGCTGGTACAGACTTAACTTCTTCTTTAGCTGCTGCTTTTTCTTGTTCTGTAGGGAAGCCAAAAATTTCTTTAAGTTTCTTTAACATCTTAATCTCCTTGAATGGATATAGTAGTATATATCTATTTTATAATTTGCTAATATCTTCTAGGCTACTAGCCTTCATATCCCATACTTGTGTTTTCTGCATACGTTTTTTCTGTGCAAATCGTTTACTATCACAACGATTACATACATGAAAATAATTATTGTTTAGTCTTTTTGGGTCCATTGATCCACGAACTCTAGTAAAAACTTCATTACAATTATCACACCGTAATACCACAATAGCACGTTTTTTTACGTATTCGTGAATCCTACCTGTTTTACTAGGCCTACTATAAGTATTATTCTCATATATGATCTTAATAAACATACATTATTTACTTGCATTAAGATTATAAAAACCTTTTGATAAATAAAATTATGATAAACATTAGCGATTCAGCACGTATTAAAATAGAACAACTTCTATTAGAAGAAAACAATCCTAACCTGTTCTTAAGAACATTTGTACAAGGTGGTGGTTGCAGTGGGTTCAGCTATGGCTTTACTTTTGATGAAGATCAATCAGATGATGATTTTGAATTTCCCATAGGATCAACTAGAGTACTTGTTGATGCAATGAGTATGCAATATCTAAATGGTGCTGAAATAGACTATAAAGAAAGTCTAGAAGGTGAGTCATTTGTTATTCATAATCCTAATGCACAAACTACCTGTGGTTGTGGATCAAGCTTTAATGTCAGTGATGACTTTTATGATGGCATAGACTATAATGGCTAGAAGAGAAATTGATATCGGTATTGTTGGCAACGATGGTACTGGTGATAGTATTCGTGAAGCGTTTAGAAAAGTTAATGATAACTTTAAGGAAATGTATGCTGTCTTTGGCCAAGGCGGCAATATAAAGCTTCAAGACTTAGACAATGTAGTAATAGAAGGCCGTGCTATATTTACTGGTATCACTACTGCTAGTGGATTGATGTTAGCCACAATTACTCCTAATGACGGAAGTGCATCATTTACTAGGCAGGTTATTAGTACTGACAACACAACAAATCAAATAACTTGTGATAGCACAATTAATTTTAGTGTAAATGATAAAATTGTTTTTACTGGCAGTGTATTCGGTAATGTTGATAGTGGAGACACCTACTATATTAATAGTGTAATTGACACTAACAATTTTACAATATCATTAACTCAAGATGGTTTAGGTATCAATAGAGTATTAACATCTGATAATACTGGACAAAATGTTAGACCTAGAGTAATGGTAAGTGGTCCTGGTATTGCTATTGATATGGCTGAACAGGATAAAATTACTATTAGTAATGTTGGTGGTACACTGTCTGCTGATGGCACTCCTACTCTACAAGTACCACTTAATGCTGGTGGTAATATTATAGCTAACTTAGGAGCACCTACACAGGCCAAGGTTGATAGTTTTAATAGTTTATATGGCAATGCGGAAAATGGCGGTGTTTTTATCACTTTAAACGATGTGGCTATAACTAAAGGCTATGGTGATAAAAACTATATTAGAAAAACTGGTGGAGGTGCTAGTGGACAAATTAGAGCTAGAAGTGAACCTCTAAACAAAAACGAATATACTATAACAATAGATGAATACAGTAATACAGGAAATATTGTTGTAGAGAATCATGGTTATGACAGTGGCATAGATGGTGCTGCATATACATATACATCATCTACCGTAGATGCTACTGGGTTAAAAACTTTAATCTACACTACAGATGCTACATTTCAAGCAGGTAAAAGTTATAAAATATTAAATGTTGGTACCACTAATTTTACATTATTAGGAGCTAAATCTAATAGTGTAGGGGAAGTTTTTGTTGCTACTACATCCACAGGAGCAGGTACTGGTCAAGTCAAACCTGTATACTTTTTAAGATTTGTAGATGAAGATAGCTTTAGCGTACACTATACTTCAGATGATGCCAATGATAATAAAAATAAAATATTAGTAACAGCCATTGATCCAGATGCTGTAGAAACTTTGACAGACGCTTACTTACTAGATTATCTACAAGGAAATTGGGTAAGCACTGAGGTATTGCCTAGAATAAGTGTAGTACGCCGTCAAGGTGATGATATGACGGGTCCACTTACTTTATACGATCATCCAGATCCTTTTGAAGGAATTGGTACACCAAATGGGCCAAATGATTTACAAGCAGCAACCAAATATTATGTAGACAATAGTAGTTTTGCCAGCGAACTTAATTTATATGTTACAACCAATGGAAGTGATCTGCAAGCTAACACTCCACCAGGTAAAGAAGGTCGAAGTTGGGCATATGCTTTTGCCAGTATAGGTAAGGCCTGCGAAAGAGCTGAATACTTAATGAGTATAGCAGAAGTTGAAACAGGCCCATATAGACAACTTATTGCCTATAACAATGGAGCAAGTTTAAGCGTAGTAAGTTCATATACACCAGCAAGTCTTGGATCTTTAGCCACAATTAAGTTTACTAATAATGCAGGCGGCGAGGTAGATCAAGGTGCATCAAATGATATCAGCCCTGGTAAATTATTAGTGGGAAGATTAAGTGGTGCTAAAGGTGTTGTTACTCAGTATTATGGAGATGATGGCACTGGGCAAGGCTTAGATTATCTTGAACTTAAAGATGTAGTAGGCACATACATTCCTGGTGAAAATTTAGAATTTGGTAACAGAGTTCGTAACTTACATATTACTATTCACGTGGAAAGTGGAGTATACGAAGAAGATTACCCAATCAAACTACCACCTAATACTGCTATAGTTGGTGATGAATTTAGAAGAGTATTGGTAAGGCCACGAGATCGTATTAGTCAAAGCCCATGGGTAGATACTTGGTTCTTTAGAAATACACAATTTGATGGATTAAGTATTGTTAATTATAATAATCCTGAACCAAAACTACACTATGTGGACACTGATCTACAAGGTTGGTATAGCCATCACTATTATAAAAAACCAGGTATACCATTAAACCCTGGTCCTAAGTATGATAACCCTGGCAACTTCTTAGATGCTGCTAATCTGATCAGTGATCCAACTAATAGAATTCTTATTCAAGATGCTGTAGTTTTACAAATTAATATTTTATTAGGTGCAGGTAACGCTTTAAATGCTATTAATGAAGCAAAAAGTAAAAGAGATACTGGATTTATCATTGATGCTATTGTATCCGATTTGATAGAAGGTGGCAATGAAAAAATTGTAAACCTACAGGAAGTTTACTCTCAGTATACTCCGTCGACAGATGAATGTAAACAAGGTATTTTATATATAGCTACTTACATTAACGATAACATTTTAGTAGATGATATACCAAATGATATTGATTATAGTACAGAAAGACCTCTTATATCAAATATGATCGATAGATTGTATTTTGGTTTTGATCCTGCATATAATACTCCAAAAAATAATAAAGATATGGATGTATTTTTATGTAACGATACCAGTATTGTTAGACAACTTACTTGTCAAGGTCATGGCGGGTTTATGATGGTACTCGACCCTGCTGGTCAAATACTAACAAAGAGTCCTTATTGTCAACAAAGTGGTAGTTTTAGCGCCAGTTTGAACAAACATGCCTTTAGAGGTGGGCAATATATAGACGGATTTTGTGGCAACTTAAAACCAACAGTAGTTGAAAAACTCAGTGATTATAGATTAAAAATTACTGATATTCCACGTGAACCTGAAATGCCTACTTCATTTTTTATAAATGGAGAACGATTTAAAGTTAATAGTTGGTTACCTAGTAATACTGCTAAAGTAAATGCTGGTCAAATTATGCGTTTGAATAAAAATTTTGTTCAAGCACAAACAATAAGCTACCTTAATACCTTAAACGTAAAATATAGCTTAAGTGAATTTACCATATATATTAATAGAATTATAGAAGCTTTAATATTTGACACTACCTATGTAGGTAATATTAAAACAATAGCAGCAGCAAGGAAACTCTTTAAATTAGACGAGTTAAGCCTAAGAACAACACCTAATCAAAAAATACTTTTACTATCTTTAATTAACTATATTAAAAGTAGCTACATTACTATATTGGCCAATGACGTTGACGAAACGGTAACAACTAATCAAGATATATTTGATCAAGTTATAGAACCTTCATTAAGTGTAGAAACTAGTGACGCAAGAACTATTGTTACTAATCTAATGGTAAACTTATATGATATAGTCGATGATGGTATAGAAGTTGCTGATGATTTAGATTATCCAGAATTTATACTACAATTAGAAGCTAACTCACTATTTGCCAGTATTAACCCTAGCACTATTACGCTAATAACCCCTGGTAATACCAGTATGTTAAGTAATGACTTTACACAGGTTAATGACTTAGGTTATGGTATTGTAACTAATAATAAAGGTCTGGCAGAATGTGTTAGTGTATTCAGTTACTATACATATACCAGTATGTTCAGTGCTAATGGGGGACAGATACGTAGTTTAAATAGCAGTAGTGCTAATGGTGAATATGGTCTAGTAGCCTTAGGATCAGATCCGTTAGAAGTTCCTGATACTGTTAACCTAGCTGATAATTTAATTCAAGTTGCTAAAGTAGTAAAGACTGGTCCATATATTAACTCAGGATTAGAAACAACATTACAATTTTACATAGATAACTTTCAATATGCACCATATAATGTTAGTGTAGTTGAAATTGAGCACGGTGGTGAGATAGGTGCTGTTAGATATGAAATGAGTAATGTATCTGTGGCAGAAACTGATGGTAGTGGCAACCCAACTATACTCAAAGTAAACTTAAATACCAGCGGCAATAATGAAAGTTCCACAAGTGGCTTGAAAGCAGACTTAACTGATAATCAAAATGTTATTATCAGATCAGGACAAAACTTACGATTCCTAAATGTTTTAGAGACTAACCCAGTTAGACCAAGTACAGCACTTACATTTGAGGGTGATCCAGACTTAGCAAATGCTCCTGTGTATAGGGTAATAGCATATAATACTACGAGTCCTATCGGTGAGCCGTTAAATCCGCCAGCACCAGCCTTACAAGATGAAGCTATATTAACTACTGATACAACATATAACTATATAGCTTTAGTTATAGATCTTGCAAGAACTGGATTTTCGGATCTATCTAACCCTGGTAAAACTTTAGGTGCCACAGCTGGTGATATTCGTATAGCTGTTGATCAAATAGAATCTCCTACTACCCTAGCTAGACTTAATACAGGCCAAATGATTACTGCATGGGACGGTAAAATGCACCGTGTTGTAAGCTATACAAGTGCTATAGATAATATTCCATCAACTCCTGTAAATTATGGTATAGTTGAACTAGATGAACTAGCAATACCAATAAACATTAATACTAGCCCAGTGGCTACTGGTATACAAAGTCCTCTCACTACTACAGTAACCGATGGAACCGTAAGACTACGTTGTGGATTGGCGGCGGGCGAGCAAGCCAATATTAGAGTAAGAATTAGTACATTAAGAGCTACAGGTCACGACTTTTTAGATATAGGCACTGGTGGCTATAATAGTAGTAACTATCCTACTAAAATATTTGGAAATCCAACACCACCTAGTCAAGCTAGGGAAGTAGAAGAAAGAACCAGTGGTCGTGTATTTTATGTCAGTACAGATCAAAATGGCTTCTTTAGAGTAGGTAGATTCTTTACCGTAGACCAAGGTACTGGTACTGTTAAATTTGCTGCCAGTATCGCTCTAAGCAATTTAGATGGTTTAGGTTTTAAGAAAGGTACTGAGATTAGTGAATTTAGTGACGATGATAGATTTACAGATGTTGCTAATGATGCAGTACCTACAGAGTTTGCTACTGATGGATATATCAGTTATAGACTAGGACTCACACGTAATAATAGCATTATACCACCTGCGCAAAGAATTGGTCCAGGATATTTACCATTGAATGGAACAATTGGTCCTATAAATGATATTAGTTGGGGTGGATATAAAATAACAAGTTTAGATAGTCCTACTAACTCATCCGATGCAGCTAACAAAGGATACATTGATGATTTAGTTAGTAGCTTTGATAGCTTAAGCAAAAAAATAGATGTAATAACAAATACTGCTGAATCAGGTGATGTTTTAGTTAGCTTTGGAAATATTATTGGTAGTGAAGTAATTAAAGGATTTGCAAGTGCCAAAGTTGCAGGAGACTTAGAATCAAGCATAACTAGTGGCGCTACAAGTACACTAAATGTAGCTATACCAGCTACTGGATCTATTAATGAAATAACTTTAGTTGATGCTAGTGATTTCCCAGTTGAAGGATATGTATTAATAGATGAAGAAGTTTTCTATTACGGTAATAAAACTGGCAATGATCTTCAAATAGTAACAAGGTTGAGCTTAGAAGATGCTGATATTAATGCAAAATTTAATAATGGATTTACAAGATCACACAGTACAGGTGCTACTGTTATTAGTTTAAACAAACTAGAACTTAATCAACAAATTCGTGCAGGATCTATAGTTAATGCTGACGTAAATGTCAATGCCGGTATATTACAAAGCAAATTATCAATGAGGCTAGCTGAAACATTTCCAGAAGATGACGCTGATAATGGTTGGGCTAAAACTGATAAAGATCAAGAAGATTGTGGATTAGCTAACTTTAGTGATCTTAACTTTGAAGTAGATCGCGGATTTGTTAGAATAAAAAGTAAGGGTGTAGCACACAGTGATATAGATGATGTTGCCGCAAGATCAGTACTAGGGAATGAAACTAGCACTGCTAGCTCTCCAACCAGTATACCATTCGCTACAGTGTTTCAAAAAGGTTTTAGAGATAGCTTAACTAATGCTGGTGTAATACCTGCTAGAAGATATGTGTGGGGCAGTTTACAATTAACGGAGGAAGAAAATAGTACTCAAGCTGCTGTAGAGTATACTACAAATGCTACAGCCAATACAATAGTTCAAAGAAAAAATAATGGACGTACCCAACTAACTGGCATAGAAACAAATGATGGAATACCTGTACTTACATTTAGTGGTGACGATATAACGGCCACTCCAGTAGTGTATATGGGTCAATGGACTGCTGGAGATAGTGCTAGTCTACATGCTACCAGTGCCGAAAGTGCAAATAATATTAACGGTGGTGTACAAGGTTCAATATTATATCAATCAGCTGCTAATGCTACTGCATTACTGGCTCCAGGTACATCAGGACAAATTCTTAGAACTAATGGAGCTAATAGTGACCCAAGTTGGGCCAATGTTAGTGACCTAAGCGTGGGTACTGCGGCTAGTCTAGCCAATGCGTTAACATTTAGTGATGATGGATCTGGTGTGAATAGTGGTTCATCATTTAATGGTTCTAATGCTGTAACCATAAGTTATAATAGTCTAGGAGCTGCTAGTGCAGAACATACTCATACTAGTTTAACAAGTTTAACAGAAATAAGTACAGGTGGATCAAGTATAGCTGGCACTATTACTGGTGCTTGGGCTCTAACTGATGGTAGTAGTTTACAGGCCACTTATGCTGACTTGGCAGAATGGTATACTAGTGATGGAAAATATGAACCAGGTGTAGTATTAATATTTGGTGGTTCTAGAGAAACTACTAGTACAAACATATTTGCTGACACAAGAGTAGCAGGTATAGTGACTACTGATCCTGCTTATACTATGAATAATAAACTTGCTGATCAACCTAATACAGTATGTATAGCATTACAGGGTAGAGTGCCTTGTCGTGTAATAGGCAGGATAAGAAAAGGAGACTTATTGACAACTAGTGCCACTGCTGGATATGCTATTAAGGCCAGCAACCCAGTATTAGGATCAATTATAGGTAAAGCTCTTGAAGATAAAGATAGCTTAGGTACAGGTGTTATTGAAGTGGCTGTAGGGAGAATGTAATGACCGTAAGAATAGTTAATATTGGACAGGCTGATAAGGGTAATGGGGATCCAATTCGTACAGCATTTGATAAAATTAATAAGAACTTTCAAGACTTAGATAATATTGTAGAAGATTTAACATTTAATGTTGCTGCCATAAATGGTGCTAACAGTGTAAACGAGTTTGATTTTGGTAAAATTCAACTTAATAATATTACAAGTCCTTTACAATTATTATTTTTAACAAGCACTATAGACTTAGGCTATATTACAGATCCCACTTTAATAGACTATGATGCAGGCAATATAGAGTAAATATTAAAATGGCCAATTTAATACAACTAAGACGAGATTCATCAATTGCTTGGAACAATGTTAATCCTGTTCTGAGTCAAGGTGAACCTGGTTTTGAAATTGATAGTGGTAGGGTAAAAATTGGTGACGGTATTAATACTTGGAGCAATTTACCCTATATAAAAACTTTAGAATTACCACCCAATGCTGAAGGATACTTAGCCAATGATGGTGATGGCAATATAAGTTGGAATATTATACCAGAACGCTTTAGCGGTGATTATGCAGATCTAACTGGTAAGCCCAACTTTGCCAGTGTGGCTACTAGTGGTAACTATGATGATTTAACAGATAAACCATTTATACCAACAGATTTAAGCCAAATAACTGATACTACCGATCAATTAGGCATTGTAAGACAATTTAATTCAATTGCTGAAAGTTTAATTGGTTTTGATTTTGGTACTATAATAGGTACTAATGTAGCAACAAAAATAGAATGGATATTATTATCAATTGATATTGATAATGGAACTATAACTCAACCTGTAAACATTAACCACGATGCAGGTCCAATTGATTTAGGGAGCTAGAAATGGCATTTAAAATAAGACGCGGAACAGACGCAGAACGATTAACAATAACTCCTGCTGAAGGTGAGTTAATTTATACGACAGATACTAAAAAAATATATGTAGGTGACGGTAGTACGGTAGGCGGCATACCATCTGAAACACCATATCCAATTGCTCTGGTAGACAATAGATACATAATGACTCCGATTAACGGAGTCACAATTGGTGACCGATCTGATCTGGGACTTGGATCTTTAGATATAAACCAAAATGCATATGTATCTACCCCAATTCTAAGACTAATGCAACGTCATGATAATGTAGATGCGAATAATATTGTATTATATAGAAGTAGAGGAACTTTTACTAATCCTCAACCAGTGCAAGTGGGAGATGATATAGCTGATATAGCTTTTATAGGTCAAGCTGGAAATACATTTGGCACAGCCGCAGTATTAAGTGTTAAAGTAGATTCATCTGTAGGAACAAATTTTTGCCCAGGAAGTTTTGATTTTCAAACTGTAGATAACACAGGAACACTAAGATCTGTCACTAAAATTGATAGTTTAGGTGTATTATACTCAAATAAAATTAGTGCAGTTACTACTGATGGTGATTTTGAAATACTATCTAATGGTACAGGCCGCATTAAGATTAATAACTTAAATTGGCCCACAACAGATGGAAGTAGTGGTAATTACTTGACAACAAATGGTTCAGGTGAACTACAATGGAGTGCTCCACTTAATTTAACTGGATATGCAACAACAACTTATGTTGATAATGCTATAAGTAATATCATTGATGGAGCACCAGGCTTACTAGATACCTTAAATGAATTAGCTGCTGCTGTAGCGGATGATGAAAATTTTGCTACTACAACAACTACAGCCTTAGGCAATAGAGTAAGATTTGATGATGTACAAACACTAACACCTACACAAAAACTAGTAGCACAGAGTAATATTGGTCTAACTCCAGCTGCTCTACAAAGTGATTGGAGCCAAAGTGATAATACTGCTAGTGACTTTATTAAGAATAAACCATCTGTACCAAATTTAGCCAGTGTAGCACAAGATATATTACCTACCACAGACATAACTTATGATTTAGGTAGCCCAACTAAAAGGTTTAGAGACTTATATCTAAGCTCTAGTTCAATTTATTTAGGAGATACCATCGTAAGTGTAAATCCAGATAATAAACTTGAAATAGGTCAAGAACTTACAGGCAGTGCTCCTGATGTAAATTATATTGAATGGAGAACCGATAACACTGTATTGTTTAGTAATGTTGACAATAGTTCTACATTATTTACAACACTGAGCAATTTAAAGATTAGTGATACTATTATTGGTTATTATAATACTTCTAATACAGGCCGTTTAATAGTAACTAGTATTAATAGCAGTCCAAACGGTGTCAGTAACACTATTTTTAATGTAGGAGTTGGTACTGCTGCACTGGCAAATACAGTTTTAGATTCAGTGAAGTTTCTTAAGAACTTAGTACAAGATGATGTAGCTCAGTTTACTGATACTAATAACATATTACCTGTTATAGAAAATAGAAATGTAGATGGTGGTGCCACTGTAACTATTTGGGATATACCAACAAATTCAGTAGATGGAGCTAAGTTAATAGTAAGGGGTCGTGATCTTAGTACTGGTGATACACATACCTGTGAAGTGTTGTTAACCCTAAATTCTAATACTAGTCATAAGTCAACAGTTTATGCAGTTATTCATACTAGTGCTACTCCTCTTTACACATTGGATACCGTAATCAATGGTAGTAATTTAGAATTAAATGCTACAGTACCTAATAGTATTGCAACAGTAAGATTTAAGGTTATTGCACAAATTATAGCAATATAAGGAAAATAAAATGGCAGACAAATTTAAAGTTCAAGATGGGTTAGAATTCGCAGATGGTACATCAATGACCACAGCAGCCGGTGTTGGTAGTGTAAAATCAACAGCTAGCGAAGATCGTAGAATCGAAGAAGTTACAGGCAATAACACCATTTCAGTCACAGAAAGAATAACCACCGATTACACAGGTGCTAGTGCTAGAACCACTACAACTAACTATGAAATTTTTGTAAAACGTACTCTAGAGTTAGACGCAATATTACAACCAATATATGATAACGGTGGTGCTACTTTTGAGATATCTTTTGATAATATAACATATCTACCAGGTTGGTTTTCAAGTATCCAAGCAACAGAGTATTGGTTCTATTATGAAAATAATAATTCTTATGTTTCACAGACAGAAGACAACACAGTTTACCTAAGAATTACAACAGGAGCACAACCACAAGTATGGTGGGATAAAAATAGTTTACCTGGAGGTGGTACTAATTTTAGAGGTGCTATTATAGATTACCATGCCTATACTGGCGAATCAACAATAATAGGCACAATACACATTGTAGACGACGACGGTGAAGAAAACATCACCCACAGCGAAGTTGCCAGTGGTGGCACCGACGGTGATAACGATGACCTCTGGGTAGTACAAAATGAAGGCACCATCAGTTATCGCAGGATAGACGGTGAAGAAAAAACACTAAAAATACATTGGGCCGCAAAAGTGTTCTACGGTTCAGAATTATACGATTAATTAGGGGCAGATAAATGACACGAGTAAGAAGAATAAATGTAAGCCAAGTTGAAGGCAGAGAAGTTAACAATACCAACGACGATGAAATCCGCCCCTTTGGCGAGGCGGCGATCTATATAGACGGCAACGGACCCACAAATAAACCCGTATTGACCATACACGACGGAGTTAGGACACACCTTCGTAGCAAGGTATTAGAGCCTGGCGTATTATATGGTAGCAATGGTGACGCAGGAGACGGTAGCGGTGCTGACACAATCAAACTTATTCCAGACTCTGCTCTACACTATAGTGCTGGTAGTTACGGTAACGATCAATACCTTATTGTAGATCCTACTGATCCAGGACATATACATCTACGTGCTGGTGGTGCTATTGATAACTCAAATGCTGAGTTAATAATAGGTGGAGAAAACAGCAACCTTAGGGTAGCCAGCGGAGTTGATCCTACTGTATATATTAAATCAAATAATAACCAATGGACATTTAATACCGATGGCAAACTAGTTCTTCCAGGCAACTCCTACGGCAATGGCAGTGACCCCACTGTATTTGGAGATTATGGAGTTAATTTGCGTCCAAGTTGGAATAATATAGGTACAGGACCTGAATTATCTGTTGCCTGGAACGATGGCATAGAAATATCTCCCATAACTAACGATCATGTTACCGGTAGTAACAAAACAACACCATTCTTTATTACAGGTTCAGATGCAAGTGTTTCTGGCAGACTACCAGGAGATGTATGGATTGATGGAGGCAGAAATGGTTTAGATGATGTTAACGGAACAGTTAATATTGGTAGATCTCGGACTGACACTGTTAATATTGGTCAAGCAGGTGTTGATACTACTATTACATTTAGTGATGGTACTAGCATAAACAGTACTACTGGTTTAGGTGGTGCAAGCACTGGTGACTTTACCTTTACTGCTAATACAATAGAAACTGATAATGGTGCAGCAGCAGTAGTTATTAGTATTAACGGTGACGACGGAGCCACTCCTACTCCAGCATTTATACAGAAAAAATGGAGTTTTGCCACAGATGGTAGTATAAACTTTTTAGATCCATTCTTAAACACTGCTGATGCCAGTATAACAACTACCAAGGTAGGTAACTGGGATACTGCTTATGGTTGGGGTGATCACTCCGGCGCAGGCTATTTGACAGCAGTGCCTGATGATGGATTTGAATCAAAGAGCACTGCCACAGGTGTAGTTACTCATGATTGTGCTACTAATAAAGTATTTGTTCACAGTTCAATTAGTGCTGATTTTACTGCTGACTTGACTAATTTAAACTTGGCTGCTGGTACGGCCACTAACATTACCTTGGTTCTTAATCAAGGTGCTACTGCTTATATTTGTAACGCACTACAAATAGGTGGTGTAGCACAAACTATAAACTGGCAAGGTAGTAGCAGTGCCCCAACAGGCAATAGTAATAAGAAAGATGTAATGAGTTTTAGCATATTGAATGTAGCAGGAACTTATACTGTATTAGGTCAATTGGTAAGCTTTGGTTAATGTTTAAGTCTTTTAAATCTTTTAGAGGTAAAATAGGTAGAAGCATAAATCCTATAGTTTATGCTCCTGCTTCAGGTATAGTTCAACAATTAGTAACAAACAGCAGTTTTGATAATGGTACTACAGGTTGGACTGCCACAGGGGGATTTCAAACTTATAATTATAGCGGCGGAAACCAAGCAGCAGTAGATAGTGGTATCCTATATTTTAGTTATGTAAATCGTACTGTAAGTCAATCAGTATCAGTTAGCAGTATTATTAGTCAAGTTAATTCATTTACTGGTATATGTAACATAAAGCATAGAGAAAAAAGTGATGCTGCTACTTATTCCCTGATAGATACTTATAATTTTACTCTAAATTTTAAAAATAGTGGGGGTACAAGCATAATAACTAAGACTACTGGAACTGTAAATGCTCCACAAAATTATACTGATATCTCATTAGTTCTTAATAGAATCGAAATACCCTCAACTTTTAACACAATAGCCACTGTAGATATAAGTATTTCAGGAATAGATAATGGGTTTTGGGCAGGTAATCATGGTCCTATGGTGGATTATATTACACTAACTACAACTTAAGAATTTAACGACTGCATAATTATGTTTAGAAACTTTCGCAGCATAGGTGGTTCATTAAGTCGTAGGCCTAAACTTATATCTGTTATACTGCCTATAAGTTCAGGACTAGTATTACATTATGACCCCAGTAACCCATTAAGTTATCCTGGTAGTGGAACAACAATAAACAATTTGGCCAACTCAAGTCATACTGGAACTATGAGTGACATTACTGCCAGTGCTAATTACTTTACCTATAATGGAACAAGTAGTCAAATAAGTGTACCTGATGACATTGCTTTAGAACCTGGTAGTGGTGATTGGACTATAGAAGTTTGGGTCAAACAAATTGTAGCAGGCAATGATGTAGTATTAGGTAAGTTTGACCCAGGCGGTCTTACACAAAATGTAGGCTATAGTATAAGAACTACTAGTAATTCTTATTATGCTCAATATGCTAGTGGTAGTGGCAGTGGATCCACTCTATATCAAAACAGCACAAGTCACTCTGCTACATTAAACACTTGGCGTCAATTGGCCTATGTTTGGAAAAACGGTGGAACTAAAACCTTTGAAACATTTGTTAATGGTGCCAGTATAGGTTCAGTAAATCATAGTTTAGCCAGCGTATTGAATACTACAAATAACTTATATATAGGCAGTTATAACGGTGGCGAGTATCCACAATGGTTTGACGGACAGATTGGTATAGTGAGAATATATAATACATCATTGAGCAGTGCAGAAGTATTACAAAATTACAATGCTGATAAAGCCAAGTATGGGCTATGATAAATACTAGGGGAGCGAACTATGCCACAAATCACACTACAACAAGTTAACCTAGGTGACTATGCCAATGATGGCACAGGTGATGACCTACGTACAGCATTTGAAAAAGTAAATGCTAACTTTGGCCTAATTCAAGAAGCTTTACCTAGTAGCCTAGCAGAGGATACTAATCCCACTTTAGGTGGTGATTTAAACTTAAACGGTAAGAATTTATATAGCAGTAGCCCTGTCACATTAAATACTAGCAAGTTTACAGTAACAGGTGCCTTACAAGCTGCTAGTTTTATTGGTCAAATAACTGATATTAGCAATCATAGCTTAGAAGGATTAAGCGATGTTATATATGATCAACCACCAAGTAGCGGTGACGGTCTTGTATTTAAAGATGGTATATGGCAACCTGGACCAGTAAATGCAGCATTTAGCACATTAGATGGTGGCGCTGCATCAGCAATTTTTATTCTAGATGATGGTGCTATAATCGACGGAGGATATGCTGACAATAGTTTATAATTGGAGGCAGGTTGAAAGTAGCAGTAATAACCAGTTTATCAGGACTTAATTCCACTCTACGTGATCCCAGTAATGGTGGGTTTGAAGGTGTAGACTATTATGCCTATGTAGATAGACTACACGACGTTAAGGTATGGCGACAGCGTCCTATAATAGAATTCAGTAAAGACCCAGTATACGCAGCAAGACGTAATGCTAAACTGCCCAAAGTACTTGGTTTTATGATGATACCAGGATACGATTACTATATTTGGCACGATCATTATTGTGAAGTCCAAACTGACCCAAAACTAATTATAGAGCAGATTGGGGATAATGATATGGGCGTCTTCAAACATGCCAGTAGAGATTGTGTATATGAGGAAATACATATTGTGGCATTGAGTAAGTTTGATACTGTGGAAAGCCTAAATGCCATGCACGACGTATTTCGTCGATGTAATTGGCCTGCTCATGCTGGATTATATGAGATGACTAGCTTTATATATCGTAATAGTCCTCGAGTACAGGCTGCTATGTTAAATTGGTGGGATATCATTGTACAGAGTAGTAGTAGGGATCAACTTAGTTTCCCTCTAGCAGCAGGAATGAATGATCTTAAACTACACATATTACCAGGAAGTGCTCAACCATATGGCGGAAACAACGTGTTCATGCCCAGTATACGGAGTAAAGTAGACAGCTAGAATCCTATAAATATACTATAGGATCCTAAAATGCTCAATGTTTGGACACAACTTAGTGGTTATACCTTTGGAACACATCAAGAAAATGTTCCACTTAATCTACCTTTACCCTTAAATTCTAACATTACAGATCTAAAATTTGAAATAATAAGTGGTAAATTACCAGATGGGCTAAGATTAGAAAGCAATAGTATAAAAGGTAGTGCTAAAGAAGTTGTTGAGCCGAAGACATTTAAATTTGTTATAAGGGCCAGTAAAAATAATCTAATCACCGATCGAACGTTTTTCATCACTATAGAAGGTTCTGATGAACCAGAAATCATAACTCCACCTGATCTTTTACCTGTAGGACCTAATCAAACATTTTTTGTATTAGATAGAACGCCTGTAGAATTTCAAATACAAGCTATAGACTTTGACACAGCAGCAGGACAAGAACTACGCTATTTTATTAGTAGCGGAGATGGTACGTTGCCTCCTGGACTTGAACTGAGCAATAGCGGAAAGATTACTGGGCTAATAGATCCCTTACTCAGTGTGTTTATTAAAGATCGTAATGGTGGATATGATAGTAATAGATTTGATGGATACGGTTTTGATTATGGCATAATCACTGATAATGGATTTGATACCTTTAATTATGATGTTATAACCTTTGATTATTTTGAACCATTACGTGTTCCAAAAAAATTAAACAGAAATTATGAATTCATTATTACAGTGAGTGATGGACATACTACTCCAAAAAAACGAAAATTTAGAATATATGTAGTAGGTGAAGACTTTTTAAAAGCAGATAATACACTTACCAAAGCAGGAACAAACTTTTATCGTGCAGATAATACTGATGTAAGAACACCAATTTGGATTACTCCTGCTAATTTGGGCGTAATAAGAGCCAATAACTATCATATAATTAAACTAGATATTGTTGATATGATAGCATATGGCAGCGTACAATATTATTTAGAACCCAACTTAACACCAAATGATTTAACCAGTCCTAAAAGTCAACTACCACCTGGAATGAAACTGGATATACGCAGCGGTGAAGTATTTGGTATAATCCCTTATCAATCCGATTATATAAAAACGTACCAATTCACAATTACTGCAACTAGGTTTGGCAGAGTTGAAACTGGTAGCGTAAGTAGAACCTTTACCATACAAACACTAGGAGAAGTCGATAGTAATATGACTTGGCTCAGTGATAGTGACTTAGGTATATTAGATGTTAACCTAATAAGTACACTAAAAATTCAAGCAACAACCAGTATAGCTAATGCTAGAATAGATTATAGACTGATTAGTGGAACTTTACCTCCAGGGTTAACATTATTGAACAATGGTGAAATCATAGGCAAAATAAATCAATATCCTAATAATACTACACTAGGCCTAACCACATTTTATGACGTGGTAAATGGACAACGTGTAAGCAACCTAACATTTGATAATAATCAAACCACTGTAGATAAGATTTATAAGTTCATTGTTAGAGCCACAGATCAGAGTATATACAGTGCTATTGATCAAGAATTTACCTTAGAAATTGGAACCCCAGATAATAAACTTTATAGTAATATATATGTTACTACCTATATGCCACAAACTAAGAGACAATATTTTAGTGACTTTATCAATAATGAAGGTATATTTCCTAAAGATTTAATCTACAGACAAAATGATGTAAACTTTGGAATCAGAAAAGATCTTAGAATGTTGATGTTTGCTGGTATAGAAACTATAGATGCTAGCGAATATATCAGTATGATTGGCCTAAATCACAAAAGAAAACGTTTTAGATTTGGTGATATAAGGACAGCACAGGCCAAGATTCCAGGAACCAATGATGTTGTATATGAAGTTGTTTATATCCAAATGGTAGATCATCAAGACTTTAAAGATGATAAACTACCTTTAAATTTAACTATAGACGATTTTAACAAAAGAAACCTAGATCTAAAAATTAAATTAAGCAAAGCTAATAATGTTATTAGTACAGATGCTAGCAATTATATTTGGCGTAGTGATGAAGAAGAACTTTTCATTAAAGATAAAGAACCATATAGTAGAAGACCTATAGAACGTATAACAATTGATCGTACTGATTTACAGGTCAGTGACTTTAAATCTAGAAATAGATATCCAAACACATATACTAATTGGCGTAGACGCATCAAAAGTTATACTACTCCTAATGGAGAAGGCGTAGTATATCAACCAAAGTATCTTCCATTATGGATGCGTAGTTTTCAAGATAATAGACAGGAACTAGGATTTGTATTAGCCATGCCATTATGTTATTGTATTGAAGGTGCTGCTAGTGAAATAGTATTAAACATTAAAAACAGTGAGTTTAATTTTAAACTATTAGACTATACTGTAGATAGATATATCATCGATAGTGTAAATGGCTATAGTGAAGACAAATATTTGGTATTTAAAGACAAAGAGGTAGTATTATGAGTAATATAAATTATGCAGTAATAGATGAAAATTTTCCTATATTAGGTGAGGACAATCCTAGCCAAGGATTTAGAGATAATTTTTTAGCTATTAAGAATGCTCTTAACGTAGCAAGAAATGAAATTGAAAATTTAGAATCATCCACTGCTCAAGGTGTTACAATAATTGAGGACAATCTATTGTATAATGACTTTCAGGGCAATGTAATCAGAGATAGCATTATTGATTATTCTGGACAAAGTTATTTTAACGGTCAGCAAAATCTATCAGGATCACAAGTCATAGTCAACCTCCAAAACGGTATGGCACAAAAAATAGGCATTATAGGTAACACTACTTTAAAATTTACTAATTGGCCCGAAACTACTACTCAAGGAAGATTTCAAAAATTAATATTACATGTAGTCTTTAATATTGACTATACTGATCCTAATAAATTTAATTATAGACTAAACTTTGCTACAGAAGTGGGTGGTATTATAAAAGGTGCTAGCCCATTAGAATATGAATTCAATATAGTCACTAATAAATATATTTGGTTTTTGAGACCTAGTATTATTGTAGACCTAAGCGAAAATCTAAATGATTATGAACACGTTTTAGAAGTTTGGAGTTACGATGGAGGGTTAACAGTATTCGTGAACTATATTAATAAATTTATAGGTATATAATGAATCCATTAGTAGACTTAACCAAATTAACAGATAATCAATTAGAAGATAAAATACAGGAATTAAGTAGAAAATATTTTATGCCAATGAGTGGAGAACTAAAGTATCAAATTATTCAACTAATTGATTTGCATAAAATGGAATTACAAGAACGCAGAATGCGAACTTACGAAGAACAATTTAAGAAAAATAGTGATAAAGGACTTGACAATTTAATCAGTGTAAACTAAAATATAGCATGAAAACTGATAAATTTGGTCACTGCATCTACGAAGAACAAGATCTATTAGAGCTTGTTTACCAAAATAAAACTGATCTAATAAAACTAGTTTACACAGACAATAAACTAGAAATTTTAGATACTGAGACTAAAACTATTGATAATTCGTTATATGAAATCAATATCGAAGACTATGATAGTATTTGTCAAAGCGAATGGCTAATGCCTGATAAGTATAAAGAAATGGATATAGAAACTTGGTTGTACAATCAAATCCCCCCTTGGGATGATCGTAACCAAAGACTCAGAGATGAATTGTTTGAGTTTGAAGTAAGGAATATGATGGATCTATTACGTTGGCTCAAGTACTTTGTTGATACAGCAAGAGCTAACAATATAGTTTGGGGCGTGGGTCGAGGCAGTAGTGTAGCCAGTTATGTTTTATACTTAATAGGTGTACATAAAATTGATCCAATTAAATATGATTTAGATTGGTGGGAATTTTTAAGGTAAGGAGAATACTATGAAAGAAGGTCCAAAAAAAGTTTATAGAAGTATGCAGGGCAGAGAAGTTGATATGGAAAAACTTCGTACTATGAATGAGAACACTGTGGCTGTAGGCAATGCCAAAATGAATGCTCGAGGTGACGAACTTGGTCCAGGTGGTAAAATTGTTCGTCGTAGAGAGGAAATTCAGGACAAATATTATAAAGGAACTAACTAAGAGGCACTTATGATTAAAGGAAAAATTACTCCAATTCGTGATAATGTACTAGTATCCAATATGGATTTTGATAATAGAACTACCAGTACTGGAATTCTTTTATTAAATGATGATGGGAAAACAGAAGGCATTAGACCAAGATGGGGTCGTGTTTGGGCTGTGGGTGATGAACAGCAAGATGTCAAAATTGGTGATTGGGTTCTAGTTGAACACGGCCGTTGGACCCGAGGCATTAATGTTGAAACTGCCAATGGTGAAGAAACTATTCGCCGTATTGATAATGATTGTATTTTGGCTGTAGCTGATGAGCGACCCTCAGAGTTTTAAATGTAATATTTGCCGTAAGGAATATAGCCCTGCCTGTGATTATAGGCAGGGAAGATGTCCACATCATCCAAGTTTTCTTGACAATCATCACTTAAGATTTTATAATTTATTCACTGCTGTTAAAAACTTTTTTAAGAGGTAATTATGCGTGAACTTTGGGTAGAAAAATATAGACCCCGTACTCTTTCTGAGTATGTCTTTAGAGATGATCATCAACGTAAACAAGTTGAAACTTGGGTAAAAGATCGTACTATTCCACATCTATTATTCAGTGGTAATGCTGGTATTGGTAAAACTACACTGGCTAAAATCTTACTGAATGAATTAGAAATAAATGATTTAGATATTTTAGAAATCAACGCTAGTCGTGTTAATAGCGTAGATGATGTTCGTGGACGTATTGTTAACTTTGCACAAATGATTCCATTTGGTGATTTTAAGGTTATACTACTTGACGAGGCTGACTACTTAAGTGTTAACGCACAGGCAGCTCTACGTGGTGTGATGGAAGAATATCATACCACAGCAAGATTTATTTTAACCTGTAATTATCCTAATCGTGTTATTCCTGCTCTACATAGTCGTTGTCAAGGCTTTCATATTGAACGTATAGATCAAACAGAATTTACAGCTAGGGTAGCCACAATTCTTGTTGAAGAAAATATAGAATTTGAACTAGATACTTTAGATACTATAGTAAAGGCTTCATATCCTGACTTGCGGAAATGTATTAACAGTGTACAAATGAATTGTATTAATAATGTATTACTACCACCAGATGCGGATGACAATACTGAATCTGACTATAAAATAGAAATGGTACAATTATTTAAAGCAGGTAAAATTGGTGATGCTCGTAAACTAGTTTGTAGCCAAGCTAGACCAGAAGAAATGGAAGACATTTATCGTTGGCTTTATGATAATGTCACCTTATTTGGTGACGATGCTAAACAAGAGAAAGCTATTCTGATTATCAAACAAGGACTGGTAGATCATACATTGGTCAGTGATCCAGAAATTAATCTTGCTGCTACACTTATAAGATTGGCTCATGTTAATGACTGATAGACCAAATAGTGCCAAGGGACGTACAAGTTTTGATGCAGAGTTAGGCACGGGACTTGTAAACTTTTTTAATAAAAATGTAACTCCTTATCCTACTGATGTAGGTGCTCCAAAGTTTGATCTTATACCTATTGAGAAACAAAAGGATATAATGGTCAATGTAGCACGTCTACATGCTCAGCAGGAATATAAACGCATTATGGATCTTGTGGCAGTATTACAGGCTCAGGCAGATCAGATCAAACGTAGGCTGGAAGTTACTGATGCTGTTCATGCTGCTAAGTATCAGTTTCAGATTTTTCATGGGAAAGTGTATTGGCTCTTGTACGATAACAAACATAGTTGTACAAGATTAAGTATGCTGGGACCTGATGATTGGGCCACGGCACCTCCAGTTGAATATGAATATATTACTAGAGTTAAATGGTTGGGCGACTATTCATGGATAGAAGTAGACGCCCAAGGCGAACCTGTTAATTAATCACCGTATATCTCTAATACCTCCTTTACGGCTTGATGACGCTCGATATCTTTGGCTTCAAACCTAACGATATCGATGTGTTCTGTTCTTTTGCGATTTCCCAGTAGGTTGCAAAATTCGATCAACCCGTTGTCAGCAAGACGATCTGCTTGTGCCAAATCTCCTGTGACTACCATACGGCTTTGATCTCCCAATCTTGTTAGCAGCATTTTCATTTGATTTGCTGTAGCATTCTGCATCTCATCGGCTATAATCCAGGCACGCTTAAATGTGCGTCCTCTCATATAGGCCAAGGGGCTGATCTCTATTACTCCTTCACTTAACATTTCTACTATATCTCTTTGACTATAATATTCTCCTAAAACGTCAAATATAGGCTTGGTCCATGGCTCCATCTTTTGATTTAATGTGCCTGGCAAAAAGCCAAGATCTTCATCTACACTAACGGCGGGTCTTGTAACTATGAGCTTGTCTACCTTGCCCTCTTGAAAAAACTTTATTCCAGCTTGAACTGCTAGTAATGTTTTGCCTGTACCTGCTGGTCCTATGGCAAATAATATACTATTATCTTCATTTTGTAGCTTTTGAATATAGATTTTTTGTGCTTCATTGCGAGGGTAAAGATGTACCCTGCAATTTTTTTGCGGGATGAATGTGTTAAAATCAATCACATTCACATTTGAGGTAAAGCGTTTTTTCACTCTTTTGCTCATCCAGTAACTCCTACTTAGAAAAGTAGGACTTGTAGTACCGCCCGATATCTACAGAGGTCCTACAATTTTATTTAACCTTCTGCGGAATTATCATAAGGTTACGCTAGAATTCTAACACGATAAATAATATAGTAAATTCTGGGCCCATTATGAAAGATATTTTAGACGTTATTCGCAACGTAGATACCATCTATAACAACAATAGTACTTTGGCTGTACTTAAAGACTTTGAACGTGTATTGGATGAAATGGATATCTACGTATATAAAAACTGGTTAGATGGTGAATTACTCAGCGGTCCCAAAATCAGTAGGCATTGGGTCAGTGCTGAATTTATGTGGCCAAAGAATAAAATGCCTGATCCTGATGGTGCTCGACGTCTTATAGAAATAGGCTGTAGAGTAAAGTTTACCAGAGATGAACTAATAGAGCCACGTAAAATACGTAGCCCAGATGATTTTAGACCAGGTACTAAAAAGGGTAAACTAGACGCACATCCTGTATGGGTTGTGAAAATACTAATGCCTAAAAAGCTAGTATTTGATATCTTTAACAGTTATATGGATCGTATCAGAGAAGAACGTAAAGGTGACGAGAAGAAACAACAACCTACACCAATGGCTCCACCAATGCAACCAGGTATGATGCCAGCTCAACCAGGTATGATGCCAGCTCAACCAGGTATGGCACCAGCAGCACCTATGGCAGCACCAGTAGCAGGAGCACCGATGTAATGCAGATCAATGAAACATTACTAGCAGGTGATCTTAGACTATTAGTTAGCAGCGTAGTTGAAATTGATAGTTATAAAAGTAAAATTGGTGACGACGAAAAAATGGTTGTACTCAGTTTTAATGTAGATGATAAAGAACCTGCTGATGATCTGGCACGTTTTTTAGAACTTGGATTTGATTGGGTTGTGGATGCTGATGCCACTGATGGTCCCATTGATACTGGCAAATATAAAGTATTTGTTGAATTAGAGCGTAATAAACATATTCCAGAGCGTTTGATAGAACTATTAGATGCTGTAAAAAAATTAACTAATATAGAAAATTTTAGGTTTAGGTATTATAAAAGTTTTAGAACACAACCAGCAGATGAACAACATATTAGAAATACTGTACCATTAGATAAGGATGCTTACTCAATAAGTATTAAGGAAAATAGATTAAACAACTTTAGTAACTTTTTTAGTCGCAGTTATGTAGATAATATAGAAGTGTTAGAAGATGATATAACATTCCATAAAATGTTTGCCGAAAGTGTAATTATGCGTATTAAAGACTTTGGTCCAACTAATGAAGTATATCAACGATTAGGTGGACGTATTGACATTGGTACTAGAGCTATTAGTGAAAGTATTTTTTATACAAAATATTTAGGAAATTATAACATAACCAAGGTCAACGATGTGTATGTATTTGAAAATGAAAATCGTGCCCTTGTATTGGAGAGAGCGAGATGAGTTTTACTTTTGACTTTACAAAAGAACAATTAAAACAAATGATACCAGGTAACCCTTACACTGAATATTGGTACAATGCCTTACATACTATACTACCTGAATATCAAATTAATACCCCACAACGAGTAGCAGCCTTCATTGCTCAATGTGCTCATGAAAGTGGTGGCTTTAAATTTCTAAAAGAAAACTTAAATTATAGAGCAGCTAGCCTACGTAAAGTGTTCCCAAAATATTTTCCAACAGATGATCTTGCTAGAGAATATGAAAGAAAACCAGAACGTATTGCCAATCGTGTATATGCTAATCGTATGGGCAACGGTGATGAGGCTAGTGGAGATGGTTATAGGTATTGTGGCAGAGGACTTATACAACTTACTGGTAAAAATAATTACACTTTCTTTGCTGGTAGTTTGGATATTCCAATTGAAGAAGCAAGTGAATATTTAGAAACATTTGAAGGTGCTGTACAAAGTGGTTGCTTCTTTTGGGAGATGAATAATCTAAACACTTGGGCTGACCAAGGTGATATATTAACATTGACCAAAAAGATTAACGGTGGTACTATTGGACTAGCAGATCGTGAAAAGCATTATAAACACGCTTTACACGTATTCGGAGTAGCATAATGTTGATGTGGTTAGTAGAGCATTGGTTACTTAATTTACCAAGTGAATTTTGGATCGCACTGGCTGTCGTAGGATTTTTAGCATTTTTCTTTGCCAGTATGTTTAGTCATATACCACCTTTACGCCCTTATATGATGTTTGTCAAACCTGTCGGCGGATTAATTATAATAGTCAGTGTTTTTATGTATGGTGGTACTGCTATAAATGATATATGGCAGGATCGTATAGAAAAGGCTAGGCTAGAGGCTGAAAAGAAAGATAAAGAACTAGAAGAAAAAAATATTAAGTTAGCACAGGCTCAACAAAAAGCTGCTAATGACTTAAAGATTGCTAATGATAAAAGAAATAAGGACATAGGTAAACTTGATAATGCTTTAAAAGAAGCATTAAAAAATGGTACTAATAACGGAGTACCTCCATCGCCTCAGGTTGTAATACAAAATCTAAGTGATGAAGAGCGTAAAAAATATGAAAATATGAATGAAGAAAAGAAAAAGGAATATGAAGGTCAAATAAATGAATTATTGGATTCACTTAAAAATTGCCCTGTTCCCAAAAGAGTTATAGATGAAATTAATCAAACAATAACAGATAGGGGAGCTAAAAAATGAAAAAATTAAGTATAGCTCTAGCCTGTTTAATACTGTCTAGTTGTGCAAGTATGACTCAATATTTGCCTACTTGGCGTAAGTTTCCTGAACAGAAAAATACTTCATTATTACAATCTTGTCCTGACTTACAAAAAATTGAGGGTGATAAAGTTGCAATAACTGAACTATTACAATCAATAGTTAAAAATTATGGTTTATACTACGAATGTAGTTTAAAAAATGATCAATGGAAAGAATGGTACGAATTAAATCGTAAAGAATGGCAAACTCATAAATGGAAGGATTAATATGAAAAAGTCAATTTTAGTTCTCGGAACCACAATATTATTGGCCAGCTGTGCTTCTGGCCCAAGCTCATATCAACTTTATGCAGACACCCAGGCTAAAATTGCACAGGCCAATGCTATTGCAGATACAGCAAGATATAATGCACTACTTGAAATAGCCAAGAACGGTGATAGTGCTGCCAAAGTAGCCGCAGTATTAAGTATACAAATGGGACAGGGTGGCGCAGGATCAAGACCACAGCAACAGGTGGCTGCTCCAGAAGATTGGGATACAAAACTTCTTAAATGGGCAGGTGTACTATTACCAAGTGTTACACAAATTTATGGCATACACAGTCAAAGACAAATAGCAGTCACACAAAGTAATAATGCCGCTGCTACTGCTCAAAGCACCAATAATACATTTGCTACTATGAGTACAAATATGGCCAACAGTAATACAAATATTGCTAAGGCTGGTTTTGATGCAGTAGGTGCTGCTAACACTGCTATTACAACCATAGCAAACAGTTCAATGACCGCAGTAACTAATGTAGCTAATAATGGTATTACCGGTGTTACAAGTACATCTAAAGAAGGATTATCGGCAGCTACAAGCATAAGTACAGCAGGTATCACAGGTGTTAATAATGCTGCTAATGCTGGACTTACTGCTACAACTAATTTAGGCACGACTAGTATAAATGGACTTATTACTGCTACTAACAATGCTAACACTACTATAACTAGTCTTGGCACACAGGCCAGTAATAATCTTACTACTGTAACTGGCGGATACCGTAGTGCTTTAGATACGGCAATAAGTAAGTTAAGTGGCACGACTACTACAACAACTACTACAACTACCAATACTACCAGTACTAACAATAATGTATGTCCAGTAAGTCAAATTTTAACTAACGGTGTATGTCAGTAATATGTTTGAAGCTTTACTAAACTTATTTTTAAGTCCTGATCGTAGGGCCCGTTATGCTATAGCAGAGTTCGATCGTATTAGAAAAGAACTAGGGCAAGCACAGGCCAAGGCACTAGTTCAAATAGAACGGGCCTACGAACAAGATATTAAACGGGCTGAAAAATCTTCTGATCGTGATATGGACTTATTGGCAGCAGAACACAAGTATAACGACCTAAAGGATTCGGTAGAAATAAAGTAAATACATTATTGGGAGCGAATAATGGCAGAGGATAAAAAGTTATTTAAATGGTTAGGACTACTGATATTTTTACCGGTTGGACTAGCAGCATTTGGTGGAGATAGATTTCGATATCCATGCCAAGATCCGCAGAATTGGGAGAAACCAATATGTCAACTGCCACAATGTGATGTAACACGTACTTGTCCAGAACACGTATTTAAGGGTCAAATAGACCCAAGAACTTTAGGAAAAAACAATGGCAATCAAATCCCTAATCTCGGTCCTGCAACGCCTGTTTGGGGGGCGAACACACAAGGAGGTAATTGTGGAAAGTAAAGAACCACTAATTTATACTGAAGAACAATTAATGGCTAGGCTTAAATTCTTTATTGGAATTTGCTTGTCATTGACCCTAACTGGTATTGTGTTTGTAGTATTATATAGTTTAATATTTGTAACACAACCACTTAACGCTATAAGCCCAATTGATCAAAAGTTTTTTGAACTTATTGTACCTATTGCTACATTTTTAACAGGTACATTAAGTGGCATCATGCTAGCTGGTAACGATAAGGACTTAAAGGCCAAGGCACTAGAAGCAGCCAATAAACCACCACCAGTGAGCCCGACCCCTACTACAACTACTACAACATACAGTGGTGGTGGATTTGGAGCACCTACTCAGTTTGGAGCACCTACTCAGTTTGGAGCAATGACACAACCAGACGCCTGGGGACAGGTAAGTAATAGTAGTAAAGGCAAACCAATGCCTGGGCAACCACCATTTCCAGAACTATAAGGAGCAATTATGAAACAATTTTTAACAGCATTTGTATTAGGTCTAGCATTAACTATTCCTGCCTACGCAGCAGATAAGAAGGATGATGCTAAACCAGAAACACGTAAAGTATGTGTTGATGTACAGGGTAAAGATGGTAAGCCAGTAATGGATCCAAAAACTAACAAGCCTAAACAACAATGTAAAGAAGTTAAGGCACATCAAAAACACGAAGCTACAAAGATTGAAGATGCTAAAAAAGAAGTTAAAAAATAAACTAATCTTAATCTAGTAGGTTAAATATTAAGGCTGCTACACACAGCCTTAATTTTTATGAACTACTACGACATATTAGGCGTTAGCCGAGAAGCAACAGCACAAGATATAAAAACAGCCTATCGTAAATTGGCTATGGAGCATCACCCAGATAGAGGTGGTGATGAAAGCCACTTCCAAAAAATTAGTCAAGCCTACGATACGTTAGGTGACCCAAATAAACGTAATAGATACGACAGTGAAATCAATGTTAAACAAAACTTTAATGGAAACTTTAGAAGTTTTGAAGATATACACGACGTATTTAATGATATGTTTAGAGGACGGGCAGGGTTTGATTTTGGTCGTAGACATGTAAGAAATAAAAATTTAGATCTTAATATCAAGTGTAAGATTACTCTACTTGATAGTTTTATTGGCAAGGAAATTGAAGCTAGTTATGCTTTACCTTCTGGACGTAAAGAAACAGTGGTAATTAATATACCACCTGGAATTGAAAGTGGACATATACTAAAATTTAAAGGTATGGGTGATGACACATATCCTCAATTGGCTCGTGGGGATTTAAATGTTAGTATCTTGGTAGCAGAGGATTTAAATTTTACTAGAAGAAATAACGACATAACTACTATCATAGAAATTGATGCTATTGAAGCTATGATAGGATGTAATAAACCAGTGGAAACAATAGATGGTAGATTATTAAATATCAAAGTACGTCCAGGAATGACACACGGTGGCGAATATTCATCTAAAGGACTAGGATTCACAAATATTACTACTGGACAACAAGGAGATTTTGTAATTATAATTTATATTAAAATTCCTACAATACACGATGAAAAGATAAAGAAAAAATTATTGGATATAAAAAATGAACTTAATAACCTTTCCAAATGACATACTAAGAGAACAAATGCCTGATTTTGATTTTGAGAATCCCATAATGGATCCAAAACAAATTGAAAAAGAAATGATAGAACTAATGGTTAAAGAAAGAGGTATAGGTCTTAGTGGAAATCAAGTTGGGCTTAGAGCTAGAGTAATTACTATCTTTCCTAGAGACATTAGTTTAGAAACAGGACCATTTGCCATGTTTAACCCAAGGCTACAGGCAGCAAGTGATCAATTATTGGAGTCAATTGAAGGATGTTTGAGCTTTCCTAAAATGCTTATTCCAGTTAAAAGACCAAAAATTGTTGTTGCCGAGTATCTTGACAGCGATGGCAATAATTGTGTAATATCACTACATGACATAGATGCTAAATGTTTTTTACATGAACTAGATCACTTAGATGGTATCTGTTTTACAGATCGTGTAAGTAAACTCAAGCAAAGTATGGCTATGAAAAAATTCGACAAAATAAGGAAAAAATATGGTAGAGCCCAGCGACAATCTTAAAAAAGTTTTTGAACAGGCCATCGAACTAGCTAAAAACTATAAACATGAATACTTAACATTAGAACATTTATTATACTCAATGTTAGGTGAAGAGCATTTTGTTAATACTATACAAACATATGGCGCTGATTCAGAATACATTAAAAAGAATTTAGAGCACTACTTAAAGAATAAACTTGATGATATTATTAAAGAAGAAGCCACTAAACCAAAAAAGACACAGGCAGTAGAGCGTGTATTGAATCGTGCATTTACACAGGCCCTATTTAATGGCCGACAAACTATGGAACTTAGTGACGTGTTCCTAAGCATTATGAGTGAGAAGCGTAGCTATGCCAGTTATTATATTCAACAGGCTGGGGTAGATAAGAATAAGTTTGCAGATTATCTCAATAGTGAAGTACAAACTGAAGAAGAAGAAGTCACTGATCATCAAGTAGATCGTGCCATAAAAGCATTTACTACAAATTTGAATGATCTTGTCAAACGTAATAAAGTTGATCCAGTGGTAGGCAGAGTGACAGAATTGGAAAATATTGCCTTAGCCATGGGACGTCGCAATAAAAATAATGTTATGCTTGTCGGTGATCCAGGTGTTGGTAAAACTGCTATTGCAGAAGGACTGGCTTTTAATATTGAAAAAGGTCATGTACCGGAGTTTTTAAAGGATTACAAGGTTTATAGTTTGGATATTAGCAGCATGTTAGCTGGTAGTAAATATCGTGGAGATTTTGAAGAACGTTTTAAACTAGTGCTCAAAGGCCTACAGACCAAGGGTAAAACAATATTGTTTATTGATGAAGCTCATATGATCAGCGGAGCAGGCAGTGCAGGTAATAGTGCTAATGACCTTGCTAACATGATGAAACCTGCTCTAAGCAAGGGTAATATCAAAGTAGTGGCCAGTACAACTTGGGAGGAATATCGCAAGTACTTTGAAAAAGATCGTGCTCTAATGCGTAGGTTCCAACGTATCACGGTGGATGAACCAACATACGACGTAACTATTCAAATCCTTAAAGGTGTTAAAAAATACTACGAGCAGTTCCATAAAGTTAAAATTACAGATGATGCTATTCAAGCTGCTGTAAAACTTAGCATAAAGTATCAAACAGAGAAAAAGTTGCCTGATAAAGCAATTGATCTTATTGATTGTGCCTGTAGTAGATTTAATCTTAAATTAGATCAGGAACGTATTATTGGTGAACACGAAATTCAATTTGAGCTAAGTCAGGCTATTCAAATGCCTGAAGAACAAATTGCTGAAACAGAGAGCAATAACTTGGCTAATCTTGAAAAGCAAATCAATGATGAAGTATTTGGGCAGAATGATGCTGTTACAGAACTTGTAGATAAAATACTAGTCGCTCGTGCTGGTCTTAAGCCTGAAAACAAGCCTATTGGATCATTTGTTTTTATGGGGCCAACTGGTTGTGGTAAAACAGAAACAGCTAAAACATTAGCCAAACATCTTGGTGTAAAACTTATACGCTTTGATATGAGTGAGTATCAAGAAAAGCACAGCGTGAGCAAGTTGATTGGATCTCCTCCAGGATATGTTGGCTTTGAGGAAAATGCAGGATTACTTATCACTCAATTACAAGAAAATCCATACTGTGTGTTACTTTTTGACGAAGTAGAAAAGAGTCATCCAGATGTTAGTACAATACTATTACAGATGATGGACAATGGGTTTGTAACTGGTAGCAATGGTAAGAAAGCAGATTGTAGAAACATTATCCTAATCCTTACTACTAATGCTGGTGCCCAAGCTGCTGAAAAGAATCAAATTGGTTTTGGTAAGCAGGAAAAAGACTATGATGACAAGGATCTAAAGAAATTCTTTGCTCCTGAGTTTAGAAATCGTTTGGATGCCATAATCACATTTACCAAGTTGAATAAAGATACAATGTATAAGGTTGTTGTTAAGTTTATTGATGAACTTAAACGACAAGTATCAGACAAGGGCATTCGCATACGTATTAACGATGCTGCTATAAATAACTTGATTGAAAAGGGGTTTGATAGTAAAATGGGTGCCCGTCCACTACAACGTGTTATAGACAAGGAGATTAAACGTCCCCTAAGCCGTATGATGCTGTTTGGTGAACTTAAGGATGGTGGTTCGGCAGTAATTGGTTTGGAAAATGACCAAATCACCGTGACAAAACGTGTAAGAACTAGTAAAGTAACTGAAAATGAATCACCTAACATTGTTACCCACGAAGAGAACCAATAAACTATTCCTAGACAAATATAGGTACAAAATAGTTCTTGTAACTAAATTTGCGCCTATGTTTAGGAATAAGGATATGGAATTAATTGTTAGTAAAATATTATATTGGAAAAGTGTAGATAAATTTCCTCCCTATATTTGGAGTGGAGAGAAGTCAGATTATGATATATCATTATTAATAGCAAGAACTTTTCAGACTGCTGGCCACGAATACAAAGTAATGGTCAGTAGCCCTTTTGTAAGTTATTACACAGATAGCTACGATGATTTTTATTCAGTTAGCAAAAATCTTAAAAATCAAATTAAATATATTAGTATCCCTTCTGAAACTACTCCAGTTTTAGAAAAGAATACAATATATCTCAAACGTATTAACTATGACTATAAAGTGACCATTAGTAATCGTATAGATAATAATGAAAGCTTTTTTAATTGGTGTAGGGATAATGACAAAATTCGTATGCCAGAACGCTGTCAACGCCACGTAAAGCGTGGTTACAGAGTAGGTGACAGTTACTTTTATGTTAAAGATGCCAAAAGTTTGAGCATGGTACAGATGTTTATTGGCTCAAATATACAGCGTATAGATCGAGTCATCAGCGAAAAATAGACATTCCCAATAAACAGACATTGATAAATATTAAGTAAGACTGGCTATGGTTATTAACATAGCATGATAAGGCTTGGTGATATGAAACTATTTGAAATGTTTGGGAATAAGGAAATGCCCATTGAGGACATGTTAAACACTGGTCCCAGTAAAATTATTAAGGATGATCAAGGAAAATATGAATTTGATCTAGCAGAAGATCTTGTATTTTTCATGCATCACAATGATGACTTTTATCGTCGTCACTTTTTTCCTATACTAAAAACCTGTAAAGCTCAATATGAAAGTGGTGGAGAATTTAGCCACAGAGTGTTTAAAAAAGTTATCGAAAAAGCCTACGATGAATATAAAAAAGAATTTCCAGTAAGAGAACTAGATGATAATTTAGAAGAAGATTTTAAAGAGCAAGTAGCACATCATATCTACGAAACTGAAATACAAAATATTAAGGATGGTTTATATAAATGATCCTTCGTGAGCTATTTGCTAGGCCACTTAAGGAAGGTGGCAATATTTGGGACGATGTTGAACCATTTGACCAAAGTCTTGCACCTAGGTTAGAAACAGAATTGGAACGCTACCTACAGGGTACAGGCATTAAACTATATCGTATAGGCAGTGGAGCAACACCTACACCAGGTGTTATGAGTGGTGATCTTGATGTTATGGCAGATGCTAATGTAGCTGCTAAAGTATTTCAACAACAAGATGCAAAAGGTGTTAGAGTAGAGTTAGAACGATTCCTACAAGGTAAAGGTCTTGATACTAAAAAAAGTGGTACACAGGTCCATGTTAAACTACCATTCGGACGCAGTTTTCATCAGGTAGATATAAAAGTTGTGCCCAATGCACAACAGGTACATAGGTACCATGTTCATAGCATACCAAAAGATAGTCCTTATAAAGGTGTACACAAACAGATGGTTATGAATGCTCTTGCTAGCAGTCAAGGTATGCTATGGAGTCCAGATGAAGGGTTATTTGCTAGAGACGATAAAGGTAAAAAGGCTAACCTTATATCAACTGATATGGATGAGATAGCACAGAAATTATTGGGTCCAAGAGCAAGTAGTCAGGATTTAGGCAGTGTAGAAAGTATAATGAATGCACTACCTATAACGCAACGTGAAAAAATTTATAGCTTGGCTAGTAGTGGACAAAGTTGGAAAAGTGCGCCATTAAAAGGACCTGAGAAGAAGTTTTTCGAAGCAGCAGCACCAACAATAGGTCGCAAATATCAACATATTGAAGATCTAGTTTTTACTAATGGTGCCAAGGGCGGACTACATGCTGTAGAACGACTTCGTTATATGAGCACACAAGGTGGTAATATAGAACTTAAATGGGATGGTAGCCCTGTAGTATATTGGGGCAAACAGGATGGACAGTTTATGATGATTCCTAAAAATGCTTGGGAATATCTTAAACGTGGTAAGACAGAGTTACAAAATGGCATAAGCACCATACCCCGCAGTGCAGAAGAAGTACAAAAGTTCCTAATGGGTACGGGTAAAGCTGATCCTGATCAAATAGCACAACGACGTCAATATGCCAAACAATTAGCCAGCCTTTGGCCCTTCTTTGAACAGGCCAGTCCAGATGATGGATTCTTAGAAGGTGGATTATTATTTTATCCAGGTACTAAACCAGATGGACAAAGTGCCAAACCAATACTTAATCCAAAAACGCAAGAGTATGAGTTCACTCCAAATATTACTACATTCCATATAGGAAAAAATAGTGATCTTGGTCGTAAGATTCGCAATGCCAAAGTTATGGTGGCTGCTACAGGGTTTTATGAAAGTTTGGGCAGCAGTGATGAAGGACGTTATCCAGACCCAGAAAGCTTGAGCACCCCATATACCATAGTGCAGGGTACAACGTATACTGAACAAACTCCACAATTTACAGAAAATAGTTTAGATAGTGTTCAATCATATATACAGGAAAATGCCAATCTAATCAACAACTTCCTAGCTCCTAAGCCTGGACTAAGTAAACCAGGTGATGTATTGTACAAATTTTATAATCAAAACCTACGTATTCCAGGAGTTAAACAAAAATTTATTGATTGGGTCACTGCTAATACCAGCTCTAAACAAGCAGATATGATACTTAAAGATCGTGCTGGTATGGATGCTGTATTAACTGCTGTAGAATTACTAACTAGAGCTAAACTGGAAATGATTCAAAACCTAAGCAGTGGAACACACAATGGTATAAGACAGACAAAACCAGAAGGATATGTTAGTGCTCATCCTGGTGTAGCATTTCAAAATGATTTACCTGGACAATTTGTCAAAGCAATTGACCAAGCTAATTGGGCTCCAAGGAAAGGCGAATGAGGCTTAGACAATTATTTGAACTAGATAGAACAGGAGAAGGATCAACTGCTGTGGTAGGTTGGGGCAGAGGTATGGGTCATAAAGGTCATATGATGTTGGCCAGTAGTGTTATAACCTATGCTGACAAGATGGGCGGTGATCCATATTTTGTAGTGAGTAGAACATATGGTCCAGATGATCCTTTACAACCTGAAGAAAAATTGGCCATATACAAAAAGGTATTCCCAGAACAAGGGCATATATTTCAAACTGCCACAGATGAACTGCCTGATCTAACTAGAGTATTGACTAACCTAAATCAACAAGGTTATAACAACGTCACAGTGGTTGTTGGTGCTGATCAAAAACAGGCATTCCAATATCTTAAACAATATAACGGTAAACCTAATAAGGCAGGTGATATTCCATTTAAGTTTGATAACTTGGACGTTATAGCCCGTCAAGAAACAGGTGACCCTAGTGCTGGTGAAGAAGGCCCACGTGCTACACCAATGCGTCAAGTATTAACAGATCCCACTAAGAGTGAACAAGAACAATTTGCAGTATGGCGTGATGCTATGAGTCCAGAAATAGATGATGATCAAGTTATGGATCTTATGCGTAAGGCCAAGGAGCGTATGGGACAATTCGCTGCTGCTAAACCAAAAAAGAAGGCTAAAGAAATGAGACTATATGAATTAGAACAGCCTAGTGGCACACTATACATTATATTCAAACTAAACCCAAGAACTAATCTAATACAGGTTATAGGTGACTTTGCTACATTCCCAGAAGAAGTTGTACAGCGTAGTCAAAATGTAGGCATTAGAGATAAGAAGGGTGGCAAAGGTCGTCCACTTAGAGTGAACTTTGAATTTACTGATGCCAGCAGTGCTCTTGGTGAATTAGAAGATGCTATACGTGACGTGGACTTTATTGGTGGCGAGGCTGCTGAACTTGTATTCCCTCTAAGTGCTCTACGCAGTGACTTTGGACCTGAACTAAAGGAATTAAAAAGCCTTATAGGTGGTGGTGCTGATGAACGCTTTAAACTGTATAAAGGTAAAGATGCTGGGGTAGAACCAGAAACTAAACCTAAAGGTGTAGATCATTTTGTCGTTGGTCTAGATGGTAAACGACGTCGTGCGCCCATACCTGGTAAACCAAATAGCCAAATGGGTGGTCATGCTGTGGCACAACCAGATGTATTTAGGTACAAATTGTTGGCTACTGACCTAATGCCCAAATTACGTGACATGGGCTACAAGTTTGATAATGGTATGATTGTACTTAGAGCGGATCAACGTACTAAGTTAAAGAATATGTTAGGTGATAAGTTTGGCCAAGTATTTGGATCTAAGGATATGTTCAAGCAATGAAGATTAGAGAAATACTGGCAGAGCGTAAACAAGGCAAATTGACTAAACGTCAAAAAGAGTCTACACGCGGTGTAAGCATTTACAGTGACGCAGAAAGAGCCAATAGCGACTACGTGGCTTTTAAGTTAGGACAAGCTATGGCCAGTACTGATGGAAAAAGTGTTCCTGATATAGATGCCAAGAGTTGGTTTGGTAAAAAGAAAACTATACATCCTTATACAGAAGTAGAACATGAAATGTTTGTTAAAGCCAGTAAAGCTGTAGGTGCAAATCACAAAGATTTAAACAAAGGTGATATGCGTAGCTTAGAACTGAAAAGCACAAATACAGTAAGCCCTGTAGCAAAAATCAAACGTAATCAATATGGAGTATAAATGAGACTAAGGGAACTGTATGAAACAGCAAGCGGAGGAGCCACCAGTGCTGGTAATGTAGTTGCCATAGCCAACCCACATATAACTAATAAAGGCGGAAAACCAAAGTTAGTTAAAGTAGAAACATTAAAAAATAAAAATGGAACAGCCAAAAATGCACTAGATAGTGATATTAGCTTATTTGGCGGAACAATGTTAAAACGATAAATATTACAAATTCGGAGTAAGATATGGATCCTATTATGCAGGGCAGTTTGCCCGCCCCAGAGAATGAAGATGAAGGTAAAATGGCCAAGGCTGACCTTTATAAAACTGCTAGATACGCATTAAAACTATTTAAAATGATGGATGATAATGCCCAACTAGAAGGGTGGATACAGGCTAAAATTACTAAAGCAGCAGACTATATGGCTAGCGTATATCACTATTTAGAGTATGAGATGAAGTTCAATGAATATGGACAAAAACTTGAAATGAGTGATATGTACACTACCGAAGAAAAACGTATCCTTAGAAACAAACTAATGGAAGCCAAGGACAAAATGAAAGCCCTTAAAAAGGCCCAGGCTGAAAAGATGAAGAAAAAGGATGAAAAGGTAGATGAGGCTACTGGCTTTACTGCTAAGGACAAGCGTAAGGGCAAAGTTGATACTAGTACTAAGAGTCAGTACAGCGTAAAACTCATGCACAAAGATGGCAATAAATCTAAAAATGTACACTATGATGCAGATGAAGGTGAAAGCGAAAGCGAAGTAAGAGATCGTGCAGGTCGTGATCATAAGAGTCAAGGCTACAGTGTAGATAGCATACGTAAGAAAACTAGTGAAAATACAATGGCACAACCAAAGCCCACTAATAAACTATATCCTAAAGGTGGTGTAACTGGTAATATTCCAAGTCCTCCAGATGGTGCTACTGCTCCACCTCCAGGCAAAAATGTAAAAACCAGAGAAGGTCAGAAAGTAAGTAAAAAAGATTATGATGGTGATGGCAAGAAAGAAAGTCCTAAAGATGAAGTATGGGGCAGTCGTGCTAAGGCAGCAGCCAAGTCAGGTAAGCCATTTGAAGAAGGTAAAAAGGCTAAACCAGACTTTTTAGATATGGACAAGGATGGCAATAAAAAAGAGCCAATGAAGAAGGCTGTGAAGGATAAAAAAGTTAGCGAATCAGCCAAGTGTAATCATACAGCCAAAGGTAAAAGTTGTCCAGTACACGGTATGAAAGAGTGTAGTATGAAAGAAGCATTTAATCCTTTGAAGCACGTAAAGAATCCAACAAAGGGTGAAAAGGATGCTGCTAGGGATGTTAAGCGTGGCAGTTATGGAGATCGAGCAGCTCTGTTAAAGAGTGCTGAGCGAGATGGTCGTTTGAAAACAGAAGCAGCAAATGCTAAACAACAAGCTGCTATTGCCATTGCTAAAAAGAAGAAAGCGGTAGCATAATGACTATTAAAAACTTCATCCAACTAGTTGAGCAGGCTGACATCCCTAATATGCAAATAATAGGCCAGTTGGGTGATGGCTTTGCTAACATACGTTATAACGGTATGGCTGGCGTACTAGATCAGCAAAGTAATAAAATGATCTTAATCAGTCAAAAAATACCTGATGCTTATCAAATAGTCACCGTAACTGGTGGCAGAGAGATGACTGACTATGTAGGTGCTGATCAAATTGGGCCTGCTACAAAGAAAGCACTAGATAGTATTAGTCCAAGACAACGACCACGTCCACCTGCTCCTTTACCATCACAAGAATCTTATGAGAGTACAGAACAAGTTCGTAGTATTGTACAACGTATGATGGAAGATGCTCGTGTGCCGCAAAAGCCAAGACAAGGTCCATTACGTCCACAAACTGGAGCAGGCAAACATAAAGACAAAAAGAAAGATCAAAAGCAGGGTAAAGAAAAACATAAAGGTAAAAACTTAGATGAAAATAGTATACCTTTTGCTGGTTTAGGTAAACACAAAATTGGACAGGCTGGACAATTACGTAGTCCAGGACCAACAGGTTATCCTAAAGGTAAACTGGTAGGTGGCGCAGCAGAGAGTAGGTTTGGTCGTAATAGAGATGATCAATTTAGTCAAAGTGGTCGTATGCCACGTACAGATCGTATAGATAGAGACGGTCCAAATGATCAAGACTTTAGTAATAAAATGAGACAACAGACTATTAATCGTTTGTTAGACAAATATCCAGATCTAACGTCTGCTAGTTTTAAAGGTAAATCACTACCAAAACTTATTCAAATGCTTAGAGAGGCTGTGAAAAAACCTAATGCTACTACTCGTCATTTAAGAGACTATCCAGTAAGTGATAAGGATGTGGCTAAACCTGTTAAGCCTGAGAAGAAAAAGGATGAAAAGAAGGCTGTGGCGGAAGGCTTGGGAAAGAATGTAGTAAAATCTGTCAAGGTGGGCAACTTTAGACACGATTTGGTTGATACAGGAATGGGCTGGCAGGTGCGTATCTATAACGGTGATGAACTATATGATACTGGATTAAGTAAGAATTCAGAACAGAAAGGGTTGGCCGCATTGGATGACGCAGTGGCCTATACAAAAAAGCAACTAAACATCAAAGAGCAAGGTGTGGCGGAAGCGGCCAAATGGCGTGATCCTAAATACAAAGACAGATTGTATACTCAAGAGCCCGGGGATAGCGACGATTATGACAGCATTGGGTACGGCTACGATTTTCCTGAGCGTCCAGAAAACGATCCGGGTCAAAAGCGCAGGATGGGTGGTGTAGGCAGTGAATTCGATAACGATGATCTATTGAAAAAGGGGCAGGGCATTGGTCGTAGCGGCATCAAACATAGCCTTAATCTTGCTGGCAATAGAAAAGGTCTCCCATCCAGAGACCAGATAAACAGTCTGAAAGCCAGTATTAAAAATGCACATGGAAAACATCGTAAACCTAATTTGCCAGAGCAAGGTGTGGCGGAAGGCTTGCCACAGACTCTACGCAAGGTTGTTCCAGGATATGCCAAGCGTGAAATTGATAAGAAGATGGACGCTGGTAAGTTTGGCAAGACTGATGCTGATAAAGATGCTAACTTTCATCGCTACAAAAAGATTCAAGACAAGATCAAAGAGCAAGGTGTGGCGGAAGAAAAACAAAAAGGTGTAGACGGTAAAGCCTGCTGGAAAGGCTATAAGCGTATGGGCACTAAAAAGAAAGGTGGCAAAACTGTAGACAATTGTGTTAAGATGGAAAGCATTAGTGAAGGTATACTACAGAGTTTTGGCCTTAAAGAAGTAAGCCCACCTGGTTTTAAGGGCACGGTAAAGGCTATGAAAAAACATCCTGAACTAACCAAGGGTAAAACTAAAGATGGTAAGGAAAAGAACCCATGGGCATTGGCCTGGCATATGAAAAACAAAGGCTATAAGAGTCATAAAAAGGCTGATGGATCAGACAAGGATTAAATGATGGATATGAAATCAATGATAGCACGTATGGATGCTATTGAAAGTAAAAAAGTTCTAAAAGAAGATGCTAGTCCAATGGCGTTAGATGGTCAAGTAGATGAATTTGTGGGTGGCACTGCTGCTGCTAAAGTGGCTGCTTGGTTAGCACATATTAAAAAATTAAGAGCTCAAGGATTTAGTCAAGCTGCTGCTGATGCAGAAAAAAGTCTAGCTCAAGTACACCCTGACTATAGAATGGTAGCTAAACAAAGTCAAACTACACCAATGCCAGAATTTAGAGGTAGTATCGCCAAAGCTCTTATGCAGGATATGGGAGTAGATGAAGATGGAGAAACACAACCACCAAATATTCGACGTGAACCATTACGTGGTAGCGATGGACAAATAGTTAGAAGTAGTGATGGACAACCTGTGATGAGTGGTGGACAAGAACATCAAGGTATAGCTGCCAATCCAGGTGAATATGTTCCACCAACTACTATAGGGGCTGACGATGCAGACGCAGGTGGTGGTGAAGATCCAGAAAATTATGGATACGCTGGTAGCAATGCTCCTGTAGCAACATCACATCCAGTACGCAGTCCAGACATACAACCAGGTAATCCTGGAACTGATTTAGCTAATTGGCAAGAACCAGGTGGTATTGCTACTAATCCTCCGTCTGCTGCTGAAGTTCCTGGATCAACTAATAATCAAGGTGAGGAAGATCCAGGAACTATTGATCCTAACGATGTAAAAAGATTTGGTGAACTATTAGATAAATTAGAAAAAGGTGCAGGAGGTGCTGCTAATCCACCTGCGAGTCAACAGACTAATAAACCTGCTGCACAAGGATATAAGGGCAGTGCAGGGGCACAGGCCATACATAAATTAAATCCACAAATCAAAGATATTAATAAAATATATCCTGGTCAACAATTAAAAATGCCAGGTGGTGGTACTTATGTAGTAAAAGCAGGTGACACTATGGACAAAATTGCCAGAGGTATGAGTGGTGGAGGAGCAGCTAATCCACCTCCTGGGGCAGCAACTAGTCCACATGTCATGCAAGGTACTATGCCGCCAGCAGCACCAGCAGCACCAGCAGCACCGGCGGCACCAGCAACGGCACCACAAAAAGGACCAAACGGAGAACCTGCTGCGAGAGATCGAAGAACTGGAAAAATGGGATATTGGGAACGTACAGGAAGATCGTACACATTTAAACCATTTCCAGAAGACGGTCAAGCAGCAAGTCCAGCAGCACCAGCTCAGGCACAAAAGGAATCAGTAGATCGCCTAGCCGATGATATAATATTAGATAGAATTAGGGCCTTTAAAATATGAAAAGCATAAAAAATTATATTTCTTTAGTAGAAGATGATACTGGCTACGGGGCATTAGACTTGGCTAAAGATGCAGGTGCAGGTGCAGCTGGTATGGCAGTGGTTGGTAAAGAACTAGGAACAAAACAATTAGCTAAAATGGTTCCAGGATTAGGCAGTGGTCTAGCACTAAAGAACGCTTGGGATAGGTTTCAAAAAGGTGATAGAACCGGTGCAGTCATTTCAGCATTAGCCGCAGCAGGATATCTTATTCCTGGTCCTGGAGGTTGGACGCTTGGTGGCATGGGAGATGCCGCCAACGTTGGTAGAGATATACAACAATGGTATAAAGATAACCAGACAAAAAAAGATGTCAAAGAAGATTTTAATATGAATAGTGTAGATCAAATTAAGGCAATTAGAACTAAACTAGCACAGATAGATGAACAATTTGCACCTAAAGCGGCAGCTATTGGAGCAGAAGTATTTCCAACAGTAACAAATATAGGAAAACAAGGTTTGGATGACCTTCTAGCTAGATACAGTGCTCAAGCAGGGCTCAAAGGAGCAGCTTCAAGTGCAGATGATATAGGTCGTGCCGCAACATCTAAAGTAGAACCAAGTGCTGATGAACTAATCAAACAGATTCCAACAGGCAGAACTCCATCTAATAACAATGTTGCTAAGTCGGCAGCAGCCCTAGCAGCAGCAGGGGGCCTAGCACTTTACGGAGCACGTCCAGATGGTAGCACTAATACTCCAGGTGGTAAACCAGGTGGTAAACCAGGTGGTATTGCTGCTAATCCTGCCGCAGCAGGTGCAGGTGGATTAAGCCCAGAAGAAGAACAAGAATTAGCCTTATTAGCAGATAAATTAGGCAAGCATATGGGCCGCAATCCAGATGTTGATAAATTACTTCTGAGACATACTAAATTAAGAGGTAATGGCGGAATTCCTAACCCTGGCGGTGATAGTGGTGCTAAATCAGCACCAAGACCAGCAAAATCGTAGAGAAAAAGGCAAAAAAGATTTTTAATGCCAATTTCCTTGGTAGCAATGCCTAAGCTCATGCCCAACTTCATGCATGGTAGGAGTTTTACTGGTGATAATGGTACAAGTATCAAATTTCCAAAAACTACAGGCAGTCAAAGGACCTAATGGTTTGGTAAATCCCATAGCCCTATTTGCCTTATTACATTCGCCAACTACATCATCAGTAATTTTCCAAGTTATGCTCATTTTGCTGATATCATTTTTTGTAGCATCAAATGGCTTCAAGGGATCATTCCAAGTGCCCAAATAGGCTAAACTGGCACTGGAATAAGCAACGAGTAAACTAGCAATGACTTTTTTCATAGAACACCTTGACTTAAGTTAACAATACATGTATTATATATTCACTTTAGAGGATTGTCAATGACCACAAGAATTTACGGACCTGAAGAAAAAGCAAAATTGGAGAAATTGATTAACGAAGGCAGCACTGTTCTTCGTGAAATTGAAGATCTCCAAGAAGGTCTTAAAGAAACCGTTAAAGCAGTAGCCGAAGAACTAAACGTAAAAACCAGTGTTATCAATCGTGCTATCAAAATCGCACATAAGGGTGATTGGAGCAACTACGATAATGATTGGAAAGAAGTAGAAGCAATTTTGGATATTACCAAAAAAATCTAATGCTGACAGCATTTGAATGGCTCTGTACCATTGTATTACTAGCAGGTGTTGCTCTAACTAGTTTCAATATATTTCCCTTAAACCTTTGGGTATTGTTGATAGGAAATCTTGGTTGGGTAATACTAGGTGTAATATGGCGCAAGTGGAGCCTAACAGTAATGCAGATAGTTATTACTTTAATCTATGTTGTAGGCATAATTAAAGTATATATGTAAGGCCCAGTGAGCCATAAGTCACTACAATGGTATTTGTGAGCCTCAAATCACAAGGGAGATTATAATGTATGTAGATGCCTATTTTGATCGGGACAATGATATTGTCAAGGTCGTGGAACGTGACCGCAAGGGTCAACGTGTTTTTAAAGAATATCCTGCTAAGTTCGTATTTTACTCGGACGACTCCAAAGGAAAATATACCAGTATATATGGAACCCCAGTAAGTAGAACTATTTGTAAAACACAAAAGGATTTCCACAAAGAACTTAAAATTAACTCAAATAAAAAGATCTATGAAGCAGATATTAACCAAATATTTGTCTGTTTAAGTGATCAATATCTCAATGCTGAAGCACCAAAACTACAGGTAGCATTTTTTGACATTGAGGTAGACTTTGATCCAGAACGTGGATATGCTAGTCCAGATGATGCTTTTATGCCCATCACTGCCATCAGTGTACATTTACAATGGCTCGATACATTGGTCACACTGGCTATTCCACCTAAAGGCCTAAATATTAAAGAGGCAGAAAAGTTAGTCAAAGACTTTCCTAATACACACCTCTTTGATAATGAAGCTGATATGTTGGATACTTTTTTAAACTTGATTGAAGATGCTGATGTATTAACAGGTTGGAACAGTGAAGGCTATGATATCCCCTACACTGTAAATCGTGTTACCAAAGTATTGAGTAAAGATGATACAAGACGCTTTTGTTTATGGAACCATTATCCCAAACGTAGAGAATATGAAAAGTTTGGAAAAACTGCTACAACCTATGACCTAGTTGGTCGAGTGCATCTTGATAGTTTAGAACTTTATCGCAGATATACTTATGAAGAAAGACATACTTATAGACTGGATGCTATTGGTGAGATGGAAGTAGGAGAACGTAAGACAGTATATGAAGGTACACTGGATCAACTTTACAATACTGACTTTGCCAAGTTTATTGAATACAATCGTCAAGACTGTGCCTTATTAGATAAGCTAGATCGTAAACTAAGATTTATTGATCTAGCCAATACACTAGCCCATGAAAACACTGTACTGCTACAAACTACAATGGGCGCTGTGGCAGTCACAGAACAGGCCATTATCAATGAAGCACATCGTAGAGGACTAGTAGTTCCTAATCGTACTAGAAAAGCTGAACGTGATGATGGTAGTGCTGCTGGTGCTTATGTAGCTCATCCCAAAGAAGGTATACACGATTGGATAGGCAGTGTGGACATTAACAGTCTATATCCCAGTGCTATTCGTGCTCTTAACATGGGTCCAGAAACTATCGTTGGTCAACTACGTCAAACAATGACTGATACTTATATGAACGAGCAAATGGCCAAGGGTAAGAGCTTTGCTGGGTCATGGGAAGGTCGTTTTGGTAGCATGGAATATGACGCAGTAATGAATAAGGAGATTGGTACTGAAATTATTATTGACTGGGAAGAAGGTGGTCATGACATAGTTAGTGCTGCTGAAGCATATAAACTGATCTTTGACAGCAATCAACCATGGATGCTCAGTGCTAACGGTACAATATTCACCTATGAGAAGGAAGGAGTAATTCCAGGATTACTTGAACGTTGGTACAAAGAACGTAAAGAAATGCAGGCCAAACTTAAGGAGGCTATAAATGCTGGAAATAAAATTGAGGAAGAATACTGGGATAAACGACAGTTGGTTAAGAAGATTAACCTTAACAGTCTTTATGGCGCTATTCTTAATCCTGGGTGTAGGTTTTTTGATAAGCGTATTGGGCAAAGTACTACCCTTAGTGGCAGGCAAATTACCAAGCACATGGCTGCTAAGATAAATGAGGTTATCACTGGTGACTATGATCATGTTGGTCGTAGCATAATTTATGGTGATACTGACAGTGCCTACTTTAGTGCTTATCGTACGCTGAAAAAAGATATAGATAAAGGTATCATACCTTGGACCAAAGAAACTGTTATACAATTGTATGATGGTGTAGCAGATGTAGTGAATACTTCATTCCCAGACTTTATGATGCAAGCATTTCATTGTCCTAAATCAAGAGGCAGTGTAATTAAGGCAGGACGTGAACTAGTGGCCAGTAAAGGATTATTCATTACCAAAAAACGCTATAGTGTACTGTATTATGATAAAGAAGGTAAACGACAGGACTTAGAAGATAAACCAGGCAAGATCAAGGCCATGGGACTGGATCTTAAAAGATCTGATACTCCAGAATTCATACAGGACTTTTTAAGTCAAGTACTAGAGATGGTGCTTACTGGACATGACGAAACCAGTGTATTAGACTATATTACTGAATTTAGACTAAACTTTAAGTCACGTCCTGGTTGGGAAAAAGGTAGTCCACGTCGTGCCAATAATATTACTGACTATGAGGAAAAAGAGCGCAAACAGGGTAAGGCCAATATGCCAGGACACGTTAGAGCTGCTATTAACTGGAACACTCTTAAACGTATGAATGGTGACAAATATTCAATGAATATTGTTGACGGTATGAAAGTAGTAGTATGTAAACTAAAACCTAATCCATTAAATTATACCAGCGTAGCATATCCTGTAGATGAATTAAGATTGCCACAATGGTTTAAGGAGTTACCTTTTGACCATGCTGCCATGGAAGACACCATTATAGATAGTAAATTAGAAAATCTTATCGGTGTTCTAAAATGGAAGATTATAAACACGCAGGAATCGAACACATTCAATCAACTATTTGAATTTGAAGCTTGACAAATAACATTTTTCTAAATATAATTAACGAAGGAGATAACAATGATTAAAGACATTTTAACAGATATTGTAACACATACTCATAGTTTAGGATTTTTACCCTTAGTAAAAATTACAGGTGAAGGTACAGATACTACTATTGAAAGTATGGCAGAAGATCGTAGCGTAATTTTAACAGCTAAAACACATAACCCAGTAGGTGATTTTCAAGGTATATTTGGTATGCCTAACTTGGATAAACTTAATTTACTATTGAAAAATCCAGAGTATAAAGAAAACGCTAGTATTGACGTAGTGGTCAGTAATCGCAATGGTGAAGATATTCCTACAGGCTTACACTTTGAAAATGAAGATAGGGACTATGTTAATGACTATAGGTTTATGAGTACACAAATCATTAATGAAAAACTAAAAAGTGTAAAGTTTAAAGGATCAAGTTGGGATATTGAATTTACACCTAGCCTAAGTAGTACACAACGGCTCAAGCTACAGGCACAAGTTCATAATGAAGAAACTATTTTCCAAGTTAAAGTGGAGAATAAAGACCTTGTAGTAAGCTTTGGAGATGCTAGTACTCACGCAGGTAGTTTTGTTTTTCAACCTAAGGTCACAGGTAAACTTAAGCAAGAATGGAGTTGGCCAGTACAACAAGTTCTTAGTATTCTAAACTTAGACGGTGACATGACTATGAAGATCAGTGACCAAGGTGCTATGATGATTACTGTAGATAGTGGTATTGCCGAATACAACTATATCTTACCAGCACAGAGCAAATGATGGATCCTCAAATTAAAGAACAAGTAAAAATGTTGAAGGACTGTGTATCATTAATTAATGATACACTAGTGACTCTCCACAAACAAAATGTACTGGTTCATTTAAGTATAGAAAGAAATAATGCCGTTGATCCTACTAGCATTAAAATATTGCTGATTAATCAGCATATAGACTATTTGAAAGAAGTTAATGAATAAAGACTTAACCAGTACCCAACTAGATTATGCAAAGTTTCTGCCAGCTACTAGCACCTTTTATGCTACTTTTATAGGTAAACAGCGTTATTTTAACTATGTAGATCCTGCTCGTATACCAAAAGCTTTTGGTAATGGTATGGAAAGTTTGAACTTTTTAGACCCGGTAAAGGGTGAGTTTTATTATCAATGGTGTTTGTACAGTGCTGGACACGCTAATTTAGACTTGACTAAAGTAAGTTGGCGTGAGGATATGTTTCGCAATCGTGATCGTAAGACAAGTTGGGTACTTGGTGATAGCGGTGGTTTCCAAATAGGTAAGGGCAAATGGGAAGGCAATTGGAAAGACCCAAATTGTCCTAAAGCGGCTAAAAAGCGTTATCAAGTATTAACTTGGATGGATACGCTGATGGACTATGGAATGATTTTAGATATTCCTAGTTGGATTGGCAATTTTAAAGAAGCAGTTAAAAAAACAAAAATTGAAGACTTTGATGATGCTGTAGCCGGCACACATATTAATAACGAATACTTTATACGTAATCGTAATGGTAATTGTAAATTCCTGAACGTTCTACAAGGTGAAGACCATACCGAAGCAGAACGTTGGTATCAGGAAATGAAAAAATACAGTGACCCAAAACAATATCCTAATGAACATTTTAATGGTTGGGCTATGGGTGGACAAAATATGTGTGATATCCACCTTGTGTTAAAGAGACTTGTAGCATTAAGGTTTGATGGTCTTTTAGAAAAAGGCTATCAAGACTATATGCACTTTCTTGGAACCAGTAAATTAGAATGGGCTGTATTATTAACTGACCTACAGAGAGCAGTAAGAAAATATCATAATCCAAATTTTACTATTACTTTTGATTGTGCCAGTCCTTTCCTAGCCACTGCTAATGGTCAAATTTATTATCAAACTGAAACCATTGATCGTAAAAAATGGACCTATAGAATGAGTGCTGGTTTGGATGACAAAAAATATAAAAATGATCAAAGGTTCTATAAGGACGCAGTAGTACAGGATGGCATATTACCAGTATTTGAAAATAGTCCACCTATGGATAAAATACAAGTTGGAGACATATGTGTATACGGCCCAGGTGACTTGAATAAGTTTGGACAAAGTAATAAAACAAGTTGGGATAGTTTTAGCTACGGTATAATGATGTGTCACAATATTTGGCATCATATTAATGCTGTACAAGAAGCTAACCGCCAATATGATGCTGGAATATGTCCTGCTATGTTAGTTAAAGAAAAAATAGATAGAACATATTTTAGAGATATAGTGAATGCTGTATTTTCTACTAGTAATAAACAAGTAGCTTTAGAAATTATAGATGACTTTGGCAAATTTTATGATCAAGTTATTGGCACTAGAGGGGATAGTGGTCCAAGAGCATTTAAACCATTATTCAATAAATTCTTTGACTTTGTAGAGGATAATCCTGTACAATTAGAAGAAGGTGAATTTAGTGATGACGAAATTGATAACTTGGAAACCTTAGAAATGGAAGTAGAAGATGACACTGCCTGACGAACGCTATCGTAATATTGTTCAAACTAGAAAGTTTCTAATGGAACTTACTAGTCCACTTATGACTCCAAAGGTTCCAAAGGTTGTACGTGAACGTGCTAGGAATTTATTAAAGCACTACCCTACTGATTATCATTTGGAAATGATGACTATACATATGCCTAATGATTTTGCTAAAGAAATGGAACCTGTGACACGTATGTTTATGAAATACGAGGACAGTAAAAATGAGCAAAACTAGTCTGGTCATTGGTATGGGTATAGGTCAACTATACAAGGATGTATTGGAAAGTATGGGACATACTGTGGTCACTGTAGATACTAACCCATTATGCCATGCTGATTACACTAGTCTAAATCAAGCACTAGAGGACAATGATAAGTTTGATACAGCACATATTTGTACACCTAACTTTACACACGGTACTATAGCACTTGAAGTAGTTGATCATACTAGTATATTGTTTATTGAGAAACCAGGATTACCCACCAGTGAAGCTTGGGATTTACTTGTAGAAAGCCACCCTAATACACGAATTATGATGGTCAAGAATAATCAATATAGAGATAATATTGATGAAATAAAACATTTGGCCAGTGCCAGTGTTATAGTTGACGTAAATTGGATCAATGATGATCGTGTGCCAAGTCCAGGTAGTTGGTTTACTAACCGTGAACTTGCTTGGGGTGGAGTTAGCCGTGACCTTATGCCACACTTATTAAGTATTTGGTGCGTTATGGACCCACAATATTACGACGCAGATCGTACCCGCAAAGATGTAAAACAACGCTGGACTTTGGCAGACCTCACAAATACCAGTTATGGAAAGGTCAATCCAGATGGTGTGTACAATGTAGATGACTATTGTAGACTAGGATTCCTTGGTGCTGAAACTATGTGGACACTGACAGCAGATTGGCGTAGCCTAAACCCTGCTGACATTGGTATCCACTTTCAATTATTTACAGGACATAAACATTTTGTTCCATTAGGTCTTTGTCCAGAAAGTGCCTATAGAACAATGATTGAAACAGCACTAAACAATATCAATAACCAAGAGTTTTGGGATAATCAATATTTTATGGACAGTTGGATACACAGTAAAATCGAGAAATTATGAATAAACTATTAGCCACTACCGGCAACGGTGAGTTTTTTGAAACACGTATAGCATTAGAACCTACTCCAAGTACAGGTATTCGTGTGCGTAGCATTATGACCGGCGTATGTCGTAGTGATATTGATATGATGCAGGGCAACTTTGGTCCATTACCATTAGGTATGCAGGGACACGAAGGTTTAGGTGAAGTCATAGAAGTAGGTAAGTTTGTATATGATGTACAAGTTGGTGACCTTGTAGCAACCAGAGGTGAACCTGCTTATGCTGACTTCTATAATGTAAGAGGTGGAGAGTATGTACAGGTGCCAGAAGCACATCCACGCTATATCATTGAACCTGTGGCCTGTGGAGTAAACAGCGTAAACCAATATTACTATCATCTCAAACGTAAAGAAGGTGGGAGACTACTGATTAATGGTACTGGATTTTTAAGTTATGTGGCATATACTACACTAAAGATTAGTAATTTTAATTTTGATATTAATGTATTGGGTAATCATCATACTGATCTGTTTGGTGAGGATCATAAAAGTACCTATGATGGTGAATACGATGTGATTATGGATTTTAAAGGAGAGGATCTTTATCCCATAGCTACAAACGGCATATTGGTTAATGCTGTTGGTAAGGCTACTAGTAAACAAACTGAAGATCATTTACTTTGGAATTGCGTAACAACTGTACGTCCAAGCCCACGTAGTAAAACATTCCACCAAAGTATGGAATATGCTGTAAAATGGATAAAGGAAGGTCAATTAAATGTTGACAGGTTCTGGACTCGTGCGTATAATAGGACTACAGAGTGGCAGCAGGCTTTCAAAGATGGTGCTGATAGACCAACAAATTACGGCAGAGGTTATATAGTATGGCCATAGGAACAGAAGGTAGACAACAAGTAGACTATTTTATTGGCACTGAAGTTGAAAATACTCCAATGAAAGGCCAAAGAACATTATTTGTAGTTGGTGTCAAACCTGTAGATGAAATAGTTAGCAAAATAGATAACCTTGATCACGTCTATTTAGGCACTAGTCAAAGTTTTACACCCGTTAGTCTTGAAGATTGGCGTGCTTGGAGTAAAATGATCAATGGTTTATTAGATATTGGTTATTGGGTCACTCTTGACTTTGATGTAAAATATGCTGATGAAATTCACGAAATGAGCTTTACAGAGAGTAATAGATTCATTCCTATGATCAGTGTAAAAATTCCATATATTAAACTATACAACTATAACGCAGTATTAAAAATCGACGACAATACTTGGGGTGACACTAACCCTGGAGTATGGTGTCATTACTTACACGATCTTATGAGTCGTGAGGTATATACAGACTGGAAAGAATACGAAGGAGATACACCAGTATGAGCCAAATATTAATTAAGAATATGCCAGAATATAGGATTAGAATGACCAAACGTGCTTGTGATAATCCTAAAACTCTATATAATATCGAATTTGCACAAGAAACAGTTAAGGAAGGTCTTGTAACTAATACTAGTACCTACAACCTATTTTTAAACCAACAAGAAATTGAACTACTAATACAAGGTTTACGATGATTATTAAACAAGATGTTAGGCCTAGCAAGATGACATATATTAGAGTGAGAACCGAGTTTGAAGGTTTTCACTATTATCCTAATGCTGGCAGTATTGATCCCAGAATTAAGTTTTTAGAAAATGAACATAGACATATGTTCAAAGTAGAAGTAAAGATCAGTGTTAACCATTTAGATAGAGAGTTAGAATTCTTTTTAGTAAAATGGGCACTGGCTGAGTTCATCCAAGGTGGCAATATGAATCATAAAAGTTGTGAAATGATTGCCACTGATATTTTAGAAAATCATTTATTACCCAAGTACGGAGAGAGATACTATGAAATAACTGTTTCAGAAGATGGTGAATCAGACGGCATTATTGAATATAAACCTTAATTTTTTTAATCAACATAAACAAAGGAAGTAAAAATGGCAGCAAGTTGGCTTAACAAGTATCTGGTTATGAAGCCAGAGGTTACTAAAATTTTCGAAGACCTCGAAGCATATCATGACTGGTGTCGTTGGGAACTAGCACCCTTTAATGAGGCTGAACTTTATCGTAAGAACAGCCCAGTGTATAGTGCGTACTTGGCCAGTAAACGGCCCAAGCGACCATACAATAACCAGACTCGTACTGGAAAAAAGCGTAATGAGCAAAATATTTCTGGTTGATCTGGAAAGCGTTTCCACTCGATATACCATCGAGTGGAAAAGTGCTCTACCAAGAAAATTACGGAGTTTAGGACATGAAGTTGAAGTTATTGTTGGTCCAGAGGATATTCCTAAAGCCACTACTCCTGGTGCCTTTCTTAATTTTGGCGGCACTAATATCTACAAGTCTCACCAAGTCGCTACAATTAGCAGATTGTTTTGCGAGGGACGCATCACACCTGGCGACCATTTTATTTTTACTGATGCTTGGCACCCAGGTATCATAAACTTAAAATATATGAGTGAACTATTACAGATTCCTGTAAGAATTCACGCATTATGGCATGCTGGATCATATGATCCCCAAGACTTTTTAGGCAGGCTTATTGGTAATGCCCCGTGGGTGAGACATAGCGAAAAAGCATTCTTTCATGCTATAGATCATAATTATTTTGCCACACAGTTTCATATCAATATGTTTGATCATAATTTATTACATAATGTAGTTGATTACGATGAAAACAAAGTTATTCGATCTGGGTGGCCAATGGAATATATGGAAACTATGCTTCTTCCATATAAAGGATTAACCAAGCGTGACCTAATTCTTTTCCCACATCGTATAACACCAGAGAAGCAGGTAGAGATATTCAAAGACCTTGCTACACACTTGCCTCAATACGAATTTGTAGTATGCCAAGAATTGAATCTTACTAAACACGAATACCATACATTATTAGGTGAGGCTAAGATGGTATTCAGTGCTAACCTACAGGAAACATTGGGTATAAGTTGTTATGAGGGTGTGGTGTTAGATGCTATCCCATTGGTTCCAGATCGCCTAAGTTATACTGAAATGTATTTTGATACATTTAAATATCCATCAGTATGTACTGAAAATTATGAGTATTATTTGACACATCGTCAAAAATTATGTTATACTATTATACAACATATGGATAATTACAGTACTAGGTTGAAACTATTACAACAACAAAAGGAACAACTAAGTGAACGATTCTTCTCAGCACAGCCCTTATACAATAACCTTAAGTGATTTTACGGCTACAGAAACTCTAACTATTAGTGCTGGTAGCGATAATAGTTGGATTAATATGAATACGCAAATACCTGCATTGACCACAGATCAAATACAAGCAATTGATTTGAGTAGTATTACTTTGAGTGGTATTGATTTAAATGGGCCTACACCAACTTATACATATAATGCACCAATTGAAGGTGCTCAATTTAATGATCTAATAACAATACAGCCTTTAGATACTAGTCAGTGGGCTACTTTAAATACAGCCCAGATTGGTGCTTTAGGTACAGGTACAGATTATACTAAGATACATTGGCCACAACAAGAGGAATTTGTTGACACTTGGCCTGCTTGGTATAAGATGCAGGATATGGCCAAAAAGTATCCTGCTATTAAGAAAGCATTAGAAAATTTATCAACCGTTTATACCTTGGTCAAGGATGACTATGATAACCCAACGCCTAAAAGATAAATTCTTAAACTTACTTGATCGTATGGGACGCAAGCGTATCATACTGGATCGTGTTAGTGAGGAACCTTATTTGGAACGCTATTATGTTTTCCTAAAAGATCGTAAATGGTTTCCATTTAACATATTCCTACACAAATTCCTCAAGAGTGATCCAGATGATGTACACGATCATCCTTGGCCCTATGCTACTTTTATACTTAGAGGCGGCTATTGGGAATGGATCCCACAGTTTGATGAGCAAGGTCGTAAGGTAAACGAAATAGCACATTGGCGTGGTGCAGGGCATTTTCGTTTTAGTAAGGCCAGTAGTTATCACCGTATAGAACTTGATCCAGACATTACTTGTTGGACGCTGTTTATGCCAGGCCCACAGCGTAAAGAATGGGGATTCCTGGTAAAGAATAAATGGATACCTAATGAGCAATACCTCGCTTCCCGTAAACTCCAACCCTAATCAAGTATACATCGCTGCCAATAACGGTGCTAGCACCAGTGGCTATACTTATACTACTACTAATGCCAGTGGATATAGTTTAGGCGAACATATTAAAATTAATAACAGCCCAGCTAGTTTAGAAGTTAAAGGTAAAATTGTTCATAACGGTAGAGACTTGGAAGAAAGATTGGAAACTATTGAAAGAGTATTAATGATACCTGAGCGTGACCCAGAGTTGGAAAAAGAATTTCCCAAACTGAAAAAAGCCTATGATGCTTATATACGGGAATTGGAAAAATATAGAACTTGGAAGAAACTTAAAGATGCGTGATAGAGAACAAGATTTAAAACGAATGAGAGAACTGTTCGAACCTATTGACAAAGCCGTCATGATGTGCGATAATACAGAAGACTTACTTATGATGGCTAGTTGCATGATGATAAGTGCCAAGGAAATATATGACAACCATTTAGGTATAGCAAATCGTAAAAAAATGTTTAAGGATTTATCATGACTGATTTAGAAAAGGCACTTAATGAAAAAACAGCACCGTGGACAGAGATTGAATACAGAACCCGTAACTTCTGGGTTTTCAGAGATGCGTACCCAGTTACCCAAGGGCATTTGCTATTTGTGCCTACCAGCCAAACACCGGACGCTTTATTTGAATGCTACAGAGGAGCATACAAGTTTGGCTATGAAGGAGTCCAAAATGAAAAGTGGGACGGATTTAACATTGGTCAAAACATTGGGGAGGTTGCTGGTCAAACAGTAATGTATCCTCACGTACATATGATACCACGTCGTAAAGGTGATATGGCTGATCCCAGAGGCGGTGTAAGACACGTTATCCCAGAAAAGGGTAACTATAAAAAAGTAATAGAACAACCTATAGTGGAGAGTGTAAACTGGTGAGCATAGAATTTATTAATTTTGGCCCATGGCGTTATCCTAAGTTTCAAGCTGAAGGATTTAGTAGTCAATTCTGTTGGACTTTTGCTCAACGCTTTTGTAAGGGTGATGGATTTGATATTGGTTGTAATAGACCAGAGTGGTGTTTTCCAGGTGCTCAAGGCATAGACTTAAATTATAATGATGGTTACGATGCCTATAACTTACCAGACCGTCAGGTAGATTATATTTTTAGTAGCCATTGTTTGGAACACTTACCTAACTGGGTAACTGCTCTAGATCATTGGACCACTCGATTAAAAAAGAATGGAGTGCTATTTTTATATCTTCCACACTATGACCAGCAATATTGGCGTCCTTGGAATAATCCCAAACATATCCATGCTCTAACTTTTGAGCAAATTAACGACTATTTACAACATAAAAAATATGTTAATATACTACATGGAGATAAAGACTTAAATCATAGCTTTACTGTAGTAGCGGAGAAAATTATATAATGGAAATTGAATTGAATAATAAACTTGTAGAAGAAGCACCATATCATCCTGGATATGAGGGTGCTATTTTTAACGATCCTGTTGGCAAGCCTTTAAGCCGTGTTATTAGAGATCGTATTAAACTAGGCGGTGGTAGGTACTTTGCTGGTGATAATATTAGTGAATACATCAATGAAGATGAACGTGAACTACTCATTGACGAACTTACCACTAAGTTCGAAGGTGTATTAGATAGTTTAGTAATTGATCGAGTCAATGATCCAAACAGCCAAGGTACAGCACGTAGACTGGCTAAGATGTATGTTTATGAGATTATGAGTGGTCGTTATGAAGAAAGGCCAGATGCTACAAGTTTTCCCAATGAGGGGGAAAATGCTTATAAGGGTATGCTGGTAGTTCGTAGTGAATTACGCAGTATGTGTAGTCATCATCATCAACCTGTAAACGGCGTAGCATATATAGGAATTATTCCTAATGGTCGTGTAATAGGCCTAAGTAAGTATACTCGTATAGCACAATGGTGTGCCCGTAGAGGAACTCTACAGGAAGAACTATGTAATGTAATTGCTCGTGAAATTGAAAAGGCTACAGGTAGTCCTAATGTAGGTGTTTATATACAGGCCACTCATGGATGCTGTGAGAATAGAGGCATTATGGCACATAGTAGTCTTACACAAACTACAGTATTAAAAGGTGCTTTTGAAGTAGACCATGGCACTAAAAAAGAGTTTTTTGATAATATTAAACTACAACAGGACTTTGCACCAAGATGAGAACAGAACTATTAAACGCATTAAGTCAACACTTTCATAGCAACATTAATAAACATCGTATGAATGTTGAAGTAATGTTGGCAAATCCAATAGCTATTCATGAACATACAGATATTATGGCGGCTTTGGAACTAGAGATTCATTGTATGGCAGAATACAAGGATAAATTAGAGGTACTTGAAACATATTTTAAAGAAAAGGAATTTTACTATGACACAAAATGAAAAACCCAAAGGTACTTGTGGCTGCGGACGTAGCCCCACTGGAAATTGTATTGGTTGGCACAATCTTACAGAAGCACAATATCAAGCCAAACTTGCTGAACATAACGCTAAACAAACACCACAGGCACAAAAATGAGATGGCTTAAACGCAAATTAGCCAAATGGGTCAATGATTATAATAATGAGCCTAAACTTGCTCGCGAAGGTATGATTTTAAGTGCTGACAGTGAAAGTGTTGGTTCTGATCCAATACTTAATTTTAAAGTATTCCCTGCTGTTGGTGGTCGAGTAGTGGAGTTTAGGTACTACGATCGTAAAATAGATCGTAGTCATACTACTACCTATATTATTACCAACGATCAAGACTTTGGGGAACGTATTGCTAAAATCGCTACATTGGAAAGTTTGAAGACATGACACCAGAAACTCCAGCACAGGGTATATTACGAGTAAATGACTGGGGTAGTAGCAAAATGTATCAGGCTGTTTGCCACTGTGGCGACTTGGATCATACCCATACCATTGACATTGAAGCAGATGACAGTGACGTTACTGTCTATATCTATACTAATACTAAAACAAACTTTTGGAGTAAGGATAGATGGAGTCATATTTTTAAACTACTGTTCACTGGATATATTAGTAGAGAAAGCACTATTATTCTTTCCAAACAGGCAGCATTAAACTATGCTAGTGTGTTACAATCTGCTATTAAAGATGTAGAAACTTTTAGAGAACAAAATGTCAAAACTAAAGATAAGTGAATTATTTTATAGCCTACAGGGTGAAGGTAGGTTTATGGGAGTACCCAGTGTGTTCTTACGCACATTTGGCTGTAACTTTACCTGTGATGGATTTGGAATGGCACGTGGTCTACGCAGCACAGAACGTGACCAAGCCGCAGATCATATCCTAGAGTTTAAAACTTATAAGGATCTTCCCTTAGTACATACTGGCTGTGACAGTTATGCTAGTTGGGATCCAAGGTTTAAGGACTTTAGTCCTGTATTGGACACTGCCAGCATAGCACAGAGTATTATGGATTTACTGCCATTTAAACGCTGGACTAGAGAACATCTTGTTATTACTGGTGGTGAACCTTTATTAGGTTGGCAACGCAGTTACCCTGACCTATTAGAACATGCGTTCATGCAGCCTTTGAAGCAATTAACTTTTGAAACTAATGGTACTCAAAAACTTACAGCTGATTTTAAAAAGTATTTAGGTGAATGGGCTGACTGGGATGACAGAGAAATTACTTTTAGTGTAAGTGCTAAACTTCCTAGCAGTGGTGAAAAGTGGGAAGAAGCTATCCTACCTGAAGTAGTATGTGAATACGCACAAGTCGGTCATGTATATTTGAAGTTTGTAGTGGCCACTGAGGACGATGCTAAAGATGCTCTTGTTGCTAGCCTACAATATAGAAAAGCTGGATTTAATGGTGATGTCTATTTGATGCCAGTAGGTGGTGTGGAAAGTGTATATAGTATGAACAATCGTCGTGTAGCTGAACTGGCCATGCAATGTGGTGTACGCTATAGTGATAGGCTACAAGTGCCATTATTCAAGAATGAATGGGGAACCTAATGCAAAAGAGTTTACTGGAAATTTTTATTAATGATTTAACCTTACACTGTGACAAGTACCTTCCATACTTTCCAGTGTATGAACACTTCTTTAGTGGTTATAGAAATACTGACTTAACCTTTGTAGAAGTAGGTGTACAGGGTGGTGGTAGTTTAGAAATGTGGCGTAAGTACTTTGGTAACAAGGCCCGTATTATTGGTATGGACATTGATCCCAAAGTATTGGAACGTCGTGCTGAAAATGTAGAACTGTTTATTGGTGACCAAGGTGACCCCAACTTTTGGACTGAAGTATTACCCAAGTTAGGCACTGTGGACGTTTTCTTAGATGATGGTAGTCATCAAATGAAACATCAAATTGATACCATGCTCACTGTATGGCCCAAAATTCGTGTAGGCGGTGTATATATGGTAGAAGATACTCATACTAGTTACTATATGGATTGGGGCAATGGCCTATTACATGGTCATACCTTTATGGAGTTTAGTAAAAAGCTAGTGGATATTGTTAATCTAAACCATTGGCAAGGTATGATTACTCCAGAAACTGATTTCATTATGAAAAACTTTGGAGACATTGGCAGTGTAAGCTTCCATAACAGTATGGTCACTTTTACTAAGGGTCAGGCAAAATGGCTTAGACCAAATCCATATCCTAACCCATTAGGCTAAACATGAAAAAAATACTACGTAAGCTATTTGGTATTGATGAAATGGAAAAGGCTATTGCTGAAACCAGAGAACGAGTAGCAGAGGCAGAAAGGGTTAAAGCAGAAGCAGAAGCCGCTGCTCAAAAAGCATTAGAAGAACAAGAAGAAGCCAAACTTACAGCCAAAGATCGTGCTACACGTCGTAAAGAACCTTGGGTCAGTGTATTAGACACGCATGTAAATAAAGATAATATCAGAAATGGCTTCTTTGAGCTTGACTGGAACGAGTATTTTATAGTACAATTACGTGAAGCTGGATATGGTTTTGAAGGTGATAAAGAGGAAGAAATCGTGGATCGCTGGTTTAGAGATATTGTACGCAACATTTTGGCTGAAGAAGGTCAAGATATTTCCCGCGGTGCAGGGTTTATTAACGTAACTAAACTAAACGACACTAAGTCTGAGGTAAAATGACCTACATTTTGATTGATACTGCTAATACTTTCTTCCGTAGCCGCCATGTAATCAATGGCAGTGCTGATATTAAGTTGGGTATGGCATTCCATATTACTCTTAACAGTGTGAAAAAGGCTTGGCAAGACTTTGATGGTGCCCATCTTGTATTCTGTTTAGAGGGTAGATCTTGGCGTAAGGACTATTACGAGCCCTACAAGCGTAACCGTGCTGAGGCTCGTGCGGCTGCTACTGAACGTGAGCAAGAAGAAGATCGAATCTTTTGGGAGGCCTTTGATACTTTTAAGGAGTTCTTAATTGAGAAGACGAATGCCACGGTACTCCAACATCCCACTCTTGAGGCTGACGATCTTATTGCTGGTTTTATTCAAAGCCATCCTGATAGTGATCATGTCATCATAAGCACTGATAGTGATTTTTATCAACTCATTGCTCCTAATGTGCGTCAATACAACGGAGTGACTGAACAAACTGTAACTATTGATGGTATATTTGATAAAAAAGGTAAACGAGTAGTAGATAAAAAGACTAATACAGAAAAGGCTATTCCAGATCCAGAGTGGATTTTATTTGAAAAATGTATGCGTGGTGATCCTACTGATAATGTATTCAGTGCTTATCCAAAAGTACGTAAGAATAAATTGGAGGAAGCATTTAATGATCGTAAGCGTCAGGGCTTTGCTTGGAATAATCTCATGCTACAACGATGGGTTGACCATAATGGAGTAGAACAAAGAGTATTGGACTGCTATAATCGTAATCGTAGACTAATTGATCTAAGTTATCAACCTGAGGACATTAGGTCTACTATTGAAAACACAATTAAAGAAGGTAGTAAACCAAAAAATATTACACAAGTTGGTATTAGGCTGTTAAAATTTTGTAACTTATATGACTTGAAAAAGATCAGCGATAATATTCAACAATATAGCGAACCTTTTCAAGCTAATTATCCAGAACCTGTGGAGGCATAATGACGGATATTCACGCAAAACCTGTAGTAGATGGTGTATTATGGGTAGTAGAAAAAGATGGTGTTAGAGTAGGCACACTACATAAGAAAGAAAACAATCACTATATGTTTAGTACCAAACATGGTGAGTTATTCTTCAATCGTAAAAGTGATGTTACTAAACAGTTTGGTAAGGAATTCTTTTTAAAGGATATAGAAACTACTGTAAGTAAAGTAGAAAACTATGACTGTCACGGATATCCTACTAAGTGGAAGCCACATAAGAGCATGTATAATATTAGAAAACGTCTCCCTTTGTTTACTAAGAGTAATCAAAGCAAAAGTCTTTTCTGTGCTGGCCACTATATAATTAAGTTTCCGAAGAATTGGGTACGAAGTTTTTGTCCTAAACTTATTACTATTGAACGTTATCCATATCATGGTCCATTTAAAACAGAAGAGGAAGCTAAAGAGGCGTTGAGTCATGCCAAATGATATTAATACGTATCCAGTACAGCAATTTTTGGAGAATATACGAATTGCCGAAATGACTAACCAAAAAGAAATTAAGTTAGATATTAAGACGGCAAGAATCTTAGCATATAATATTGGAGAAGTACTAGCCAAAGTAAATCAAGATTATAACGAATTACTTACTAAGCTACAATCTAATAATAATGAAGTCATAGAACTACGAATGGACGGTGGCGGATTTAAATAAAATTTGGATAAATATGTGTGTATAATTGAGTATACATATATGAGTAGACCAAAACCAAAAGTTTTATTAGAAAATACCAGCAAAAAGAATTTCAAAACAGATCAAATTTTGGAAGCAGAAGCTATTTGGGCTGTATTCTATAAAAATCGTCCATTCAATTTAAAAAGTTTTAGTAGTATGATCAGCTATCCAGGACCTAAATATAAAAAGGTAGCATTTAGTAATCCTGGACATGCTATCAATCTTGCCAAAAAATTAAACCTCCAATTCGATTGTAGAGACTTCACTGTAGTAGTTTTGAATAGTGGACCGACTCTAAAAAATGAATAGTAAGACCTATACCAAAATATTCCTTCAAACTCAAAATAAGAGTATAGACGAAGCCAACGTTCGAATATATCATAAAACTTGGTTTATGAATACACGCACCAAAGAAGTAGGTGGACTTAGGCTTACCGAAAAAGGCTGCGAATATTTGATTTCGGAAATGAAATTAAAAGACTATACAGTACCATTTACCGAAGAAATCGAATTGAATCCACAATTGATTATCTTTTTCGATCAATTTTTGGATTGCCCATACTACTTAACCAGACACAGCCTCACCGTTTTCAGTGAAAAAAAGGCATTTGAACTACACTTCTTCGCTGACGATATACGCAAATTTGGCTTAATGAAGGCGCTCAAAAAGCAACAAAAAGAGGCTGATTTGCTTGACTAGATAGTGGACCTGTCGTATAATACGAACATAGCAACACTATTTCAACTTTAATAAGGAAGCAAAAATGACCGAGATTGTAAGCCGCACTGTAGGCCCCCGTGGCGCCAAAAAAGCTATTCTCAAAGGCTTTGCTAAACAGCGTCCCTTGTTCTTGTGGGGTCCTCCAGGTATTGGCAAGTCAGACATTGTTAAACAAATTGGAGCAGATATCGGTGCTCACGTTATCGATGTTCGTCTCTCTCTTTGGGAACCCACTGATATTAAAGGTATCCCATACTTTGACAGCAACACCAGCAAAATGGTTTGGGCTCCCCCAGTAGAATTGCCTGATGCTGAGATGGCATCACAGCACGACAAGATCATCCTCTTTATGGATGAAATGAATAGTGCTCCTCCTGCTGTACAGGCAGCGGCTTATCAATTGGTACTTAACCGCCGTGTAGGTACTTATGTGCTTCCAAAAAATGTAGTATTGGTGGCTGCTGGTAACCGTGAGGGTGATAAGGGTGTAACTTATCGTATGCCTGCTCCGTTAGCCAATCGTTTTGTACACTTGGAGATGAAGGTAGATTGGGAAGACTACAGTTTTTGGGCTACCGAGAATCGTATCCATAAGGATGTAGTTGGCTACTTGACCTTCTCAAAGAAAGATCTTTATGACTTTGATCCTAAGAGTTCAAGCCGTGCTTTTGCTACTCCACGTAGCTGGACCTTTGTTAGCGAGTTACTTGAGGATGATGACTGTGATGAGAACACCTTAACTGACCTTATCTCAGGCGCAGTAGGTGAAGGTTTGGCACTTAAGTTTATGGCACATCGCAAAGTTGCCAGCAAGATGCCTGACCCCACTGACATCCTTAGCGGTAAGGTTAAGAAAATGGAGTCAAAAGAGATCAGTGCTATGTACAGTTTGGCAGTTTCATTGTGTTATGAGCTTAAGGATTCAGCAGACAAGAAGGCTAAGAATTGGAACAAGCAGGTCAATAACTTCTTTGGCTTTATTATGGAGAACTTTGAGACTGAATTGGTTATTATGAGCACTAAACTTGCTCTTACCCAATATCAACTTCCGTTAGATCCAGATGAGATTGAATGCTTTGATGACTTCCACGCTAAGTTTGGTAAGTATATTAGTGCCGCTACTGAGCGCAAATAAATTGACAGGGGCACAGACCCCTGTTATAATATGCTTTTGTTAAGGAGATATCATGCAACATAGTTTAGATCCCGTAATAGACAAGATTATTATTGCCCGTGTTGGCTTACTATTACGTCACCCGTTTTTTGGCAATATGGCTACTCGCTTGAAGATCATTGATGCTAGCGATTGGTGTCAAACTGCGGCCACTGATGGACGTGCTCTATACTACAATCGACAATTTTTTGAAGAACTCTCTACTAAGAATGTAGAGTTCGTAGTTGCTCATGAGATTCTCCATAACGTGTTCGATCATATGGGTCGTCGTGAAAGTCGCAATCCTAAAATCTACAACATTGCCGCAGACTATTGTGTAAACGGTCAATTAATTCGTGACAAGATTGGCGATCAACCTCCTAAGATTCCAATCTTTCATGATCAGACTCATTATGGTAAGAGTGCGGAACAGGTCTATGATGAACTGATGGAAAAGTATGATGAGGAAGAACTTGAAGCATTGGGTAAGTTATTAGACGAGCATATTGACTGGGAGGGTGATAGTGACGGTAAAGGTAGTCGTCCACAATACACTAAAGAAGAACTTAAACAGATTCGTGATGAAGTTCGTGAGGCTACTATGCAGGCTGCTAATGCTGCGGGTGCTGGTAATACTCCCGCCAGTGTAGCACGACTTATTAAGGATCTTACTGAGCCCAAGATCAATTGGCGTCAAATGCTACGTCAGCAGATTCAAAGTTTGATTAAGAATGACTACAGTTTTCAGCGTCCTAATCGTAAAGGTTGGCATACTGGTGCTATACTTCCAGGTCTTAAGAACGATGAGACTATTGATATTGCTGTTGGTATTGATATGAGTGGTAGTATTAGCGATAGTATGGCTAAAGACTTCCTCAGCGAGATCAAAGGCATTATGGATGAGTACAAAGACTTTAAGATCAAAGTATGGTGTTTTGATACTAGAGTATACAATGAGGCGGACTTTGATGGATACAATGATGACATTTTAGGCTATGAACTCAAAGGTGGTGGTGGTACTGACTTTGAGGCTAACTGGAACTATATGAAGGAAACAGACTATAGTCCTAAAAAGTTTATTATGTTTACTGATGGCTATCCTTTTGGATCATGGGGTGATGAGAACTATTGCGATACCTTGTTTATTATACACGGTACTACCAGTATTGTTCCTCCCTTTGGTGCTTATGCTTACTATGAGGAAGAGGCTCAAGCATAATGGCTCTTAAGCATGGCAAGCCAAATCCTTTAAATTTGTTGGATTTGCGGCGAGTGCGGTTTCCGGCTCGCCATTTTCATTATACCACTAGAAATCGCTACAATCCTAATCGTAGTATGAGTGTAGATGATTGGATATATCAAAATTTGAATGGTAGATATTACATTGGCCAAACTTTAATTTTAGATAGCACTAATACTATTACCTACGCAACTAAGATTGGTTTTGAAGAACAGAAAGAATTAAGTTTCTTTTTATTAGGATATTCAGAATTGTAAACATTTTATCCTAAACCAGATATATAGATATATACTGAGGAGATAATATGGTTACAAAATCTATTCCAGAAAAAGAACCAGAGCGTGAGCCAGAACAATCAAACGATGACCTAAATATTAATGATCTAAATGCACTAAAGCAAATTATTGAAATTACGAATAGTAGAGGATCATTTAAGGCTAATGAAATGGAAGCAGTTGGTAGGGTGTATAATAAGTTAGCTAAGTTTTTAGATCAATCAAAGGGACAAGGTAATGACTAATTTAAAACACATAGGCAGATTTGTTAAGAATAAGAGGAAATGTATTGTTGCATACAGAACATTACCTGGTGATGCATATAATTGTTTAGTAATTCCTACAGAAGCTGTTCAAGATTCCTATCATGACACTTTGATCAGTTTGGTCGAAAGTAATGCAGCTCAAAATAGTTTCGAATTTGCTGAAGTGCTAGCAAGAAATCACTTTACAGATGGTAGTGTTATGTTAGCAAGTTTACACAAACAAGGCAAGCTAGTTAAAGTTCCTACCGATGAAGTTGAAATGATCCCCAACTTTCAAACAACTATTAGGCTTGATGAGCTTAATATGATGATTGCAGAACAAAAAGGGGTAGCTGTAAATGATTTAGCCTTAACTGAAACTGCAAAAGATCCAAATGTTGAGGTGCAGGATATAGCACAGGTTAACGAAGTTCCTGTAACTAATACTGAAACTGAATTAACGGAGCAACCGGTAGTAGAGCCAGTTTTAACTATTGAACAACGTGCCACTAAGTTGAGAGGTGAAGCTGATAAACTTAGCAAACAGGCCGCTGACCTAAGACGGCAAGCCGAAGAGCTGGTGCCTACCAAACGAAATGCTAATAAAAAAACTAAGTAAGGATGTCGTGGAAAGTTGGCCTGAGATTTTTGATGAAGTAAAGTTAAATGTAGTACCAATTCAATATTTGTCTGGTGTACATGTTAAATTCAAAGATAAAAGAGTTTGGAACATTGATATTAAACCAGAATTTAGAAACGAAAATTGGCAATCTATAGAACAAAACATATATGAAATCATAATGAATTATAAACGTCATATTGATAGCATAGATTTTAAATTAGATACAGATAAAATTAAGCGTGATGTAACCAAGCAAACTAATAAATTTCTTAAAAGAAGGCTCAAATGAATGTTAAACTTGTCTCCTACTCCCAACCCACTGAGGAATTTAGATCTCACGGTATCGAGGATGCGCAGGACCTTGTTGCTTTCTGCGCCCGTGTCTCCAATCCAAGCAATCAGCTCAACACGGAGACAAGCCAACGACTCATCAGATACTTGGTTAACCACCAACACTGGAGCCCGCTGGAAATGGTCAGTGCCTGCCTCGAAATTACAACCACAAGAGACATTGCCCGACAAATACTCAGACACAGAAGTTTTAGTTTCCAAGAATTCAGCCAGCGATACGCTGACCCTACTAAAGACCTCTCGTTCGTATTTAGAGAAGCCCGCTTGCAGGACACCAAAAATAGACAAAACAGTATTGAACTCGATGCTACCATTGAACATAGTGTACTCAGAGAACAGTGGATTCAACAACAAGAAGAAGTCATTAAGGCCGCTAGAAAAGCCTACACTTGGGCTGTCAATAATGGCATAGCTAAAGAACAAGCTCGTGCTGTATTGCCTGAGGGTATTATGGAAAGTAAGTTATACATGAATGGTACTTTGCGTAGTTGGATACACTATGTTGAACTACGCAGTGCTAATGGCACTCAATTGGAGCATCAGGCAATTGCTAGAGTTTGTGCTCAAGTAATAGCCAAAGTATTTCCACTAGTTTCTGACTTTAGATAGGTTTTATCACCTGGCCATAATGGTAGTTGCGTACCTGGAGCTCTTTTAGGTATTTTACTGTCTGCACTACTTACACAACTTGGACTAGAACATGGTTTCGGACCATCATATAATTTAAACCCAGTCTCTATATTGCCAATAGGTTTATCATAACAACTATAACTCCTCTTAATACTTCCATCAGGTTCCCTGATTATTATTCCTCTATACCCACTGCTACATTCCCATCCATTAAACCTATTGAAGTTAAAAGCATTAAATCGCTCTGCTTGATCCATATACCAAATTTTCTTTTTCGAATCTACGAATTCAACTTGAAAATGTTGTGGAATTTTACTATTTTCTTCTTTAAAAATAGGATCGGGAGTTTTATAAAATTTTGGTTCTGGTCTTTTAACCTTTTTAGCTTTATTGGCCTTATCTTCTGTGAATGCTCTCTGGGGCATTCCATTATGTAATTTGGCCAACATTTCTTTAGTATAACCATCCACTACTCTACTAGCAGTGGGATCACTTTGTGGTTTTAGTGTTACGTTAATACCTTGTTCATGAAAAAATAACGCATTATCATAATCTTTATTGAACCACTCAGGAACCATTACCATATTGATAGTAATTTGTACATCATGCTCTTGGCATAGTATTAATTTATCTGCAAACTCTTGCATTTTTTCTTTAGTATCAACATGTTCAGTATGTAAACTAGCAGTTATACTAGCTCTATGAAACTTACTTACAGCGGGACAATAGTTTTCTTCAAACCATTTAATAGGTCGGCTCATATTACTTGTCATATGTACACTTGTGTAATTTGTATTTTCAACATCATCATTTAAATATTCTAATATCTTGATATATCCAGGATGAAAGGTTGGTTCACCACCACTCAAACTAAAATGAAAACTATTAAAATTTCTTTCCCTAGCTTGTCCTTTTATTTCATCAATTGTTTTTAAGCATAGTTCTGTAGGTCTATGATCTTTTGTATCACTTCTAGCATATGGCCAGCAATAACTGCATCTATAATTACAATATCTTCCTAATAACCAACTTACTGTAAACAAATCTTTGTATAGCATTGTACGTTGGCCTACCCTTACAATGTCATCATAAGGAATTTTGGTAAAATCATAAGCACTGTAAGTTAAATTTTCTGACATATTATTCCAATTATTTTACATTAAAACTCTATTAATATTTTTTATCAAAATAAAATTCTAAAGGTTTACTTTCATCAAATATCCACTTACAATTTTCTATATTAAAAGACCCTAATCTTAAATATTTCAATACTTCTTCACCTAGTATACGATTATTAGGTTCGTTCATGTGCCCATGACGCTTATCTACATATCGTTTATTAGCATGAGCTTCATTTCCATTGATGTTATATCCTGCCCAATCTATAACACAGGCTTGAAAAAGACAATTTTTATTTGATAGAGATTGTAAATTTTCTGAATAGCAAGGTATGAATAAAACATCATTCCTAATGCTTTTAATTTTTTCAATTATTAAATCATGCACAAATAAATCGAAACTATCCTGTTTCACATAAGAATAATAAGATTTTATAGCATCTATAATTTTTTTATCTTTAAGGTCTTCAGCCATGCTATAAAGATATTCACATTGCTCATAATTTACAAAATGTTGTTGAATCTTACATTCATCTATATAAAGTCTGCCTGAGTTGGTGATTAAAAAAACAATTTTATCAAATTTTTGATTATTTTCAATAAATTTAGTATACATATAGTATAATCCAGACCCAGCTTGACTTAAATTCGTAACTCTATATTGTGATGCTACAATATCAACCCAAGATAAAGTATCATTACCGTGCTCCTTTTGAGCAACTGCATAACTATCGCCAAAAATTCCTATATTCATATCCATATCCTAGTTTAATTTGCAATCTTAATTCATTTATAATAGGAAGCCAATTCTTATCTTTATCTAAGATAATACATAACCTATTATTATTAAATACTCGGAATTCTTTTTTAGTTTCTTTTATATAGTCTAATGTAGCTTGCATAACTTCTTTTTGGTCAAAATCATGAACCGCTACTAATTCATCATAAAAACCTATTTTTTCTAAATCGGCCCTGCATCCTTCATAAGTATGATCACCATCTACAAAAGAAAAAGCAGGATGAAATGTAATTGTAAAATCCTTACTGTAACACTTATGATAATTAATTGAAGAAGAAAAATCACTTAAAATTTCTTTTACTAAAGGCAAATTATCATAATTATGTTCTACAATTTTATCTCTATAAGATTCTATAAGCTTTTCATCCATATAACTACAGACTTTCTTAAATTTATAGTAATGATTTAAAATATCCCAACTTGTAGTTTTAAAATTCCCATTATCTGGATTACTTTGAAAAGGATCCACAAGATGCAGTACTACATCTGGATTCTTGATTCTAGCCATTGCATAAGCACTTCTTCCTAACCATGATCCAATTTCTAGAACATGTTGGTATGGTGTTAAATGTTTTACAATATACATTAAAATAACTAAATCATCCAGTGGTACCACACCAAATTTATTATTGACTTCATCTAATAAATTTTTATCAAATATCATAGAATACCACCTGTGCCATGAACTATTAAATGATATCTATCTTCTTTGCTCATATTAATAACATAATGATAAAGACCTATTCGTATTTTATAAACATCACCTGCTTTCCAAGGAACTTTTCCTAAATATTGAAATTTCCTATTAATAAAATGCATCTCACAATTATCAGGATTATTAATTGCTATATTAGTTGCTACAGCATTATGGTTTTCATTATCATAATGAATACCTATTAATCCTCCAGGTTTTAATTTCATTACTCTAACTCTATGATATCTATCTTTAAAATTGTTAGTTCTAAACCATTCAACAAGCTTAGGACAATTTTCCATAGCTTGAGGAGTAAACCTATAAGGAGCAGTTTCCTCTGTATATCCATATTTTTCGGATCCATGAGTTTTATTGTAACTTATTCCGCAAATGCAAAAACTTTCCCATCCATGATTAAAATAAATACCCTTATATTGATCAGCTTCTCGGTGTTTTACAAATAAATTTTTAGATTCTAATACTTCAATTTCTTTCAAAAATTCTGTGTAAGGCACTTGAATGTTTATTGGCCAATAATATTTCTCATCAGAATTTTTAACATAATTGGTGGACCAACATCTATTATAGGATTCACCTTGCCATTTTAAGTTAAGATTTGAACCTAATAACATATTTAAAAAAGTTTCAAAAACTTCTTTATTAGATTTTTCAAATAAAGTAGGTGTATAACAAAATACATTACTAAAATATACATATGGGTTATTAGATTTTCTTATAATATCTAATATTTCTAAATTTGGTTCAGTAATATCATTATAAAAATATAAAATATTACTATCATTTAATCTTTTCCGTATTTTATCTAAATTTTTTAAAATAACTTCTAAATTATTATTATTTTTGATATTACAATAATCTTGTCTATTTTCTATTGTATAGTTATCAACTAAATTGTGGTAAGAATTACTATTCTTAATGTAATCAAAATTGTTTATTAAAAATTTTTGAAAATCAATGCAATTTTTATTATGATCAATTATAATTATTGTAGCAGGATTTTCTAAATGCGATATAGCAGCCAAAGGCAATAATCCTGCACCTATAACTAGCAAGCAATCTGTTCGTGGTGGAATTTGATAAGGTATAACTTCAGAATTATACGCCCAATATTTTAAAAAAAATTTACTACCGTGACCGTCATACTCTCTTTTGAATCTATCATATGCAAGATAAGTACTGGAATAATATAATTCTAACTTTTTGCTCGTTTCTACAGAATTATTTTTTTTAGTAAATACAAACTCTTCTGTTTCATAAGTAGAATTATCACATAAATTTATCAAATTTTGAACAAATAAATCAGCATTTATAATGACAAAATCATTTTTAACAACTAATAAATAGTCTACTGATTCTTCTATATCAGAAATTTTTTGCCAAAAAAAAGAATCTGTATTGAATGCTCTTAATGTATTTTCTAGATAATTCCTTACAAAAAGTATTTCCTTATCAACATTTAGTTCATTAAATAATATTCCTATTTTAATTTTCATATAAACTGTACCGGGTCAATACTTATTTCATTTATGCATAAACTTTCAGGCTGTTCTAAAATCCATTTTATATAGGAAGCAGCAATATCAATAGGAATACATTTTCTACTAGGATGCTTTTGCTGTACATTTGATAATGACCCAAAACTTATTAAGGTCACTTTCGGTCCCTTATCCCATACTCCATTTATACCTAAAGTATTACTATAATCTCTCAATGCTTTCTTTTCAGCATTATATAACCAAGACCCCCCTTTTTTTACACGATCTGTTGTTGATCCAACATTTATTATGTAAGGTCTATGACTATTTTCTAAACATTTTTTATAAACTATGTCTAATAAAACAGTTTGATTAAACTTCCATAAAGCACTACAATTAATAAAAACTTTGTTTTCCAAAACTAAATCTGCTAACTTTTTTTGATCAGTAGAATTAGTTAAATCAAATCCTGTAGTTCTACTAGCAAAAAAGGCATCAGGATAATATTTATATAATTCTTTAGCGAGCCCATAGTTTTTATTACCAGCAATAATCATATAAATTTTTTATAATTAGCATAAGACATAGCTACAGCATCTGGACTATATTTATGTACTTCAAAACAACGATATTGTCCCATAGGCTCTTTTACATCTATCCAAATTTGACTTTTGAAATCAATAAGTCTATATACAAGAGAAAAATAAGATTTAAATATCTTACTAGGTCTATGGTTCCAAATATTTGTACTATAAGTATATATACTATTTAACCAAATAAACATATTATTATCAGGCAAAATTCCTAAAAGTTTATCATAATCTTCTATAATATCAATATTATGGTACACTTTGTCAACTTTTTGAAAATCTTTCCATATTTCTAAAGCTTCTTCTCTAGTTTTAATCCATTCATTATCAACAAGTTGTATATTGTTGACATTTTTATCTTGAAAAATATTTACAGAAAGATCGCCGAAGTCAATATTATCAACACCATTCCAAGTTTCATTAATTAACTTTCTAGCCTTAAGAGTAACATTGTCTATATCATAATAAATTATTTTAGTAGGCCTAAAATGAGAAAAAGCATGAACTGAATAAAATCCACTAGCAGGCAAGACTAACGTATCTATTTTAGAACTAACTGCTTTTGCTGATATTTTAGAAAAATTCTCATTATTAAAAATATGATTAGTTCTATCAACTTTATATGCATTATCTATAATATTTTTTAATTGATTATTTTCATTGATCTCACTATACCATGTTTCTTTATGGTTTTTATTTTCAGGATACATATGCAGTTTACTGGATCTTATATTATGACTAAATGTGAAAAGCCCATCTACTTCAAGTCCATAACTCAAATATGAAGCAGACCAATTATAATTTTTTGTTGTAATACTGCCATTTGTTTTCTTAATCCATAAAGGTGTATAATCATCATGAAAATTATACTCACTTCTAATATAATTATTAAATGTTCTTTCTGTCTTACATTCCTTGTCAATAATATAATCAAAATTTAATATTTTTTCTAAATTTATAACAAACAGTTGTTCGTGTATATATAAGTATTTGTTCTTAGGCTTACCATCTAAAATATGACCAATTAAAAAATAGTCCTTACTTTTAACATAATCTAAAATTATTTTATCAAAATTTTTATTAATAACACTCCCTGGAGTCTGAATTACAGCATGTTTAAATCCTGCTGCTCGTCCTAATTCTAAAGCTTCTTCTAAATTATAACATAATATTCTATCATAATTATGATATAACATGCTATTAGATAGCATTTGTGTCATAAGCATGAAGTCATTGGCATAATTAAAATCATTAGAATACTTTTTTGAATTATAAAAATAATCATTCCAAAATACAAAAAGTATCTTGTCTAATCTATTTTGTTTTACTGTAACAAAATTAATAGAGATATTGCTCATAAAATTACATTTAAAAACGGAAAAATTTCAAAATAATCTTTTCCTTTTAATCTACCTTGATCTTGATACCATTTTCTTGAACTTTCCAAATAACTTGTCTGCCTTTTAGTACCAATTATATTACGTAAATTAATAAGATGGTTTTTATATTTTTGAGTATTACTAGTTGAATCTAAATTATCAATGTAATTAATACATTTGTCAATTTCAGACTTATATTCATCAGTGAGTATACCTGGGTGCATGGCATCAGGCCATGTAACAATATTAGAAGCAATATTAAATGAATGTCCAAATTCGTTAGGTTTTTTATATCTAAAAGACAAATTAAAAAACCATTTAATTAAATCAATCTTATTTGGTATACTTAAAGCACTTACAGATGGTAACAAACTTATAGTTGTAAACATATTTGATTCATAAATCTTTTCTAAATTATGCTCAAATCTAGAAAAAATTAAACCGTCTCTAATTTCCTCACCTTGTTTACCTAAAGAATCTATACTAGCACTTAAACTCCAAGAAATTTCTCGATTGCCTGAAACCATTTCTAAATATCTATCAATAGTTTTAGGTTTGATATTAAGATTTGTAGTCATGTTTATATTAATTCTTTTATATTGAACATTTTTATCTTTATGAATTTTAATTAAATTTTCAATGACTTCAAAAATCTTAGGTTCTAAAAAAGGCTCTCCTCCTAAAAAATTATATAATATAGAGTTGCTATCATTATATCTATCATTCTCTATATAATTGTATAAATTCGTTAAAGCGAGGTTTTCCCATTCGTCATCAGGCTTTATATCAATTCTTTTTATGTCTGCCCATTTACTACTTACATATTCTGTACAATACATACAGGCTTGATTACAAGTAATACCTAACATTATTTCTATTTGGTATACCTTATCTTCATCAATTAGTCTATACAATTCATCTTTAGACCATTCTTTTTCCTTCCATAAGTTCCAAACTGACCAAAGAGAATTTGGCCATGTAATTTTACAACCATAACAAGCGTCTGGTAACTTGTTTTCCTGTATCATAAATCTTTTATCGTTTTCTAATAACTCGTGTTTAGTGAAGATATTTTTACCATATGTTTTTAAATCTTCTAAGGAAATTTTAGCCGATTGACGTTTACAACAATTTTTAATTTCCTTAGTGGGAATATTGATATTAACATCTGTCCACATTTTACTACAAACCAAATGTTTCATTACTCGCTCCGAACATAATATTTTTCTAGTTCTGGTACCAAGTTAAATAGATTTTGTTTACGTAATTGGTCTAACTTTATTGTGTAATTAAAAAATTCATTTAAAAATTCACTCTCATCCTTATCATTCATATATTTTATCACTTGCTCCACCTTAGGAAGATCTAAATAATCTTGCAAATTTTCTTCTGCTATAATTTTAAGTTCTTTTGGTAGGACTCTAATATTCATAGATCTTGGATGATTTAAAATATTTAAATACAGTTTTATAGATTGAAACTTTTTCATCCATTCAAATAATTCATGAAGCTTTAATATATTATACATTTGAACAGTACAGTGCAACTGTACTTCAACATTTTTCATATTTACAAATTTTTCTATATTTTTGTCTACCATATCCCATGAAGTAGGAAACCTAATATAACGATTTAAATCAGCAAACGCATCTATACTAGCATTAATTTGAATCTTCTTAAAATATCTCCAATAATCTATCATTTTTTTAGGGATATTTGTTAAATTTGTATTATATTTTAACTTAATTTTCTTTGTTAATTTTTTTTGTTTCAAAATTTCAAATAGTTTATATTGCTCTATAGCAAGAGTTGGTTCTCCACCAGTTAGATATATCTCTTCTATAGTATCTGCAATTTCTATAATATTTTCCCAAGTTTTAGAACGAGTAGGCCAATCTAGGCTAGATAAACGTACACTCTCATCATCCGAAATTTTAAAATTAGGAACAAGTTCAGCAGTATCGACTACCTGATTCCATTCATCTACCCATTGGCTACTACTGTAAGGATTGCACATTCTACATTTTAGGTTACATAGATTTCCTAATCTTAAATCTATATACTGAATGTCCATATTTTTTTCTATCACATCGTAATTTTTTGACTCGTTATACCAACGTTTATTCCAATTCATTCTAGCAGATTCGATTCCAGAATCTTCTTCCTTAAAACATCTTTCACACATTTCAGGACGAACATTAGATAACATTTCTGCCCTTATTTTTTTATATGTATAAGAGTTCCAAATTTGGCTAGGACTATTTTTAAAAATTTTTGTTGGTTGTCCATTATCATCATTAATTACGTTTTTCCCAGGAGTACTATTGCAACAAACTCTATAAATTCCAGAAGCATTAGTAGCAATACTATTCCAAGGCATAACACAAAATGTTTTAGATTTCATACTACCTCACGTAAAAAAGTTAATAGAAGTCCCATTTTAACGTCCCATGTTTTATGCTTAAATTCTATTCTTGATGAGAGTTCCTTTCCTTCTTTGTTTATACTTACATGTTTATACCCATATTCAACTTCTGTACCTTTATTAGTAGCATGTAATTGAAATGCATCAAAAACAAATGGTTTACCTGGTATCCATTCTGTAGTTAAAGATGGTGTTAACCCAGTTAATCTGCTATATGGTGTATAATACAAATATTTTTTATGATGTTCTTTATCATAAGATAAAAGATTTCTCTCATTAGGTATAATTTCTCCTAATTCATTATGAAAAACTACATCAGAATGATTGTAAACAATAGGGTATGTAGTTGCTGGATCCTTAGCGTAAGGTCTTCCATGAAGATAAACATGAGCAAAATCTATATGACGCTGATCAAAAAATACAGCATGACTTACAGTGTCTGGGTTTCCCCCTATCCATATTGGTATTAGAATATTTCTCCATGGCACATATCTTCTTCTTGAATCATTTACAGAAATTTTATTTAAACTATCCATCCAATCTGTCTCTCTAGTACTATCTGTATGAAGACCATATTGACTAGGCGTAATTAAAAAATTTCCTGCTACACTAGGACTATTTTCACAACCTGGCAAAATTTTAGATAACTTATCTATAAACTTTTCGGCAATTTTATGTAAATTACCGGACAAAAATATTGTTCCATTTGCATTATGCCTTACATTCAAACATTGACTAAAAGCAAATCCATAAAGCCAAGATAACTCATCTCGATTAAAAGAACTTTGTTCATCTGTGAACATCTTAGCAGGTTCAAGGTTTTTTGCTATATTGTCTACTACATCAGGATTTCTTAAATGCATCATATAACCTTCATGAGGTTCAGCATAAGTATCACTTTTTTGCCATCTAGAATGAAGAAATCTTAAATCCTTTTCTACTTTAGCAAAAACTATTGGATCTCCGTGTAAAGATTCGTACATAAACTATCCTAAGTAAAAATTTTAGCCATTTCTGGAAAAATTTGATAAAAACTAGTATCTCTGTGTCTGTCAATTTTTTCTAAATAGTCTTTCATTTCTGGTAAACGTTGACTCCAATCTTCAGATTTCATAAAACTTATCATTCCTCTAAGTCGTTTAATACCATAGGAATTAGTTAACCACTTATCTTTGGAAACTTTACCTCTATCTTTTTCAGCTAAACATAACTCCCAGTTATTTTCAAACCAAGGTATAAACTCTTTGTATTTTCTTTCACATTCGTCTTTGAACCAGTTAGGTAAAACCTTTACGTTTAAAAAAGCAGGCCAGTACACAAAGTGATAGTTTATTCCTCCAGCACCTAACGGCCACATATTAACTTTCTTAAAATTTTGTTCTAATTTCCAACGTAAAAAATCAGGGATATAATATATATTTAACGCTTGCACTGCACAGGCTACAGTAACCTCAACATTATCAGATGTTTGTTCATCTAAAATCTTAAATACTTCAGATGTCCTTTCCCATTTACTTGGGTAGCGGATATATTCATTCATTGAATTTATGCTATCTACACTATAATGATATCTCACTATTTTAAAATGTTTCCATAAGTCAAATAAATCATCCCTCCATTCTACACCGTTACTATTATAACGAATTTCTATATCTTTGGCTTTGCCCTGTCTTATAATTTCTTCAAGTATTTCGTAATGCTCATCAATAATTAAAGGTTCACCCCCTGCAAAATACACCTGCTGCATGTGCGGTATTTGTTCGTAAAACTGTTTCCAAAATACAGGATTATTTTTATGCCAGTTATAACTACTGCCATTAATACTACCTTTATTATCCCATTGCCAAATCTTTTTTACACCTTGATTTTCTAATGTAGGATAAACAGTTTGCCAATCCTTAATCCATCCTGAACTATCATGTGGACTGCACATAATACAAGCTAATTGACATTTAGTTCCAAATCTTAAATCTATATAAGTTAACTCAGGTGGAACAGATCCATCGTCTTCAGTATTTTCTATTAATTTATCTATACTAACTCTTTGCTTCCAGTATTCAGTTTCCCACATTCTTTTGCTATTATGACCAGCATCTTCTTCTTTATAACATTTTAAACAACTAGCAGGCTTTTCACCCGCTAGCATTTGCTTTCGTACATTTTTCATATAAGTACTATTCCAAGCACTTTTAAAGTCTAATATGTTTAAATTACTAGGTAACCCTTGATCATCTTTTAAAACACCAACTTGTGGACCACCTATTTTAAAATCATTACTAGGTCCTACACCACTTGCATTGGCTGTACAACAAACACGCATACTACCATCTGGTCTTGTACTTAAATGCACCCAGGGAAGTATACACCAAGTCTTTGAAGGGTATGAATTATTCATATGCTATTTAATATTCTTGAGTTCCAAGGATATAACTCTTGATATTGTACTTTACCGAATCTATTCCATGCTATAATTGCATCAGAATACTGTATTATTTCTTCTTGTAGATAATCTCTTACTTCATACTGAAACTTATTGATTAATTTGGTATAATCCCTATGTACTTTAGTATGTAATTTTAATTTTTTTAATTTATCAATAACTTCATTTCTTTCTTTTATAGGAACTAATCTCCAATCAAGGTATGATGGTTTATTTACTTCGTTGTATGCAACATGACTTTTGGGGAAATTAGCAGTCCATTCTAAAAAATCTGCTACAGATAGTATATTTAAATTACTCCAGCAAGGTGTTAAATTTACTGTTAACTTTGAATTATATAATCTTTCAAAATTTCTACTAATTACTTCCCATTTAGAAGGACTTCGCTGATATTCTAAATATTTTCCAATACCATCAATGCTACATTGTATATGAGTGCTCTTAAATTTTTCTAAATCCTCTATTATTCTATCTTTTACAATAGTCACATTAGTAAGTAAACTAATTTCAAAATTGGTCAAATTTTCTTTAACTAACCTATGAATAAATTCCTCTACTTCTGACATGACAAAAGGTTCACCGCCTGCCAACTTAATTTCTTTAATGGTAGGAGTGCGTTTTATAAAGTTAAATAATCCATCCATAAAATCATCAGATTGTTTAACTATACCAATTACTGGCATTTGAGTATAAGTATTATCAATTCCTATTTTTTTTAATTCTTCTACTTCTGAAGAAATCAAATTACTCCAAGTTGAGTTACACATTTTGCATTTAAGATTACATCTATTACCCAATCTTAAATCAATTACTTCTATTCTAGGTATAAGATCTGTATCTCCATTAGATATGTATTGATTATTCCAATTCATTCTATAAGATGATAGCCCTTCATCCTCTAATTTCCAGCATTTAATACAATTTAAGTGACGTTTATTTTGCTCTAAATCAGCTCTTAGCTCAACCATGTCTTGTTGCATTTGAAACCACAAATTAGGATCCTTAACTTTTAAATTAATTTTACCCATTGTATTTTGTTGTATACAACAATTTCTATATTTTCCATTATTGTTAATGTGTAATTCTCTAAATGGAACCATACAGATTACTGTATTATCTAACATTTTCTTTCCTTGTTTCCATATCAGGTGAGCAACTACACCATTGTTGTTTACAAATTATAGGGTCAATTCTAAATACAATATCATCATCTGTAATTTTTTTATCAAAAAACCCATTATCTTTCATTAGACAAGCACCTCCCATTCTAAGAGATCCATCTGATCTTATAGTAAGTATATCTAAACCTGCCCAACATTTCCAGTCTACCCAAGAGTTTTCTTTATTAGAAATCAAGTCTTGATACCTAATTTGCTTTTCTGTATTATCAGGAAATAAAAATTTACTTCCCATTCCAATTGATCCTGACAATCTACTTTTAATGTTATTTTTTCTATATAGTTTTTTAAAGAAAGCAAGTTGGTCTGATGTGTAATCGTATAGATGAGGTCCGAAATCTAAACGTAAAGGTTTTACATCAATTTGGAATTCATGTTTACTTTGTTTAATTTGATCTAAATGTTCTATACAATTATTCCATAATGCAGGTATCATAGTAACTTGCACTGTAGCGTTTATTCCATTATCTATAGCAAGATCAGCAACTGTTCTCGTATGAATAGGGTTAGCGAATTCAGTATGATGAGTAATTTTTATAAAGTCAAAATATTTTACATAGTCATTCCACCAACGTAAAGTTCTACTAGCGTTTGTTAATACTTCAATATATGAAACTATTCCTAAATCTTTACTATACTCTTTAACCCATATGATAAATGGTTCTATACTTTTCCAAAGTGTTGGTTCACCGCCCATTAAATTAAACACAAAATATTTTTTATTCAGATGTTTTGCATAATGACCAAACATTAGTTTAACAAATTTTTTTACCTTTTCAATTTCTACCATAGGATTTGAATTATTATGCAAATTATCTGGACAATAACTACATTTAAAATTGCAAAAATTACCCAACGTCCAATCTATATATACTGTATCATACCTTCTAGTATCAACATAATTTATAGCTATAGGTTTCATTTAAATTGTTCTGCAAAAGCGTCAAATTTTGTACCACATATCTTAGCACAAACAGCTAATTTACCATCTGCACAGCTAGGCTTACTCCAGCTATTAGGTATTAGTTCTTGCATGTATTTACCATTTACAATAGATTCTAAATCGTAATGTATCGCAGAAAGGTTTTCTTTTCCTACTTGTTTAATATAATCCCAAATTTGTCCCCCTTCAGGTTCATAATACCAAAGATACATTTGGCCAGCTGTCCAACAACATGGTTGCACTATTCCTTCTGCTGAAATATAAAGACTTTTTTCCTCTGACACTTTGCACTTAATAGGAACATTATCCCATTCTTTTTCCATTGGCTTTTTTTTACTAGAATCTTTACTAAAATATTGTTTAGTTAATGTTCCTTCAATATCTTTAACTCTTGATGGTAGGAAATTAATTTTTTCCGTATTATCCTTTGCAACTTCTGACATTTTATCTAAAGCAGCATTTCTATATTTAGGACTAGAAGGTATTTGAAGCAAAGCAGTTTGCATACCTTTACGATTACTAGCTTGATGCATTTCTTTAGTTGTTCCTGCTACATTACTGAAAAATCTAGCAGACTTTTTATATTGAAAACGTTCAAATCCCATTTCTTTAGCCAATAACTCTGCTTGTTCTACTTGATGCTCATTATGAGCAAATACAATATAGTCCCACCTAGCACGACCACCTGCGTTAATAAACGCTTGTGCATTTTCCATAATTTTAGACCATATTGTATTTTGTCTATACAAATGATTAGTATCTTCCAAGCCATCTATGCTAAAAACAACATATCCCTTACGACCTAATACCTTAGCTAACTTTGTCCACCATTCTGATTTTTTTGCACTACCATTGGTATGCATACTAAGCATAATCTTTTCATTATGCTGCCTAAAATATTCAAATACTTCTAGTGTATCCTTAGCGGCAATTGGGTCTCCATAATTACCGCACATATATATTCTTTCAAGTTGTTTAATAAATATAGGTTTAAAAATTTTTTTAATATCATTTATACTTAGTTCAGTGTTAGGCATCTGGGGATTATCCTCTCCGCCATTAATATTCCTTGCACACATAGGACAAGCAGCATTACAAGAATCTGTAATTTCTAGATGAACTGTTTTTATTTCTTGATATGTATAAAGCATTAGTCTAAAATAAGTATTATTGAATTAGCAGGTCCAGTTTTACTTGGTAAATCTCCATATTGGTTTATATAATCCTTTATTACAGCTTTATACCAATTTTGACTGTTATGATAAGCTTGTATATTGTATTTATATATATTATTATTGGTAGCTTCCATAACACTCAATGCCCTAGCTGATTCCTTTTGTAAATCACGCAGTTCTAATTTATCTAAATCTATCATGGTCTTCCTATTAACATTACTCGCTTATATCCCTTTAACTGAAGCTCTCCCTCAAATAATATCTCTGTCATAGGAAATTTTTTCTTCATATGATTAATACTATAAACACAATTAATATGTTCTGGAATATCAAATAAGTTATTACTCTGTATAGCTACTAGTGGGTTACTTTCTAGCTTTTTAGATTTAAGTTGAAAAAACCATTCCTCAGTCATATGTTCAGAACTTGTATTAATAATTAAGTTAGGAAGATATTTTTCCTTATATGAAGACTCTGTTTTAAAATTTTCTATCTCAAATTCATACCCATTTTTATGACATACTAAATTATTGATATCACCGCATATACTTTTAACTTTATAATCTTGTAAATCTTGATTATTAAATATTTCATCACCAATTTTACAATTATTTTTATCAATATCAATGATACGCATTTTTTTATATGTACATCTGTTAGCGTATAACATCTTAAATTGTCCAAACCATCCAGCTAATACTAGTATATTATCAAAATGTTTTTTAATAGGAATAAGTTCCTTAATCAGCCAAATTTTACTTTTGACTTGACCTCTACTCAATCCATCTGCAATTCCTTGTAAATCATTCCCACTACGTTCATAAGCATGAATAATTCTAAACAGTTTTTCATTTTCAAAGTAATTTCTTGCTACACTAGCCAAATCGACTAGTGAATACTCTTTTTTTAATAATTTTAAAAAAAATGTTACACTTTTTGTATATACCCATTCTTCACTTTTAAGATTATGAGCTTGAACTAATAATCTTTTTAAAGTCGGATACGGATCTTCTAATATTGTAAGATTAATTAATTCATGTATGAAGCTACTAATATTATATCTCCTAATATATTTGTAGTATTCTTCTAAACCATAAAAACAATCTATTTCACTGCTTGATTCGTTCTGTTTCATAATATAAATTAAATCTTGATCGAAGCCATTCAAAATCGTTAATTAAGGATAAATTACTTTTATTGGACATGCATTCCAACCCATAGGCTTTACCTTGAATAGCACCTTCCAATGCATAAATGCCATATGTTCTATCTTTACCTATTTTACACCAAGTATCTAATCTATATTCAGTTTCAGCTACTTTTTGTCTGTCAATAATCTTACTTGCTAATTTAGCACATTCTCTAAAAGCACTTTTCCATGTATTAAACTCATCTGTATTAAATCGTGTTATATTACTAACTTGATGCATAGGAACAAATTTATTGCTTATACTAGTAGTCATATCTGGTTTACTAGTATCCATATTTATTGTCATTGTTCTAGGTAATAACTTTACTCCGCCATTTCCATATTCTAAGTCGTTAATAGGATTTAGACTACGCCAAACATAAACGGTATCATATTGCTTTATTCTAAAATTAAAATCAAAAGTGTCTAATATTTCAGCATCACCATCAATAACCCAAAACATATTTGTTAACGCTTTTTTAGCAGCAAATATATGAGCTTGATGTATACCTTTTACTCCATGAACACGTTTTGCTAGAGAAAACCTTGTTTTTAATTTTGTCCAATTATCTTCTGCATTTGGCTCCGAGTAACTTATGAAGACCATATCATACATTTTCTACTATCCAATCACTTTTAAGCCTTGGTGGATTAGTGTATACAGACTTAAAATATTTAGATTGATCTACATCTAAAAAACTTGGACCTGTAAGAATACCAAGACCTTCCTTAAGCTCCTTTCCCAATCTACTAATTTCTAATATTAATGCTTCAGTACTTGAAGGTTGAATTCTAGCATATAAATCATTGAGATAACTAAAGGTCCTAACATTTAAATGATCCCAATCTGTTAGCAAGGTCATATAACATCCTAGCCTTGCCCCGTAAATTGCCCATAGTCCATTATCTGCATCACTACCTACGTTCATCCAAGCTAGTAGTCTATGATAGTTTTTCCAATGTACCTGTTTATCAAATGGTTTATCTAAACTAGGTTTGGATCCTTCTAACAAGCTCATTTTAACACCTTCACGAAATCCTGCTCTCCATGCTTGATGTGGACTAGAATTATTATGAACCCAACTCATCCAATTATTCATTTGAAGATATTTTATTTCCCAACAAAAATCTACCTGTGTTTTATCATTAGAGGGATCTGCATTTTCATGCGTACGCATATCTAACACTAACTGTGTAGGCCAATTTTTAATACTACCGTTGCCATATATTAAACCATTGATAATATTTTGTGCAGGAAAACTTAAAACACATATGCTAGTATCTGCCGTATCAATTAACTCAATAACTTGATTCATTAGCTCAGGTTTAACGATATTATCACCATCAATAATAGTTACACGATCAGTTTCAGCCAGTCTAGCACAGGCCTTATGAGCACTATCGCTACCATGCACCCCATCTACACGTTTAGCCCAAGGAAATTTTTTCTTCAAATCAGCATAATTGCGTTCTTTGTTTGGTTCATCGTAACTTAAATAAATTAAATCACAATCAATTAGCTTTATTTTTTTACTCATATTTTATTTTATAAGAATTAAAATATTTGACTGTCGTTATTATTTCTTTTTGGTTGTCAAACTTATATTTAAATCTATATCCTTTTTTTAAATCTCCATACTTAATAGGAATGTTAACTAGTAAAAAATTAGGATTAATTTTACTTACTATATAAAAGGAGAATGTTGCACTATCTTGTAAATTATATCCTAAGTTAGATGACAATGTAAACAAAAGTTCCTTTTTACCTATAAGAATAACTAAATCTGTAATATCATCTGTTTCATATATTATAAAATAAAAACGTTGATTATATAAATTATCATTCCTAATAATTCTACAGCTATTATCAATTTCAACTTTAAAATTAGATAGATCTTTATTACTTTCTCTAAAACTGACTACAAATTCATCACTAACCTCAATATAATTTCCAGTGTCTTTTTTATAATTCAATAACTCAGTAATATAACCTTCATTATTATAATATAAATAAAACACTTGAGTAGGTAATATAATAGGTTCTAATATAATTTCATTATTCATATTACTTCTCTAAGAACTTAATGATATCATTTGATAAAAATTTGTCATCAGTATAATGAAATATTCCTGATTGAATTGTATTGGCCATACTTAACACACAATTCTGATTAAAATCATATATTATATGATCTGTCCAAGATTCTATATTACTTATTTCCCAACCTTGTATTAAAGGTTTCATATGTACAAAGGACAATATATCATTAGCAATTTTAAAATCCCCAAAATTAACAGCAAGCGAACTTGCCACATCTAAACTAGCAGTTTTTTGTCTAGATTTTTTAGTAAATTCTTGAGAAAATAAGTCCCAATTTTTTATTATGTGTTCTAACCATTTGTAAAACTCAAAACTTATACTATTTTTTTTAAAATAATGTAAGCCAAAATAAACATCTGGTAAATTGTTATTAAAGAAGACTTTTCTATAAGGATTATTACTTGAAGTTATTTTATTTCCTTTATAATCTCTAACATTTTGAGTTAATGCTATATCATAACTATCTAAATGATACCAATAATGATCATTGCTACTCAGTAAAATCATGTCAGAATCATAAACTAAATTTTCTTTGAAGGGGCTAGCATATATTAATTTCCATCTATTCTCTATTTTCCATTCAGAATTAGATGACATATCTCCCCAGGGTATAGGAACTATATGATCAAAGGCTTTAATGTACTCTAACGGAACTGCATCATTAGTTACTAAACAGACTTTGTTGATTTTATTAAACTTTTTAATACTCAAAGCAAGAGCATACGCCTGTCTGACATAATTTATTGAAGAATTTTGGGCAAAAATAAGATGACCTTTATTCATTTAATACCCTAACTATACTTTTTTTGTTCATTACATGAACATCTAACCCTTTAGTCTTAACACAAGAGTTATTGTGAAGATAAAATCCCATAGTTTCACTTTCATTCATAATTAAACTATCTTTATCTATTGTATAAAATAGCTTACCAGGAATAAATCCAAACTCTTTATTTGATAATTGATTATGTAATAGATTAATTGCTATGCTAAAAGCAAAGTCGTTCCTAAACTTACTATCTATAATTGAATACAACACCCTATAATAGTCCCAATTATCCTTAATATACTCTATAAATTTAAAAAATAATTTATTTTTTTCTGTCTTAGTAAAATAAAATACAGTGGCCCAATAAAAAGGTATTCCAAATTCATTAATATACTTAAAATTCTTTTCAAATACATTTTCAATGAAATAATAATCTTTATTATAGATCAGAAATTCTTTATTAGATTCAAAGCAATACATTAGATTGTTTGAAGAAACTAAATAATCTGCATCAATAACTAAAGTTTTGTCATAAGGGCTAAGTTCATAACTTAAATGACGATCAAAGTTTAGCCATTTAACTCTATTTGAATTGTTTCCATCGTGTATATTTCTAATTTGCGACTGTTTAGACTTTATATTAATAATTTTATCAAAAACACTATCTTTATTCTGATACTTAATATTAGTTACTAAGCTAACTGGTAAGTCCAAGTATTCTTTTACTCTAAGTGCAGATAATTCAGCTAGCTTAACATAATCAAAATTTCCATTTTGAGCAAAAATTAAAACTCCATTATTCATTTTGTAATTATTGATTCAACACTTCTTTGCTGCACTAATTTTTTGTAACTATAATAATAAGCATTCATTGCTTCAGTATGTACTGCTATAATATCTTTTAAAAATTCGTCAATATTTTCAATGTTATAAGGCTCATTGTTACTATCCAAAATTAAGAAAGATTCCAAGTTTCTATTTAATAATGAAGTTAAAAAGGTTATCATTTGTTCTGAAGCTTTAAATGTATGGCCATCTTTATGATAATAACAGCTCTGCTCAAATTCTTCATATAATTCCCTCTTTTGAAGATTTAAAGTGGTCATATAATTAGCTATTTCAAATACTTTTTTAAGATCTTCGTTCATAGTACCTTTCTTTCTATGTCCTCTTCTATACATTTGCGCCCATATTGTATTTCTACAATTTTTATAGGTATATCACCTTCATTAACTAATTGATGCCATTCTTCGTAGTCAATAAATGCAGTGTCAAACTGTTTATAAGGTCCCATACATACAAGTTCACCATTGCTATTAAGTGTATTAATATATCCTTCACCTTCCATAAAGAACCAAAACTCCTTACGATCAAAGTGTCGTTGAAGGCTTAATTTGCTATGTGGATTGCAGACTAACTCTTTAACCTTAGTTTCAGGACCATTTTCGTAAAATACACGATAATAACCCCAAGTCTTATCTACTTGTTCATAATGTTGCATCTTCCATTCCCGCAGTTCGTAATTTAATTACATTACTTAGCTGCCACTGCTTGACATCCAACGCCTTTGTGATTCCTAACCATTTATTACGTAGAAGGGCAAACTCGTTGATGATTTTTTCCATATCAACTACATCTGATTCACCTTCTACATAACGGTCACAATCCCTACTACTCAATGCTCTTTGATAATTTTCTAAATATTTACGAAAATGCTGACTTTTAAGTTGTCTTAGTTCTATATTGAGGTACTCTAAAATTGCTTCAATTTCCTGTAATTGTCCAAACCTATGTTCTACTATACCAGGCATGCTGGCAGCTGCCTTTTCAATATTTCCCGTTATACGAGCATCTAGTTTAGCTTCACTTAACTCGTTAGTATAGTAATCAATAGCATCAGGTAATACAGTAATATCTTTTAATATTTTAGAGTACCACATAATTAGTACTCGTCGTCTTCGTCATAATCCTCTTCGTATTCTTCTTCACTATCATCTTCTAAATAATATTCAATAGCTGTGTCTAAGTCTGGGTCAAAACCTACTGCACCTTGTAATACCTTATCTTTAATGTTAAAATCTGCTAATAGATCTACAAAAGCTTCCGCAGCATTGCTAATATCTTCCTTACGCAAATATTCCTTGAAGAATAACCATACTTCTCCAATTTGTGTATCATTCATGTTCTACAGTTTCCTCTAAAATGACTTCATCTTTTATTTTGATATTGGGAAAATCCGCCATTATCATATCTAATTTATCACTTTTCCATTCTTTTCTGTAAAATAAATGCTCTTTACCAGTACTATCAACGAACTTAAGCCTATTACCTTGCTGTACTAAGATACCCTTTTCTTCAAATAAGTCTACTAGACCACTATAAGGATCCATTCCTGTCTCATAAGGAATCTTAATTTGAATATTCTCAAAAGGTTTAGCATATCTAGTCTTCATAATCTTACAGGCACTACGTATACCCTTAACTTGACTGATCTTGTTACCATCTTCATCTTCTTTTAACTTAAGCTTCTTCATGGCAACTACAATACTTGATGCATATATAAAACCTTGACCACCACTGATCTTGTCATCTGGGTCAAACATGTCTTGACTAGCATATGTATGATTGGTAGCAACAAGACCTACATTGTGACTACCAAACATATTAACACAGTTACGAACTAAACTGGTCAATGCCTTAGGCTTACGGCCCATGTCACCCTTCATATTGCCTGCTTCGAACTGATCAACATCAGTAGGAGTCAATAACATACCCAAACTATCAATTACAAACAATACTTTAGGCTTAGAATCTTCTGGCATGGCCTTATATTCCTTCATAAACTCACTTATAGTCTTAGCAACATCATCAATCATTGCCATATTAAGCTTAAGAAGTTTTGACTCATCAGTGCTAACACCCAACGCTTCAAGCCATGCCTTATCCAAGGCATTTTCACTGTCAACTAATACAACAAAAATACCTTGTTCTTGAGCATTTTTAATCAAATTACCACTACAGATATAACTCTTACCTGCACCACTCTCACCAGCAAATACAGTGACCTTACCAAGTGGTACACCTTTCTTAAAGTCACTACTAATCAAATAGTTTAGAGCATAATTGCCGGTGCTGACCCAATCAGTAGGATCATTAAAGCCTACACCAAGTCCATCAATGCTCTTTGTTAATGTTTTACGAAATTTACTTAAATCGAATGCCTTTGTAGCCATACAAATCTCCCAAAAGGTGACTCGAGCGTAAAGCCCGAGTCATATAGTTTTTTATTGCTTGTTACGATTGCGAATCATTGCTAAGATGTCACCAGCACGACTGTCTGGGCTCTTTGAATCATCTGTAGCCTTTGGGGCAGGTTTAGACACTGCCTTAGGTGTTGATTTAACGTCCTCATCCATATCTGGCTCTTCTACTGTTGTAGTATCACTATTACGACCAGTAGCCATTGGATCACCAGTACGGGCACTTGCTCCGCTGGGCTTGTAATATTGACCCCAACGATCCATATCAAATGCTTCACCATCTACACTGGCTTCAAACATTTCTTTGATAACCTTGAGTTCAACTTCAGTGGGCTTCTTGGGAAGGAAATCTTTAAGATTAAACAAGCCATGCTCTTTTAATGCTGCTTGTTCCTTCTCATTTAGTGGACGACTACGACGACTCCACTTGCTTGTACCATAATCAGCATAACCACCTTTGCTTGATTTGATTAGTTTAAAATCTACACCATTAACTACGTCAGTGGGTAGATCTTCCATCTCTGGATCCATCAAAGCACCTTTGATAAGAGTAAAGATTTGTGGACCAATAATGAATCTACGCACAGGATTTTCTGGAAGTGTATCTTCCTTAAGGCCATCTTCCACTACAAAACCTTGGAACAAATAACTACGCTTCTTCCAATACTTACGACCCATTGCTTCAAGGTTGGGATCCTTAAACCAAGGACGCACTTCATTAAGAATTGGGCAAGATTCGCCATACATTTCCATACAAGGAACTTGTACACTTGCTTTTTTGTTATCTGTTTCACCTTTGATTCCAGCGAATTCAAGTTTGATTACAGCACGCTCTACCCAAAAGAATGTGTTGCTTGAATCGCCATCTGGAAGGAATCTTACTGTGCTTTCGCCACCTTCTTTTAAGTTCCAGAAGGGATAAATTGTGAGGTCTCCGCCTCCTGTTGATCCGCCTTTAAGTTCTTGCTCTTTAAGTTTTGCCCTAATTTCTGCCAAAGTTGCCATAGTGTTTCTCCTATATTTGCCTATGTTGTTTAAAATTTGCCTATATGTCTGACGCCCTGTCAAACAAAACGCATACTTGTATTGTATGCGTTTGTATTTATAAAATCAAGTAAAAAGGTAGATTAAATCTATCGTAATCCTGCTATTTTTAATACTCTACCTAACTCATCACCTTCTCTAACATTACCTTGACCTTGAACTGGTTTCTTTGCTTGTCCTGTAGTAGGTGGTGGTGTCCAACCTGGTCTGCTTGGTGGAAGACCTTTCGCTACTCTTTCTGCATCTATTTGATCCTGGGTTTTTTCTTTAGTAAAAATAGCGACCATTTCATCAGGTGTTAGCATAGCAGCTCTATTTTCCGCCACATCTTGATTTGGCATCATACCAGAAAGTTCTAACATACGGGCGTGATCACTTTCTGCTTGATGCTTTTGCTTCATCTTTTCCATAATACGAGCACAGGCACCTTCTACCATACGATCAAACATTTCTGACTTAGGATGTTTTGGATCAATATGATATTTTTCCTTAAGCTCTTTACACATCTTGGTAACAAACCCTTCTTCACCAATAGTAAATGTACCATTGTTCTCATTGAAGAAGCCACTGACTCTACTAAAAATTTCATCCACAATACGATGCATCATCCTTCCCTCCATCATAGGTGGAGCTGCTGGATTTGGTATCATTGGTCCAGGTGCTGCTCCGCCTGCCATAGGATCAACAGGTGGGGCTGCTGGAGGGGCTGCTGCTTCAGGAGGTGGAGCTGCAGGTTCTGGAGCTGCTGCAGGTTCTGGAGCTGCTGCTTCAGGAGGTGGTGCAGCAGGTTCTGGTGCAGGTGGTGGAGTGGATGAAACTCCTGGTTCATATCCTAACTTCCCACTTAAATCTGTTCCATTTTCTGCATCATATGATTTTAGAAACTCATTAATGATTGGTCTAGCATCCATTTCATCTAAACCAAGTTCTGCTAACAATTCAAAAGCCTTATTCAACTTTTTCTCATCAATGACGCCAGATATACTATCTACAGCATTATTACCATTTGTTCCTAAAGGTACTTCACTGGCAAATAAATTCTTTAAACTTTCCATTGCCTGTGCTTGTACTTCCTCATCAGCATTGAATAAATCATCTGTCTCACTGACAATTTGATTTAGATAACGTTCAAAAGTACTAAATTCTTTAACATCTTTCATTGCGCTCTTAGCAAGATGTTTGGCACGACTATGTCCACCGTGTTCTGCTTTATCACCAGCTTCCTTCTTTTTCTTAGGTGGGTCTGGATCAAATGGTGGATCATTGTCATCGTATTCCTTCTCTTTATCATCTTCCAATATATCATCAGCTGTAAGTTCTTTAATAGGTATCTGTGTTTCATCAACTAGTCTGTAGATATATGGAAACGCATCCTTAAGTTCTTCATTAAAACTGCGTACAGTTAAACGATCAATCCAATCATTTAAGATATCTTCTGGTACGTCAACATTTTTACTTTTTCTAAAACTTTCTTTAAATTGACCATAATATTTGTTAGTTTGTAAGCTATGTATTTCTTCTTTAATACCTGTAATACGATCAATAACTTTAGCTTGTATATTGCTCATACTTTCGCTAACAACTGGACTACGATCAACATAGTGTTTAAACACTCTTAGCTTACTGAGTTCCTCGCTTAGTCCAATAATATAATTTCCAATATCGTCAAAGAAGCTGCCACCTTCTGCAATATGACGACCCATTGCCCTAGCACCGTTCAAGTGTTTAATAGGATAACGAAATCTTTCACCTATGCTGTTTTCCACATAAATGTTTTCAATATGCTGTGTTCTTCCATTTGGAGCATTAAAATTAATAGGCTGACTGTGCCTTACAATAATTTTAGCTTCACCTATTTCTTGGTAGCTAGTTTTACTGGTACCAAACAATTTTGATTCATTCATCTTACCTTCCCCAACGGAACTTCTTTTTACTAGATTACTTTGACTAGGATTTTGTGCGTTAAAATTTAATCCATGTGTTTGAGCAAACTTGGGCAATATGCTGCGTATAAACCTATCCCATGCTCTACTATTAACACGATCATTCCAACTTACGTCCAATCCTGGACCATCACCATCTTCTTCTTTTTCATTAAGGCTTACTGTGACATTGACTAGTTTTTGCCCATTTTCATCAACAAAATCAAAGTTAAACTTACGTGCGTCTTTGTCCGTTAAATTTACTCCATCTATAGGTTTGTCATCACCTGTACTTTTTTGTAGGCTAGGAAATCTAGTCTGTAATTGACGACCCAAATCTATAGCTATTCGTTCGAAATTTGCACTCATAGTATTATTTATTAGAAACTTTGGGAAAGGAATATTGGTAATGGTGCTATAAAATCATCCTCATTGTGTACACCACTCAAGCTTTCAAACACTCTTGGATCCCAATCTGCTACTAGAGCGCTCATTCTACACAGTAATAATAAGGCACTGACAAGATCGTCATTATCACCTTCTTTAGCTTTGAAACTGAATCCATGAGCAACAAATGTCTTTAATTCACTGATCATGGGCTTACTACATATGGTCATTTGCCCAGTTTCAATTAAGTGTTTTAGTCTAGCACAGGCAGCAATTTTAGCATTGTGCGTGGTGTTAAATCCTTTACGAAACTTGCGTACGTGACCTTTACGTATTGGTTCACTGATCATAAGCCCAGGAAATTTTTCTTCACCTAAGTCACGTATAACAACTAGTCCAGCTTCGCCAACAGTATTATTTTCTATACTCCAATATATATTATTGGTATTGCCTTCCATTTGATCTTCAAGATAATCTAGTATATCCTTAAGTACTTTGATTTGACCTTGTATAGGTGTAGTGTTATGATACCACTCTGCTACCTGTTTAAATGAAGGTAATTCAAATACCACAATGGCACTATAGTTTCCACCTGTTCCTAAACTAGGATCAACTGCTACAAGATATAACATTTCAGGATTAACCTTATTATACCAACGTGTTTGACCCATTTTAAATATTGGTTCTCTACCTACAAGTTCACTTAATCTAATACTGTTAATTAATGTTTCATCATAGATCAAGAACTCACAGCCATATTCACGACGAAATCGTTCTTCACCAATACGACCTTGTTCTTCTCTAGCCCATTTTTCATCACGATCTGGGTGTTCATTCCAACTACAGGTAAATGGGAAAAATCCATTCAACCCTAATTCTTGCTCATTTCCATGCTCATCAAACTTATTATTAGCTTCTTTCCATATGTTAGCAAATGTATCCTCGTCACTATTTGGTGTGCTGGTGATAATAGCACGACCACCAGTGGCTAGTGTTGGGCTTATACTAGTCCAAAACTCATCTGCTATATTAGGTTGTACAAACGCAAACTCATCACAATATAGTAAGGATATACTCATACCACGACCAGTATTGTTAGTAGTTGTAGCACTAACAATACGACTACCGTTGTCAAATTCTATACTACCTTTGTTATAGTTAATAACACCACTACGAATAAAGTCAGGGCATAATTCATACGCATATCTAATACGCTGCATAATTTCATATGCACCTGTGTACTTGTGGGCTGCTATAAGGATTGTTTGATCTGGAATAAACATGGCATACCATAAAAGATAACAGGCCGCACAAGTAGTCTTGCCCATCTGACGTGGTAGCATGTTTACAGTGAATCTATGATTATGGTAAGCATACATAAGCCTTTCTTGGAATCCAAAAGGCTCAAATAATAGTTTACCCTTTACTGGGTGTTGAATGAAATAAAAATGTTTACTAAAATGTAAGTAGCCAGTTTCAGGATCACTACATAATAATAAATGTTCTATTTGATCCTCGGTGTACTTTTCCTTCTTATGTGCTTTTTTGGTTAGTACACCATCAAGCGACTTGGCCATTATCTAGTTTTTATTTCGTGATATAATGCTGCCAATTTACCGCGAAGACTTTCTGCCATTGGTTGTGTATATGGATTACCACCGCCTGCAACTTGACCAACCTCATTACCGCCTTTACTACTCAAATCATCACCAGTTGGAGTCATATCAGCTACTGATCCCATACTAGGGGATGGTGTGTTAGCAAATTCTTCATCCATTTCTGGACCTTTACCAAGCATGGGTTTTTGACCTGGATCTTCATCACCATGATCATGCATATCTGGAGCACCGTCGGGACCTATATCATCTCCTCCATCTGGGCCATCCATACCTACTAGTACACCTGCTGGGCCGCCATCTGGACCATCCATACCACCTGGCATATCATCACCTTGACCTTGTAGGATGTTTAATAGTTCACGAATACCTTCTGCACCACTGGCATTCATGTTTACACTCATTGTGGTAGGACGATCATCCATACCACCCATTGGGCTCATACCCATCATACCACATTCTTCAATAGGTTGTTCACTCTCTTTTAGGATTTGACGACCTTGATCTAAATCTGCTATCTTTTTGTATAATTTATTAAAATCCATATTAGCGTCCTTTCTTTTCTGGTGATGATCCTGTAGGCACGCTCTTGGCTAATAATTGATCATTTACACCTTTAACTTGTTCACCTGCGTGTTTAACTTTGTTTAACTCTTTCAAAAAACTTAGACGTTTTTCGCCTACTAAGTCTTGTCCACTAACATCCTCTAAAGGTTTATTCAATATAGATTCTGCTTTAGTGCCAATCCTTTTAAATCCTTCTAAGTTATTAGTTTGCTCTAATTCTTCAAATTCACTTTTTACAATTACACAGGCATTGCTTATTTTTAATGCTTCAGCTACTCTAGCTGCCATTACTTGACTGGTAGTTGGGTAATTACAACTAATGTCAAAAATGTTTATATGACTAAACTTTTGATGTGGAAAGTCTAAAGGTGTTTCAGTAATAGGCGTACGCTTAGGTTTGCTTACACTATTACACTCAAACTCACTTAATGACACTTTTAAAATGTCATGTGCTTTAGGAGCACAGTCACCTGCAACTTTGACTTTAAAGTTATAGACTTTTTTGCTTTCTGCTAGATAATCCTTAAAAGTAGCCATATTATATCCAATATACATTATTTATTCATATTTTTTAGTTTTTCAAGCAGACTATTACGATCTGCTACTATATATCCATCGCCTGGAATATTGACCCCTTTATTAGCATCTGACTCAGCATCCTGATCTAACTTTGCCTTTTTAAGTTGTAGCTCGATCATTTTTAACTTTTTATCTACTTTAGCTGCTTTCGCATCAATGGCATTTTTTAACATGGTTCCAGCTACTTCAAAAATACGCCCACTATAACGTGAATCTACATTCATTCCTAGATCCATTAGGTCATCATAGGCATTAGTAGCTCTATCTGCTAGGGCATCAAACTCACTATCACTTAGATCTCCAAGACCTTTAACTTGTGGCAGTGCCGCACTAATCTTGTCAAACTCTGCTATGTCACGTAGGAAGGGTTCAGGCTTTTCACGTTCCTTCTTCTCTTCCTTAATAATTTTTTTATTTTCAGGTAAATTGAGTACTTCTTCTAATTTCTTAGTCATACCTTATTTATCTTACTCCGCCTTGATGGAAAATATCTGTTTCATTAAGTACACGAAAAGTTAGTCCTGCATTACGGCACCATTGACTAGCAGCAGCCCATTTAGCTTGATTGACTACATAGGCACTGGCTCTTGCGCTATTACGACCTACCTTCTCTACAAGTTGTTGATTTTGTGGTTTGATCTCTATTATTTCTGTTAATAGTTTACCTTTTTTATCCATATATTGTATAAAAAAGTCTGGAACATATATTGTTTGTCTTCCTGTCAATGGATTTTTATAGGGTATTTTAACAGCTTCACTGGCCCAACGCTGTATATTAGGGTGCGTATCACAAAAGTTCATAAAGGCCCATTCCCAGCTACTACGATAAGTAGGTTCTCTATTACCTACATATTTTGCTGGATTTTTTGGAGTGAATTTACCTTTGGCAAATTTACTCATATAAGAATATTACGACTCTCAAAAGTGTCATCTTGTACGACGGTTTTATAACCCAATACACTGGTTTTGGTTCTATAAAAATTAAGTATCTGCGTGACCACTTTATTCAATTGTACATTATTATAGTTTTTTAGCTTATCTAATAGTTCAAACACATTAACATTATCTATTTTAGCTTGATTCATTAGTACAATACTTACACTTCTACTTGCTTGTTCTTCAAACCCTCTTTTTTGAAAAAACCCTAACACTGCATCTATTTGCGCTGTAGGGAATGTTACTTCAGCAGTAAAATAGCTATCAAAAAATTGACGTACTTCTTTATTTGAATCCTGTGTGTTTAAAGGTAAATTAGTGTTCATGTTCCGTAGTCTATATTAAGGGGTTTAGCCTCTGTTTTAGGTGTGCTAGATGGAGTTGAAAAATTAACTCCCTTTAATGCCTGAACAGCTAATCCTGTGCCGCCAACAAGTAAACCTGTAGCTAGTCCTAAACCTTCCTGTTTTAAGCCTGCTTTATTTAACTTTTTAGCATTGTCAATAGTATTTTTGGCAGCGATACCCGCATCTAAAATTCCACCTAAGGTATATCCATTTTCATTCATATTGCTAATTGCACCAAATACTCCAGCAGCTCCTTCTAACACTCCACCTGCTCCTAGTAAGCTACCTGTTCCGCCGCCCGCAGCACTTAATGGACTTGGGCTTTTATCGTAGTGTTCCTGTGCAAACCCTTCTACCTTACCACCACTTATACTTCCCATATCATAGGTTACTGCTTCGTAATTTATGGTCATAGTACATTCAGCACCTGCTGTTCCTTGATCACTACTAGATGCATTATCATGGTTGAACGCTTGTATTACTGGATTAATTAGTTTATATTGAACAAACTCTCTCTTGTTTAACTGATATAAACTAATATAGTCAAAAAATGGAATAGATGAATTGTTATCAAACCCGTGTGCTCCTTTTACATAACTCCATGATTTCATAGCATTACGTAGATACGCTTCCTTTTGAGTGGCAGTTGTTGGATCTGCATAATAATATTTGTAATATGCCTGCCATAAAATGTTTACAATATGTGATCTATCATCATGAAAACGTAGAGTCATTGGTCCGAAGTTATGACTAGTTTGAACTACTTTCTTTCTATTATACTGATTTAAAGTTTGAGTTTTCATATTGAATTTCGGCAGCTCAACTGCCTTAACTAATAACCCAACTTCATTTTGATGTCGTTCTGTAAGTGCTTGAAAAAACACTGCACTTCTATTAATCTTAAAAAAGACATGATATAAAAACTTGGCTTTAGGAGCTAGTCTAAAATAATCATCCACAAAGGTGCGAGCAGCATGTTGCCAGTCACCCATTTGGCCTTTGGGTCTTAATAACCCATTACCAATTTGATTCAATAATCCATTAAACGGACTCGCCATAATATTATTTAGTATAGTTCAAAATATGCTATTATTATAAAAAGTCAATAAAAAAGGGCCTAAGCCCCTTTTTATTTGTTCTAATATTAAGCACCAGAACCAGTTGCCATTGTACGCACACTTCTGCCAATAGCTGCACCAACACCACTGCCTTGTGGAATTTGGATACAATTATCTGGTTGAATATTAAGGTCAATTGTTTGTGGAGCTGCTTCTGCATAACTCAATGATTGCCAATTAGCCTGTTGGATATAGCAACCATAGCACTCCCAAGTTTCTAATACAGTTGGAACGTGAATACCGTTTCCGCCTTCTGTTATTTCAATACGCATTAAGAACTTGTAATCTACACCACTAGCAGCACTGGCCTGTTCGAAGAAATCGAACTGTTTCTGCATCTGCTCACCAACTAACTTGCTTACAATACCTGTAGCATCATCTCTAATAACCACTGTAATTGGATTCCAAGTTGGTTTACCTGCATAATTAATTTTACTGTTATATGTCTCAATTACCATATTTTGAAACTGTACAGTGGGTTTAGCTGCTGTTTGTACCTGCTTGGTCAACTCTGTTGAAGGACTAGTAACACCAAAATTCTCAAACATAATTCTAAAACGATATTTGAGTTTGGGCATTAACATGCCTTGGTTACTAGCACTAGCGTCTGTTGATAAAGGCACTGTAAATCTATTTAATGTTGCAATTGCCATAGTTCTTTGCTCCGTTCTTATTATTTATACTTTTTATAGACCAGCAATTTCACCCGTATTCTTTAGTCTCAGTGGAATATAGATAAATTCAACTGCTTTAACAGGCTCAATAGCAACATCAACATACAACTCGTTTCTATCAATTCTAGCAGGAGTATTATTTGACTCATCACACACTACAATATAATCATATAATGCTCTTTGACCTACTAGTTCTAACAATAAACTTTCCACTGCACCTTTAATTTCATCTCTTGTAATCTTATCATTAGGTTCAAATACATATGGTTTAGCTAAAATATCTAGCTGCCTACGTAGATAAATTACTAGTCTTGCTACGTTGATACGATCTAGAGCACTTGCATTTTTAGCACGAGTTTTTTGACCATAGTTTACAAGACCAGCGCCTGTAAAGAATGTAATTGGATTAATCTTAACATCATATAATGTATCACGCTGTCCAGTATTTAGAGCAACTACTACAAATTCGCCTTCGTCATCAATATAACCTACGTTACTAGCATTTGTAATACCACCACGTCGTGTACCTGCTGGGGCAAACCAAGGATAACTTACACTATCACTTAATGCTATTGTTCTTAGCATCATATGACTTGGTGGAACTACAATATTACGTCCTGACAAGTCACTAGTGAATCCCCATGGATAAAACATACCCATGTATTCATCATAACTAGGAGCACCTTGTTCATTGTCCTCTACACTTAGTCTTAAGTTATCACCCCAAGCTTTTAAGCTTGTTGCATCTGGAGTTAACCTAGCAGGTGTATCACCTACAATAAACGCTGTTAGTCCACGATCAAAGTTTAGATTAATTAGTTCACCAATCAATTCTGGATATCCTGGACAAGATAATAAGTTAAACACTCTGGCTTCTTCACGTATATCACGTGAACTATTTGTTACTGCTTGTAAACTTTGTACTACTACTCTACGTTGTGCATGGCGACCAAAGTATCCGGCACCATTTTCTTGGTTACCGCTAATTGTTACCCAACGATGTGGATAATAATCAGTCATGGATTCATCTATCATAAATCCGCTAATACCTAAAACTTCATAACGTGTATTAACTTCATTTACATCGATATAATTTTGTACAAATTTCTTAACATTGAAACCGCTGCGACGCATATTCCATAGCAACATACCTTTTGGATATAATGCAGGATCTGGACAATCTGGATCTACAAAACTACTCTGTAAAAGTTCTTGTATAGTGCTTGATCCATATGTAGCCCCTACACCGATATCAGTCCATCGTGCATCTGCAAATAAGACACCATCTTCACTACTTTGATCTGTCTTATCTAACAGTACCCACTTTGTAAAAGTAGTTCCTGGTCTACTTGTATCAAATCTATAAATCATTGGATAATTATCAATATCACTAGTATCTATCCATAAATCACCATCAACTAATGGAGATCCTGTGCTTTGGGTAAGCGGTCTAGTTGCTGCCACTTGTGGACCATTATCGTCTGTAAGTGGGAATATTTCTTTATATCCTCTCCATTTTTGACCATCATGTACCATAATATCAACTTCATCAACTACACTATTATACCATAATGTTTGGTCCAAAGTTAATGTAGTTGGTGCATCAGTACTTGCTGTAAATCTTAATGCATCCCAATGGCTTACTTCCCATTGTGGTTGAAAACTTGCTGTGGAATCATCAAAATCACTAGCATGTAACTGAGCATTTTTTTGACCTGAAAATAAAATTGTTATTAATTTTTCTGCTGATACGCTACTTTCCTCAATTCTAATATCACCACCTAACAAGTGTTGAATTACTAGTCTGTTTTGACTATCAACTTGTGCTCTAACATTTACTAGATCTGTTTGATCATTAATTGCCTTAGCAATATCTTCTGCATCGCTTGCAACACCATACACTTCTACAGTAACAGTTACAGGTGATCCATATCCTGCCATACCTGCTTTTGTTTCTTGAAAAACTAAATCAAGAATATTAGGAGCCAGTGTTGCATTTTCAATTTTCTTACTAGTTATAGTGGTCGCACCCATAGTGTTTTTTCTATAAAACTTAAAGTCTGCACTTAAAGGACCTTTATCACTAGTTGGGTATGTATAAAGATATTCTGTTTGATTTGTTTTTACATAAACACTACCTACTGGTAATCTTTCACCACCTGTTTTATCCAGAGCATAAATCGCTTCTGCTGCATTAGGATACATCGGAGCTGTTATTGATTCAAATATATCTGAATCAGCATTATATTTTTTAAGAGCAAATTCTGCTCCGCCGTTGGCTGTTGTTGTCTTAATCCATACACTACCTGTTGGTCTTGGTGCAGGATCACCTGTTTTAAATAATGGAACTCTTGTATGAGGAGCTACTTCTAATTTTGGACTATTATAAGTTCCTGCATTTATTCCTATATGTTGGGCTGCTGCTCCACCTATTGTAAAACTCCCAGTTCTACTATAAAGCTCAAGACGGCCACTAGAATTTACACGAGCTTCTACAAGAGGTTGTGGTCCTGGGCTCCAAGTATTAATTGCTGACGCTATAGTACTTGCACTAACAGTACCTGTTGGTAATGTAATAGTTTCAGTTAGAGGATCAAATCCTGAAACACCATCAATCTCAATACTTAGATCGTCATCGCCTATTGGTATATTAATTGTAGATTTAGTACTAATAGCAGCTGGCCAACTAATACGCCAATCATCACTACCAACTTTAACCCATTCTGTACTATTTCTATACCACATCACATCTGCACCACTGTAGCTTGTTGCTAGGTTCATTAAACTTACTACAGCATAATCACCTACTGTCCCTACACTGGCTTTAGGAGCACCTGTTATACTATCAACTTTAGCAGGATCTGTTACAATTGTTGGTACTTTTTTAGTAAATGTTTGACCTCTACCTACGCCTTTAACATCACCATTCCACTCAAAAATACCCCAAGAACTTTTAACAACGTCAAACCAATAAGTACCTGCTTCTGGTTCAGCTTGTGGAGCAAGTGCTTGTGGATCTAATGCACCTAAGTCAACATCTGCTCTAACCACATATGCTCTATTACTGACTCCTAATAAACTATAAGCAGCCTGTAAACCATATTCGTTTTGTTCACCAGCATGTACAGGATTATTATTTGAATCAGTCCTAAAAATTGGGACTCCAAATGTTTCAGATAAGTCTCTTTGACTAGTGATTAAGTATGCTAGCCCTGCATTACTTTTTAATGTACCTGGAGCGATACCAGTGTTGGCTCCATTAGGTTTGTTTTCTGCTGTTGCTACTACTATACAAGGTACTGTGCTTGGGGCTGCCGGTGTATAAAAACTTTCGTCGACAACTGTGACTACGACGCCAGGTGAGTTAAGTTGAGCCATTCTTAGATTTCTCCTAAATCTTACTCAAGTATTTAGCTTGATTTGGTAAAAAATGCTGCCTAAAACTAGGAGAAATCAACTTATAAGGCTATTCTGATACGGTTGAATATATAAAAGTCACCTTGTTATCAACACTAAACTTTAGTCTATTTAATATGACACTTTCAATTTGATTATATAAGTTATTTAAACTGCTATTATTATCAATAATAATGTCAAACTCTGTACCAATCCATTTCCATTCACTGGGGTGTATTCCTATATCCTGCATATAATTAAATGCCTTTAAATTGCCACTATTAGCGTCCAAGGCAATATCATACCAATCAGGTAATTCACCTCGCTGTACCCAAAGTATTATTCCATTAGCATTTTTTATTGCACTGATTTCGTTAGGGAATCTACAATCGCTAATTACCACATTATCCTTACTGGTTCGTAGCTTATTTTCTAAACTGGCTATCCATATATCATCGTGGAAGTTTTGACGACATACTTCAGTACCCCAGTTCTGTAGTACCCATCGTGGTGTAATTTTTATTCCTAGTCTATTACTCCACCAAAAGTCTACTTGTTCTCGCCACTCTCTACTTTCTTTAGTTCGACCTTCTAACAAGTCACGGTCCCAACCAAATACGGCTGCTACTGCATCCTTCAAACTACGAGCAAAACTTTCCCTACGAAATTCATGAAAATTAACAAGATAATCAGCAATAGTGTCTTTACCACTACCAATCAAGCCACAAATACCTACAATCATAGTTTACTCCTTTCTATGATAATAATAGATTTATTTGATAAAGTCAAGCAATATATTAACCGATGACTAGCGTATATCCTGTACCACCTGCTACATAGGTATCTATTTCTTTTTCTAACTTCTCAATTTCTTCTTTAGCTGCTGATTTTAGGTCTGCACCGTTTAATCCACCCGATCCACCTGGTCCTGCTATTTGACTAAACTTACCACGTGCTTCACCTAACATTAATTTACAATTAGCCAATGTATAATCCTTAAACCACTGACTGGCATAGGTGTCTTGTAATAAGATATAATCTGGTCTATAATTATAGCCACGTATTAAAACTTGCTCACCATCACCATAACTACGTTGTAGGATACGCAGTGTATGTGTAGTTGGTATCCATTGAAACTCAATAAAAGCACCAAACATACGTCCCACTAATTCCTGATATTGAGCAAACATATCATAAGTGGCAATACCGCCTAACATAGTGCTGTTCAAAAGATAAGTGTTTGTATAGGCTAAATTAAATGGCTCAAACTGTGTACCACCACTACCACCTGCTGTTCTACTGCCTATAGTGCGACGATATATACTACGAACTTCTATGATTTCCTTAGGCAATCTATAATCATTGGTATCTTCTTTTAGTTCTAAGAAATAAAAAGCTTCTTCTACAGCATTTGGACTTTTTTGACGATAACGACTTAGGGCACGATCTAGGGCTATTTCATAGTGATCTGGATCTAATTCAACATCAACCATCCCATCACCTAACATTAGTCTACAATATTTGTAGATTTTTTCACGTTCCTGCATTGTTGTAGTAGTCATATTTGCTGTCTCCATGATATTTATCTGCTGATAAATACCTTATGCCCCGCATAAGTTTATATCGTCCAGAACGTGGAAATGACTACAAATTCATTGATCGTCAAATCAGTGAAATGTTTCAAGTTGGCGGTACAGATTTTTATCTACACAAATATGTTGGTTCGAATACGGCTCCAGAAAATGCCACAGCAGATCAGCCTCACTATGCTGAAACTAAAGAAAGTAATATACAAGACTTACTTCTACTGGAGAATCGTGATCGCAAATATGACCCTAGCATTTATAAAATAAGAGGTCATTACCAAGTACAAAATTTAGACTTTAACCTAAGTCAATTTGGCTTATTCATAGATAATGATACTATATTTGCCACTGTACATATAAACGACTGGATACGAACAGTGGGGCGAAAACCATTAAGTGGTGATGTAATAGAATTGCCTCATCTTGTTGATCAGTTTGCTCTAAATGATTATAACATAGCACTGCCTCGATATTTTGTTATTGAGGATGTTGCTAGAGCTAGTGAAGGATTTAGTCAAACTTGGTGGCCACATTTATATAGATTAAAACTTAAGAAAATAGTTGATGGTCAAGCTTTTGCTGATATACTAGATCAGCCAGCAGGTGAAAATACAGATCAAACACTACGTGATATTTTAAGTACTAAGGGTCAAGAACTACAAATTAATGATAGCATATTAGCCCAAGCTGAAGCAGATGCATCAATGAATGGCTTTGAAACTAGACAATTTTATACATTGGCTATAGATAGAACTACGGGCAATCCTGTAATTGAAACTGCTGATCAAATGGATATTGATGCTAGTACTGTAGGATTAGATGCCAGTAGAATTCATGGTCGTGCTATACGCAGTGGATACGCAGGATATCTTTTAGGTGATGGATTTCCACCTAATGGATATCAGTTTGGGCACGGGATAATGTTTCCTGCTAACCCATATAAAAACGATTATTTTTTACGCATTGATTTTGCTCCTAATAGATTATTTAGGTTTGATGGTTTTAGATGGGTTAAGATGGAAGACGCTATACGTCATACATTAACTAACACTAGTGCTAATTTTGCTACACCAAAAGGTGTTTACAATGATCTAGTATCATATGTAATCAATGACCTAATAGAATACGGCAATGTACAATATGTTGCCATCACTCCAAGCCAAGGTAAGAACCCTTTAGAGAATCCAGAATATTGGAAGCAGGTTAGAACTACTCAGAAAACTGGATTTATTAACAACGTCAATGTAAATAGAATTAATGGCGAAGATGTTCCTGAACGTCAAGCTCTAAGTAAGGTTCTAAGACCTAAGGCAGATTTATAATGCAATTTTTCTACGATGGTCAGATAAGACGTTATCTAGTACAGACTATAAGATTACTCAGTAATTTTGTAGTAAAATTCGGTGACGGTCGTTTAAGTAAAGTACCTGTTATGTACGGTGATATGGATCGTCAAGTAGCTAATCTTATCAAACAGAATAGTGAAAATAAAATTAATGGTGCACCACGTATAGCAGTTTATATTACTGGTTTACAGATGGATAAGGAACGTCTAGCTGATCCTACATATGTAGGTAAAATACATATTAGAGAACGTGCTGTGGAAAATGGTGTTTATACCACCACTGAAGGTTCAAACTATACTGTAGAAAGATTGATGCCTAGTCCTTATACACTTACAGTTAAAGCAGATATATGGGCAACTAATACAGAACAAAAATTACAAATATTAGAACAAATATTGATGTTGTTTAATCCAAGTTTAGAAATACAGACAACAGACAATTACATTGATTGGACTAGTTTAAGTGTAGTATACTTGGACCAAGTTGATTTTAGTAATCGTCAAATACCAGTTGGTAATGATACACCTATAGATATAGCCAGTTTAACTTTTAGTATGCCAATTTGGATCAGTCCACCCAGTAAAGTTAAAAAACTTGGTGTAGTTTCTAGTATTATTATGACCATGTATAATAATTCTACAGAACCTGCTGAAGGATATCTTGAAGGATTTGTTCAAGATCCCAATGAAGGCAGTGTTGGCTTGTATGATCAAATACCTTCACCTATAGCTGTTGAGCCTCTACCATATAATATTATAGTATTCAATGGACAAGCCAAAGTTTTTAGTCCAACAGAAAAAGGTCATTTAAATTTTAGAATAAGAGAAACAGGATTAGACAGTTTGAACCCTGTTAATTGGTATGAAATATTAGACAAATACCCTAATGCTTATAGAGCTGGGGAAAGTAAAATATTTTTATTACAAAGTACAGGATTTGATGTAGTTGGAACTATAGCCGTTAATCCTTTAGACAGTGATATACTAGATATTAATTGGGATAGCGATACATACCCAAGTAATACAGATATAACTACATCAAATAGAACTAGTCCAGGAACTTTTGATGCTATTATTGATCCTACAGAAACAGGTCCCAATAGTGGGTTACCAATTCCTACACCTGGTACAAGATATCTTATTATAAACAACATAGGTGGTGGGTTGAGAGAAACGTTAATTGCTGAAGTAAGTAGTAATAGAATTGATACTACAATAGATTTTGATCGTGTTAGAGACATAGAAGTTTTTGTTAATAACACATCTGTAAGCTATAAAGATTTAAATATTGATGGTAAATTAGTTTTAAGACTATTAAGAGATGCAGAAGAAGGTGATATAATTACCTATATAATTTATGTAAACGATGATGGTCCTGATGCCTGGAAAAATTTAGACGGCAGTGATTTTATAGCCAATGCTAATGATCTTATAGAATGGAATGGATCAAATTGGGCTGTAGTTTTTGATAGTACAAATAGCAGTGACATTATTAGATACCAGACTAATATAACTACAAACGTACAATACAAATGGGATGGTATAACTTGGGTAAAAAGTTTTGAGGGCGAATATAGAAAAGGTAGCTGGCGTTTAGTTTTATGAAAGATCAAATTATTTGCAGTGGCGCTTTATTTTACAGCAAAGAATCAAAACGTGTTTTACTATTACAAAAAGCAGATGGTAAACATAAAGGTACTTGGAGCTTGGTTGGCGGTACTGCCCAACAAAGTGAAAATCCTTGGCAAAGCCTAAACAGAGAAATTAAAGAAGAAATAGGTTTCAGTCCTACTATTATAAAAAGTATACCCTTAGAAACTTTTGTAAGTAATGATAAAGTGTTCAATTTTCATACATTTTTATGTGTAGTAGAAAAAGAATTTATTCCTATTCTAAGTGATGAACACTGTGGATATTGTTGGACTAATATAGATATGAGTCCTAAACCATTGCATCAAGGATTACGTAGTAGTTTTAGCAATAAATCAATAAGAAATAAATTACAAACAGTATTTCAAATTATAAACCTAATTTAGAATCCTATATATTTCTTACGTAAAAATTCTAAATCAAATCTTTGTTCATTTAATACATGAGGCTGACCTTGCCATGGTTCAAAAGTAGGCCAACAAGTACGCCAATGCTTATCCCATTTGGCTGTGAGATATTCTATATTCATATCTCTTGCCTCATCCAACTTTTTCATAATTTCTGGATTGTGTCTACGTGTATTACCACCATGGAAATGATATTCTGTTTTATCTCCTGCTCCATGAAGATAATTTTTAGTTAATCCTAATTTTTTCTTAACACCGGCATGCATCATACGCATGATATAGTCATCATCCTCACAATAAGCAGGATACATATTTTCGTCAAATAATCCAAACTTAGCCACTGTATGATCTCTTAATACAAATAAGTCCCAACTACCTACATTAAAGTCTCCTTCATTGGCATGAATTATACCTAACTCTGGATCCTCTGTGACTGCATCATAAATTTCCTTTAGTATACCAGGCCCAAATGCTACATCATCGTTAACAATTAGCCAATATGGTGCCATTATATAACTTTTAATAATAAGATTCCAACTAGCAGGAACTCCTAAATTACAGGGCATATGAACAACATGAACATTTTTAATAAAATGTCTTTTAATTTTTGCCAATGCATCTAAATTTTCTGTGATCTCACCTTTACCATTATTATTAATGATAAGAAAATTCTCCACAGGAAAATCTACACTGGCTAGTAATCGTTCTACCCAATGTGTTGTAAAAACTACGCAAGTACCTATTACTGGAATCATTATCTATTATCCTGCTAAAATGTAATCTTCGCCCTTCTTAACCTTATCTCTAAGGTCTGTCATACGATCTAATATGCTTTTATCAATATAATCAGGATGTACATACCAATCTTCATAGTTACGCCATTCATCAGGAGCAATATCATTTACCACTAACTTATATCCTTTTGATTGTAAGTATCTTCTAGACTCTTCTCTTAATTCTTTTTTGTCTGTATTATAATAATCGTGTTCATAAGTTATTACTTTAAACTTGTATTCATCAAAAGGAATCTTTTTCAGTATTTCAAAAGTGACTTCTGGTGGATCACAATCTAATTGTAAGTAATCTACTACTGGGCCTAAATTTAATTCTCTAATAATTTTACCATAATCAATTTCTAAAGCATTTTTAATTAAGAATGGTGTACTTCTTTCTGTACTGACCTGTCTTTCATCCAAGTCTATACTAATACCTCTCCAATTAAATTGTTTTTCTAATAAGGCTGTATTGTTTCCATAAAACGGTCTACCGGCACCTACCTCAATAAATGTTCCATAGTTTTTACCATTAAGCATACTAAGCACAAACATATCCTGATATGCTTCACTGTAATTAACATCAATGTTTTCTGCACCAGGGAACTTAAATCTTAATTTATTATATTTAGATTTGTCATAAGCATCAAATGGAATCTCTACATATCCACTCATAAACTTAAGATTATTGTACACAATTTTTTTATAATCATCTGGAAGTTGCTTACTACGCATTAGATCTTTGAATATACTACGACTTTCATCGCATAGTCCACAGTTCCAACCACTTAAAGCTTTTTGGAATCTTAAATGATCTTTGCCTAAATAGCTAACATCAGTGCGTAATCCACTATTAATATTATCTGCTACACTTTCACCAATAGTAGAAATCATATAAGTATCATTCCAATGACCGTCATCGTGTTTATGCTCATAAAATCTACTTAGATGATAATATGCTTCTGGTCTATGAGGCATAATGGCCACAGCGTGTTGTAGTAATCCTTTTACAGTAAAATTTCTACTACCTTGTCTTTCAAAACAAATACTGGCTCTAATCAAACATTCATACTTGAGTAAATCATCTTCAGCTCTTTCTGCCGTACGCAGATAATAACTAACAGCACTTGCATGTTGTCCCGTTTGATCATATTCCAAAGCCATCATAAAATTAAGCTCTGGATCAGTTGGGTTGGCTACATATTTTTCTAAATGTGGTTGTATACGATTGCTTTCAAGCATGATGGTCTATATCCAGTATATTTAAATGTCTTATATCTGTATTTCCTAAAAAATAATAGTTATTTGTTAGGATAATATGTAATATTCTTTCACCAAAAAAATCATAAAATCTTACTTGTTGAGTACGTTTATGAATTTCTGGTAAAAAGTATTGATAATTAGCATGAAATTCAAACAATATTTGAAACAATATTTCACAAATACGATTAAAGGTTACTCTATCTGCTGTAAACATGTGGAAAGGAATGAGATATTTGTAATTCCTAAGGTCATCAATCATGTCTATACTAATAGGTATACGTCGATCACCAGCAAGTCCATATAATAATTGCCACCCTAAACTATTATGACAATGACTAAAATGATCATATACACTGTTTACATTAGGAGCATATCCTTTTATAGCAGTAACTATATCTTTTGCTTCAGGAATATATACAGTATTTGGTCTAAGATTAAAATCTTCATTCCAAAAAATACGATATGTATTAGTTCCTTTGTAGTCATGATCAGCATTTTTCCAAACCCAATACAATCCTGTAAGACTACCAAAGTCATTATTCATATGACTTATGTTTTCACCCACATGATCCATTAAGAATCCTCGACGTTGCATTTCTAAAACGTCAAATTGATTATAATTAACAGACCCGCACATTAAGTTGTGTTGGTTATACTGATAATTTTTTGGTTCTCGGCCTACATAACATAGGCAATACATTCCTAATTCTAGCATAATTATAGTTATCTATGCTAGTATTATATAGATTTTTTTTACATTGTCAAGATTATTCTACTCGAACAATAGTAAATCTACTGCCTGTAGCACTAGGGCTACCGCCGTTTACTCGTAATGTGCTATTGACATACCATTGTACAGTATCATTTACATCAAACTCAATATATTCAGTTACAGCACCTCTTCGTGAACCATTTGTTAAAATTTGACAATACTTTATAGTATCTGCGCTATTTTTTCTTACCCAAAAATCTACTGTTGGATAAGTTGCTCCACCACCCGTATCACTTACACTGTAATTGATAATGATTTGATATGTACCAGCCACACTAAAAGTAAAGATTCCACTACCAGCAGCATTCATATCACCAAAATCTGATCCTACTACAATAGTTGGACTAGCAGGCAATGTAACTGTAGCTGCTGTAAAAAAGTTTTGATCACTGGCTTTATAAAATACTACAGCACTATTAGTTACAGGATTAACCCATTCGACACCAGTTCCTGTGCTTGATAATAATTGTCCTGCGATACCTGTGCTACTATTAGCACTAACTGTGCCAGTAAGTACTACATCATCAATAGTAGGGGCATTAATTGTTTTATTTGTTAATGTTTGAGTTGCTGCTAGACTTACTACTTGACTGGCAGTGTCATTTAATCCAGTTTGTCCATATACATAGATATCATCAGCATGAATATCTAACTCAACACCGATACCACCTGCTACTTTTAATGCGCCTGTTACTTTATCTGTAGAGGCAGTATTTGCAGTTACTATTACTGAAGCATCTGTAGCAGTTAATGTAATATTACCACCACTTTGTAAATTATCCAATGTAAAATTTACACTGGTAGTAGTAATTGTTGGGTTATCTTCAAGTGTCAAAATATCAATATAATCTACAGCACCATCAATATAATTAGGCCCTACCCTTACTTTAGCCTGTGGATTTTGAACTACTAAACTATACCCTGTTAGTTCTGTTTCGTCTAATGGATCTATAGCATTTAAGTATACTGGACCATTTACATAAGCAGCACCTCCTACCCCTAGTCCACCAGTAATAACTGCTGCTCCAGTTGTTTGATTTATACTGGCTGTAGCATCAGTTACTTGCAGTATACCATTTGCTGCCAAAGAAGTAAATGCGCCAGTTGATCTGAATGATAAACCTATCGGTGTACTTTCAATTGCTCCTGCTTCAAGTGTTCCGGTTATATTAGTATCACCTCCGATATTAACATCGGCACTAATTCCAACACCGCCATCAACAACCAGTGTACCAGTGCTTGTAGTTGTACTAGCTATATTTGAAGTTAATTCTAACTGACCATCTCCATTTAATATTAATTTTTGATCTTCTACATTACTACCTATTGGAGCATAGCCTAAAATTATTTTATTATTAGCATCTAGCGTTATATCTGCTACTTTACTTAGACGCCATCCACCTCTATTATCATTATCTTTAAGCCAATTCGTGCCATCAAAATAATAATTTGTTGCCCAACTATATGTTTTAGCATCAGCTGTATTAATTCTGCTATTGAAACTTGTTGCAATATTACTGCTTATGGTTATATTAACATCATCATCTGTAATAATTACTTCAGGATCATGTATAATTGGCTCAATGATAGTCTTATTAGTTAAAGTTTGAGTGTTATCAATACCTACAAGAGTAGTAGTTGCATCTGGAAGTATAATTTTATGATCTGCACTGCTACTAATTACAGTTAACCTTGTTTCAAAACCATTAGTTGGATCAGCATCATCAAAAGAAATTATCCCACCTACATTATTTGTAAAAGTCATTGCTCCACTAACTGTTCCTGCGACTGTGGTTATGGCTACGCCACCTAAAGTATCACTTAGGGTAAAGCTTGTGGTACCATTTGTCGCTGTAATAAAATATACAGCACTAACATCATCGTATCCAGTAATAGATCCATCGCCTGCATTTAGGCCTGTTACTCTTAAAGCATCATGTACTCTAAGAGTAGATGCATTACAGGTGAAGGTCCCATTACTTCCAATAGCAACATCAGTGAGCATAGTGCTCTTATTATTAATTGATGGTTCTGTAATTATTGGTGTTGTTATAGTTTTGTTCGTTAGTGTTTGAGTTCCTGTAAAAGTGACATAATTACTTAAATCTTGAGTCAATGCCTCGGGGCCTGCCACACTAAAGTTCACACTGACTGGCTCATCGTTAGGAAAATTTTCATCCCCAGTCTCAACTCTTACGATTTCAACATCAATTTCAAACCAACCTACTCTATCTACTATGGTACTAAAACTATAAATTTGAAAATGATTAGGATCGTTTTCCTTTTCTACCTTGATAAATCCTCTACGGCTATTATTACCATAAGCACTTAACCCATTTATAAAACTACCAATGTCATTATAACTTGGTACTCCAGGTGTAGCTCCCATAATGTAATTAGGATCTCCTGCAACACTATAACTACTAATTACAAGTTTTGTAGCAGTACTCATTGGATCTATTTCTTCATCCCTGACAAATCGTACATACCCAGATCCTGGACCTAAACCTAATGGATCTGGTGCTGTATTATTAGTACTAGTTCTATAATGAAACTTTGTAGCATCTAAAGTACTAGGTGGAATCCAACTTACTGTGCCATTGCCATTAGTTCTCAATATCCAATTGGCTGCTCCACCGTTAGGGAAGCTACTAACACCTTGTACACCAGTATCTAGCCAAAGTAATTTAGTATTAGTATCACCAAAATAAGTTTTTGGTTCGATATCACTAACGTGAATACTCTTTGAGATGACTGGACTGCCATTAAGGATCAGACCATCTTCATCGGTGCTTAATAAATGCGCTGGGCCCGTCTGATCTAAATTAATTGGCATTACTCATCATCTCCTTATAGTGCTGCTACTGCTGTTTGGAAGTCTTGGAAGTTTGCGGCACCTGCTACTACGCTCTTGAATGTTGCTAAACTTAATGTTCCAATTGTTCCATCTAAACCTTGTGGACCTTGTGGACCTTGTGCTCCAGTTTGTCCATCTGTACCTTGTGGTCCTGGTAATCCCTGTAAGCCTGTATCACCTGTTGTACCTTGTGAACCTGTTGTACCTTGATCACCAATAAATCCTTGGAATCCTTGAATACCTTGTACACCCTGTATACCTTGTTCACCCTGTACACCTTGATAACCTTGGAATCCTTGGAATCCTTGAACACCTTGTGTCCCCTGCTGACCTTGTGTACCCTGTATACCTTGCTGACCTTGTGTACCTTGTTGTCCCTGTATACCCTGTGTACCTTGCTGTCCTTGTATACCTTGTTGTCCTTGTGTACCCTGTAGTCCTTGTGTACCTTGTTGACCCTGTATACCCTGTGTACCTTGTTGACCTTGTATACCTTGTTGTCCTTGTGTACCCTGTAATCCTTGTTGACCCTGTATACCCTGTGTACCTTGTTGACCTTGGATACCTTGTTGTCCTTGTGTACCCTGTAGTCCTTGTTGACCCTGTATACCCTGTGTACCTTGCTGTCCTTGGATACCTTGTTGACCCTGTGTACCCTGTAGTCCTTGTTGACCCTGTATACCCTGTCTACCTTGTATACCTTGTCCACCCTGTATACCTTGAACACCTTGGACACCCTGTATACCTTGGCCACCTTGGATACCTTGAATACCTTGGCCTCCTTGGATACCTTGGATACCTTGTACACCCTGTATGCCCTGTCCACCTTGGATACCTTGGATACCTTGTACACCCTGTATACCTTGTCCACCCTGTATACCCTGTATACCTTGTTGACTTAATCTACCCCAATATGTAGCCCAACCTACTGTTACACCTGGACGTATTCCACTAAATGTTCCTGTTGTTACTGGATATATTGCAATCCAGCTTTGTCCATTTTCAAATACTACATCATTTTGAGTGTACACTGTAGCATTATTGTATACACCTTGATATGTAACACTAAATCCTTGGATACCTTGGATACCTTGAATACCTTGTCCACCTTGTATACCTTGTACACCCTGTACTCCTTGTATACCTTGTCCACCCTGTATACCTTGTACGCCTTGTACACCTTGGATACCTTGTCCACCTTGGATACCTTGTACACCTTGTACACCTTGGATACCTTGACCACCTTGAATACCCTGTATACCTTGTCCACCTTGGATACCTTGTATACCTTGACGACCTTGAATACCTTGTCCACCCTGTATACCCTGTACACCCTGTACACCTTGAATACCTTGACCACCTTGGATACCTTGTATACCTTGTACACCTTGTATACCTTGACCACCTTGAATACCTTGAACACCCTGTACACCTTGTATACCCTGACTTGTTAACTGACCCCAATATGTTGTGTTTGCTAAACTTGGACGTTGACCACTAAATGTTCCACTAGTTATTGGATATACTGCTATCCAACTTTGTCCATTTTCAAATACTACATCATTTTGAGTGTAAACTGTGGCGTTATTATATATTCCTCTGTAAGTTACGCTAAATCCTTGGATACCCTGTACACCTTGTACACCTTGAATACCTTGTACGCCTTGGATACCTTGACCACCTTGGATACCTTGTACACCTTGTACACCTTGTATACCTTGTACACCCTGTACACCTTGTATGCCCTGTACACCTTGACGTCCTTGTACACCCTGTATACCCTGTACACCCTGTACACCTTGGATACCTTGTACACCTTGTACGCCCTGTATACCTTGTACACCTTGTACACCTTGGATACCTTGACCACCTTGTATACCTTGTACACCTTGTACACCCTGTATACCTTGACTTGTTAATTGACCCCAATATGTTGTATTTGCTAAACTTGGACGTTGACCACTAAATGTACCTGTTGTAATTGGATACACTGCTATCCAACTTTGTCCATTTTCAAATACTACATCATTTTGAGTATAAACTGTAGCATTGTTATAGATTCCTCTATAAGTTACACTAAAGCCCTGTATACCTTGTACACCCTGTACACCTTGAATACCTTGTACGCCTTGTACACCTTGAATACCTTGTACGCCTTGTATACCTTGACCACCTTGGATACCTTGTACACCTTGTACACCCTGTATACCTTGTACACCCTGTACACCTTGGATACCCTGTACACCCTGTACACCTTGGATACCCTGTACACCCTGTACACCTTGGATACCTTGGCTGGTCATTTGATCCCAGTATGTAGCCCAGCCTACTGTTACTCCTGGTCTGATTCCTGTAAAGGTTCCACTAGCATATGGCCATTTTGCTATCCAGCTTGCGCCGTTTTCAAATACTACATCGTTTTGACTATATGCTGTAGCAGGATTAAACTGGCCTTTCCAATTGATACTTAATCCCTGTATACCCTGTACACCTTGTACACCTTGAATACCTTGTACGCCTTGTACACCTTGTATACCTTGTACACCTTGACGTCCTTGTACACCTTGAATACCTTGTACACCTTGTACACCTTGTACACCCTGTATACCTTGGCTAGTTAAGTTGCCCCAATAGTTAGCCCAACCTGCTGTTACTCCTGGTCTTACATTACTAAATGTACTTGTTGTAATTGGCCATATAGCAATCCAGCTTTGTCCATTTTCAAATACCACATCGTTCTGTGTGTATACTGTAGCAGGATTGTATTGTCCTCTGTAAGTTACACTAAAGCCTTGAATACCTTGTATACCTTGTACGCCCTGTATACCCTGTACACCCTGTATACCTTGACCACCTTGTATACCTTGTACGCCTTGTACACCTTGGATACCTTGTACACCCTGTACACCCTGTACACCCTGGATACCTTGGCTGGTCATCTGATTCCAGTAAGTTGTATTAACTACTGGGGGTTGACCTGTTGCTGGAACTTGATTAGCAAAACTTACTGGATGTTGGAATGTTAATCCTGTGCTTGTACCAGCAGTAGTTGTTACTGCTGCACCGCCGATTGTGGAACTTAAAGTAAAGCTTGTACTACCGTTTGTAGCTGTGATATAATAAGTTGCACCTTCTGTGTAACCACTAATACTACCAGTACCACTGGCAGCGCCCACGATTCTAACACCATTACCAACTACAAGAGCTGGGCTTGCTGCTGTACAAGTAAATGTTCCATTAGCTCCAATACTTACACCACTTAATGCTACAGTATTACCTGTACCATAAATGGCCATATATGTATTACCATTATGGAATACCATATCGTTAGTATTGTATGCTACACCACTTGTATATGTTCCTCTCCAAGTTGGGCTTGCACCTTGAATACCCTGTATACCTTGTACACCTTGTATACCCTGTACTCCTTGTACGCCCTGTATACCTTGTACGCCCTGTATACCTTGTACACCTTGTACGCCTTGTACACCCTGAATACCCTGTGAACCTGCTAACTGCCAAGCACCTACACTTGATTGACCATTATCATATTGATCTTTAGTAAAGCTAGTTGGTACAAAAGTTGGTGCGTAGAAAGTAATACCAGTGCTTGTACCTGCTGTGGTACTAACTGTTACATACGGATTATAATTGGCACTTAAAGTTAATGTAGTAGTGCCAGCATTATTGCTAACTGTTGTTATGAAATAATTTGTTCCTGCACTATTATAACCAGTTATAGACCCTGTTCCAGTTTTAACACCTATAGCATAAAGACCATCACCTGGATTTAATGCATTAGTTGGAGTGTTACAAGTTATTTTACCAGCAGATATAATTTGAACATTTGCTAGTGTTTGTGGAAGATACTGAGTTAAGCTAACATATGTGCTACCCAAGTGTGATACCATATCACTAACAGCATAGTCAAATTGTGGAGCCCAAACACCACGCCACTTAAAGCCTGAACCTTGAATACCTTGCTGACCCTGTACGCCTTGGATACCTTGTACACCTTGTACACCCTGTATACCTTGTACACCCTGTACACCTTGAATGCCTTGACCACCTTGTATACCTTGTACGCCTTGTACACCCTGTATACCTTGTACGCCTTGTACACCCTGTATGCCCTGTACACCCTGTACACCTTGACGTCCTTGTACACCCTGTATACCTTGTACGCCCTGTACACCTTGAATGCCTTGACCACCTTGTATACCTTGTACACCTTGTACACCTTGGATACCTTGTACACCCTGTACACCTTGACGTCCTTGTACACCTTGTATACCCTGTACACCTTGTACACCTTGTATGCCCTGTACACCTTGTACACCTTGGATGCCTTGGATACCTTGGCTGGTCATTTGGTTCCAGTGGTTTGTATTAGTTAAGTTTGGAATGACATTGACAAAACCTGTTGCTACAGTAAAGGTCATTGCACCACTTACAGTACCAGAAGTTGTACTAGCAGCAGCACCACCAGCTGTTGTACTTATGGTAAATTGTGTGCTACCATTTGTAGCTATAATATAATAGTAAGTGCCGCTGGCGCTGTAACTTGGTAATGCACCAGTTCCACTATTAATGCCTGCAACTAGAACTTGATCACCTACTTGGAATCCTGCTGGCAAGCTTGTAGCAGTACAGGATATTACGCCACTAGCCCCGATACTTACACCACTTAATGCTACACTGTTACCTGTTCCACGTACACCAATCCAGCTATTGCCGTTGTAGAATACTACGTCATTGCTATTGTAAACTGTTGAACTAGTCCAAGTTCCTTTCCAAGTAATACCTAAACCAGTAATACCTTGAATACCCTGTACACCTTGGATACCTTGTACACCTTGTACGCCCTGTATACCTTGTACACCTTGGATACCTTGACCACCTTGTATGCCTTGTACACCCTGTACACCTTGTACACCCTGTATGCCTTGACCACCTTGTATACCCTGTACACCCTGTACACCTTGGATACCTTGTACACCCTGTACACCCTGTACACCTTGGATACCTTGGCTAGTCATTAAGTTCCAATGATTAGTTTGTGTTAGGTTAGGTCTTACATTTCCAAATCCTGTTGGTACAACAAATATCATTGATCCACTGACTGTAGTACCTGTGGTAGCTGTAGCAGCAGATCCGTTTAGTGTAGTACTTAAAGTAAATTGTGTAGTACCATTTGTAGCTATAATATAATAATTTGTACCACTAGCACTGTATCCTGGTAATACTACGTTGCCACCATTTGTTCCACTTACAGTAACTTGGTCACCAACAAATAATGTAGCAGCAGCACAAGTAAACACACCACTACCGCTGTGTGCTACACTAGTTAATGTTTGACTATTACCTGTACCTCTTACACCAACCCAGCTTTGACCATTTTCAAATACTACGTCGTTTGTATTGTATACAGTTGTTGGACTGTATTGGCCTCTCCACGTGATACTTGAACCTTGAATACCCTGTATACCTTGTACACCTTGGATACCTTGTACACCCTGTACGCCCTGTATACCCTGTACACCCTGTACACCTTGTATACCTTGACCACCTTGTATACCTTGTACACCCTGTACGCCCTGTATACCCTGTACACCCTGTACACCTTGGATGCCTTGACCACCTTGGATACCTTGTACACCCTGTACGCCCTGTATACCCTGTACACCTTGTACACCTTGGATACCCTGTACACCCTGTACGCCTTGTATGCCTTGACCACCTTGTATGCCTTGTACGCCTTGTACACCCTGTATACCCTGTACACCCTGTACACCTTGGATACCTTGTACGCCTTGGATACCTTGTACGCCTTGTACGCCTTGTATACCTTGTACACCCTGTACACCTTGGATGCCTTGACCACCTTGGATACCTTGTACACCTTGTACACCTTGGATACCTTGTACGCCTTGGATACCTTGTACGCCTTGGATACCCTGTTGACCAGCTGGCTGGAAGCTGACGCCTAATTTTTGTCCAACTGTTGGGGCTGATCCTTGACTATCAACAAAGGTTAGCTGTAGTCTAAAATGTGTACTGAGATCATTTACTACGGTGATAACACCGGTCCAGCGCTGATTTGTAGCACCTTCTGGCATAATTGTAATAACACCATAGTAGCTACTTGCGCTACCAAAGAACTTGATAGCATTGACCCACGCTGCACGATCTTGTCCATCTGCGTCATACTTGTCAAGATTGATATAAACTTGACCAGCAGTTTGATCTGTCCAACTACGCTCAATAGTTACATTACCTACACCTGGATCGGCAACTGCTGTGCTACTATCCCAATTATAATTTGCTGTATAACCACCTGGAGTACCAATAATACCCTGTATACCTTGTACACCTTGAATACCTTGTACACCTTGTATGCCCTGACCACCTTGAATACCTTGTACACCTTGAATACCTTGTACACCTTGTACACCTTGTATACCTTGTACACCCTGTACGCCCTGTATACCTTGTACACCCTGTATACCTTGTACACCCTGTATACCTTGTACACCTTGTAATCCTTGAATACCTTGAGCACTAATAATTAACCATGGAACAGCCTTAAATGTTAACCCACTTAAACTGCCTGTACCAGTTGTACTAATTGGATCTACAGAGAATTGACTACGTCCTAATGTAAAGGTTGTAGTTGGATTATTTGGATATGTGATTACATAATAATCATTATCAACTTGTTGACCAGCTGTATAGTAAGTTGGAGCTTGAGCAGGACTATCTGGATTCTCAATTGTAAATCCTGCTGGAACTGTACCACTTACTCTAATAACTTCTGCTTTATATAGGTTTACACTATCGCAACTGAATACACCACTAGCAGTTAGGCTAACATTTGATATTGTTACTAGTTCACCTGGACGTTGATTAATATTAGCAAATCCACCTCCAGCATATGTTATATCACCGTAAGTGCTTGTATAGCTTGAACCATTATAGTATACACTGTCATTCTTAATATATTCTGTTACAGGACTCCAATCTCCCAAGAATGTAAAGCCCTCACCCTTGGTGCCTTGGAAGCCTTGAATACCTTGTACACCTTGGATGCCTTGGACACCCTGTATACCTTGTACACCTTGTATACCCTGACCGCCTTGAATACCTTGTACACCTTGTACACCTTGGATGCCTTGTACACCCTGTACACCTTGAATACCTTGTACACCTTGGACGCCTTGGATACCTTGTACACCCTGTACACCTTGAATACCTTGACCGCCTTGGATACCTTGTACGCCTTGTACACCTTGAATACCCTGTACACCCTGTACACCTTGAATACCCTGTACACCCTGTACACCTTGTATACCCTGTACACCCTGTACACCCTGGACACCTTGTATACCCTGTACACCCTGTACACCTTGTATACCCTGTACACCCTGTACACCTTGGATACCCTGTACACCTTGAATACCTTGTACACCCTGTACACCTTGAATACCTTGTACGCCTTGTACACCTTGTATACCCTGTACACCCTGGACACCTTGAATACCTTGTACGCCTTGTACACCTTGTATACCCTGTACACCCTGTACACCTTGAATACCTTGTACACCCTGTACACCTTGAATACCTTGTACACCCTGTACACCCTGTACACCTTGAATACCTTGGCTGGTCATCATATTCCAATATGTGATCCAACCTACTGTTTCACCTGGTCTTATGCCACTAAACGTTCCACTTGTATATGGATAAACTGCTATCCAACTACTGCCGTTTTCAAATACTACGTCATTTTGGCTATATTGAGCGGCATTATCATAAACTCCCTTCCAAGTTATACTTACACCTTGGATACCTTGTACACCCTGTACACCCTGTACGCCCTGTACGCCCTGTACACCCTGTACACCCTGTATACCTTGTACACCCTGTATACCTTGTACACCCTGTACACCTTGTACACCCTGTACACCTTGTACACCCTGTACACCTTGGATACCCTGTACACCTTGTACACCTTGGATACCTTGTACGCCTTGTACACCCTGTACGCCTTGTACACCCTGTACGCCCTGTACGCCCTGTACGCCCTGTACGCCCTGTACACCTTGAAGACCTTGTACGCCCTGTATACCTTGACTGGTAAATCGCTGCCAGTATTGAACATTGGTAGATGTTTCAACAAAATCACTAGCAGTACTGACGTTTGTGCTTGGGAAACTACGTCCTGCACCCCATATGATTCTTACTGCACCACCACCAGCAGCATCACCATATCCAGCCCAGCCACCACCAGCACCACCACCGTATAGGCCGCCACCACCATTAACACCTGATTGAGTTCCAGTACCACCAGTAGTACCACCACTACCACCATTGCCGCCCCAGCCACCTACGTTTGGTACATAAGCAGTAGTATTGGCAAGTCCACTGTCTCCTTCGCCATAGATACCAACACCACCGCCACCGCCGCCACCGTGACTATTTCTTCCGCCACCACCAGCACCACCGCCACCACTGCCGTTAGCACCAAAATTGGCTCCATTACCACTGTCAACCAACATAGTTCCGCCAACGCCACCGTTGCCACTATAACCACCTGCACCACCACCACCACCTGATGTAGCACTGCCATCACCTGCGCCGCCACTTGAATTTCCGTTTGGTGCACCACCGTTACCACCGCTACCACCGCCATCACCTACATAAGTACCACCTGTGCTGCCAGTAGCTCCGCCACCTTTTACTGTAATTGAACTGATAAAGTAGCTATCACCACCATCACCATATGTGCCTGTGGCTGCTCCACTACCAACTACTACTGTATAAGCTTGGCCAGGAACGACTGGTATATTATTCTTATAACCTAAACCACCACCGCCACCACCATAACTCTTGGCGCTGAATCCACTACCTATTATTTGTGGTCTAGATCCACCACCAACTGCTACAGCACTTACACTGGTAACTCCTGGAGGTGCTATCCAAGTATAAGTTCCAGGCGTTGTAAATTCAGTTGATCTATCTTCAATTGTTGGATTATTATTTAGGTTAGTTGACTGAACTGAAATATAAGCACTGCCATCGTAAAATACAATGTCGTTGGCTATGTAAGATACTGAATCACTCCACTGACCTTTCCATATTAATCCTACACCTTGAATACCCTGTACACCTTGAATACCCTGTACACCTTGTACACCTTGAACGCCCTGTACGCCCTGTACACCTTGAACGCCCTGTACGCCTTGTACGCCTTGTACACCTTGTACACCCTGTACACCCTGTACACCTTGTACGCCCTGTACGCCCTGTACGCCCTGTACGCCCTGTACACCCTGTACACCCTGTACACCCTGTACACCCTGTACACCCTGTACACCCTGTACACCTTGTACGCCCTGTACACCCTGTACGCCTTGAACGCCCTGTACACCTTGAACGCCCTGTACACCTTGAACGCCCTGTACACCTTGAACGCCCTGTACACCCTGTACACCCTGTACGCCTTGCAAGCCTTGAATACCTTGGCTAGCAAGCATGTCCCAATAAATTGACATTAAATTAGGTACATTATCTATATTTGGTTCTAATACGCTGATCCAAGAATTACCATTGTAAAATACTGCATCATTTTCAATGTAATTAGTTGTTGAATTCCAAATGCCTTTCCAAGTTACACCGCCGCCTTGAATACCTTGTTGTCCTTGTACACCTTGGACACCTTGTACACCCTGTACACCTTGTACACCTTGTACACCCTGTACACCTTGGACACCTTGTACACCCTGTACACCCTGTACACCTTGGACACCTTGAACGCCCTGTACGCCTTGAACGCCTTGTACACCCTGTACGCCTTGTACACCCTGTACGCCTTGTACACCCTGTACGCCCTGTACACCCTGTACGCCTTGTACACCCTGTACGCCTTGTACACCCTGTACGCCTTGTACACCTTGTACACCTTGAACGCCCTGTACGCCTTGTATACCCTGTCCGCCTTGTATACCTTGGATACCCTGGACACCTTGTACACCCTGTACGCCTTGTACACCCTGTACGCCTTGTACACCTTGTACGCCTTGGACGCCTTGAACGCCTTGGACGCCTTGTACACCCTGTACACCTTGTACGCCTTGTACGCCTTGAACGCCTTGTACGCCTTGAACGCCTTGTACACCTTGTACACCTTGAACGCCTTGTACACCTTGTACGCCTTGTACACCTTGTACGCCTTGTACGCCTTGTACACCTTGTACACCCTGTACGCCTTGTACGCCCTGTACACCTTGAACGCCTTGAACGCCCTGTACACCCTGTACGCCTTGTACACCTTGTACACCCTGTACACCCTGTACACCTTGAACGCCTTGTACACCTTGAACGCCTTGTACACCTTGTACACCTTGAACGCCTTGTAAACCTTGAATACCTTGGCTACTTAATCTTTCCCACCAAGTATCAATATCGGTTGGTCCAGGAACTGCTGCTGGATTACTGATACCTGTAGGAACACCTTCTACTCCAGTGTATTTTACTATCCAACTATTTCCATCATAGAAAACAACTTCGTTTTGGAAATATGTAGTATTGAAGTCGTAATATCCACGCCAAATAATACCAAAACCTTGTATACCCTGTACGCCTTGGACACCTTGGACACCCTGTATACCCTGTACACCCTGTACGCCTTGTACACCTTGTACACCTTGTACACCTTGTACACCTTGAACACCCTGTACACCTTGTACACCTTGCACGCCTTGAACGCCCTGTACACCTTGTACACCCTGTACACCTTGTACACCTTGTACACCTTGTACGCCTTGAACGCCTTGAACGCCTTGTACACCTTGGACACCTTGTACGCCTTGTACGCCTTGTACACCTTGTACGCCTTGAACGCCCTGTACACCTTGATTGCCTTGAACGCCTTGTACACCTTGTACACCTTGTACTCCTTGTACACCCTGTACGCCTTGAACGCCTTGTACACCTTGTACACCTTGAACACCCTGTACACCTTGTACGCCCTGTACACCTTGTACGCCCTGTACACCTTGTACACCCTGTACACCTTGTACACCCTGTACGCCTTGTACACCCTGTACACCTTGTACACCCTGTACGCCTTGTACACCCTGTACACCTTGTACGCCCTGAGCTGACATTCTTGCCCAATATGTACTGTTTAATGTTCCTGGCTCACCGTATACTCCGATAACTTCTGGTACTTCACCACTGAATTGGCTACCAATGACATCATAAAAATTAATTGGCCAAATAGCTACAAAACTACTGCCATTATAATAAACTACATCATTCTGTTGATAATCAGCTGTGTGATCGTATTCACCTCTCCAAACAAAGCTGAATCCTTGAATGCCTTGAACACCCTGTACACCTTGAACGCCTTGTACACCTTGTACGCCCTGTACGCCCTGTACACCTTGAATACCTTGAACACCCTGTACACCCTGTGCAGCAATTACGTCCCATTCAACACCTTCTGTAAGCCTTGGGTTATTACCTATATTATCTTTTGTTAGAGAAACCCAAGATGTTCCATCATACCTTACAGCATCGTTCTTGGCATATACTTCATCTACTTTCCAGTCTCCACGCCAATTAAATCCAAGACCTTGAATACCTTGCTGACCCTGTACACCCTGTACACCTTGGACACCTTGGACACCTTGTACACCCTGTACACCTTGTACACCCTGTACACCTTGGACACCTTGAACGCCTTGGACACCTTGGACACCTTGAACGCCTTGTACACCTTGTACACCTTGTACACCCTGTACACCTTGTACACCTTGTACACCTTGTATACCTTGAACACCTTGAACGCCTTGTACACCTTGAACGCCTTGTACACCTTGTACACCCTGTACACCCTGTACACCCTGTACACCTTGGACACCCTGTACGCCCTGTACACCCTGTACGCCCTGTACACCTTGAACGCCCTGTACACCTTGTACACCCTGTACACCTTGTACACCTTGTAATCCTTGGATACCTTGGCTGGCTAGTAATTCCCAATATGTGTCATTATATTCTGGTCCTGGTACTGTAGTTGGGTCATCTATACCAGGTGTTAATCCTTCTACACCAGTATAACGAACTATCCAGCTGGCACCATTGTAGAAAACAACTTCGTTTTGATAATATCTTGTTGTGAAATCATACATTCCACGCCAGATAATACCAAAGCCCTGTATACCTTGTACGCCCTGTACGCCTTGGACACCTTGTACACCTTGTACACCTTGTACACCTTGTACACCTTGGACGCCTTGAACACCTTGTACACCCTGTACACCCTGTACACCTTGTACGCCTTGTACACCCTGTACACCTTGTACGCCTTGTACACCCTGTACGCCTTGTACACCTTGTACGCCTTGTACACCTTGAACACCTTGAACACCTTGAACACCTTGAACGCCTTGTACACCTTGTACACCCTGTACACCCTGTACACCTTGTACGCCTTGTACACCCTGTACGCCTTGTACGCCTTGTACACCCTGTACACCTTGGACACCTTGGACACCTTGTACACCTTGGACGCCTTGTACACCTTGTACACCTTGTACACCTTGTACGCCTTGTACGCCCTGTACACCTTGTACGCCCTGTACACCCTGTACACCCTGTACACCTTGTACACCCTGTACGCCTTGTACACCCTGTACACCTTGTACACCCTGTACGCCTTGTACACCCTGTACACCTTGAACACCTTGAACGCCTTGTACACCCTGTACACCCTGTACACCCTGTACACCCTGTACACCCTGTACACCTTGAACACCTTGGACGCCTTGTACACCTTGGACGCCTTGAACACCTTGGACGCCTTGTACACCTTGGACGCCTTGAACACCTTGGACGCCTTGAACACCCTGTACACCCTGTACACCTTGTAGTCCCTGAATGCCTTGTAGACCTTGTACACCCTGTACACCTTGGACACCCTGTACACCTTGAACACCCTGTACACCTTGAACACCCTGTACACCTTGAATACCTTGAGCTGTTATTCTATTCCAATATGTAGTGTTTACATCGCCTGGAGTAAATTCTGGTACTTGACCACTGAATTGTCCAAACGGTGCATTATAATGGTCAATTGGATATACTGCTATAAAGCTATCACCGTCATAATAAACTACATCATTTTGTTGGTAAATTGTGGAAGGATCGTACTCGCCTTTCCAACGTAATCCAAATCCTTGAATACCCTGTACGCCTTGTACACCTTGTACACCTTGAACGCCCTGTACACCTTGTACACCTTGAACACCCTGTACACCTTGTACACCTTGTACGCCTTGTACGCCTTGTACGCCTTGTACACCTTGTACGCCTTGAACGCCCTGTACACCTTGATTGCCTTGAACGCCTTGAACGCCCTGTACACCTTGTACACCTTGAACACCTTGGACACCTTGGACACCTTGATTGCCTTGAACGCCTTGTACACCCTGTACGCCTTGTACACCCTGTACGCCTTGTACACCCTGTACGCCTTGTACACCCTGTACACCTTGTACACCTTGTACACCTTGGACACCTTGGACACCCTGTACACCCTGTACGCCTTGTACACCCTGTACACCCTGTACACCCTGTACACCTTGGACACCTTGTACACCTTGAACGCCCTGTACACCTTGTACACCTTGGACACCCTGTACGCCCTGTACGCCCTGTACACCTTGTACACCCTGAACACCTTGTACGCCTTGTACACCCTGTACACCCTGTACGCCTTGTACACCCTGTATACCTTGTACGCCTTGTACGCCTTGTACGCCTTGTACGCCTTGCACACCTTGTACACCTTGTACGCCTTGGACACCCTGTACACCTTGTACGCCCTGTACGCCTTGTACACCTTGGACACCTTGATTACCTTGTACACCTTGAACGCCCTGTACACCTTGTACACCCTGTACACCCTGTACTCCTTGTACACCTTGCACACCTTGATTGCCTTGAACGCCTTGTACACCCTGTACACCCTGTACGCCTTGTACACCTTGTACTCCTTGTACACCCTGTACGCCTTGAACGCCCTGTACACCTTGAACGCCCTGTACACCTTGAACGCCTTGTACGCCTTGTACACCTTGTACTCCTTGTACTCCTTGTACACCCTGTACACCCTGTACACCTTGTACGCCCTGTAAACCTTGGACACCCTGAGCGGTCATTCTATTCCAGTAAGTATCGTTCACATCACCTGGATAACCTGCTCCTACTGGGCTTAATAATGGTCTAGTTTCTACACCACTGAATCTTGTTGTAGCGTCGCCTGTGATAGCAATAAAAGTATTACCATCATAGTATACCATATCATCTGTTTGATATTGTTCAGTAGAACTCCAATCACCGCGCCATACAGGTCCGCGACCTTGAATACCTTGGATACCTTGGACGCCTTGAACACCCTGTACTCCTTGTACACCTTGTACGCCTTGTACACCTTGTACACCCTGTACGCCTTGTACACCCTGTACACCCTGTACGCCTTGGACACCTTGGACACCTTGAACGCCTTGGACACCTTGGACACCTTGTACACCTTGAACGCCCTGTACACCTTGAACACCTTGTACACCCTGTACGCCTTGTACACCCTGTACGCCTTGTACACCCTGTACACCTTGTACACCTTGTACACCTTGTACACCTTGGACACCTTGGACACCCTGTACACCTTGGACACCCTGTACACCTTGTACACCTTGGACACCTTGTACACCCTGTACACCTTGTACACCTTGTACACCCTGTACGCCTTGTACGCCCTGTACACCTTGTACACCTTGTACACCTTGAACGCCTTGTACACCTTGAACGCCCTGTACGCCTTGGACACCCTGTACACCTTGTACACCTTGTACACCTTGAACGCCTTGTACGCCCTGTACACCTTGAACGCCTTGAACGCCCTGTAAACCCTGTACACCCTGTACACCTTGTACGCCTTGTACACCCTGTACACCTTGTACACCCTGTACGCCCTGTACACCCTGTACACCCTGTACACCCTGTACGCCTTGTACACCTTGTACACCTTGGACACCTTGGACACCTTGTACACCTTGGACACCTTGTACGCCTTGTACACCCTGTACACCCTGTACACCTTGTACACCCTGTACACCCTGTACACCTTGTACACCTTGTACACCCTGTACACCTTGTAATCCTTGAATACCTTGACTAGCTAATAATTCCCAAAATGTATCATTATACTCTGGTCCTGGTACAGTAGTTGGATTTTCACTACCTGGAGTTACCCCTTCTACACCAGTATATTTTACAATCCAGCTTGCGCCATTATAGAATACAACTTCATTTTGATAATATCTTGTATCAAAATCGTATAAACCACGCCAAATGATACCAAAGCCTTGAATACCCTGTACACCTTGTACACCTTGAACGCCTTGTACACCTTGAACGCCTTGTACACCTTGAACGCCTTGTACACCTTGTACACCTTGGACACCTTGGACACCTTGTACGCCTTGGACACCCTGTACACCCTGTACACCTTGTACACCTTGTACACCTTGTACACCCTGTACGCCCTGTACACCCTGTACACCTTGAACGCCTTGTACACCTTGTACGCCTTGTACGCCTTGTACACCTTGATTGCCTTGAACACCCTGTACACCTTGAACGCCTTGGACACCCTGTACACCTTGGACACCTTGTACACCCTGTACGCCTTGTACACCCTGTACACCCTGTACGCCTTGTACACCCTGTACGCCTTGTACACCTTGTACACCTTGTACACCCTGCAAGCCTTGAATACCTTGGCTTGCAATCATACTCCATGCTTCAGGGTCCCATGTTAGATCTGGACGTTTACCTATATTATAATCATATTGACTATTATAAGCACTACCATTATAAAATACTGCATCATTAGTAAAATATGTAGTATTAGGATCCCAAACACCTTTCCAGTTAAATCCAAGACCTTGAATACCTTGAATACCTTGTACACCTTGTACACCTTGTACACCTTGGACACCCTGTACACCCTGTACGCCCTGTACGCCCTGTACACCTTGTACACCTTGTACACCCTGTACACCTTGTACACCCTGTACACCTTGTACGCCCTGTACACCCTGTACACCCTGTACGCCTTGTACACCTTGTACACCTTGTACGCCCTGTACACCCTGTACACCTTGTACGCCTTGTACACCTTGTACGCCCTGTACACCTTGTACACCTTGTACACCCTGAACGCCCTGAACGCCCTGTACACCCTGTACACCCTGTACGCCTTGTACGCCCTGTACACCTTGTACGCCCTGTACACCTTGTACGCCCTGTACACCCTGTACACCTTGTACGCCTTGAACGCCCTGTACACCTTGTACACCTTGTACACCTTGTACACCTTGGACACCTTGTAGACCTTGGATACCTTGAGCGGTCATTCTTCCCCAATAACCGTTATCATCTTCTGGTCCTGGATGTATACCTTCTATTCCATCCTCTAATGCTATCCAGCTGTTGCCATCATAATAAACAACGTGGTTTGTATTATAGGTTACATTATTTTGCCACTGTCCTTGCCATAAAATACTGAAACCTTGGATACCCTGTACACCCTGTACACCCTGTACACCCTGTACGCCTTGGACACCCTGTACACCCTGTACGCCTTGTACGCCTTGTACACCTTGAACGCCTTGTACACCTTGAACGCCTTGTACACCTTGTACACCTTGGACACCTTGGACACCTTGTACACCCTGTACGCCTTGGACACCCTGTACACCCTGTGCTGCTACAATATCCCATTTATCATCATGAGCTGGGTCATCTGGTCTATTTCCAGTGTTGAATCTTATTAAACTTACATAACTAAAGCCGTTATAGTATACTGTATGGTTAATATCATATTCTTCAGTAGCACTCCAAGTACCACGCCATTGGAATCCAACACCCTGTATACCTTGGACGCCTTGTACACCTTGTACGCCTTGGACGCCTTGTACACCTTGTACGCCTTGTACACCTTGAATACCTTGGCTAGTACTCTTATCCCAAAATTGACTGCCTACATATGGCTCTTTATTAATGTTTGGATCCGATAAACTAGCATCTCTAGTTGAAACCCAGCTACCACCATTATAGTATACCATATCACCGATAAAATATTCATCAGTGTCAGTCCAATAACCTTTCCAAATAATGCTTCGACCTTGAATACCCTGTATACCTTGTATACCTTGTATACCTAAATCACCTTGTAAACCCTGTGTTCCTTGTGGTCCTTGTGGTCCTTGTGGACCAAATCTACCTTGTACACCTTGTATACCCTGTGGTCCTTGGGCTGTCATTATATCCCAATATGCGCTACCTTGGAATGGAGCTGCTTGACCACTATTTGGTTGTTTGGCTACCCAGCTACCACCATTATAGTATACTACGTCATTAAAATTATAAGTTTCGTTTATATTCCAAAGGCCACGCCATACAAAACCTAGACCCTGAATACCCTGTAAACCTTGTGTACCTTGACGACCTTGAATACCTTGTGGTCCCAAATCACCCTGTATACCTTGGATACCCTGCATACCTTGGATACCCTGTAAGCCACCACCACTGGTAATTGCTGCATATCCTGCTGTAGCTGTGCTAAAATATACCTTTAAATTACTAGAATCAATAAATTCTATATATGGACTACCTGGTAAACCTTCTTGAATACTTTCACCATCGGTATTGGCCAACTGCACGACTACAATTCGTGCTCCTAAGTTATGAGGAATTTCCCAAACTACAGCTGGTGTAGTTTGTTCCCATAAGAAAAATCCACCAACTGCGCTGTCACCTTGTAGGCCTTGAGTACCTTGGGCACCCTTTTCGCCAATCATTATGGAGCGCCAACCGTCTTGGACTCCTTGTACGCCTTGGAAATATCTCTTTAATACACTCATCTGCTTATTCTACCACCTTGGCTTACAGCATGACGAGTTATATCGTTATTTGGCCAATAGGTTGAGTAGAATAGCTTGTTATTATTGTTATAATTTAATAGGGTGCTATCGACATCATATTTTACTGGCTTACAGTAAAAAATATTCTCGTAGAATGTTTTAGAATTATGAGTTGTGTAGGTGTCGACATAGCAGAAATCTGCGTCTGCGGGCTTAAAATCAATATTCCAGCGCAACGTCATCGTCGTTCCTTAGGTCTCATAAATGTCCAATGTATTTATCGCTGCCAACCATTTGATGGTTTTATCTGGATCTGATCCACTCAATTTACTAGGACCTTTAACCAATATTTTAATCAATCCATTAGTAGTATCTGCTTCTGCTTTTACTGCCCAACTATAAGTACGTTGATCAGTAGGGCTTAAATATTCATCAGCAGTACCATCTCCAGTGCCAGAACCTATAGCAGTGAATACACTACCCACTTCATAATCTCTAGTAGCACCATCACTTGATATACTGGCCCAATTAGTTGTGCCTAATGTCTTAATTTTATAAACATTACCATTGATAAAACTTCCGGCGGCGACCGTAACTATAGTTACTGCGGTACTTGGCGACCCAGCAACTTTCTCAGTTATAGTGTTTCCAATTATTGACGTCGTCGATGCATTAGCTCCTCTGCTTGCTAAAAAATCTATATTCCAGATAGCGCTTTCTGTTCCGCCATCCAGTCTACCAGTTATATTGACCTGTACCTTATAAGTTGTATCATTAGCCAATACAAATCTATTTGTACTACTTGGACTAAGTCCATCTAGTGTGACTTCTACTTCCTCACCATTAAGAGTACTGGCTCTCGCCAATAAACTTGTTTTTTCATATATAGTATTATAAGGATTACCTGAATCATAAGTGTCATCAGTATCCGTATCTGTAGCATGTTGAGTAAATCTACTGCCCTGTAGCCTAACATATCCATCTAATCTAGGTTGAATTATTACATCACCAGTATCTGGATCATCATTTATATCAGTGTTTATGGCAACTATAGTATTATTGATAAGTTGCAAGTTACCAAACTTACCCTCTTGTTGATCTGTTATACCAACAAAACCTATATATCTATAACCTCTTACCCAAATATCATTACCACTTAACCCATCTGGGATAACATTTGTACTACCACCATTATCGGTATAATTTGTAAAGTTTAAAATACCTGACATATAGTCAAAGTAATAAGCACCTTTATCATTTATACCAGCATCAAATATTCTTGTTCCACCATTATCAGGATCACCTATATATACTTCGATCAAATAAGCTGATCCAAACTCAGGTGGTATCCAATACTTTAATCTTTCTAAAGGACTACCACCTTTAGCTATCCAAGTTGGGTATACTCCACTTATTGGTGTAGTTGTATCATCAGGTTCACACTGTATTGTTAAGTATTCAACAATATTAGGAACCACAGCAGGTATGGCTGGTATACTATTAGCCTGTGTCCATACAGTATCACCACGAATCAGTGCTGGACTAGGAATAACCTCGTTACTAGCACCTTTTAGTGTATTAAAATCAGTCTTGGCTACACCAAAAAGTTTCTTATATAATAGGTCAACCTTTTGTTTATCAACGATAGCCATTAGTTAGTTGCTCCTGATAAGCTTAGAGCTGTAACTTCATCACCTGCCTGTAGTTTAATTCTTATATAAATTTCATTAGTTCCAGTACTAGAACTACTTACAATACCAAATGTACAGGTTTTACTTTGAGCTACACTACTTCCTAAAGTTATTGTACCACCAATACTGCAACCATTTGAACCATTTCCACTACCTTGATCACCTGGAATACCTGAACCAGCATATGGAAGACTCATATCTAACCAATTATTAATGCTAGTTTGTATGCTACTGGCTGGTAATGCTACCCATAAACCTCTTATAGTTCCTGTAATGTTAATATTAAACTTACTAATAGCACCTCTTACAAAAGCAAAAGTAAAATATTGATCTGCATCCTGTCCACTTAAATTTGGTCCTGGTGGTAAAAACCCTGTGCTATAATTTGTTGCATCGTGTTTCAAAACACCTTGACTACCGCTACCAACTACCACTGCATCATATGTTTGTAGGGTACTTGACTGGCTATTAAATGCTGCTGCGTTGGCTGTAAAACTTGGATTATCACCACTACCTGGATTTACTATTCTATATGCATTACCACTACCACTACCAAAACTAGTTGTTGGCACACTGATATTTGTCTCTTCTACACTACTTGCATTACTTGTTCCAGTTTTAAATAATACACCACCACTTGGTGTAAAATTTTGTGTAGCAGTTCCATAACTATTTAGAGCTGTCAATGTTACTGGGCTAGTACTTGAACCAAATCCTGACTTAACTGCCACAGTTGTTGTTAATGGTAAAGTTGAACTTGCTAGATAATTCCTAGGTAATGGAGTAGTTATCCCTGCACTGGCATATGTCAAAGGAGTAGGAGCATCAAACGCACCACCTGCTGCACTGGTAATAAAGGTATTGCTAGTCGGATACATATCACCGCTTAGTTTACTAATATCAAAACCTAAAGTAAATGATGTAGCATTAGCATAATGTGGAATAGTACTACTATATGATAGCGTAGGACTACCGTTTGGTGTAAAGGTAACTGAAGAAAATACTGGAACGCCAGGTGTGCTAGCATCATAATACCAATAAGCTAGATTAGTTGTTCCAGTTGTTACAGGATCTGTAAACAATTGATCGTGTTCAATGTATACTTCATTCCATCCTTCTGTTACTGTACCCTCAGCTCTGGCATCAAAAGTCTGCCAAAATAGTGGAGCAATAGCTGGATCTGCTGTCAGAGCATAATCTTTATCATCAGCTATGCGTAAATTACTGTATAAACCGTTATCTGTTCCCAATAAGTAGTTAGGTGATGTATCATCTTCATCTTCTACTAGACCATCTGTTAACGCTTTACTGCCACTAGCAACATCATTTTTATAAATTGTTACTGTGCCTCTGTCACCTGGGCCACAATTATTAATATAATTTGTTTCATAAGTAGCAGCTCTTCTAACTACGGTTACTGTAGTACCACCTGCTACATTACGATTACTGCTTGTGTTATCAGTTTGAACAAAATCACACATCCTATAACTATTAACATTTTGTATAGCTAATGTTTGATCAGTTCCATTTTTAAGTTTAGGAAAGTTTGGGGGTGGTTTAGGTACTAATTTACCTAATATAAAATTCATTTGTGCCATTCCTCTTGATACAGGCGTGGCTGTATTCATTGCAACTGCTCTACTTACTAGAGCACCTTGATCTGGGTTACCTATGTTTACGCCCATTGCACTATTAAATTTAACTAGTCCAGTGGTTTGCAAGTTACCATTTGTTGTAAGATTAATATCTTCACCAACAAATCTAGCATTAAGTCCTGAATCTGTTACTTCTAATCGTTCAGTATGGAAAGCGTCTGCCTGTATTTGACCACTACTTTGTAAATCACCGTTATCATCAATTTGTACAGTGTCACTCCAATAGCGTTTGCCATTCTTATCAGTAAGCAATATACGTCTTACATCGGCACTGTCTGTAGTTTCAGGTACACCTAGATCTGGTTCTGCTTCACTTAACTTTAAAAAGTCGTAGCGTTGTTCGCTGACTTGTGTAGGCTTGACCTTTTTTACACGGCCACTAAAGAGTTCTACTCGTTGTTGCGCTGCCATTTAGAACCCCTGCCTCCTTTCTGTCGCTACATACAAAAATGGGCCTTTTACAGACCCTTTTTTGTTCAGGATAATAGATAATGAATCACGTTTCATATCAACTCTTAACTAAAAAGCCTTTACAGACTATTTAACAAATTTTGGTTAGTATGTTCCGCAATCTACTATGTTACTAAAGTATGGTCTGCCCCCTAAATCACTTTGTAATAAACTACCATTAGCTAGTGCTGGATTTGTAACACCTACTGGACCATCATTATTACCAAATAATATACCGCCTTCTGGTAATTCTACACGACCAGTACCACCATAAGCAACATCAATTACATCAGCTTGCCAAGTACCTTGTGTAATAGCACTTTCAATAACTACAGTACCAGTACCACTTGGTGCTATTCTTAGGTTCTGATTAAGAGCTGTGGTAATATTTTCAGTCTGTAAGTTTGGAACTTCAAAAGCACCTTCACTTGTACCGCTATCACCAATAAAAATTTCATTTTCATTACGACCACTTGGGATGAATGTAAAAGTACGTGTGCTGGCTTTAAAACCAAAGAAACCTGTTTTAGCTGCACCTTGTCCATCAAGAGCTAGAGGATCCCACCAACGGAATTCAATACCACGATCAGTTTGACCATTAGTGTCTGTAGCAGGAGCATCACCACCAATAGTAATGATTGGGTCATCAATTGTAGTTTGAACTGTATTAACTTCAACTGTAGTACCATTAACAAATAGATTACTATTAATAATCATATTGTCATTAGCATCTAAAGCAATTTTATTACTCCAAGTTCTATTTCCCCACTGGTCAGAAAGAAGCATTGCTCTTAATGTTTGATTAGGTGGTGATATATCAGTACCGTCTGGTAATACATAAGCTACTTTGGTTGCAACTTCTAAAACATCTCTTGGGTTTTGATCTGTGGCTATATTTGTTTCTGGATTAACACTACGCCATGGTACAAATAAGTTTGGTTCTGCCTCACTTAATTTTAAGTAGCCACTTGACTTTGGTTCTCCTGGTGTACGGACTTCATATCTTGAATCTCCTGTACCATAACCTTTGGTCATAATGTCGCGGGCTGCGACTTTCTTTACACGACCACTAAATAATTCAACTTTAGCTTGAGCTGCCATTTTTATCTATCCTTATCCTGTGTCAATTGCTTGACTATTAATCGTTTGCTGATTCTAGAATACTTAATGTTACTTTAAGTGCTCCATTTTGACTGCCTTGTACACGAAGACTGTCACCTGATTCTAAAACTAACTTACCTGCAACAAAGCTAATAGCATCGCTGTTTGGAATTTCAAAATCATTAACTAATTCACTTGATACAACTCCTCTGACATGCCAGGCTGTGAATGCTGCACTGGTTGCATCAGTAATATTTGTAACTTGTGTACCAAGAATAATACCTGTTACACCAGCTGGTGTTGTGTAGATATTTGTTGGGCTTGCTGTCACGCTTGCTGTAACTGTTTTAAACGCATTTAAGGGTACTGTTGCCATTCTTTAATCCTTTCCTTTTTATGTTGTTACTTACCTGCGTCCTCACAGGTAAGTAACTGTTTTCACCTATTAACCTTGTAGTGCTAGGATGTATGGTGTTACAACTCCTAACAAGCTCTTGTTAAACGCTCTACCTACGATACTACCTGAGTCACGCTTGATTGTTAAGTCTGGACCAATTCTAAAGTCACCTTTTTCATCTGTACTGGTGAAGTTAATAAATCCGCCCTTCTCGCTAACCAATTGATTCTCTGGTTTTGGTACACCGCCGTTGTATGGTAAAGCACTATCTACGTCAATACCAGTTCCAACCCATTCTAGTGTGTGACCAGTTGTTGTAATAGTACTTACCTGGTGGAATGTAGCATATGTGTTATCATCTACACTACCATTAAATGTTGCATCAAGTTGTAGTACACTGATGTAACCATTTGTTAAGATATCTGTAAACGCATCTGTCAATGCTGCCACATTAGCAACTTCACTATTTGTAGCCTGCTCATTGCTCTTGTCTTGATCAACAAAGTTTTGGAATGTGATAATTGCCTCATTCTTAATTACTTTTCTGATCAATGCACCTAGATACTCAAAGCTGGCCACTGTAGCACTCTTACTATCAGCTGGGATCTGGAAACGACCACCACTGTAATACTGTTCAGCAGCAAACTTAGTTCTACTATTACCACCATAGATCAAGTCATAAGCCATAGCATCGCAGGTTAGACCGATGTCACGCTTACAAGTATCTTGTAGATAACCAAATCCAGCATATGTTTCATTGATGTATGTAATAGTCTCTGCTGCTATTCTTGGACTACTATCACGCACAATGCTACGTACTACTAAGTTGTCTGGTTTGTAACCAGTTACAGCACTGAATGTTGGATCTACTAGAGCAGGTAATGCTTTACCATTTAGTACATCTATGGTAATTTGAACTAGATCACTTACACCAGTTAAAGTACTTGGATTGCTAGTTCCTTGCTGTGCTTCTATAACTCCAGTAGTCGCTGTAACTGCATCACCTGCTACAATATCATCTATGATTGCTTTTAGTCTAGCGAAGCCACCAACTGTTGGTCCTTTTGTAGCTACAGGTATTACTAAACCACCTTTGTAAGCATATTGATCAGCAGCAACTCTAGATTCTTTGTTACCACCATACAGTGCATCAAATGCTAGAGCCTCTACAATAAATCCAACATCACGAGCACACTTAGTTTTGTTATACACGAAGAACTGTGTAGCAAATGCTGCTGTAATTTCTGTAGTAGTTAGTGCTGGTAGTGTTGCTTTTAGATTAGTACCAACATCTAATGCTAATACATCATTAACATCAGTGTCACCTGCTGGTGCTGGATATCTTATATCAGCTGTTGGAATCACAGCTTCAGCACCTGCTAAACTTGTAGCAGCAACCATATTCTTAATATTAAGAATTAAGTCTTTAGCTACAGTACTAGCAGCATTAGCACCACTTACATAAGTACCTTTTGATACCACTGTTTGAGTAGCTGTGTAACTATTGTTTAATATAGCTTCAATGATATTTGCTAATTCTGTATATGCATCCACAGTAGCATCTTGCTCATTTTCATTACCAGTAGTTACTCCATCAAAGTCTGGATCATCGATATTACTTGGGTGTGTGCCCAATGTAATACCTGCATTTCCTTTCCAATATGCTAGACCTGCTTCGCGTGTTTCACTATTTGCTTGATCACTAGCAGCAGCAAATGCTAGATCATAACGTAGTGCGTCTAAGATATAATCCACATCTCTTTCACACTTAATCTTGTCATAATCTAATTCACTGTAGTTTCTGTCTAAGAACGAACGTACTTCAGCCTTAATAAATGCCTTGTTGTTTAATATAGTTGATACTGCTTGTGTATTAGCAGTAGCAGTTATTGTAACAACTTCTGACTGATATGGAGGAGCTAGTTTAGCTACATCACCTGGCACTACTGCTGGACCTCTGTCTAGAATATCTATTATTAAGTCCATTAGTTGACGTGCTATAGTTACACTTGCATCTGCTACATCAGCATCATCATCTAATGCCACGGACACTGACTTCTTAATAAAGTATAGTGCTCCAATGGTAGCTGCTTTTTGCTCTTGAGTAACTGCCTTAGTATAACTTCTTAAGTATGCTTGACCTGCTCTTATACTCTTGAAGTTACTGCCTAACATAATATCATATCTTAGTGCGTCAAGAATAGTTTCTACATCACTTTCACACTTGGCTTGATCGTATACTAGGAATGGTCTGCTATTGATGCTATCTAAAATTTCATATGTCATTGCTTCTTTAGCAGCAACTAAAGTGTCATATGCTGATTCTAGAGCACTTGCTTGGATTGCAGCAGTTGGTAATTCAACTACAAGACCTGCAAGTTCTGCGCTTGTACTACCAGTATCAATTACATTTTCGATCAAATCAACTAATGTATCTAGTCTAGTTTCAATACCTGTACCAATAAATGGAGCGTAGTTATCTAAACGATTCTTAACTTCAGTTAGAGCAGTTGTGATAGCAGCTATTTCATCTGGATTACTACCTAACTGATTAGCTGTTCCAGCATAATAACTATTAGCAACACGAACTGAAGCATAGTTACCACCGTATAATAAATCGTGTGCTAGTGCATCTAATATCAATGCTACATCTCTTGCACACTTGGCTTTATCATAAGTACCAGCAGCAGCAGTACCGTTGACTGCATTTAATACTTCATTTATAACTATCCATCTAATTAGATCTGAACCACTTGTTCCTGTACGTAATGTTGTAGCAGCATCAATTCTATTTTGAACAGTTATACTGCCTACTACACCACCTGTTACAGTAGTTGGATATGACAAGCTAACATATGGACTACCTGTTGTGTTTTCCGCTGTTACTTGATCGCTACCATTTAATGTTACACTTGGTGCTACACCGTCATTGATAATATCAATCACTACACTTAGTTTAGCACGAATTGCACTAACTGCTGCTTGGTTTGTAATAACTCTTGCAGCTAGAATCTGTTTAGCAGCATTCAATCCTGCTAGGATTGCCCATTTCTGAGGAGCAGCTACAGCATTTGTAGCATTAGCACGTAAGTAACTAATACCTGCCTGTACACTTAGATAGTTACTGCCTGTTGCTACGTCAATTGCTACGGCATCTAGAATAAATCCAATGTCACGCTCACATTTTAATACATCATATTGGAAGTAAGCACGATCATTTACATAACGAATTACCTTAGCCTTAGCATTAACAATATTGCTTATTAGAACATTTCTAGCTGCTTCTAGTGCATTATCACTACCTAATAGTTCTGGATAAACTATTGCTGGTGTAGCATATGTTGCACTACCAATTACACCTGTTACATAAGCTACAAGAGTATCAATTCTTGTATCAGTAGCAGTGTCCAACGAAGTATCTGTTTTGATCTTATCACGTACGGCATTAAATGCAGTGTTTGTATTAGTTGCTTCACCGCTTGGAATGTTTAGAGCGTTAGTACCATCTCTGTAACTCTTAGCAGCAGTAATACTTGCCCAGTTACCGCCATATGTTAAGTCAAATGCTAGTGCCTGTACTAGTAGTCTAATATCACGCTTGCAAATGTCTGCATTAGCAGCTGAACCATAACCACCACTATTGTTAATACCCGTTGTAACTAATGTTTCAATATTGGTATTATTAGTCAAATAAGTGTTTAAAGTTGTTTGATCATCGCTTACGGTAACACTTGCAGTTGGTATAATTACATTAAATGTTTGTACTTTCTTAACTGCCATTGAACCACTAGCATCTGAAGCAACATCAAATGTAGCACCGCCTTGTGTAGCACTTATTGTAAACTCTGTAGCACTTTCTACACTCTTAACATAATAAGTTGTACCACCAGTTACGCCACCAATTAATGTACCACCAAATACAATAGCTGTGTCAACTTCCATCCAACTTGTATCATTGGTTGTAAATGTATCATTACTAGCTGTAACAGCAGTCACGGTTGACTGATGTGCATCATAAACCGTATTGATTATTGTGTCCATGTTAGCTGTAATGCTGTTCTTAGCTGCTGTATTACCACCAACATAATTAGTTAGCAAGTTCTTTAGATACTTGAAGGCTAATAATGTAATATGCTTCTGCTTGGCTTCAGTTATAACGTCACTAGCATAGCTACGCAAGTAGCCACGAGCAGCAGTAACAGTTTGATAATTACTACCTGTTACCATATCGTAAGCAACTGCTGTAGTAATTAACTCTACATCGCGAGCACACTTGACTTCATCATACTCAATATTGTCAAAAGTAGCATCAACATACTTGATAATTTCCTGCTTTAAGAATGGAATGTTATCAATTAAGTTATCGTGTGCAGCTTGACGTTGTGCATCTGCTACAGCACCATAAGTAATTGCTGGACTAGCCTGATCACCTAAACCATTTTCAATTATCTCTAGGATAATATCCATATTGGCTGTTACACGCTCGTACGCAATTGCATTACTTGCAACAATACCTTGTAAGATACCTTTTAAGAATGTAAATGCTGCTACACTGGCCTGCTTCTGATTAATACCTGCAAGAGCATCTGCTACTAGAGCTAGTACTGTTCTATAGTATGCACGACCTGCTGTGATACTACGGAAATTACTGTTGAACAACATATCCCAACGTACAGCATCAATTAATAATCCTGCATCGCGAGCACACTTAACTTTTTGTGCTTCGGTCATTAGTCCTGGGAATTTATCCTCTACATAATCAGTAACTTGTGCCTTAATAGCTGTTTGTTGTAGTCTCATTGTGACTGCTAATTCTTGTAAACTTGATTCAGCCCAACTTGCGTCAGCCTTAACTTCATTATTAACAAGAGTAGCATAACCAGTTCCTGCACCTACAGCAGCTACCTTAACTATATCACCTGCAACATATGTAACACCTGTTGTACCTGCTACAGTGTTCCAGTCTGTATCGCCTACGCTTATAATCTTATATTGCTTACCAATTACAAGATTTTCATCAGCAGTTCTAATACTTTGATTTACATCAGTGATTAGAGCTGCAACTTTGTCAGCCATACTTGCTGGCATTGTTGCAAGAGCTGCTATTTGTGTACCTAAATATGTAAATGCTTCCTGTGTCTTAGCAATATGACTTGCATCACCTGGTTGTGTGTTACCAACACCACCTTGTAATACAACACCATCATAGTAGGCTAAACCTGCTGTGACAGTTTCCATATTACCACCATAGGTTAAGTCATACTTGATAGCATCAATTAAATAACCTAAGTCACGAATACACTTTTCTTCACTATAATTAGTACCAAAGCTCACACCATCAGTTAAACTTTGAGCACCATCTTGTAACCAAGTTGTCATAGTGGCTATCAATGCATCCTTATTAGCATCAATAAGTTCAACAGCTTTTACCAATCTAGCATCATAAGCATTACGTGTAGTTGGACCATACTCTAAAGTATCAATTACAACGTTCATAGCAGTTTTTATTCTATTGCTGGCTGTTACATTATTGCCTGCGATAGTAGCTAACAGGCCCTTCAAGAATCTATAACCTGCTAGGCTGGCTTCTTTCTGACCTTGACTTGCTAATCCATCAGCTAGTAAGTTTTCAGCTTGTCTATAGTAAGCACGACCTGCTGTCCAGCTACGGAAGTTTGTAGCAAACATCATGTCCCAACGTACAGCTTCTGTGACTAAACCAACATCACGCTTGCACTTGTCTTTACTATATCCAGGATCTTCACCTGCTGCTGTATCTGAATCAGCAAATAATGTTGGATACTCTGCATCAATAAAGTCAGTTACCTGTAAACCTAAACTTTCTTTACGATCTAGCATTGTGCTAGCAATTAGCGCCAGATTATTGTCAACCCAGTTTGTGCTTGGACGGAATTCAGCTGTACCACTATTGCTGTCAACCCAAGTAATTACTATATCAACTAGATCAACTACCTTAGCACCTGCTTGAGCGTCGTCTGCTGTTTCCTTGCTTTGATCATCTTGAACATATGTTACTGTTACACCTGTTGTAGGAGTAATTGTATTGTTAAGAGCTACGTCTTCAATTATATTTCTTAGATGAGCAAATGCTGCCTTAGTAGCATCAACGTGATCTGTACCTGTTGTATTTGGCAGTACTGCACCTGCATAGTAGGCCTTACCTGCTTCAACACTGGCCATATTACCACCATATGTTAAATCATATGCTACAGCATCAAGAACTAATTCAATATCACGTAGGCAAACAGTTTTATCGTATGCAGGAAATGTATAGTTTTGATCATCTAGCCATTCACTCATTTCATCAACGATAAAGTCTCTGTTTCTAGCAATACGATCACGAGCATTTAAGTATCCAATGTTGCTGGCATTTGGTGTGCCACCATATGGAGTACTAATTGCTGGTAATGTAGCTAAAGCTGCTGTTTCATCAACGGCTGCTAGTAGATTAATAACAATATCCATTAGAGCTGATACACGAGCTTGTGCTACACTGTCACTCTTGACTAGATCATCTAGAGCAACTTTAACAACTTCAAATGCCTTTTGACTGGCTTCCTTCTGGGCACCAACTACTGTTGCTGCTTGAATTCTATAATAACTGCGAGCAGCTACGATAGTGCGGAAGTTACTATTAAACATCATATCCCAACGTACTGCATCTATTACTAGTTTTACGTCACGTTGGCAAGTTGCTACATCATAGCTTAGACCTGCAAAGTTAGCAGTTACATAATCAGTTGTAGCCTTAGCTACTGTGTTAGCAGCAGCCTTGAGCTTGTCACTGAATACGTATAGTTCACTGTCAACCCAACTTGTATCAGCATCAACTTGTCTTAAATCCTCAATCTTTGGATCAATATAACTGATTAGATCATCAACAAGTTTTGTAACTGTTTCATCATCACCACTATTGGCACCTGCTACTGTAGCAAGTAATGTCTTAAAGTGAGTGTAAGCATCAATTGTAGCTAATTTGTCTACACTTAATACTGTACCATCATAGTAAGCTTTACCAGCAACTACAGTTTCTTGATTGCCACCATAAGTTAAGTCATATGTAATTGCGTCTAGAATGAACTTGATGTCCTCTCTACACTTTGTACGCTTCTCATAACTATTAGCAATCCAGTAAGCTTCAAAAGCTGTACCAAAGTTACCAGCACCATCACCTGCATTGGCTGCTACTTGTGCATCAATCCATGTAATTAGATCATCTTCTAGGCTCTGTCTAGCAGCATTGATTTGATTACGTGCTGTGATTCTAGCTGTTTGAGCAGCTACGGCATCATTATAATCACTTGTATTATCGAAGTCAGTTGTTTCTAGTTCTGGTGGAGTTAGTAAATAATAACTTGGATTTAAACAAGTAACCACTGCATTATCTGCATGAGCAGCAGCAGTTGTACTATTAGCACCTCTTGCTACTCCTGTAAATCCTGTAGTACCACTCTTACCAGTATAGGTTATTTCTTCTGTACCAATTAATAAAATGCCAGCAGTTGGATATTCAACATTACTGTCAACTGTAATTGTTGTTGTACTATTATTGATACCACCGTTCAACTGTGTAGTAGGTCTTAGACCTTGTTTAGCTGGAACATCAAAGTCTGTATCAACATCATAACCTAATGCTTCGATGGCTACTGTATCACTGTCTAATATAGCTAGGAACAGATCAAATAGTCTTTCAGCACGTTCACGGAAGCTCACGCTCTTAACTTGACCACTACCACCAGTTGCACTACTTGGTGAACCTGTGGCAACAAATACAGTACCTACATCATTGTTTCTTGCACCAAATAGTGTATAATCTGTATAATATATTGCCTGACCTGTACCAATACCAGTACTTGTTGCTTGGAATACTAGACCAACTGTATTAGTTGCTGGAGTACTTGTTCCTGGAATTACACCTGTAGTGGTATAATCTGTAGTACCTACCTGACCTACATCACCTACTTGTAAAATTTTGTATTGACCGCCTACAATAAATTCACCAGCTGGAACAGTAGTCTTACCTTGACTTATAATCTTGTATTCGCGACCAACTACTAGTGGTGTATCAGGATCTTCAGCATCGGCAGTTAGTGTATCAAGTAGCCCTTGTGTTGTTACTTCATCTAAACTTTCTAGACTTGGTCTAATTTCAAATGTTAATCCACCTGCACTTGCTGCACCACCGTCACCAGTTGTAGTTGCAATGGCTGCACCACCAACTTCAGCACTTAGTGTGAAGCTTGTTGTACCATTTGTAGCAATGATATAGTATGTCTTAGGTTGTGTAGCAATATTGCTGAACTCTGAATCTGTACCTGGTGTACCTATAGTACCAGCACCTGTGGCATATACTCCACTTACACGAACTGGTTGGTTTACTACTAGAGGAGCATCTCTATCAGTTACTGGAGCTGTACAAGTAAATGTACCACCTGTTCCTGTAATTTCAACACCTACTAGTTTCTTACCTAGTACACGCTCTTTAAGTTCTTTGAAAGCACTTAAATTAGCAGTTGCTTGAGCACCGCCTATTAGACCACTAGCTGCTAATGCTCTACGATAGCTACGACCAGCAACTATAGTTCTAAAGTTAGTACCAAACATCATATCATAACGTACAGCATCTAATACAAGTCCAACGTCTCTACGACACTTATCCTTATCATAGTCTGCTGGTACTGAGATAGCACCGTCAGTATATCTATCAATTTCATTTACATAGTCAATAACTACGTCTTGTAAACGCTTTTTCTCCTGTATAAATGTTTGATTAATTTCCTGTAGTAGAGGATCAACCCAAACTTGGCTTGGGATACTTGGTGTAGCCACTGCATTAGCACGACTATCTATTAGGTTTCTAATTCCTAATACTAGGTTTTGTGCTTCAATTGCACTTAACGCATCTGTGTCTGGTTCTAAAGTAAATTCAGCATTTACTGTAGTACGTACCTGATCAGCTAGATATGTGTAAGCAGCAATTGTGTTTTGAATTTCATCATTACTTGGTAGACTTTCATCTGCTGTGGCTGTATAGTATGCTAGGCCTGCATTTAGGCTTTCCATATTACCACCGTAGATTAAGTCATATGCAACTGCATCAATGATATATCCTACATCTTCTTCACACTTAGCTTGCTTGGTTGCGTCATATGTAAATCCATCCCAAGTACTTCCAACACTAGCACCATTTATTTGACTATTAATCCAAGCTGTAACTGCTGTCTGTAATGTTGCTTTAGCATCTCTTAGAGCTGTAGCAGCAGTTTGGAAAGCTGGATCACGATAATTACTACCACTTGGACGGCTTAGAGCATATACGCTTGATCCTGGAAGTGGCACACGACTTGTTGGAACACTGCCGCCGCCAATAATGCTACTGATTAGCTCAAAGCTACGTGTAACGCTAGCGATTGCGTCAGCATCATCTAATAGTTCAACTACTCTCTGCTTGGCAAAATCAATACCACCTAGTGTTTCTAGTAGTTGATCTGTTAGAACCAAGCTACTTGTAGCACGACGATATGCTAGACCTGCCTTAACACTGTTATAATTTGTGTCTAATAACAAATCATATAGTGCTGCATCAATAATTAAACCAACATCTCTGCTGCAACGACTTTGATCATAGGTCTTGTAATTAGCTGTAATATAAGCTACTACCTCTTCCTTCAAGAATTCCTTATTAGCAATAATGCTATTAGCAGCATTTACAGCATTTGGATTAAATGCAGCACCTACTGGAGGAATATTAACGATTGGAGGAGCAACTTCAACACCTTTGTCAATGATATCAAACATTGTGTCAAACAAGTTTGTAATACGACCAATTGCATCTTCATTCTTGACTAGAGGAGGAGTTTGGCTAATTCTAATAACCTGATCACGTATAAACTTAATAGCCTGTAGTTGTGGACCAATCTGTGTGCTATACACAACATTAGCAGCCTTCTGTAAATATACACTACCTGCTGTTACGCTTTGGAAGTTACTGTTTAGTACCAAGTCATACATAGCAGCATCTAAGATCAAGCCTACGTCACGAGCACATTTTTCTGTGTTGTATTGTAGGATAAAGCTATCAATATAGTCTGCAATACGAGCCTGTAGTTCTTGCTTTTGTTCTTGTACAGCAATACGAACAAATGCAAGAGTCTCATCACCAGCTAAAAAGTCTGGATCAACTCTTAGTGGAACTTGTTTTGGACCACCTTTAACAACATTAATAACAATATCTACTAGTTCACCAAGTCTGCGAGAAGTTTCAATACTACCTGCTGTACCTTTAACTTGCTCTAGAGCTGTTTGATAGCTGGTTGTTAGCTGATTTCTTGCTACATCATATAAGAGCATACCCATATAATTGTAAGCACGAATTGTAGCTTCACGCTCATCTGCTGGTAAACTTTCAATACCAATACCTGAATAGTATGCTAGACCTGCTGTATAACTTTCCATATTACCGCCATATGTTAAGTCATAATAGATAGCATCTAAAATTAGATCAATATCTTCAGCACATTCACTTCTGTTGAAATTGAATTCAGCCTGTTGGAATCCTTCTCTTTCTTCACGCTTCTGTTGATCAATCCAAGCAATAACTTCAGCTTTAATAAAGTTTCTATTGAGTTCAATTAGATCACGAGCAGCACGGAAATTAGCATCACTACTATTATTTGTGCCACCTGCTGGTAATGGTAAGCTATATGGCTTAGCTGGTAGTAGTGCATTTACTGCCGCCAAATTAGCTGCACCTACAGCACCAATTATATAATCCATCAGCTTGCCAATTCTTGTATATGCTGTACTACCGTTAACAATACCAGGAATTTGACCTTCACCTAAGTCTGATAGTGCTTTGTTTGGATACTTAGCTGGTAACGTTTGTAAAACACTCTTCATAAAAGTAAACAATAGAGTACTTTGTTCTTTTTGTGGATATACGCTTAGAGCTGTACTACCAGTACTTAGAGCATTGTTAGCCTGTTGTCTCCAATAACTACGAGCTGCTGTAGCTGTTCTGAAGGATGTATCAAACATCATATCATAACGTACTGCTTCTAAGATTAATTGTACATCACGTTCACACTTAGTAATATCATATGTAAACATTTCATACACTGTACCTTCAGTACCTGAAGCAGTTGGTGGAGCATCTTCATTAGCAATAAATGTGTTCCCACTTGTTGCTGTAATAATACTGGTTGAATAAGTATTCCAGTTAGTATCACCTGCGTCCTTAATCTTATATCTCTTTCCTGGCTCCATTTGACTGGCTTTTAATACTCTTACAACTTTACCATCACCTGTTCCTGCTGTGCCGTTAGCAACAAATTCATCACCCACAGCACTTGTATTACCACTAGCAGCATGGTTAGCCCAAGTAGTTGTAGTACCAAGATCAGCAATCTTATATGTTTGACCTGATACAATAGCAGTTACTGGTATTAGTACGAACCAGTCAGTCCAGTTACCTACTGCTGTAATACCGTTATCATCAAAATACTGAGCTAATGGTCCAGAACCTGGATCTGCTATAGCACTTGGTGCTGCATTAAAATTAGCTGCATTTAATTGTAGTCTTACCCATTCTGTTACCTGTGATTGAATGCTAGCTCTACCCACATATGCACCACTAGCAGTATCACTTGTTTGCATTAGAACAATTAAATCATTTGGCTGTCTTAGAGCAGCTGGTACCCAACCTATACTTGGTTGAGCAAGTGTTGGGGCAGTTACTTTAAATGAGCCCTCTTGATTTACTAAGTTTCTAATTACATAGGCCAAGTTCTTAGCTGTTTGAGCACCTGCTGTACTGCCTGCATCACCTTGTACCTGAGGGAAGATGATTTGTAGATCACTTACATCTTTACCTTCAGCTACTAGTTTGATCATATCTCTTAGTCTCTCATAGGCATCAATTGTAGCGGCTACATCATCACCTGTGATAGCTGCGGTTTGATCACCTGTAATATCACCAGCTGTTGCGCCAAGATAATAAGCGCCAGCAGCAATGATACTTTCCATGTTTCCACCGTAGGTCATATCATAGTACACAGCATCTAAAATTAGATCCAAATCTCTTAAACACTTAGTTTCATTGAAATTTAATGTGTTTGTGCTAGCATCTGTTCTAATAAACTTTAGAACTTCTGCTTTTAAGAACTCTCTGTTTGTTTCAATTAAGTTTCTAGCATAACCAAAACTTACTGTACCTGCTCTACTTGTATTATAGCCTGTTGGGCTTGGTAATACATAAGCTGGAATTGCCTTCTCACCCTTATCAACAATACGAATTAGAAGATCCATTCTATCTTGTACACGCTCAACTGCTTGAGCACTAGTAATAACTATAGCACTTAATTTTTCTTTTAAGAACTTGAATGCTTCAATTGTAGCAGCCTTCTGTTCACCAACTACCTTACTAGCTTGAGCACGGAAATATGCACGAGCAGCAGTAATTGTACGGAAGTTGCTGTTAAACATCATATCAAAGCGTACTGCATCGATGATACTACGAATATCCTCTTGACAATCAGCTTGATTATAAGTTAAAGAACCTTCATATCTATTATCAATATAATCAGTTACTAATTGTGGGAGATCATCTGCACCATTTGCACCAGTCTTACTGTCAATTAAAATGTCATTTAGGTCTTGTAAATCTAAATCAACCCAATCAACAAGTGCTTCTGTCTCTGTAACTCCGTCATCATTTAAGTCATCTATAATCAACTGAATTAAATCATAAGCAGCATCACCAGCAGCAGTGCTACCAGCCTGACCACCTTTATCCTGTTCTACAGTGTATAGAGCAACTTTTTCTAGGATAGCATCTTTTACTAGCTCAAATGTTGCTACACTACCATCTTTCTGTGCGCCTAGTACATTTGCAAGACCACTAAAGCCACGATAGTAAGCGTTACCTGCTAGTTGACTACGATAATTGCTACCAAACATGACATCAAAACGTACAGCATCAATTACTGCATCAATATCTTGTTCACATTGTGTCTTTTGTGTACCAGTATAACCAATATCAAACTTAGTTGTTAGTAGTGTATTGACTTCTGCTTTGACATCAGATCTAAATGTTGCATTATCAATAGCATTACTTAGAGCAACTAGTTTCTCATCAACCCAAGCTGTACTTGGGCCTGCAATAGCAGCCGCAGTTGTATCTGCATCACCATCAATAATTCTATTTAGAACTGTTTTAACTAGAGCACCTGCTCTTGTTGCTGCATCGCCATTAGCATCACCTACGCCTACACGCTGTACTACAATATTTTGATATGTGTCTCTTGCACTTGTAGCAACTTTTTCACCTGCTGCTACTAGTTCTAATAGATCACCTAAATATGTATATGCTGCTAGGCTTTCTGTTAATTCACCAGATAAACTTGCTGGAAGTTGTCCATGAGTATATGTTAATCCTGTTGGAGTTCCTGCTGTAGTTACAATGGCTGTATCATCAAGATTTACAAGGGTAAATGTTGTTGATCCATTAGTTACACTAATCTTGTACACATCACCTGTAGCATAACCTGTTATAGTACCAGTACCACCTAATGTTCCTGTGATTTTTACGGTATCACCTACTGTTAATTTTGTAGATGTACAGCTAAATTGACCTGCTGTGCCAGTAATTGCTACACCACTTAATGTATCACTAGTACCTTCATAGTATGCTTCTGCTGCCAATGTAGTTGCTACCTTACCACCATATGTCAGATCATAAAGTACAGCATCAATAATTAGGTCTACATCACGCTCACATTTGACTTGATTGTATACTAATGATGGATATGTAGCCTTAATAAATGCTGTAACTTCTGCTGTTAAGAATGCTCTGTTAGCAGAAATCATCTTTGTAGCATTTAACCAATCAGCATCAGCAGCACAATTTGCACCACTTGTTGGTGCTGGCATTAGGAATGGCTTCTTAGGAGTAAATGCTGGACCGTCCTTAACTAATTTAATAACTAGGTCCATACTGGCCGTTGCTCTTGCCTTGGCTTCAAACTGATTACCACTTGGTGTTACATCTTTTAATTGTACAACTTGATCTAGAACTTCTTTTAGTCTTTCATAAGCAGCCACAGTTTGAATGATCTGCTTAGGAATTGTACTCTTTGGAGTAACTGCACCATCAAAGTAAGCAATAGCAGCCTGAGTTGTGTCAACGTTACCACCATATAGTAGGTCATAACACAGTGCATCAATTAGGAAGCCAACATCTCTATAACACTTGTCTCTATTGTAGGCAAAGTTTAAGTCTACAAAATCTGTTACAGACATTTTTAATTTATTAACTGTAGCAGTTAGTGCAAGTTTATCGTTAAACACTCTGATGCCATTATCAACCCAACTAAAATCTGGTGTAGCAGCAGCAACTTCTGTACCTGTATTAATATAATCAATGATTATATCAATTAGATCATTTGTTGGTGTAACACTTGCGGCTGAATTTGAATCAATAATTGTCTTAAGTTGTGCATAAGCAGCCAATGTGAGTGCTACTTCATCTGAACCTAATGCAAGATTAATATCAGTTGTACCACCATAATAAGCACGAGCAGCAACGGTTGTTTCTAATTCACCGCCATAGGTCAAGTCATAAATCAATGCATCTAAAATATACTCAACATCTCTACGGCAGGCTGTTTCATTGTAAGTTACACCCTCAAATGGTTGACCTGTTACTGTTTGGCCATCAATCCAAGTAATTAGAGCATCTTCAATTGTAACACGATTAGCTTGAATATCATCACGTAATTGAGCACGATCTGCACTAGCATAAGCATTACCTGTACCACCAGTTGGCTCTGTCAACAATATTGTTGGCTCAACTGCAATACCATTCTCTAAAATGTCGAGAATAATATTCATACTACGTGTAACACGCTGTACACTAACAGATTCAGCTGTTGTTGGATTATCTGGATTAACTGGCTTGACAATTTCTAACAACTTATCTTTTAAGTGTTGGAAACTGGCCAATGTTGCTGTCTTTTGATCCTTAACAACTACACTGCTCATAGCACGATAGTAGCTGCGACCAGCTACAATACTACGGAAGTTGCTGTTGAACAGCATATCATAGCGTACTGCTTCGATTACATAACCTACATCACGAGCACACTTATCTCTGTCATAACCAAATAATACATAGTTTTCATCTACAAAATCTGTAACCTGTTCTTTTGTAACTTCCTTACCAGCCTGTAGTGCCTTCTGTGCTTTAACTAGTGCTGGATCACACCAATCAGTACTTGGGGCACTTGTTACTGTGGTCAAATCTGTAAATGCTGGGCTTTCAGTTACGCTGTCATCAATTAACTTAATAATTAATTTGATACAAGTTTCCATTTCCTTAGCAGCAGTAGCACTACCATCACTACCATTTGGACTGCGTACCTGTGTAGTTGTGTTGCCAACAGTTGGTACCCAAACAATATCTTGAGCCACTGTACTAATTAGAGATTTCAAATAGTTGTAAGCTCTTAGTGTAGCATATACTTCATCACCTTGACCACCTAATGGATCTAATTGACTTAATGCTCCAGCTACATAGCTCTTACCAGCTACTTCTGATTCTAGTGTACCACCATAAGTTGTATCATAATATACAGCATCTAGGATTAGTTCTAGGTCACGACGACATTTTCTAATATCAAATCCAGCTGGATCTGCATAATTAGCAGCCTTAACCTGTTCAAATCTCATTGTTGTAGTTTTACCAGTTGGGCCACCAAATGTTGTTACTGCGCTACCGTCAAGATTTACTAGTTTGAACTCTGTAGTTGCTGGTTTTGCTGGATCACCTTCTAAATTACTATCTGTCTTACTGGCCACTTTGTATGTGGCTGGTGATGAAAATCCATCAATATTACTTGTACCAAACAATCTACCACTTACTCTCACTAGATCACCAACAGCAAGAACTACACGAGTTTCTGTTTGTGTATAACTTACAGTAAATGTTCCATCTGTAAAAAATGTTTTAGTAGTTATACCATTTGATGTTGATGCTGTTAGTAACTTAAATTCCACTTCACCTGGAAGTAATTCCAAACCTGGTGTGTTAATGTAAGTTAATACATCATCAATAATAAACTCTCTATTCTTTTGAACTAGATCACGAGCACGTTTGTATTCTACACTACGTCCTGTTGCTGGGAATGGAATCATATACTTAGGTGTTGCTTCCTCACCTTTGTCAAGAATATCAATAATGATATCCATACCACGTTGAACACTATTGACTGCTAGGTTGTTACCTTTAACTAGTTCTGTTACTAATTTCTTGAGATATCTAAATGAACCTAAAGTTGCTAGTTTTTGACTTCCTGAAACTTTAGCACTGTTAGCTCTTAGATAACTACGTCCTGCACTGATAGCACGGAAGTTACTAACAAATACTAGGTCATATCCAAGTGCATCAACAATAAATCCTACATCACGAGCACACTTTTCTCTGTCAAATTCATTTAGAGTAAAGTTAGCATCAATATAACTGACAATCTCTTCCTTAATAAAGGCCATATTGTCACGTAGAATGTTAACTGCTGTATAACGATCAATATCTTCTTCGTTATTTCTTACTGGGATTGGATAGTTCAATGCACTAGCATAACCAGATAATTGAGTATAACTTACACCATCCACTGTAGCATTTGTTGTAATTTCTCCAAGATCATTTACTCTTGCACCATCTAAAATATTGATAACGATATCAAATCTTGTGCTAATTTCTTCTTTAGCAGCTGGTGTTACAATTCTACGTAGTGTAATATCTTTTGCAGCTTTTAAGCTGGCCACTGTTTGTACTTTCTGTGCGCCAACTACTTCACTGGCATATGCACGTAAGTAGCTAATGGCTGCTGTAACTGTCTTATAGTTACTGCCAAAGATCATATCACTTAGGATAGCATCTAAAATAAGACCAACGTCTCTATAGCACTTTGGCTTGTTAAAGCTAAAGTTGTCAAAGAAGCTGTTAGCCATAAACTTAATTGTTTCTGTCTTAATATCTTCTTTAGCTGCCAATACTGCATCACGAATAGATTTGTATAAACTTGGCTGATATGTTACAGTTGGATAACCTGTTGTAGTTGTACCAAGTGTTAGATCTGTTGCTGTATTAACACGAGCAAATTGTGTATCACCATCACTGATTGTATACCAGTTTTGGTTAATATAAGCAATCATTTCAGCACGAATAAATTGACGGTTTGCCATCAATAGATTAAATGCACGAATCTTATTAGGATCTGAGCTTGCTGTTAGACCAATTGGTTGCTTGATTCTTTGGATACTATCTTCTGTATTATTTGGGCCTTCTTGTAAGATCTCATTGATAATATCAATCAAATTGCCCACTGCAACTACTTCACTACCTGTGGCTGCTGGAAGATCTGTAATTTGTGGCACATTGCCTTGCCAAGGATTTGGAACTGGGCTACAGGTTAGTACATCACGTAGCAATTCCTTCATGTACTTGTAGGCATTTACTGTTTGCTTGATTTGATTTGGTACTACACTCTTTAGTACATTTGTTTCTTCATTGAAATCATAATAGTAAATACCAGCTGTAACAGCCTGACGATTACCACCGTGTACTAGGTCAAAACAAACGCTGTCAACAATATAGTCTACATCACGAGCACATTTTACTCTATCGTAGTCAAATCCTGGATATGCTCTGCTTAGATAATTTACAACATCATTTCTAATGAATGCCTTGTTTGCTTGTAGTAGAGCATAAGCATTATCTAACCCTTCATCATCTAAACGCATACCATTAGGTTGAATAAAATCACTGGTGCCTACTGTACTTGTTTCTAATTGTTTTAACAGTACACTAAACAATCCACCAAGTTTATTAACTTGTGTTTGAGTTGTAGCTGTTAAACCATTTATTACCTGTGTTGCATTAGAAGTGGCTTCAATTTCATCCTTAATAACTACACGTTGGGCTAGTAATTGAGCACGACCAAAAGCATCAATAGTGGCAGGAACTTCTTCACTACTACGTAGTTCACTTAGGCCGCTAGCATAGTTATAGTATCTCTTAGCAGCATCTAATGTCTGGCTATTTCCACCGTAAATAATGTCATAACAAATTGCATCAATAGCATAACCTAAATCACGACTACAAGTAGTTTCACTATATCCGTATCTAACTACTTCTGGCCAATTCTTATTGATGTAATCAATAACTTCTGCAATAACAAAATTCTTGTTTTCCTGTAAGTTTGTAACTAGGTTAACAACATCAGCATCAGTATCCTGTTGAGCTGGGAATACTAAACCGTAATCAGCGTTGCTTGGATCTAATAAATTCTTAATAAATGTTGCACCTCTTGCATTTGGTGCTGCTGCATCCTGTTCTAGACCTTTTGTTACAATTTCAAAATTAGCCTGTACTCTAGCTAATAGTGTGGCATCTTCTTGAACTAAAGGAACAATACGGTCTCTAGCAAACTTATATGCTTCAATAGTGGCTACTCTTTGATTTTCTGGAACATTATATTCATTAACGGTAGCTTTCAAATATGAAAGAGTTGCCTTAATTGTTTTATAATTTGTACCAAAAATCATATCATCGATAACTGCTTCGATGATCAAATCTACGTCACGCTTACACTTTGATGTTACATATGCAAGTGTAGGATAGTTTGTCTTTAAGAAAGTAATTGTTTCATCAACAATTTGAGCTTTTCTATCTAAAACTTGTTCTCTTAATTTTTTATATTCTGGTTCTGCTGCATCTAGATCAGGTCCAATAATTAGAGCTGGGCTATTTGGACCATCTGCTACAATTTTACTGATAATATCAAATTCTTCAGTAATAATTCTCTTGGCTGTGTCACTACCTACACTAATACCTAGTGCAGCTGACAATACTTGCTGTACACTATTACTTGGACTTGTAAATGCTACATCTTTTACCACAGCTCTAGCAACTGTCTGAGCACGTTTGATAGCTGCTGCTGTCTGTTCTTGTTGTTCTATTCCTGTAGTGATATCATCTTTCTTCCAATAACGTAGGCCACTAAATGTACTTTGAGTAGTGCCTTCGTACAGTAAGTCAAATGCTAAACTATCTACTACAAGACCATTGTCTCTATCACAGGTTCTTTGGTTGTAATCGGCAAAAAGTACACCATCACCAATGTTAGGACGTCTTGCTAAATTCTTAAATGTGATCTGACGACCAGCTGACTTCTTAACAACACCACGATATAGTGGTTCACTGGCTCCACGACTTACAAGACCGTAGTTACCAAATGAGCTGTTTGACAAGTTAACTGAACAGAAACCACCGTTCTCACACATAAAGCTAATGTCACAGCAAATTGTAAAGATAGATACAAGCTGAGTATTACCTCTGTTCAACATGTGAATACCAATACCACCTTGGTTATATTGTGTAAACGCATCACAAACCATTGAGCGTAGGCCTGTTGTCAATGCACCGTCAACACGCATACCTGTACCAGTAGTTGTAATACTTGTAACCGCTTGGGTGTATGGACTTGTTACGATCTCGCCAGCACTACCGTCTGGTGGGAAACATACTGCCGCACTAGGTGCAATATGACCCTTAAAGTTCATACAGAAGATATAAGCACCATTGTATACCCAAAAGATATCCTTGGTTGGGTTCTTTGGACGTACTGTGGTATTACGCAGGTTGTCACCAACAACTGACACACGAGCTGGAACACGTAATGGGTTATCTTCAATATACTCCCCACTCTTTAAGAAAATAGTTGTACCAGGGGTCGCTATGCTTAGTGCTTTCTTCAGTGTCAAAAAAGCTTGGCCTAGTGTCCTTCCGCTGTTGCTGTCATCACCATTCTTTGCAACGTAAAGTACATTAGGTACTTCTGTTGCACCAATCTCGATGATCTTTTGAATAGCAGCCACTCCAGGTGGTGCTTTGATTTCCTGCTTCATAAACAGTTTACCATCGGCTGTATTAAGTGCTAATTCGCCTAGGTCAATACTCTCTAGTGATGGTACTTTGCCAGGTATATCACTACGCTTAAATCTAATATTTGTGCTCATTTATCTTCCTTTGAAGTAAAAAATTTAATACTTTTATTTACCAAAAATACTGAATTTCTCATCAGTACTCCCCGCAATCTATTGTTGTGTCTATCAACTGTCCACCTTTAATGTAGCCACCTACATTAAGGTCTTTTGTTATATTTGTATCTCCATCTACTGCTAATTCGTTTGCAACTTTTACGCTGTCTTCAACTTCTAAACTTTGACTGACTCTTGATGAACCTTCTACATATAAATTATTATCTACTGCAAAACTGCCGCCAATTGCCAAGTCCTTATTAATTTGTAAATTACCATCTACTGCCAAATTGTTATTAACATTGGTATAACCTTCACTACTACCAATCTCAATATTTGTTGCTTCTCCCGCAAAATTAACTGTCTTGGCAGTTGTGTTTGCCAGATTAAATTCTTCTGTGCTGACTGTTAAATCACCGCCATCAATATTAACATCACCATCAACATCTAAATTATTATTAACATTAGTAATGCCTTCACTACTACCTATTTCAATAGTTGTAGCATCACCACCAAAATTAATTGTTGTAGCAATTTCGTTAGCTAGATTAAATGCCTGTGTACTAACTGTTAAGTCACCACCATCAATGTTTAAGGTACCATCAACGTCTAAATTATTATTAACATTAGTAATGCCTTCACTACTACCAATTTCAATAGTTGTAGCATCACCACCAAAATTAATTGTTGTGGCCACTGTATTGGCAATATTAAATTCTTCTGTACTAACTGTTAAGTCACCACCATCAATGTTTAAATCACCATCAATATCTAAGTTATTACCAATATGAAAATCACCATCTACATTTAAGTCGCCATCAACATCAAGGTCATTTCTAATTCTTGTTGTACCTGTTGTAGCGCCCACTACTAAATCTGTAGCAGCCATGGCAAAATTAACTGTCTCAGCAACATCTGGAAGTAAATTAAATGTTGTACTGGTTGTTTTTAAATCATCACCGTCGATAACTACATCACCATCAACTTCTAAATTATTTCTAATATTGGTTGTACCTGTTATTGCACCTAGTATAAGACTTGTAGCTTCTCCACCAAAATTAATTGTTTCAGCAGTTGTATTCAACAAATTAAAAATAGTTTCAGTAGTTGTTAAATCACCACCTTGTATCTCTAAATCTTTAGTTACAGTTAAATTTTGTTCTATAACTGTATCGCCTCTTAAGGTAATTAGATTCGGTAATGTTAAATCACCACGCATTATAGGACTATCTACCTTAAAGGCATAGTCAAAGCCTTTTGGTCCTACATACCTATAACCAAATACGTAAATGACATGACTACTGGTCATTCCAGTTGGTATACTATTTCCATAAAAATGTAATATACCAGCTTGATAATCAAAATACCATTCACCAGCACCTAATATACCATCAGCAAATATCTGTGTACCACCACTAGTACTTGGATCTATTAGACCACTAGCACCATAATAAACTTTTACTCTATAACTATTTGTAACATTGACAGTGTCAAACTCAGGTGGTATCCAATCTGTTAAACCTGTTTTCCAAGTAGGGTATACTTGTCCACCCATTCTTTGACTGGTAGTATCTGCTGTACATTCTACTTTGTCACTTGACAAATAACCTGTTACAGTTCCTAATGTAGCACTTGCAGTAGCAGGAACCAAATAGGCATTAAGCCATAGACTGTCACCTCTATTAAGGGCTGGACTGGCTATAGATTCATTACTTACACTCTTGTTAGCAGCGGTGTCGGTCTTAGCTACACCTGATAACTTCTTTAATAATAAATCAACTCTGGTTGCATCAGTTACGGCCATTCTATAATCCTATTATTGATCGCTCACATCTAAATACAAACTGGTCATTGACTGCCCTTGTTCTAATCTAATTCTCACCCATATTTCATTATTAGTACTATTTGTACTACTTAATGTACCAAAACTTATATTAACTTGTTTAGTACCACTACCCGTTGGCAAATTACCACCCAAAGCACAACCACCTGCTAGGCTGTTATCAATAGCAGAACTTAACCATCCGAATATATTTCCTGATTTTAAACTAGTCCCGTTAGGTCCTGGTAGTGCTGCCCAAATACCTGCTATACCTGATGGTGTAGTCCAGCGTATTCTAAATTTACTGACACCACTTCTTACAAATCTAAATGTAAAATATTGTGGTCTGGTTGGGATTCTAGTGCTTAGATTTGGACCTGCTGGCAAATAACCTGTTGAGTAATCTGTTAAATCATGTTTGAGACTATTAACACCTGTACCTGTACCTACTACAGTAGCATCAGTGTCTAGTAAAGTACTTGTTTGGCTGTTAAACAATGTACTTCCTGCTGTAAAAGGTGGTGTATCAGCCATTAAAGTGCCACCGTCTGGGTTTTCACATCTTGTAGCACCAGTTGTACTACCACCTACCGCCGCGTTAAAGAAAATATTTGTTTCATCTAAAAAGCTTGTACTGCTTGTTGTTCCAGTCTTATAAAGAACTATGGCATTTAATGCTGGTAGTGCTGAATTTGCTGTGAGGTAACTATTATCTGCTGTAAACTGTGGTACAGTTGTTGTAGTTGTCCAAGCACCAAACCCTGTGACTACGTTAACTACAAAAGTTGTACTATTAGGACCTGCACCTGTTGTAACTTGAGTAGTTGCTGGTAAAGTTGAATATCCAAATAAAGTTAAATTTTTATTACCTGCTGTAGTCCACGGACCAACAGCACTAGTTGTTAAGCAATTTGAATTAGTAGTTGGTAAACTAGTTTCACCTGGGTTCCAAGTTACTAAAAAACCTACATTATATGTTGTACTACTATTGTAATGAGGAATAGTGCTACTATAAGTTATACTACTTGTACCTAATGTAAAAGTTTGACTACTGAAAACAGGAGCCAGTGGACTGGTACTATCATAATACCAAATACCTATGTTACTTGTGTTAGCTCCAATTGTAGTTGAACCTGCTGCATCATGTAGTATTTGTACAGTGTTCCAACCTGCTGGAACTGCTGTACCACTAACACTCAAATCTACTGTCTCGTGAAACCCTGGCTTGTCTACAGGATAAGCAACATTATCACCTACAATAAGACTAGTATTATTATCTGTATATGCACCATTGTCATTTATTGTAGTAAATTCTAAACTTTGACCTGTTGTTGTAGCATCAGCTACAATATTTGTTGGTGTTTGTTGGCCAGTTGTAGTATTGTAACTGGCTAACTTTAAAATCTTTGAACTAATAAAAGTAATAACGTATGTACCATTCAGTGATAATCCACCAAAAGCTGTACCACTTGCAGATATTCTAATCAAATAACCTGGAACTAATACACCTGTAGTTGGCTGGGTGTATTTGAATTCTTCACTACCAAGAGTTGAACCTGTTAGTACAGTGGTAATAGTTTGAGTGGTATTGCCGTATGTCAGTTTTTTAGTAACCGCTGCACTGCTATTTCTATTAACTGTTAGTATGCCACGATTGCCTGGGCCAGTATCTTGTATTATGTTAGTACTAAAAGTATTAACTCTAGCAACATAAACAATAGTACCAGCTGCTGGTGCTGTGATACCTGTACCGTTTAATAATTGAGCATCAGCATCTATGTTCATTATGCGTGTAGTAAGACTATTAATTGTTAAATTTATTGAATTTGGAAAACTTGGTGGTGGTAATGGGACCAATAAAGTTAGTGTAAGATTAAGTTGAGCAACACCATCAGTCAAACTAGTCTGCTGTGTCATATCTACTGCACCAGACAATATACCGTATTCTGGATCACCCATTAAAATATAATTGGCATTGTCAGTGGCTACATCACCCAGTACGTTTAGATCATTGGTAATTCTTGTATCATTAATAAGCTCAATAAGACCATTACCATTTGAATTTAATACTAAATGTCCGTTTGCAAAAGTGTTACTAATTTTGGTATAATTTTGTGGACTATCTATACCAGTAAACGTTTTTGCAGGTAATGTTCCTGATCCTGGTATAGTAGTTTCAGCAAAATTATATGAATCACCTACTTCAGGACCACCTAGTCTCATATCATCTACATAAACTTGGCTCCATGATTTAGTTAAACTGCCTAAGTCATAAGTATCATCTATATCAGGAATAATATTGCTTTTAACATCAGCATTAAAAACAATGTTATCTGTGTCCTGATCACCGAATGTCAAACTACCATCAGCAGTTATACTACCAGTAGCATGAATATTGCCATTTACCTCAAGATTACCTATTAGATCAAGTTGGCTAGTTCCTAGCACTGGATCTAAATTTGTTAGCTTAAATGTTTTACTATCGAAGGTTAGGTAGTCATTACTTGTATTTGTCTTTATAGATAAGCCGCCTGACGTACTGCGTATTTCGTTATTATCAATTTGAACATTATCTATTTTTAAATATTCTCCTAGATAATCAGTAGACCTAGTTGTTCCTGTAATATCTAGTTGGTATACGGGACTATCATTATTAATACCAATACCTACAAACTTAGTAGGATCATTAGCATCTGGTACTGATAGATAAAGTAAGTTATCCTCAAAAGCAAGATCCTCCCCATTTCTGAGAAGATTCCTTCTTAAGAGGGAACCTGAAATACGACCTACATTGGCCATTCTGCTCCCCTATACCCCGTGTTTCACGGTTAACCAAATTTGAACGCTCGCTCGCATCCCTTTCGGGCTCTTTGCTGGTTTACCACAGTTTGTTCAATACTCAGACTACGAGTACTTCATTCTTATTTAGCTATTTTTGGGAAAAGGTTAGTCAAACCCGTGAATTACAGTGACCGTTTTACCTATGGGTGGAGGTGACTCAAACTGAAGATACACCCCAGAAGGGCTTCTATTGATAGCGCCACTATCAACTAATCTATAATTAGTATAAGGTATTTGAAATACATTTTCTACATATACCATAATATTTGCAGCACTCTTTGGTGTTAGCTCATTAATTCTTTCTTTTATAGGACCAAAATATTTTTCTACACCGTCTACAAAAGTAGATGTAAGAGGATCAAGATATCCAGTATCGTCGTCATTTGGCTCTGTGCCTATATAAGTGTCCTCATCAGTATCAAGGGTATTACCGGGAGCTGCACCAAATCTCTGTATAGTAATTTCTGCTGGTTGTTTAGCCTTTAATTGAATCCAAACACCATTAGTTAAAACTTCTAACGCATCGCCATCTGTATTATATCTTATAAGACCGCTTTCCTCATCATTATACCAGTTAGCCTTTAAAGGTCTTTCACTATCAGGTCCTGATGGTATACGTATTGCATTGATAATAGGCACTCCATATTCCTCCCTCGTAGCACCTGCTGTAGGAGGATCAAACGGGTAATCCATAATAATTAGACCTTTATATCTTGAACTTATAGTTAGTTCTTGACTTTTAACTATATTGTTATTTAATTTTTGAGCTTTATAAAATTTCATTATGCAACCCTAACAACACTTAATACAGCATTTATACTAGCTGGTTGATCACAGCTGGCCCAAATACTATCTTCTACACCTAAAATAATTTTTTCACTTTCAAAAGCAAATGTATCACCTGGTGGAATATTTAAATCTTTAATAATGACTGTGAATGTTGACGGGTATGCACTAGCTTTAGGTACTAGATATAATGTTAAATTAGAAGGAATATTTCCTCTATTACAAAAAAACATACTTGTAATTGCATAAGCAGTACCAGGCCAATCTGGAGATATAAAGGGAGAAACTCCAACTTTAAATATTGGTTGTCCACCACTAGGGGCACCAGCAATATCTCCTGGATCAGGATTTGTAACTGCTAGCACTGGAACTATAGAACTCACTAATCCAAAACCACTTGCCATTTATTTTTCCTAAAATATTAAACTATAAACTAGCGCATTTGATGCACTACAAAATTCACCATTACCAACGACATTGGTAAAATAAACTCCTGTACCACCTGAACCTAATTCTTGTCTCACAAATAAAACATTTTCACCTACTACTGGTGTTGGGTCTGCAAATTCATTACTTAGATTTTCTACCCTTAGTACACTTTTTAAAACTATATTTCTTGTACTAGGACTAATCTGTAAGTCAGTATTGTCAGTTTTTATCACTGCATTATCACCGTTATCAATAACTATTCTTATATTATTGGCACTTTCTGCACCTTGTCCGATAATCATTCCGTTATCTAAACCAAAACGGCCAATTCTGGCTACATCATTTTTTACTCTAGCACCAAAAGGTCCTGAACCTACAACAAACTGTACCCCACTAAATCCATCACCTTCTTGTGAAATGTCCCTAGCTTCACCACCTGATAAGGTATTTTCTGTAGTGGTTTCTGTATATCTATAAAATCTTTGAATAACAGCTTCGCCAGCACTGGCTCTAACATATTCTCTAATAAATTTAATATTAGGAACCATATCATTAGCTTGATCTTGAATTTCTGCAATGGAAGAATTCAATAAATTTTGTATTCTTATATGATAGGGATCATATATAGCTTCTGTCTCTCCTGCTGGTGTTGTGAGATAATCTACTTTTATTACGCCTTCATAACCTGTCCAAATAGTTAAATCCTTATTACCTCCTTCTAAACCATAAGTTTGAATTTTATTTGTAGTTAAAGGTAATAAATTTTTAGTATTTGAATTATCTTTCAAAACAAAACTAGGTGGTAATAATGTGTTTTCATTAGGATTACTTGTTAAACTTTTAAAAGGTTGTTCGTCAAACACCATCAAGGCATCAACATTACCTCTATCAATTTGTAGTCCTGACATAGGTTGTGTAGAGCTTGAAGTTATCCCAGGACCTTGTTCACCTCTGTTTAAAATTATAATACGATCTTCAATTTCTAAGTCTACAGTATTGATATAAGTTGTTTGACCTTCAACATATAAATCACCTGTTACTGTTACCCTACCTCCAGATCCAGAATCAAGGCGGATCTCACTGCCTTCTTCAGCAATAACTTTATATCCGCCTTTTTGTATTCTAAGAACTTTAGACATTATCTATTGACAATTTGTACTCTACCACTAGCAGCGGCAGCAAAACTCCAAGGAGCAATTTGACCAGCTGCAAACTCATGACCAGCTGCACCATATGGATATAGTCTAGCTCTTTTAGCAGTTAGTTTACTAACATAATATGTTTTACCACTGCTATCTACTGCTGTTATAGTCATTTCACCTGCTGCATTGGCTGCACCATCAGCTACTAGTTTACAACGACCTACACCTTGAGCAGTTTGTACAACGTACTTATTACTACCTACTTGACGTAATATATCACCTGTAACTGCACTACTGCCACCTGCACCTCTGATATAACCTTGAGTATTTGCAGCAGGCAAATAAGCTGTTACAGTTATACTATTTTGACGAGCATCTGCACCGGTAGTCAATACTGCTGTAGCTGTTCCAGTAGTTTCTGCACCACCATCACTATCAGCAATTGTTACTGTTGGTGCTGATGTATATCCTGAACCAGAATTAGTAATTGTAACTGCTGTTACTGCACCATTTCCATCAATCACTGCGGTACCAGTTGCAGTTTCACCACCTGGTATTTGTGGTGCGCTAAATGTTACTGTAGTTGAAGCACTAGTAAAACCTTCCCAGCTTCCACCAATTGTTACACTGGCTACACCTTCACCGCCTACACCTTCACCTGTTTTACCAATATTTGTTTGACCAAAAAACTTTTTATGAATTGGACGTCCCATTTGTTTCTCCTTTTTAGCGTTCTAAGCCTACGGGGTGGGTACCCCATAAATTAGTTAATATACTATTTAGCTATCCAAATTAGTTACGAATACCCTTGTTCCTTAATTCATTTGGATTGGCACCATCAGTGTGATATACTGTAGGAGGGTGACCTCTTGGACCATAAATTGAACCTCTAATAGGACTGGCTGTCAAATATTCCTCTAAACCGTGTACTTTAGTAAATCCAATATAATGAGTATGTGGAGTACATTCTTTTACCCAACGTTCACGATTAATTATGTGAGGATTATTACTTACTTGTTTTACTGTACTATATGGAAATACACTACCTTCATGATCTTCCCAATCAATATCATGTCCTAAACTGGCATGTCCATCTGGCTGATTACCACCTAATTTACGATTAAATCTAAGATGTAAAATATTGTCTTTACGCATTCCATCTATAATTTGATCTAATGTATGGGGTATACGATCTGCGTAAAATTCCCAATCATGTTCTAGCATAAACAAAAACTCAGCTGGACTATTAAATGCAGCAGTATGATATCCATGACTTAGTCCACCTACTTCTGTTTCAACCTTAGGGAAAATCTTTCTTAAATTAACTACATATTCTTCCCATCTTTCTAAATTAGGTTGACGATCAACCCATACTGTTACAGGCATTTCCTTTTTAAAGGTGTCACAAAAACTTTTATACGTATTTTCAATATGCCATGTGTCAGGGGAGTGTACAGTACTATTAGTAAAAAGATGTAATTCAATTTCCATATAAATTCCTAAATAATAGCATATTTAATAAAAAAGGCACCATGTAAGGTGCCTTTTAAAAACAAACTCTTAGTCTGTTGAAGATTAGCTGAACTTGACGTTAGCTGTTGTAACTCCAACTTTACCCAAGTAGTCTTGAGCATTACCAAGAGAGCTTGCTGTATTTGTCAACTCTACATAACCATAACGTGTCATAAATGATACGACTGGTTCGAAGGTTGATGGATCTAATACAACACCACTGCTCATCAATGGAATGTATGGGCAGTAGAATGCAGCAGCATCACTCTCACTTGTACCTTTATAACCAATAAGGATAGGTTGTGTGTCGCTTGCATATGTGTTTACATAAATCTTCATAGCACCATTTAATGTACCAACTAACTTGGTGTTTGTTGGAGCTTCAAATGTGCCTTCTGTTGTACGAGCAAATGCACTTGTTGTTGCACTTTGTAAGATTGTTAATACAAATGGACTTACAACTGCCCAGTTAGCAGCACCACGACGTGTGCGTTGAGCAATCATGTTAGCAACACGGTTGATTAGAACTGCTAGAGCAGCATGTTCATCACCAACGAATGTAGCTGTACCACTTACATTAGCTTGATCGAAAGTTGCTAGAGGATTACCTGCCAAGCTATTTAGACTTGCTAGGATCTCTTGATCGATTTCAGCAGTAATTTCTTGTGCTAGAGCAGCCATAATTTCTGCTTCGACATCAATGCCATGTTGGCTTTGCATATCTTGTGCAGCCTCAAATGTCCAGCGAGCGCTTAACTTACGAGTTTTCGCTTCAACTGTTTGCTTGAGGATCTGGATGCTCATTCTGCGACCAGCAATACCTTCCATGGTCGCTGTACTAGCGGCTTTACCACTAGAAGCACCGGAGTACTGCTCAGCAATCTTGAATGGGCTTAATGCCTCTTCACCAGCTGTTGTTCCAACAATATCACCGTTAGCATTTACACTATCAGCGTAACGTACTCTCAATGTATGGATTTGACCAACTGGTCCAGTTAATGGTTGTACACCAACCAACTCGTTAGCAATAACGGTTGGCATAACACGACGGATCACTGGAAGGATCACGCGGTTTAAAGTTGCGACGTTGCCAGCAGAAGTAGTACCAGCGCTTGCGGTTTCTGCGAGATACTTACGAGTATTCTCAAGAGTTACACCCATCACTGATTTTTTTGTGCCTTGGAGGCCTTCGAGTAGAGCCTCTTTTGTCTCCTGCCAACGCTTTGTTAGTAGTTCAGACATTTCTTTCTCCTTAATTAAGTCCAGCTAGGCGACGGATATCAACGATGTTACTATCGGTTTCGCTGCTGTTTGTCTTTTGTGTGGTAACCTTGTTACCGGTAATTTCTTTTGCCTCTACAAGTGCCTGTCTTTTCTTGGTTGTACCAGTACTACCTTCTATAATAGTTGGTAAGTACTTGTTAAAACTTTCTGTTAGTCGTGTTGTTTGAACGCTCTCTAAAAGTTCACTCATAATTCCCTTTTGTTCTGCGCTAAGTGGAGCAAGCAGTTCACTCATAACTTCTTTACGCTTGGCTGCTTCTTTTAGACGACGAATTTCCATTTCTTTGCTTTCTATGACTCTCTGTGCCTTCACTGCTACTGTATTAGCCATCGTAATAGCGGAGTCTTTCTTGTTTATAACCTTGAGCAATTTACTTGTTTCTGATTTCTCATTTAAGTAACTATTCTGGTATTCGTTGCTAAATGCTTCAAATATCTTACGACCAAAGTCTGCTCTACGTGCTGATTCAATGTCTTCTTTTAGTTGTACAAGTTCATTGTTTAAACTCTTTACTACAACTTGTTCGACCATCACTGCGGCACGCTTAACAAATTCTTTCTTCATCTTACCTAGCTGTTGGCGACCTTCTTTAATTAACTTAACCTTGGTCTGGGCTAGATCCTTCTTATCTGCATAAAATTCTGCAATTTCATTAGCGAGAGCTTCTACCACAAATTCTTCTAGTTTGAAAAATTTGTTAGCCATAGACTTTTGATCTTCGTGTAGCTCTTTGACTTCTTTAGCTAGAGTACGTGTAATAAATTCTTTTAGTACAGCACTATCCTGCTTCATCTTTAGAGCATACTTGGCTTTGGCTTCAGCTAATTGTTTACGGTCTTCCGCGAACTCAGCAATTTCAGGTGCTAGTTGATCTGCTACCATTCTGTCAATGGCTTCGATCATAACTGTACGATCATGCTCATAACGCTGAGCAAATTCTTCCCTTAATTGTTGTGTTAGTTGTTCGCGATTTTCGGCTACACGGGCTTCCCATGCTTCCTCAATTTGACTTCGAATGTCTTCGCTAATCACATTGTTTTCAAATAAGCCTTTTAATACATCCAACATTGTGATTCTCCTCTTGTTATCGGAGCTTGCCTATTACTGCTAATAGGCTCTCTTTAATATACTTCTGTGCCTTGGCGTCTTTCTTCACTTCCTCCGCTATGCGTAAGGCTCTATGCCCACCACGATTGTTCATCAAGTGTTCATAAATTGGTGTAGGATAAGCGCCTGGGGCACTTGGTTGAGCCACTACATCCACTGTAATGATCTCAAAATCACTGACCTTGCCAGTACCATCTCCACTGACATTGCCGGATCCTCTACTGCTTACTCCCAACTTAACTCCACTTTCTAACATAGTTCTCACTAGTTGTCCCATGGGTGTTGGCAGTATCTTAAACTTGCCATAACCATTTGGACCGTCCATCCACATTTCTGTAATCATGTGACTGACTCGGTCCAAATTGATCTTTAGGTCATCTGGATGATCTACCTCTCCGAGAACGCTGTAGCCTCCTGAGATCTGATCGTTCAAGGTTTTGACAGCTCTTTCTATCTCGTCTACAGGATATATTCTCTGGTTGGCATTTTTAATACCACCTTGAATACAAATACCTTTCATATAAAGGTCTTTGCCGTTCTCTCCTTGACTTTCGATCACGACTCTCGCCTGATCGAAACTCAAGTTTTCTCTAAGATAACTCATCTAGTCTCTGTTATTTGGCTCTTTTTGGAGCTCCACTTAGTAGGCTCTTGGTGTTTAGACTACCAACTTGACCTACTGCTCCACCTGTACCTGCGCCCCAGGCTTTGCCTTCAGCTTCACCTTTCTTCTCAGCGCCATGTCCAGGCTCTTTCTTCTTAAAGCCTGTTTTACCAGCATTGCCACCTGGCTTGTTTACGTTGCCAAAATCTTCAATTTGTGGCTTGCTCTGCTTGAACACTCCATTACCTTCGATAGTGCTACCGGCACCTACTTCTTTACCGTTGTAAACACCGCCTTTTAGAATGTTTTCTGAAGTACCACCCATTCTATTTGGACCAGCTACTGGGCTTTTAGTGTTTTGACCATCGTCACCCATCTTACCCCAAGTGTTGTAATTACCACCACCCACTTTTTCTACATATTCACGGATGAAGTCTTCGTCTGTTTGTTCATCATCTGAATCTGTATCTTTATCTTTATCATCTTCATCATCACTTTCTTCATAGAACATGCCGTCTTTTACTTCGTCATCTTCTTCATCACCCATAGGAGGCATAGCATCACCTTCTCCATCGCCTCCCATGTCATCCATGTCGCCACCTTCTTCATCACCACCTAGTTTTTCTTCAAACTCATCTCTGATAGCGGCTAATTCAGCTTCTAGATCGTCTAGTCTATCACCTAGTCCATCATCACCATCGCCCATGTCCATATCCATGTCGCCGCCCATGCTATCCATGTCGCCGCCCATGTCCATCTCATCATCACCTTCATCACCAACGTCACCTAACATGTCGTCTGATGCATCACCACCGAAGGCTTCCATACCTGGTTCTTGAGGGGGCTGCATATTTCCACCCATGCCGTAATTTTCTTCGACGTCATCATCGTCACCATCACGGGCTTCTTCTGTTTCTTCCTCTTGGAAGTCTTCGGCTAATAAATTCTCGTAAATCTCGCGGCTCTTGGCCACCACGATATCATGAAACAATTCTCGTGCTCGGGCTTCCTCATCGTTAATAAGGTACTCAAGCATCTGTTCGAACTTTGAACGATCTCCCATTTTGTTCTCCTATAGGTAATGAGCTGTCAAGTATTATTTACATATAACTTAAAAAAACGGTGTATTATAGGCTAAAATTAACGAATTTTTTTCCACTCTAGCATCATTTTTCTAAAATCTTCGTATAGTATTTGGTTATAGTTATCATATGGCCATTTGACTTCGAAAAAATTTGGTATAGATACCCTAATATACTTTATGTTTAGGTTATCTTTTATAACTTTTTCTGTCTGTTTGATCCAATTTCCGTAGTATGTAGCTTTATCATCACGACTTTTATAATTGAAAGTATCGGCATATACATTGTTTAACTTACCATTCAATCCTTCAAAATCAAACCCAAATATATAAACTTCCTTTGGCATAGTCTTTGAGGCCAAATAAAGAGCAGTAGGTCCGCTGCTCCATCCTAAATTAGGTTCTATAAAGTTAAAATTTTTATATTGTCTACGATCAATATTGTCATAAGTGTACACATTTGAAGTATTATAATTAGAATTTTTTATTTCGTTAATCATTTTACGATCAACTGCTATTAAATAATCTGGAGTATATTCCCTATATACAGCATTACAAGCGTAGATAGGTCCGTATGAACGAACCTCATCAAAATCAATGTTTAATCGTGTTCTGCCATTGCCGAACACAAAACTACGTGTTATAATGGTTTTCGACGACACATCCAAGCTACATTCTGAAACTCATCACGCATATAATCTTGAAAATTATTTCTATCCATAGCGTCCTGTATATCAGCATCAGTGATCTCACACCAATTCCATATACGATTATTGATTGCTTCTTCAAAATACTCAACATTTCTACAGTAATCGTGTGCCATAATAAAGTCACCTGGCTTAAGGTAATCTGCTAAAAAATTTACTTCATTTTTCTTCAAGCCACCGTCACACATTAACACAGTAGTACCTGATCGTTGAATATTTCCTACTATCTCTGCTGTATTACTTTCACGCAGAGCATTATAATCATCTGTAAAAAGATTACAAATTCTAACTAAAATACCTTCATTACTCAACATTGCATACCATCCTTGTGGATGTAGCTCATAACTGATCATTTGATATTCGTGTCCAACTTCTTTTAAAATTCTGTTTAGTGCTAGGCTTGTAGCACCTTGTCCAATACCTATTTCTATTACTGTTGTAGGTTTTATTTCATTAAAAAATACTCGAAAAGGTGCTTGAAAATTCTCGTGTTGCTGGCATACTAGGCCATCAATAGGTGGGTGTATCATAAACTATCCTTATAAATGATTTAAGCGGCAGGCTGTGCAGGTTCAGTACCGTACATTTTTTGAACAAATTCCATTTCTTCTTCTGTTTCTAAAATGTGTGATTCTGATGCCTTACGTAAATCATTTATCTGTCTTAAGGTTAGTCTGGTTTTTCTTGTGTCACTACGCTGTAATTCTTCAACATCCCGTGCAGAATCAAATCTAAAATCATTAGATATCTTCTGTGTTTCAGGATTTAAATAAAATAGTTCTCGAAGAATCATAGTGTATTTATTACATTGGAGGAGCTGCTGCCATAGGACTTGCCAATCCTGTTTCTGGAGCTACACCTCCAGGCATCTCTGCTGTCATATCCTCAGGAGCAGTAGTATCACCTGCCATTTCTAAGTCACTGTCAATACCTGCTGCACTGAGTCCTGCTCCACGTAGTTCACCACTAGCATCTGTACCAGTTATAGGTGCCATACCTTTCTCTTGACGCCATAAGTTTTCATTTTCTGCCATCTCTTCTTCACTTAAACCTAGGAATCTTTTTAGAGCAAACCTCTTACTCATATATGGAATAGCCTGTATAGTATTAAAAGTGTTGATGCGCTGTCCATCCATCTCACTTTGACGGTAAGCAGCAAAGTTCAAAGGTGTTTGAAATTTTATTTCAAACAAACTTGTATCAATGTTTACACCTCTGTAGTGTAAAAACCTCTTAAATTCCTCATCAAACACGCTAGTCAACAAGGTTTGCAATCTCATGCAATAATTATTAAAACGCAGTTCTTGAATGTATGCTGTACCCACACGACCATCGTTATATTGTTGCTGCCCATCATCTGGACCACTAGGAAGATAGCTACTTGGTATACGCAAGGCTCTGAACAATTTATTTGTAAAGTACCTCAAATCGTCAATTTCACCAAGATTTTGACCTCCTGCTAGTGTTTCTACTTTACTGCCTCTACCACCTTCTGTCTGTGGGAAGAAGTAGTCTTCACCTATGCTTAATGGGTTGTAGGCACTGTCAATAATATTCATACCTCCACCATTTTGGCTAGGTATACGTCTCTGATGTATTTCATTTTTTACACGCTCAACAAAGCTCATAGCCATGTGACTGGGCATATTACCTACATCAATATAAAAAATTCTACGTTCTGGAGCACGTTGTATACGATAGATTAGAATAGCATCTTCAAGTAATTCTTTTTGTTTGTATACTTTAAAAACTTGTTCAAGTAGACTAGTACCAAATGGATAGTTGTTGTCAAGACCTTCACTCAAACTCAAATGTACAACGTGAGCAGCATCAATAGCAACTTCATTTTCATTTAAACTAAAGCGATCACCATACTGAGTTGGGTATGCACCAGTAGCTCCTCTGGTCATTCCCCCTCCAGCAATATAATTACTTCCCCTGTTATTAGTTTGTTGAGGACTATTTTGTATTTGAGTAGCTACAAGATTTTTAAAATTTGGATTTAAATCCCTTATAACATATTGTTCAGGCCTTTTTCCATCACTTTCATTAACAATAATTTTAGTCAATTTAGATGGATCAATATAAAACCATTTTTGCGTCTCCGGGTCTCTAATAAAGATTGCATCACCAAACTTAAAAGTATTTCGTACAATACGAAAAAATCGTGTATCAAATTGTTGTAGCTTAAACCATTGTTGTAAGTATTCACGCAGTACACGAATTTCACTATTTGTGGCACGATCTTTAAAACTTAGACTAAATGTTGTATTGTTTTCTTTATTTTTCTGTGTACAAAATTCTGCTAAAATATCTAGGGCAGCATTGACTTCTGGATCCATATCCATAGTGTCATATTGCATATATCTTTCAATACGATTAGGAGTTCCTACATAGATGTCAGGTAAAAAACTACTGTAATTACTACGTGCTGGTCCTGGCCTATTTCCATTATTTAGGTTTCCTAGTACGCTCAAGCTTTGTTGATCGCTAGTGTCAACAGGATTAAAATGCCTACGCCAACTCATATAAATTACCTTTTAAATAGATTTCCGTCCATAGATTTCATGGCGCTTATTTCTTTGTTGCTAGTTTCCTCAACTTTTTGAGTCAACTTTCCTATAGAAGTATTTAATGATTCTAAAGTTTTTACAACATCATCAAGAGTTTTACTCTGTGGTTTTGCTTCAGGTTGAGCTGTTTTAGGTTCAGATTTTTTATCATCTTCAGCTTTTTTAGCATCATTTTGTCTTTGTAATCTTTTAGTTTCTGCGTCACTTTGATTTTCATCTTTTTTCACTGCTGCTGGTATAGTTTTAGCTTCTGCTTTAGGTTTAGCAATAGGTAAACCATCTGGTCCTAGGGTAAACATATCCATAGTGATTGGACTAAAATTACTTTCAGTCTGAGGTTTACCTTTCTTATCTAAACCAGAAACATTTAATCTTTGATCTTTTTCTTCGGTATAGTCTATACCTGCTACACTAGCATCCCCTGGTCCACCATAAGCATCAAACCCTGCTACACTAGGATCCCCTGGCCCTGCTGCATATGCAGCGTCATCTATCATACTATCAGGTATTAAATTTTGAAATCCTTTTAAAGCTTCTGCTACATAACTATCCTCATCTTCTGCAAAAGCACTATCCATTTCACCACCGATAGCCTCACCACCTAGACCATACTCATCTTGTTCAAATTCTTTTAGTCCAGCTATTTGTTCTGTCAAGTCAGTTATAGCAGTTTCTGGATCAGTATATCCATTAAACTCACTAGTGCTATCCACATCTTCTTCGGCATTTTCACTGAATTCATTAAAGGTTGTTGTTAATTTTGGCACTTGCTCATTAAAAGCTTTTAGTGCTTCTGCTACATAACTATCCTCATCCTCAGCAAAGGCACTGTCCATTTCACCGCCAATAGCATCGCCACCTAGACCATATTCATCTTCTATAAACTCAGTTAAACTATTACCTATATTTGGTATTTGTTCTGTTAAATCCTGTATAGCTGCTTGTACATATTCGCTTTCATCTTCAGCAAAGGAAGGATCCATTTCTCCACCAATGGCATCACCACCTTCACCATATTCATCTTCAGTAAAACTACTATCTAGCTGATTTAAAAACTCTTGTCTTGCCTGTAGAGCAGCATCAGTTATACCTCCTAAACTTTCTAATTCTTCAGCTTGGGCTTTAGCTTTTTGATCTGCAAATGCTTTGGCATTTTCTACCTGCTTTTCTAAATCACGCTCATATGCATATTGTTCTATATTTTCTATAACATCAATATGATCTTGTCTATCCTCTACTAATTTACGTAAAGCATCTCTATTCATAGTTTCTTCAGCTAGTTGTGATTCTTCTTCTTCAGTTAGTTCACGTTTATTTCTTTCTTCTGTTAACCTTTCTATTTCTGCATTTTTCTTCTGTAATAATTTAAGATCTTCTTCCATTGCAGAACGTTGTTCCTCTGCTGCAAAAAATCTATTCTCTTCACTACTATTCTTATAATCTTCAATTAATCGTCTTTGATTTTCATTGAACTTGCTTCTAAATTCTTCCTGTGTAGTTTCTAATTCTTGTATAGGAATAAGGTCTTTAAATACTCCACTAAATTGTTCTGCTGCTGTTTCTAATTCATCTTCCTGATCTTTTATGAACAAACTAGCAATACTGGGCATAGCATTTTTAATTTCTTCTGCTCTGTCTATTTGATTATCCACACTACGCACACTGGCCTGAGTAGGTACTTGTTTGGCCAAGTCTTGTCTAGGATCATTTTTCTTTTCTTCTTTCTTATCAGATGGTTTAACTTCTGTGGGCTTTGTTTCTGCTGGTTTAGTTTGAGCTGGAGGGTTAGCAGCAGCTCCTGTAAAGTTCTTTGGCCAATTAATTACTTCTACTTTACTTGCCACACTGGTTATATCTTTTGCAATCTTTTGCAAATCTTTTACAGCAAAAGTGTCAGTGGGACTAGTCTTAGAAGCAGTGTTTACCATCTTGTGCATTACATCTGCTATAGCATCAGTCCTAATATTAGTCATCATATTACGCTGTTGCTCTGGTGTTAAGACCATTTCACCTTTGTGCAATAAAGCTTGTACATCTTTAGGTTCTATAACATTACCAGTTTCGCCTAATGTACCACCAGCACGACCTGTCTTTGGTTCTTTATCAGTTTTGATATCACCTGCCAGATTAATATCTACTGCATTAATAATATTTTCAGCAGCACCTAGCCCTCCTGATATCAGTGTTTTTGTTACATCTACAAGTCCCTTAGCAGCTTGTGCTCCTAATTGTACAGCGAAATCACCTCCCATTTTTCCAATCATTCTAGAATACATTTCTTGAAAGCTAGCATCAGCAGGAGGTCCTCCAGGCTTTTGTTCTTTTAAAGCTTGTTCATATCGTCTTATTGTATCCTTAGGAAGATCACCTGGCTGAGTTTGACTGAATTGTTTTGAAAAACTTAATAAAGATTCATTTAGTTTTTGATCCCTATTGATACCACCTAGCATTCTTTCCATAAATGCAGCATAAGCAGTTTCCAATTGTACCTTTCCTGTGATCATGGCTGAGGTTATGCCTGATCTTGCATTTTGTTCCTTTTTAATTTCTTCAGCTTGTTTTTTAAGTGCTTCATTGACATTATTAACATCAATGCCATACTCTTTCATAGTGGCCTGCATACCATGATAAGCTTTATCATTAGCAGCCATAGTTTGACGTGCAACTTCACCAACAGTTCCGCTAGCATACATAGCAATACTATTGAATGCCCTACTACGCTGTAGATTCATAACTTCTATCTCGGCACGCTCTGTTGCAGCTTTGGCTAATTCTGTATTGCCTCTGCCTAGTTCTATGGCACTTCTCATAGCCTCTTGGCCTGCTTTACCTGATATAGCAAACTGTGTTTGAGCTGCCTGAGAAGTCACAGTATTCATAGCTACCATTTCTTTGTACATGTCGCCCATACCTTTGGCAGCAAATACAGCAAAATTTTCCTTGAACATTGCCCTAGCTTTTGCTTCCTCTTCTGGACCTTTGGCAAAACCAATCTCTCTAAACTTGGCCTCAAGTTTCATATCAGCTTGGGCTCGTTTTAAATTGTCCTCCTGATCTCTCCTTGATTGTCCTGTTAACTGTGTTAATCTATCTAATTCATAGGCAAATTCTGCTGCACCGGCAGCTGCCTTTCTCTGTCCTTCTGCGCTTCTATCAAATGAGCTTTTTTGAAATCCTACTTGTAATGCTAATATTTCATTAAGTTCACCAGCACTGAATCCCATCTGTCTTAAATTTTCTGCTAGACCACTGGTATTAAACTCCTTAGCTAACTTGACAAACTCTTGACTTCCTCTGTTTACATTACCACCTAGGGCAGCAAAAGTTTCACTATTTTGTTGTAATAGTTCAGAAAATTCTTTTAATGGCATACGAGCATTAGCTGCTGCTATTGCCATCTCTACCATGTCATTGTTAAATCTATTACCTGTACCACTTAATGCTTCAAATGTATTATGAGTATTTTTAAGAGCATCAACGGTCTTATTGGCACCGGTTGCAAGTCTTTCTAGAGCTGCTTTACCTTTACTTGCACCTTCTACTAATGGATCTAATGGGGTTGCTGCCATATTTTTTCTCGGTTAAAAAACATATATAAATAAGTTCCTACTATATTTATTGGAGCTACAATGACTGGTCCAAATCCACTACAGAAATACTTTCGTCAACCTAAAATCTATATAGATTTGCCTAGTAAAGGAATTTACTACGAACCTGGTAGCACACAGGGTTCTAGTACTAACACCCCAATATTTGGTATGACAGGTATGGACGAGATCATTATGAAAACCCCAGATGCTCTTTTTAGTGGAGAGAGTACTGTAAAGGTTGTACAAAGTTGTTGTCCGCATATAGTAAATGCTTGGAAAATGCCCAGTATCGATGTTGATTGCTTGTTAGTAGCCATAAGAATTGCTAGTTATGGTGCTAAAATGGACGTGAGTCATCGTTGTCCAAATTGTCAAAGTATTAATGATTATACTATAGATCTCAGTGATGTGTTAGCATATCTTAGTGGACAAACTTATGATAATGCTATTGTTTGTGGTGAGTTGAGAATTATTATTAGACCGTTGCTCTATGAAGAAATTACCAAATTTAATATAGAAAACTATAAACTACAAAAAATGTTGGCTCAATTAAACAGGCTAGAATCTAGTGGTGATGATGTGGGCACACTAAAAGCTCAAACTGAAATTTACCAGCGTATAGGTGATATGCAATTAGAATTATTTGAAATCAGCATAGAACATATAGAAACACCTGATGGTAATGTTTATGACAAAGAACTTATCAGTGATTGGGTTAGAAATAGTGACAAAGATTATTTTAGTAATATTAAAACTAAACTGGAACAAAATAAACAACAATGGGATATTCCCACACAAAATGTACAATGTCCAGAATGTGAACATCAAAGCAAAGTAGTAGTCACTATGGACCAAGCAAGTTTTTTCGGCAGAAATTAATTTATGTGCCGGATTCTGACTTAGAAACCTTATTCAATGATCTAGACTTACAGTGTAAAAGATTAAAGGAAGATATTTATACTATAAGTTGGTACATGAGAGGTGGTATAACTGCACAAGAATTATTACACATCTATACACCAGAAGATAGAATGATAATGAACGAAATTATTAAAAACAATATAGAGCTTACTAAAAAGAGTGGGTTACCTCTGGTTTAATTATTTGTAATTAGGATCCATCGCCTTTGTTATAGTACCAGGTCTATCAGTTTTAGCATATGCATCAACACCAGGATCCTTTGTTGCATCTTTTTCACCTGACATATAATCACTAGTTCCTTGTACAGCTCCAGTAACTCCTGCTGCTACCCGTGGAAGATATTCTTTACCTAAATCTATTAGCCATTCTATACCAGATCCAATAAAATCTCTTGCTATAATATATAGAGTAGATTCGGCTAGCCATTCCTTGCCTTTATCAGTTTGAAAAAATGCTAGAGCCGCAGCTTCTCCTACCTTAGCTACATGACCTCCCCATCTACGAACCATTTCAGCAGCTCTTGGGTGACCAGTAAGTTTTATGATACCAGTAACCATCTTACTGGTCAATTTTAATCCAGCACCAATCACTCTAGGAATTAAAAAGCTTAATAAGAATTCACCATTAAGTTTTTTTATTTCATTTTCATAATTAGGATCATTTTCATCCAATGTCCAGCGTGCCATTAAATAATCATAAACACCATAAAGAAAAAGAGTTGTAGTAAATGCTGTTAATCCAAGATTACTAATTCTAGCTTGAGCCTCAGTGGCCACTTTCATATTATTAATCACTGCATCATTATGAGCCTTAAGTCCTTTACGTTGTATAGCCTTAGCCATCATATTCTGACGTAATTTACCTACCCATGAATCTTTAGAAAAACCTAACTTACTGATTATTGTATCGCCATATTGAGCACCTGCTCGTGCTTGAGCTGCTTTTGAATTTATTGGCTTAGGTATAGGAACAGGATCTATTTTTTGAGGTGTTGTTCTAGCTCCTTTAAATAAATTTTTAGCTAAATTCATTCCCCATTCTGCAATTTCCTGTTCAGTGATTAACTCATTAAGTTTCATTGTGTATTTATTAAGGAGAGTGATGCTACGCTCACTCTTTTTTAGGACTTAGTCGTCCTAAAAAGTTTTTTCGTCTTTTGTTTTTTAAATATTATGCAGATTGTGACGTCACACTTCGCCCACACAGGGCGAAGAACATTATGCGAGTTGCTTAGTCATTAGCGTTAGTGCATTACAGAGGCGGTTGTCCGGTACCTCGAGCACAGTCTTCATACAACGGCGGCTTTACAAATATACGCTAACATATTTGTAAAACGTGCTGAAAATCAGCGTCTTTTGGCCTTTATCCTATTCAAACAGCCAAATCACGGCAGTTAAGTGATCGTCATCCTTGCGGGTAGTGGCTGAGTACTCACTACGGCGGTGAGTTTTCCGTCCCTGCGATACATTTGTCCAGGTTTAGGGCGTATGAATAATTTAGGCCTACGCCAGCCTAACCGTTTAAAATTTTGCCTTTGATATGACTACCATGAACACGAACACTAATTTGTCCGTTATAGTAGTCATCGCTTTCCAATACACGCCTTGAGAATTGTTCTCTTGCCTCTACGTAACTACATTCTGCCTTTGATTTACAATAGTATAATATTTCTCGTTGGAATTTTTCTGGACCTAATTTTATTACATCTGCCTTTAGTGAGTCATTTGAGCCGTAGTATTCTTGCCAATCACTTTCTATTTTGCCTTTAATTTTTTTACGTTTCTTAGTGCCATTTTTTAATTTTACGACCTTGTAAGTAGTTTTGGCAAACTTTGATAGTTTTTTGCCAATATACATTTTGCCTGATATTGTATTGGTTATAAGATAAACGAAGCCTATGTATTCCTCTGGAATTTCTGTGACTAGTTGGCCTTGATGTGTCCATGACATCATATATGTATATCATGGCGTTGCCTTTTGACTTGCCTTTTGAAGTGCCTTACGAGCTGCCTTTTCTCTGTCTATTGCATAGCGCCATTGCATAATTTCTTCTCTACGCAACATGGCTAATTTTTTAATTTTACTTAATGTCTTACGTGTTTTTAAGCCTGAGACTCGTGTGCCTTTTTCCACCCAATCAGTATGTGCCTTAAAATACTCCCTAAATGCTGCCATTAATTCATCGTGCAGCCTATCATCTCTATGCATCAGTCTATGATCTCCAAGTCTGTAGCATAACTGGTATATCCATTTTCTTTAATGACCTTGAGTACATTGTTTACTCTACCCTGTAGTTCATCCTTATGACTGATCAAGTAGATATTTTTATTACGCTCTCTGGCCATCTTTTTCAACACAGCAAGAGCACTTTCTACCCCACTTGAATCTAATCCGTTGTCAATAAGTTCATCAATGAATAACAAATTAATATTCTGATATAAACTTTCCCATACATCTCTAAATGCCCAACTTAGTCCTAAGATTAATCTATTGCGTTCACCTCTGCTTAAATTATCAAAATCTAAGTCCTGTCCTAACTGTGTAATTTCCACAGTAAGATCATTCTGAAATAATACTTGATGTGGTAAGCCCATACGATCCAAATAATAACTTAGCCTATTATTGAGATAGTTCAAGTTTTGATCAATAATCTTTTTACGAATAAAACTATCCTTGCTGGTCAACAACTTAATTAAAAATTCTTGATGATCTTTTATAGCAGTGAGTTCATTGACACGATCCCAATTGATTTCTTCCATGGCTGTATTGCGTAGTTCATCAATTTGTTCTTGATATGGATCAGTTTCTTCACTGCGTCGTACTAGAGCATCTTCTAATGTTTTAAGATTGTTTTGATGCTTTAGAGCCTCTTCCACAGTGTCATAAAAAGTTTCTGGTCTACCATTTATATCACCAATTTCATTTAGTTCACTGACGACAAGTTCTAATTTTTGTCCTACACTTTCCATATATAGGGCTGATTCACTTACACTTTTTTGAGCAGCCTTTTTCATTTCTTTATGTTGGGCATCGTGAATTGGATTGTTACACTTGGGACAATTATGAGTGGCCAAGTCTTCTACTTCCTTAACAAACTTCTTCCAATTTTTTTCAGCCTGCATTAGAGCAGTCTCAAGAGTAGCACTTTCCTTGTTCAAACTACTGATACGATTACTTAGGTCAAGATAACTTTTAAGGCGTTTATGCTGTCCTAATTCTTCCTCAATATCTATATTTTGTAGTTCCTCAATATTAGATGCCAATTTTTCAATATCATCTTGTTGCTGCTTACTCCAAGCCCTCTGTTTTGATTGTAGGCTAAGAATACTTTGCTCAATACGATCATTACTTTTCTTAGTGGCTTCAATGTTGGCAGTTTCTTGCTGTATGGCTTCCTTACTTTGTCTAACTAATTCTTTTAGTGCATCACTTTTTTCACTGAGTAAGGTAATGCCCAGCAATTGCTCAATGATCATACGTTGGTCAGCAGCCCTCATACTGAGAAAAGGTTCTGTGTAGGTATTTAGAGCAACGATATTTTTAAACATATCGTGCGTCATACCCAGTAGATCATCTAAATCTTTCTGTGTTTCTCTTACATCACCTTGACTTTCATCAATGATTTCCTGTTCTTCACCATTGATATAGAACTTAAAAACATTGGGCCTACGTCCACGTTCTACTTTATAGGTAGTGCCATTTTTTTCAAAGTTCAGCGTGACCAACATATTTTTATTATTGGTCTTGTTGACGAGATTATCTTTCTTGATGTTGGTCAGTGCCTGTCCAAAAAGAGCGTAGCTTAGAGCATTAATGATGGTAGTTTTACCTGTACCATTACGACTGCCACTGTCATCACCACCCTGGTCCAGATTCTCGCCTAAGACCAATGTCAGTTGTTCCTTACAAAAATCTACAGCCTGAGTATTATTACCCACGCTCATAAAATTTCTAACGGTTAAGTCTTTTATCTTAATCATATATTTTTATAGATATCCATAAGAAGTTTAATATTATACGTGTCACTTTCTAAACTTGTCAACTGATTTATTACAATTTGGTCTAAACTTTCAAACGCTGTAATTTCTAAATCGCTATTGATTTCAACATCACGCTTTTCAGGAATCAGTGTAAGTTCACGAATGTCATAGTTTCCAATAAAATCTTCTTTGATCAAACTGCCCTCCTCATAACTAATAGGTATGTCCAATGTTACTCTAAGATGTTGTTTAGGTTTGATTAGTATATCTTTTTCATCAATGAGCCTACTCAATGAGATAGTTCTAAAAGTAGGTTGATTGGGCCAAGCATGATATTCTGGCTCGCCACCCCACTCTAAGATCATCATACCTCGGTCATCATCCCAAGCATCAGCATAGTTATGTGGAAAGGCATTGCCAATATAGTGCATGTTCTGTTTATTTTGACGTTTATGAAAATGTCCACTCAGGCCAATTTCATATTTTTTAAATTGGCTCAATTGTATTTCACCATGATCAGGCATTTGTACCATAGCATTCATAAAGAAACTGGGCAGTTCAAAATGTCCAAAGATATAACGTGCATCTTTCTTACCTACAGTTTTCCACTCATCACCCACAAGCCAAGGACACATAGTAACTTCACCCTGTGTCATAGGTTTGTGTACAACGGTGATACCTGGTATATATTTGCCAAACTCCACACTATGAATATCACGTTTATCTTTATAGTAAAGATCATGATTACCAGGAAAGAAGTAGAACTGATCAAATGCTTGGCCCAGTTTTTCTAAACTTCTAAGGCTGTAATCCATAGTAACAATATTAAGACTATTACGATTATGATGCCAGTCACCAAGAAAAAACCCAGTATCACAACCATTCTCTTTTGCTGTTTTAATAAACCAATCTACAAAATCTTCACAGTCTTGATTATGTACTTGACTGTTAGATTTTAGACCAAAGTGTATGTCTGTAAAAAATGCAGCCTTTTTAAATAAACTCATTCCTCTTCTCTTTCATACCGTTTCAAGCTGGCTGTGTGTTCAGCATTGCTAGTTCTAGTATAACTAGGTGTCATATCATTCATCTCTAAAATATCATCCCTAATATTTTGGTTACGTTTTTCAATATTAATTATTCGAACAAAACTATTAGTAACAGCAGCAGTAAAATAAGCAAAAGGATTGTTCGATTTGGCTTCATTAAATTGTAGTCCTACTTGTGTGAGTTGTAGTATGGCCTGTGCTCTCATTTCATCATTGTAAGTGTAGCCACGAACGTTGCCACGGGTAGCATAACGTTCACATAGCTTCATGTACATACGAGCAAGAGTATTAGTTATTTGGCCATGATCCTTATTAAACTTACCACTTTTTACTCCGCCCTTCCAATGACTTTTTCCAACGCAGATTAGTTCATCATTTTCATCAAACTTCCAATGTTGGAACGGGGGAAAGTTTACACGATCGTGTCCATCTGCTTCAGTTTTTTGATTCTTTTTTCTAGTTTTATTCACAGGAATATGTTCATAGGTCATAATCCTAAAAATCAAGTCAGTCTTAGCCATTTTTTTATAATCAACTTCACATTCAGCCTGTTTGACCTTTTCACCTGCTTCTTTACGACGCTGATAATCCTGATCACCTAAACGTTTAGCACGATTTCGTTTGGCCTCAGCTACGGTTCTGATATTAATTTTATCCAAACTAGTCAAAATAATATCATATTGATGATATTCTGGCTTACTAAAACTGCTGTAAGTATTCTTGCTTTTATGTATTTCTTCTAGTAAATCTTTGTTATTAAGATAATTTACACTCATTGAGTAGTCCTCTCCTAAAGTTATTATAAACTACACACATTTAAAAGTCAAATAAATATTTGCCAAGGGGAACAATATGCCAATACCAGGATTACCTAGCGTAGCAGAAGCAATATCAGGAGCCGCCAGTGGATTAGCCGGTGCAGTTAACGGCGCTGCTGGTGGGCTAGCCAGTGCTTTACGAAGTGTTAATATTCCATTAAATGCCGAAGCCTTTACACCAAAAGCAGACACTAAGCCACAACAAGGTGCAGGAGGTGATGCTGCTGACTGGCGTGTTAGATTAAGTTTTCCCAATGACGTAGCGGAGTTTGCAGGTAGTCCAGTATTTACTCCTTTAAAAGAAGCAGGTGGGCTAATTTTTCCTTATACTCCCACGATCAGTATTAATTCTACAGCAAATTATACAGAAAGCCCAGTTACACATCAAAATTATCAATTTGTCAGTTATGCTAATAGTAGAGTTAGTGAAATCAGTGTAAGTGGTGATTTTTATGTTGAAGATGCTGTACAGGCTAGATATTGGTTGTCCTGTGTTCATTTTTTACGCAGTGTGACTAAAATGTTTGTGGGTCCTGATCAACGTGCAGGTAATCCACCAATCCTACTTTATTTTAATGCTTATGGTGATTTTGTTTTTAGAGATGTGCCTGTAGTAGTAAAAAGTTTTAGCATGACATTACCCAAAGAGGTTGATTATATAAGAACTAATATAAATGGTATAGGTACAAGTGTAGGAAATTTTGGAGGCGGTGATCCTACTGGTTCAATTGGAGGTCTAGCCAATACTATGGCAGGGATAGCCAGTGCAGCAGGTGCCACACAAGCAGCAGCAGCTATGAAAAGCGTGGCAAATATAGCTAATGTACTTTCAGGTGGAGGTAAATCACCAAATAGTAATGCTAGTTCAGGCAGTGCTAATATCAATACTGAAAATGATAGCCATGTTCCTACTCAAAGTACATTAAACATGACACTATTACCAATTTATAGTAGAACAAGAGTTAGAAAATTTAGTTTAGAAACATTTGTAAATGGTGGATATGTAAAGGACGGATTTATCTAATGGCCACATATACTTCAAATAGTCCATATTTCGATACTTTAATAACAAATAATGCTTTAGATATTTTAAGTATTAGGCCAGTTAGTGCAGAGAGTGATGACTTCTTATATACTATAGAAAGTCAATATGCCCTAAGGCCTGACTTATTGGCTTTTGATATCTATGGAACACCATCATTATGGTGGGTCTTCATACAAAGAAATTTAAATGTACTACAAGATCCTATATTTGATTTTGTTCCTGGTGTACAAATCTATTTGCCAAAAAAAAGCAGTCTAATAAGGGTACTAGGAATATAACATGGCCTTATTGAATAATATTGTAAAAGGTGCAGTAGTAGCCGCAGCTGGTGCAGCAGTTGTCAAAACATTAGGTAACACCAATGTAGTAGGGGGCTTAAAAAATGCTGCTCAAAATTTAGGTGGACAATTAGATAAACTAAAACAACTGCCCAACGGTGATTTAAGCCAAGTAGTAAACAAAGTACCTGGACAAGTGATCAGTGATCTAGCACAAGGTATAGTAGGTGGTTTAGTTAATGTACCGAAAACAAAAATATTAACTGGCTTAGCTGAAGAAGAAGTCATTGAATTAGATATAAAAGAAAGACCATTTGCTAATATATTACAAAATTATGCCAGTGTAAATTATAATTGGACCATGAGTGTATTAACGCCAAATCAAGTAAATTTTCCAGATGAAAGTTACAAAAAAGGCATATTAGGTGATATAATTTTTAAATCTGCTAGTGCAGATCCTGAAAATAGAATACCTTTACCTGACTATGGTAGTACAAGCAAAAAGAGTGTAGATGCTAACCCAGAAGGTAAGTTTGACTTTTTTATAGATAATGTAAAAATAAATGGTGTAATGGGCTTAGACGTTCACACAAAGAATACTAATGCTGCTACAATGACTTTTGATATTTTTGAACCTTATAGTTTAGGATTATTTTTTCAAAGCTTAATGATGGCAGCAAAACGTAACGGGTATGAAAATTGGGTTATTATGCCTATTTTATTAACTTTAGAATTCAAAGGACACTATAGCCCAGATACACATTTTATAGACTATGCAGTGGCTAAAAGACATTTTCCTTTAAAACTCACTAATATTCAAATGCGTGTAACTGAACGTGGAAGTCAATATGAAGTACAAGCAGTAGCATGGAATGATGAAGCATATAGTGATGCCATTAGTAGGATCAAAACGGATATGGATTTACAAGGTGCTACCGTTCAAGAAATGTTACAAACTGGTCCTTATAGTTTGCAATCAATATATAACAAAACATTACAAGAACTAGCAAAAAAGAATGACATTCCAACACCAGATCGAATATTAATATTATTTCCTAAAAGTACAAGTTCAGCTCGTAATACAGGTGGTGCTGGTGATGACAATAGTAGACCTAAAACAGCAACAACCGCAGGAGGGGGAGGGGGCGGAGACATATTTAAAACATTAGGTGTAGAATTAGGTGATGATGGTTATAATTATGTTCAAAAAGACAACGTAAATGATGTAGGTAAAGCTAGTATAGGATTTACAGATAGACGTAAAATACAAGGTATATTTGGTGAAGATAATGTAGTATGGGATGATGCAGCCCAAGTATTAAAACGTGGTAATATTAAAATATTAAAAGATAAAGGTACAGCACATTTTAAACAGAGTACAATAATACCTAATATTTTAAATGAAATAATTAGTAGCAGTAATTATGGTATAGAGGCACTTAAACCTGGTAATATTTCTAAACCAAAAGGTATGATACAATGGTATAAAATAAGCAGCAAACAATATCTTTTAGAAACTACAAGCAATATACCAACTACTGGTCGTAATCCTGTGGTAACTGTATATAGTATAATACCATTTGAAGTGCATCACAGCAGATTTAGTAAAGTGGCTAAAAAACCTGTTGGTGTAGAATATATCAAAAAGAATGCTCTTAAGCATTATGATTACATTTACACTGGAAAAAACACAGATGTTATAGACTTTCAAATATTATTTCAGAATAGTTTCTATAAGGCCACAGCCAGTGACGGTAATATTAGTAACGAAGATGAACTACAAAAAAATAAAAATGCCACCGTATCTACCCCTGAAGTACCTAATGCACCACCTCCTAATCCTAGTAGTTCAAAAGGTGGTAATGATAAAACTAAACAACTTAATCAACAAGACCAAACTAAGCTTAAAAGATCCTTAGGTGGTATACAGCCTCAAGAACGAGGTACTTTAATAACTAAACAATTCATGGATGCCATATATAATGGTGGTGACATGATTAATGTAAACATGAAAATTTTAGGAGATCCTTTTTATTTAGGTGATAGCGGATGGGGGAATTACACTGACACTGGAACTAGTAATAATGATATTAATAGTGATGGTGCTATAAATTATGAAAGAACTGAAATTTATATTAGTGTAGATTTCAAAAATCCTACAGATATAAATGGACATGTATACGATTTTCCTGGACCTAAAGCAGTTCAAGCAATAAGTGGTGTTTATAAAGTAAATTTAGTAGAGAGTACATTTAACAGAGGTCTGTTCAGTCAAACTTTACAAATGAACAGAATGCCTAACCAAGATATTGATGGTGCAGAAGAACCTACAATATTATTAGAACAAAAAGATCCAGATAGTCCACGTGAAATACAGCAAACTGGTTTCAGTGATGTTTTATAGGTAGAAATATGAGTGAAATGAATAGGTCTAGCCAAGAGGCAGACCCAGGAAGTAGAGAAGATGGAATGATACTGGCTCTAGTAGTCAGTCATTTAGATCCTGACTATATGGGTACTTTACAAGTAGAAAAACTAAGACAAGTTGGTAATGACCGCAAACGTACTGGACAATTAGCCACAGTTCGTTATATTAGCCCTTTTATGGGAGTCACTGGGGAAGAATTTAATAGCAAAGTAAATGAATATGATGGTACACAGAAAAGTTATGGTTTTTGGGCTATACCACCTGATGTAGGAACCACTGTAGTATGTTTTTTCCTAGATGGTGATCCCACACACGGGTTTTATATAGGATGTTTACAAGACAAAAATATGAATTTTATGGTGCCAGGATATGCTGCTACTGAAATTCATGAAGATGGAATAGAAAAAAGAGTAGTGGTTGCAGAATATAATAAAAAAGCACAGTTAAACATTACCAAAGATGCAACACAGATTAAAAAACCACAACATCCTTTTACAGAAATATATAGAGATCAAGGCACTTTAAAAGATGATATTAGAGGCATTACTACCAGCAGTGCCCGCAGAGAATGGCCCAGCTCAGTGTTTGGTGTTAGCACACCTGGACCAGTAGATAAAGATGGCCCTAGGCATAAAATGGGCAAACATGAATGGGAAATTACCAAATATCCAATTAGTAGATTAGGCGGTAGTAGTTTTGTTATGGATGATGGTGATGATAAATTTCTACGCATTAAGAATGCCAGCGAAGGTCCACCTGATTATGCTGCTGTAGAAGATGGTGAACTTAATGGTGATAGAACATTACTACATAACGAGTTAATAAGATTACGTACACGTACTGGTCATCAAATACTTTTACATAATACTGAAGATTTAATTTATATAGGTAATGCTCGTGGCACAGCTTGGATAGAATTAACCAGTGATGGTAAAATGGATATATTTTGTGCCGACAGTATTAATATTAGAACAAAAAAAGATTTTAATTTTTATTGTGATAGAGATTTCAATCTAGAAGTTGGTCGTAATTTTAATACTAAAGTTCATGGTGAAATGCACACAAATATAAAAAAGGATCATAATCTAATTATTGATAGAGATCAAAAAATACACATTAAGCGTCGTAAAGATGAGACTATAGAAGAAGAATATAGACAAACTGTAAAATCTGATGTAAAAAAATATTATGCTACTGATTATGCCCATAATATAGATGGAAGATTAGATGTGCGTATAGCAAATGGTGTTAGTGTAACAGCAGGTAATGGAGCTAGTGGTGCTAAATTTGCTCCTTGGGATTCTACAAGACAAGATCCCGAAGATCCTAGCAGCACAGATGAAGATACAAGTAGTCCAGTTGAGGATGTTAATGGAGCAACTCCTAACAGAGTAGATTTAAACTTTTTTATTGATCAACGAACAACTATTACAGGAAATTTAGACATTAATGTTACAGGGCATGTCTATACAACTAGTGGTGGTAATAATGAAACTAAAGCTGGTCCTGCAATTATTGAAACAGCAGGAGTTATTCATATGAATGGTCCTACAGCAGCTACAGCTGAAACATCAGAAGAAGCAAGAATTACTGCAAAGTCTACAATACCATTATATTTAAAAACTCATAAACTTCCTGATTTTACAGTACCAAATATTAAGGATGACCCCATAGATTTAATTAGTATATTACGACGAGTACCTACTCCAGAACCATATCCTCATCATGAAAGTTTAGAACCTAAACAGTTTAAGCCAGTAAAAAATGATGAATTTCCTGGGTTAGATCGTGACGTGCATGATAGGTATCATCCAGCAAATAATGATACTCCAACAGAAGATCTCAGACCTCCACCAAAATTTTGGAAAAAATATACTACCAAGCACGATACATTTAAAAAGGTTAAAAAATGAGCCTAGAAAAACTATATCAAAACACTGTGGTAAAAGGTCCAAAACAATTGGACAGACCACCTTTACCACGAACTTATAGAGGATTTAGTACAGTAAGTGAGGATAGTGAAAACTTTACTCTATATGATTTTAGCCTAATAAAACAGGACTTATTGAATCATTTTCATATTAGACAAGGGGAGAAATTAAACGACCCAACATTTGGCACTATTATTTGGGATGTAATTTTTGAACCAATGACTGATGATATTAGAAGATTAGTGCTTGCAGATGTAGAAAAAATTATAAATTATGATCCAAGAATTAGGGCAGAAAGTGTAATTGTTAATTCATATAGTACAGGACTACAAATTGAATGTGAACTAACTTATCTACCATATAATATCAGCGAACGTTTACAATTTAGATTTGATCAAAGCGCAGGATTGATAGGTTAAAATAGCACATTTTAACCTAAACTAAATATAGAATAAGGATAGGTTATGTCATCCACCGATAGACAAAATAGATTACTAGTAGCTGAAGATTGGAGAAGACTTTATCAAAGCTTCAAAAATGCTGATTTTGCCAGCTATGATTTTGAAAATTTACGTAGAGTAATGATTAATTACCTACGTGAGAACTATCCTGAAGATTTTAACGATTATATTGAAAGCAGTGAATATATTGCCTTAATTGATATGATTGCTTTCTTAGGTCAAAGTTTTGCTTTTAGAGTTGATTTAAATGCTAGAGAAAACTTTTTAGAACTAGCAGAACGCAGAGAAAGCATACTAAGACTAGCACGTACATTAAGTTATAATAGTAAACGTAATAAAACTGCTAATGGGTTACTCAAATGGGATACAATAAGTACAACTGAGGATATTATAGATAGTAATGGTAGAAATTTAAGTAATGTAGAAATTTTATGGAATGATCCCAGTAATGCTAATTGGTTAGATCAATTTATACGAGTGGTTAATGCTGCTCTACCCATGACCAGTCAATTTGGTACTCCAGAAAAAAGTAGTGAAGTATCTGATATTCCTACCCAGCAGTATAGGTTTCAAACAGTTAGTAATACTGTGCCTATCTACAGTTTTAATAAACTAGTAGATGGTCGTAATATGAATTTTGAAGTAGTCAGTACTGGTATTGATGGTTCTAGTATAGTTGAAGAACCTCCCCTAGCAGCACGTAGATTAAGCTTTATCTATAGAGATGATGGTAGAGGAGCAGCCAGTAATACCACAGGTTTCTTTAGTCATTTTAGACAAGGTGGACTAAACACTGGTAGTTTTACATTAACTCAGCCAACTACAAATGAAAGTATAGATATTGATGCTACTAATATAAATGATACAGATTTATGGTTGTATAAACTAAATGCTAATGGTGCAGAAAGTGAATTTTGGCAGCGTGTTCCAAATTTTGAAGCAAATAATATAATTTACAATAGCGTAAAAAAGAATATAAAAAACATATACAATATTGTGACTAGAACAAATGATCGTGTTAGCCTAGTATTTGGTGATGGTGTTTTTGGTAATTTACCTGTAGGCACATTTAGAGTATATTATAGAGTAAGTAATGGCCTAAGTTATACAATAAATCCAAAAGATATGCGTAATATATCTATGGATTTAACTTATCTGAGCAATAAAGGAAAATTAGAAATTCTAAGTTTGTCTATGAGCTTACAGACTAGTGTAGCCAATAGCAGTGAAACAGAGAGTGATAATTCAATTAAAGCCAATGCTCCAGCTACATATTATACTCAAAATAGAATGATAACTGCTGAGGACTATAATATTAGTCCTTTAAGTATAGATCAAGATGTATTAAAAATCAAAACTATTAATAGAACTAGTAGTGGAATTAGTAGGTATTTTGACTTAATTGATCCTACTGGAAAATATAGTAGTACAAATCTTTTTAGTGATGACGGCGTAATTTATCAAGAAGAATATGAGGATAGTTTTAGGTTTAGTTATAGGAATAGAATAGATATTCAATCAATTATTCTAAATCAAATAATTCCTTACTTAAAAACTACTAATATAAGAAATTATTACTATTACAAATTTGGTAGAAAAACTGTAACTAATGAAGCCAGTACTCAGATAAGTTGGGTCAATAAAACTCAAATCACTAATTTATGTACAGGACATTTTAAAAATACACTGGGTGTTATTGAAGGGTATAATGTCAATACTACTTTAAGGTATTTAGAGCCAGGTGCTATGTTAAAATTTATAGCACCTACAGGTAAAGTGTTTAATCGAACAAGAAATAATAGACTAGAAAACGAAACTAATAACTTAAAAAATACAACAAAGTATATATGGGTAAAACTAATCAGTATTACTAATAACGGTTTAACTGAAACATTAGAAGATGGTACTGGAAGTATAAGCATAAATGAAAAAATACCTACAGATGCTATACTAGAAGAAATTATACCAATTTGGAGAACTAACTTAGATAGTAACACAATTACTACTATAAATGAATTAATTTTTTCAAATAAACCATTTGGTTTACGCTATGACATAGAATTAAAAACTTGGCAAATTATATTTGAAGTAAATCTTAATTTAAAAGACCCATTCAGTATATCTAGATCAGGTGATATATCAAACCAAAAATTAGATAGTAGCTGGCTAATATCATTTACAACAGATACAGAATTTTATACAGTAAAATCTAGAAATACTAGATATATTTTTGAAAGTGATAAAAAGATTAGATTTTATTTTGATAAAACAAATAAAGTATATGACACAAAAACTAATACAGTAATCAAAGATAGAATCAGTATACTGGATATAAATTCAAAACCAAACAATGATGGTAGTCTAAACTACGATATAGAATGGGAAGTAACTAATGAGTTTATTGGATCAGACGGATATGTAGATACTAAAAAAATAGAAGTTACTTTTAAAGACACCAATGATGATGATATAGTGGATGATCCAGATATTTTTAATTTAATAGTAAGTCCAACATATGCATCAGGTGCAGTGAATTTTAATAATTTTATTGTATTGCAAAAATTTGAAACAAGAACTGGGCAATATGATTATTTTTACACTGAAAATACTGGTAGTGATGGTAATGAACTCGTAACAGTAATACAAAACTTAAACTCTGCAAGTCAATCTTATTACATAGATGGAAAATATGTTTATGATTATGATCTTAGCACGTTATTTAGATATAATATTTTAACAACAAAATGGGAAGTTAGTTTAGATTATAAAGTTTTTCAAGGTCGTAGCAATTTAAAATTCCAATATGTACATAGTGCAGATTATGAAGCAAGAATTGATCCAGGTCAAACTAATTTAATGGATCTTTATGTATTAACCAAACAATATGATATCAATTTTAGACTATGGTTGTTAGGTAGTATTGATGATGAACCATTACCACCTAGTACAGATGAACTAAGTTTTATATTAAGTGAAGAATTAAATCAAATAAAAGCTATAAGTGATGAGGTAATTTATCATCCAGTAAAGTATAAAGTGCTTTTTGGATCTAAGGCTATACCCAGTCTACGTGCTAGTTTTAAAATTATAAAAAATCCAGAACAAATTATCAGTGATAATGATATAAAATCAAGAGTTTTACAGGCTATGAATGAATTTTTCAGCTTGGATAATTGGGATTTTGGTGATAGTTTTTATTTCAGCGAACTAGTAGCCTATATAATGAATAGGACTGCACCATTTTTAGCTAATATACTAATTGTTCCTAGGATGGAAAATTTGTCTTTTGGTAGTTTATTTGAAATAAAAGCAGAAACTGATCAAATATTCATCAATGGTGCAACCAGTGAAGATTTAGAAGTAGTAGATAGTATTACATCTAGTATATTAAATGCTGATGGTAGTATAGAGTTATCAAGTAATATTGTATCACAGCAGTATATTATCAGTAAAACAGGATTTAATTGATGTCTGAGCAGAACGAATACCCAGTACCTTTAGATAAAGATGAAAAAAGAAAAGCGTCAAGGTTTCTTCCTAGATTTTATCGTACTGATGCTAACCAAAAGTTTCTAGCAGGTACTATTGATAATCTAATACAACGAGGTACAGCCCAACGTCTAAACGGTTTTATTGGAAGAAAAAATAGTAAAGCATCTAAGGCCAGTGATATATTTTTAAGTGAAGTTAGTGATGATCGAGCAAACTATCAGTTAGAACCTTGTTTAATAGCTGAGGATAATTTAGGCAATACAACATTTTTTAAAGATTACATTGATTATATTAATACTATAGACGTATTAGGTGGTATAAACAATAATCATGAAAGATTAAATCAACAAGAGTTTTATAGTTGGGATCCTCACATAAATTGGGATAAATTTGTCAACTATTTACAATACTATTGGTTACCGTATGGGCCTGATACTGTACCTATTAGTGGTACAAAAACATTAGATATTATTAGTACATATAATATAGAACTAGTTGACGAAGGTGATAATTTTGCTTATTTGTTCACTCCAGACGCATTGACTAGAAATCCTGATCTACGTCTGTACAGAGGTGAAACATATAGGTTTGAAATCAATGTACCAGAACATCCCTTATCAATAAGAACTAATAGAACTGCTAGTCGAACACCCGAATTTAAAGGTAGTCAAAGTTTTAATTATACCCAACACGGTGTCAATAACTTTACTGTAGAAATTTTAAGTAGTAATGATGATATAAACACATTATTAAGCGAAGTTTATATTAATGGTGAAAAAGTTGAACAAAATAAATTTACTTTTTATCTGAATGAAGATAAAAAGAATGTATTATTATTAGAAAACAACATAGAAGAAAATGATATAGTAATATTAGATTTTTTTATTCTAAAAGATAATGACGAGTTTAGATATCTAGACGGTATAAAAATATTTGATCGTATTAATGATAAGCTTGTACCCAGTAAAAACTTTAATATTAAAAATGGTGTACTAGAATTCACAGTCAGTGTTAATGCACCTGATGTATTATACTATGTTAGTGATGATAATCCAGATACATCAGGAATGATTAAGATTTTTGATATTGAAGAAAATACCAGTATTGATGTAGAGAGTGAAGTTATAGGTAAAAAAAGTTACACATCAAATGGTGTTACACTATCAAATGGTATGAAAATAAAATTTAGAGGATTAGTTACACCAAAATTTTATAGAGATAAAGAGTTTTATGTTGAAGGTGTAGGTGAAAGTATAATATTAGTTGATGTAGCCACACTAGAAGTAGTTAATGATATAGCATATAATGTAGATGTTAATTTTGATAGTAATGGATTCGATCAGTTAGCCTTTAATAATATAAATTATGCAGCATTAGATAAAGATTATATCCTAATTAATAGATCTAGTCTTGATCGTAATCCTTGGAGTAGATATAATCGATGGTTTCATAAAGAAGTTATTGAACAAACTGCTCGTGCATTAGGAAAATTAGCAGTTTTTGATCAGGATAAAAGAGCTAAGAGGCCAATTATAGAATTTAATCCTAATATAAGATTGTTCAATTTTGGTAATCACAGTAAGGCAAATATTGATTTATTAGATGATTTTACTAAGGATGTTTTTAGTATTGTTGAAGGAGCTTTAGGATATATTATTGATGGTGTAGAGTTAGTCAATGGACATAGAGTAATATTCACTGCTGACACTGATCCTAGGGTAAAAAATAAAGTATTCCGTGTTGAATTTTTAGATATATTTGATGAGGATTTACAACGAACTTATAGAAGAATACATTTGGCTGAAGAACCAGATACTGAACCTGAATTAGATCAAACTGTGTTAGTATTAGCTGGTAACATATTAGGTGGACAGATGTTTTGGTTCAATGGATCTACTTGGCAATTAGGCCAATATAAAAGCGGTTTGAATCAGTGTCCATTATATGATATATTTGATGAAGAAAAAGTTAGCCTAAGTAATTTAAGCAAATATGAAGGTAGTACATTTAAAGGAAATAAACTATTTTCTTATAAAATAGGTAATGCCAGCATTGACAGTGAGCTAGGATTCAGTTTAACTTATAGAAATATCAATAATATTGGCGATATTGTTTTTGATTTTAATTTAACCAATGAAGATTTTAAATATAAAGATGGTACAAAAATTATCAGTGACATATTGTCAAACAAATACTTAGAACATTATACTCCACAACAGGAAAAAAGATTAGTTAATGGATGGATAAAAAATAATCTAGCAAATGTTCAACCTATTGTTAGAATTTATAAACAAGAATATAAAGTACAAAATGATATAAAATCTTTAGTTCTTAATGATTTTGCATTAGACATATTTGATGATTATAATGATTTAGATGATTTAAGAGTAAAAGTTTATATTAACGATAAAAGATTAGACGAACGCCAATATGAAATATATAATGGAGTAATATATAAACATATCGGATTACAGAATGATATTGATATAAACGATATTGTTACTATAAAATGCTATACTAAAAAGCCAAAAAATTCTATAGGATATTATGAATTCCCAGTAAACTTTCAAAATAATCCTCTAAATGAAAACATTGAAACATTTACACTAGGTGAAGTCATAGATCATGTTGACAGTATAGTTGATAATGTGGATAATTTTGTAGGAACTTACCCTGGATCAAGTAATCTAAGAGATATAGGCCAGTTAAGTACTAAGGGGTTAAAGTTTTTACAGCATAGTGGTAGTCTTAACCTAGCACTATACCATCTTACCGATAAAAATGCTAATATCATAAAAGCATTAGAATCTGGTATGAATGATTATTCAAAGTTTAAAAAGAGTATAATTTTTAATAGTGAATATTTAGAAGAAGGACTAACACCTAAACAAGCACTTGATCAATTGTTAAAAAAGATCAATGAAAATAAAACAATTAATATGCCTTACTATTTTAGTGATATGTTGGCATATACTGCACATACGCATACTCAATTTAAACTTAAAGAATTTGTACAGACTAGTTTCCCATTAAGTTCGATTTTTACTTTAGAAGAAATAAATCCTAAGGCTGTGTATATCTATGTTAATAATAATCTTTTACTTTATGGTAAGGACTATACATTTACAAGAACAGGGTTTATTGAAGTATTTGCACCGTTAAAAGAAAATGATTTAGTTGATTTATATGAATATGATAGTACTGATGGGTGCTTTGTACCACCTACACCTACCAGTTTAGGACTTTATCCAAAATACGAACCAAAAAAGTATGTAGATGATACTTTTTTAGAACCACGTACAGTAATTCAAGGACATGATGGTAGTATTGTACTAGCTTTTGACGACTTTAGAGATGATATAATATTAGAGTTTGAAAAAAGAATCTTTAATAATATTAAAATTAATTACGATCCTACGCTAATAGACATATACGATTATATAGAAGGATCTAATAGACCCAGTTTATACAATAAAGAGGAATTTAATAGAATATTATCAACAAGTTTCTTTAAATGGACAACTCTAATTGATCAGGATTATACTAAACAGGAATTATATCTACAAAGTAATCCATTTACCTATAACTACAGTGAGGTACAAAGTTTTGATTTAGTCACTTTACCAGGATTTTGGAGAGGTGTTTATAAATGGTATTATGATACAGATCGTATACATATCTGTCCTTGGGAAAGTTTAGGTTTTAGTATGGAGCCTATATGGTGGAAAGAAGTGTATGGCCCTGCTCCATATACCAGTGACAATTACGTATTATGGAATGACCTAAGAGATGGTATTATTCGTGAACCAAACAAAGGGATAAGAGTTAACGAACGATTTGTTAAACCTGTTTTAAATAATATTCCTGTAGATAGTAATGGCAATTTGTTAGATCCTATACAGGCTAATTTGGCTACTGGATTGTTTAATACTAGATTAGAAAAGAATTATGTATTCGGTGATATTAGTCCAGTGGAAAGTGCTTGGCGACGTAGTAGTTATTATCCATTTAGTTTGTTAAAAACAATAATACTAATGACTCCTAACAAGGTTTTTAGCCTGTACTATGACAGATCAAGAATAGTAAAAAATTCAGCAGCACAAAATGTATATAAAGATACAGGATTACGCATTAGGCTAAAGGATATATTGCTACCAAATACTGGATCAACTCAACAAAGAACTCAAACCAGCGGCCTAGTTAATTATATTGTAGACTATTTGGTAAACAATAAAAATCAATTTTTAACAGAATACGCAAATAATTTAAAAAATTTAACTAATAAAATTAGTCATAGGTTAAGTGGATATAGTAGTAAAGAAAAATATAATTTAATTTTAGACAGTAGAAATATTAAATCTACAACCAGTGTTTTTGTACCTAATGAAAATTATAAAATTTTTCTAAATACTAGTTCACCTACTAAAAAATTATTCTATAGTGGTGTTATTATTACTAAAATTAGAACTAGATATGGGGTAGGCTATGAAATAAAAGGTTATAGTGTTAGTCAACCATATTTTTACTATTATCCTTGGTCTAAACCTGGTTATGATATAAATGTAGGTGGTATTAGTGAAAGTTACATTATTTGGGATAGCAATCAACGATATATTGCAGGAAATATTGTTAAAATAAATGAATTTTATTATAGAGTAAAAATTAGTCATACTAGCTCAACAAATCCAGATTATGATTATCTGCAAAAATTGCCAAAATTGCCTATTGTAGGAGGTGTTGATGCCAATATTAGAAGTATTTTTGATCCTATTCCACTAGTGTTAAATTATGGAACTATAATTTACAATGTACAAGAAGTAGTAGATTTTCTATTAGGTTACGGTGAATACCTAAAAAGTCAAGGCTTTATTTTTGATACTTATATTCCTGAACTTAAAAATGTAGCTAACTGGTTAACAAGTACTAAAGAATTTTTATTTTGGATAACACAAAACTGGAGTTCTGGCCGTGATGTATATGATGAATGGGAAGAACTTACTAATTATAAAGTAGGTGATTTAGTTTTTTATAATAGAAATTTTTATCAAACTAAAATAGAGCATGTTACATCATCAGTATTTGACCCAAGTTATTATACACCTATCGATAATATCAATACTGAAGGAGCTAGTGCTATAAGCTTAAGTCCAGCAGCATTAGCCATAGAGCTTAAAAACAAATATAACGTAGTTGATGAGATCACTGACTTTTTTGAATATGAAATTTTTAGAGCTGACGGCTTAAAATATAGAGCAGGAGATCTTAATTATTACAGAGATGGTAATAATTTTATAATTAAACCTAAAAATTTAGATGTAGGTATATATGGTTTTGGCTGTTACTTAATACAAAAAGAACATGTTGTTGTCATAGACAACTTAACTCAATTTAATGACGTTATATACAATACTCCAACTGGTTATAGACAGGAAAGAATTAAAGTTTACGGATATAAAACTATAGATTGGGACGGAAGTTTATATAGTCCAGGATTCGTATATGACACTGCTAATTTACAGGAATGGACACCATGGGTTGATTATGCTATAGGTGACATTGTAAAATATAAAGAATTTTACTATACTGCCAGTAAAAAGATCCCAGGTAATGAATCCTTTGATATAAATGACTGGGTTAGAATAAATGAAACTCCTGAATCTAAATTAATACCAAATTGGGACTATAAAAGTTTACAATTTTTAGATTTTTATGATCTAGACAGTGATAATTTTGACTATGACCAACAACGTATAGCACAACATCTTATAGGGTATCAAAAACGTCAGTATTTAAGTAACATTATAAAAAATGATGTCAGTGAGTTTAAGTTTTATCAAGGTATGATCACTGAAAAAGGTACTAGAAATAGCCTTAGTAAGTTATTTGATGTATTAGGTCCCGAAGATGGCAATAGTTTGACATTCTTAGAAGAATGGGCTCTTAGAGTAGGAAGATATGGTGCTATAGATGCATTTGAAGAAGTGGAATTTATTTTAGATGAAAGTCTTTTTAAGCTAGAGCCACAGGCTATTGAACTAGTTGACATTGTAGACCCAAATAAAGTAGACTTTGTAATAAGACAAACTCCAAATGACATATTCTTAAAACCTAATCAATATAGTAATAATATTTGGCCAGTAAACAATAATTATGAACCATTACTAAAAACACCTGGGTTCAGTAAAATAGAATTTGCTAAACTAATTATAGATGACTTAAGTGATATATTACTTGAACAAGTTAATGAAACATTATCAATCAGTGATTTAATACCTGGTGATTATATTTGGTGTGGATTTGAAAAGAAAATAAATCAATTTGAAGATGACTGGTGTATCTATAGGTATAATAAATTATATTCAACTGCTACGGTAATTGAGCCAACTGGCACTACACTAGTAATTGAATTTGATTTATTGTATAATTTTAATATAGGTGACTTAGTTGGTTTTACCAGTGATTACAATAAGTTTAATCAATTTTTTGAAATTATTGACACTGACAGTGTTGCTAAAACTATTACTATTGATTTACCTTCTGGATTTAATTATAATAATTTAGATCAGTCAACAATCGAAACCTTTGTGTTTACTCTACAAAGATTTAATAGTATTGATGATTTTGTTATTCCAAAATATTTAAACCTAGCATCAAACAATTGGCCTTATGGTGAACTAGTATGGTTTAACGGGGATAAAAAGTCTATTTGGAAAAACTATAAAGTTTACCAACAAAAAACATTAAAAAATTTAAGTTTGAATTCTATACCAGAATTAGGTAGTAGAGTAAGTGTTAATAAAGATAGTACAATTCTTTTGGCTAAATCCAGTAACGGTGAACAATGGAAAGGTACTTGGACCAGTAACATAACTTATAATTTAAATGATGTAGTATTTCAAGATCAGTTATTTTGGCGTTGTTTTAAATCTAGTTCAACACAGGTACTATTTAATCCAACTAAAACTTTGAGTAATGTTAACATTGAAGCTAGTCCAGATAATGGTATATTCAGTTGTGCCAACGATGATTATGTATATGAAGGAAGTCTTATACAAGTAATAGGTGCTGTTAATTCAGAAGTAACTGGTAGAATTTTAGATTATGAAGATGGAAAAATTTACAAAGTAAGTGAATTATACGGAACTAATTTATTTAAATTAGTAAATTTAGATGATACTGAAATAGATACTGAAGATGGTGATACTGACGGTCTTTCATTTATATTATTAGGTGATTGGATACAAACTAATATTTCTAATAATGAAATCGTTGTTTATGATAAACCATATCTAAGTAATCAATGGAGTAAGAAACAAGTAATCCCTGCTCGACAAAATACATTTAATTTTGGAGATATTCTAGCCATAAGTGATGATGCTAGATATTTGGCAATTAGTGGGATAACTAGAACTAGCGATAACTCAAATTGGCAAAAGAGTGTATTAATTTATTCAGTACCGCAAAAAACTTTAACTTTTAGTAGTAATTTCACTCTAGTAACCGGTAATAGATTAAGTCATCTACAGAATAAAATTATTATAGAATCACATTTATTATTGGATGGTGCTTTAATAAAATATAGTACAACAGATACTACGATTAAAGGGTTAGAAAATAATGAGGAATATTATGTAAAAGTTATTGATTCAGATAGTTTTAGATTATGTAGAGACGTTGAGTTAGAAGATGTTGTACAATTAGGACAAACTGTATCTGGAACACACTATATAACAAACTTAAAACTTAGTCAAGACTATTCATTAGAAGTTATAATTGATAATCCACAAGGATTTGATCAAGATTTTGGTACAAAATTTAAATTTAGTAGAATAGATAATCCTAATCCTAACTTAGTTACATATAAATTTTATGCTAATAAAATTGGTACTGGGTTATTTGTTTTTAACTTTCCTAATATTAGTAGTTGGACATTAATTGAAAAGGAAGATTCTAGTGAATTCGCCTATGATTACGATGTTAATGATGATGGATCAAAAATAGTTATTAGTGATCCTGCTAAAGTTAATGGTGAAGTATATGTATATAGCGCATCAAACAATTATACGACTATACAACAAACTATTACAGCAGTAAACTCTCAAAGATTTGGACATAGTACTTGTATCAGCATTAATGGAAATTATCTTGCTATTGGAAGTACACTAGAAGATGAACCATTTACAAACCAAGGCCGTGTTAGAATATATAAGTATGTAACTAGTCAATATGCGTTACAGCAAACTATAGAAAATCGTAATGCTGAAACTAATGAAGAATTTGGTCACAATGTATTTTTTGCTAACGATGACTTAAACAGAGATCCAAAAACTTTAATAATTTATAGTAAAAAAGGTGATGCACTTACTCTTGATGATAGTACTGGTATTATAACTGACGCTAATACTACAGCGGATGTTGGTCGTATTGATGTTTATGATAGATATGAAACTAAATTCATATTCAGTGAGTCTTTGCCTGCTAGTAATACAGTATTAACTGCACCAAATTCAATGGCTGTAGCAGATAACCTAATAATTATAGGTGATCCAAGCTATACTAATAGTGATGGTAAAAAAGAAGGTATAGTATATCTACAGGAAAAAAAGCGTAATACCTATAGTTGGCAGTTGTTTATTGAAGAAAAAGATAAAATTGATTTAACTTTATTTAAAAAGATATTTTTATATACAAGAGCTAACAATAGTCTATTAACTTATTTAGATATAGTAGATCCAACACAGGGTAAGATATGTGGATCAGCAGAACAAGACATTAAATTTAAATTATATTATGATCCTGCTACCTACAGTTATAAAGATTCTACATTTACAACCAGTGTAAATGTTGATCAAGGATTATCTTGGACTGACAACTATGTGGGCGTATTATGGTGGGACTTAAGACGTGCTAAGTTCTTAGATAGCAGCATAGGTGATATAGTATATAATAACAGTGTTTGGAACACATTATTCCCAACAGCCAGCATAGATATCTACGAATGGGTAGAATCAAGCGTACTACCTAGTATATGGGATGAATTAGCTGATACTGTAGAAGGATTAGCTGAAGGCATTAGTGGTCAAAGCTTATATGGGGATAATGTATACAGTGTTAAAATTACATACGATACCTTAAGTAATAAATCTATTTCTACATATTATTTCTGGGTAAAAAATAAAAAATTAGCACCAACAAGTCAAAATAGAAAATTTAGTGCTATTGATGTGGCTAGTTTAATAGAAAATCCTAAAAACTTTAATATAAAATATATTAGCTTTTTAGACAAAAATGCCGTGAGCTTATCCAATGTAAAACCATTGACTGATAATAAAAATGTTATACTAAGTGTTCAATATTGGACTGAAGATCCGACAAATTTAGCTATTCATAATGAATGGAAAATTGTATCAGATAATGAAAAAACAGTAATACCAAAAAATATTGAAGAAAAATGGTTTGATAGCCTAATAGGAAATGATAAGAATGGTATATCTTTACCTAACATAGGACTTCCACCTAAATTGAGATATGGTATAGAAAATAACCCTAATCAAACCATGTTCTTTAATAGACTAGAAGCAGTTAAAATCTTTATAGAAAGATTTAATTATGAATTTAAGTCTATTCAAGTTGATAATATTGATCTAAGTGAGCTATACTTAAAAGATGAAATACCTAAATTTAGTGATGGATTATATGATATAATTAAAGATAGTTATGATGAACTTAGGTTTGTCATAGTTGATACCTTTAAACAAGCAACATTAACACCGATTATTAGCAACGGTAAAATTACAGGTATTAATATTGTTAATTCAGGATTTGGTTATAAATCAGCACCTACAGTTATGGTAAAAGGTAATGGGGTTGATGCAGTAATTAAAACCACTATAAATTCACAAGGATCTATTAGCAATGTTTTTGTTGTATCAAGTGGGTACGGATATATTGATAATACAGAATTAATTGTAAGACCTTTAAGCGTATTAGTTAGAAGTGATAGGCTTACATTAGGAAACTGGTCCATATATCATTTTGTAAATTTTGAATGGACAAAGGTTAAAACTAAAGAATACGATGTTACAGATTATTGGTATTTTATAGATTGGTATAGTGAAGGTTACAGTCAATTTACTAAAGTAGACTATCTTGTCAAAGGATTTAATGAATTAATTTTATTAAAAGCAGATATAGGTAGTATTGTAAAAGTAGAAAATGTTTTAGGCACAGATGATTGGGTATTAGCCGAAAAAATTAGTGACGATATTGCTCTAGACTATACTAAAATCTACAAAATTGTAGCAAGAAAAAATGGTGCTATACAATTAAGTTCAAACTTTTATAATTTTAGAATTAATGAACAAGGCTATGATGGATTGTTATATGATAGTGATCTTTATGATAGAATTGGTAGTATTGAATTCCGAATAATTTTAAATGCATTGAAGAATAAAATTCTAATAGATGATAGAAGAAGCATTTATCTTAACTTATTTTTCTCTAACATAAGACACATATTATACGAGCAGCCATTTGTTGATTGGGTATTCAAAACAAGTTTTGTTAAAGTTTTACATAATGTTGGACCATTGCGTCAAAAAGCTAATTTTAATAATGACAATTTAGAAGACTATGAAAGTTACATAAAAGAAGTTAAACCATATAGAACCAAAATAAGAGAATATGTCAGTGTCTATAATAATTTAGAAAATAGTAATAGTTTGATAACTGATTTTGATCTTCAACCTTATATTAAAAATGATGGAACAAGTGTTTCATTTATAACTCAATTTTCTAATAAAGATGTTTATATCAACAATCCAGATTTAGCTAATCAATATCCTTGGCGTGCTTGGAAAGATAATCTTGGATTTAATGTAAAAGATATTGTAATTGTAGATAGTGGAGACGGGTATTTACTTCAACCCACTATAGAAATAGTCGGTGAATGTACAAGACCAGCAAGAATTAAAATTTATATCAGCAGAGGTAGAGTAGCAAAAGTTGATATCATAGATCAAGGCGAAGGGTATTTTAATGCACCATCTATAAGAATTAAAGGCCAATATATAGAAACTGGTCGTGAAGCAAAACTTATTGCAATATTAGGGAATAGCCCTATTCGAAGCAATCAATTAAGTATAAAATTTGATAGATATACTAAGGAAAGTATTGATAATTTATTAAACCTATCAGTAAATGATCAGTTCATAGGAGATGGTACTACTACTAGTTTCGACTTAAGATATAGTCCAATACTTGATCGTGACACCTTTACAGTATTCATCAATAACGCAGAATTATTTTTAACAGAATATACAGTAGAAAAGAAAACTAGTCAAAGTAGAAAATATACAAGTTATTATGCTACAATAACTTTCAAAAATCCCCCAGCAGATCAAGTTTCAATCATTGTAAGTTATGATAAAGACTTTAATAATTTAAATGCTTTAGAAAGAATAAAGTATTTTTATAAACCAACCAGTGGCATGTTAGGTATTGATTTTGATCAATTAATGATTGGTATTGATTATGGTGGTGTAAGTGTTACTGGAATTGGTTTTGACAAGCCTAATTTATGGGACGGAGCTTATAGTTGGGGCAGCAGAAATTGGGATGCAGGAGAACCAACAGATGACGAACTATATGATACTATTATAGATGGTGGTAATTTACCCAAACTTAACCCAATTTATAGAACAGCTAGTGGATTACGAGCAGATGATATCATAATAGATGGTGATAACTTTATTACACCTACAACGAGTCCTGCACCTGAGGAAATGTTGCCAGGACACGTTTATGATACATTGGCTATAAAAGTGTTTGAAAGAAATACCACAGTTACTAGTGAAGTATTTTGTGAAAGATTTATTACAGATGGTAGTAGTAAAGATTACACCATAACAAATTATCCAAACAATGACAAAGCTATTATTGTAAAACTAAATGAAAGATTATTAAGCATTGATGATTATTATTTTGATTACAATAATTTAACTATAACTCTTTTTGAGACACCTGAAGAAAATCAAGACTTATCCGTAATTGGTCTAGGATTCAATGGTTTAGATATGATAGAAACTAATAGTTTTGTTGTAGAAGAAGATAGTGAAATTATCATATTAGATATTGATCACCAACCAAATGTCAGAGTGTTTACAGTTGTAGCAGGCAGAGTACTAACTAATATACCATTTAAAACCTATGGATCTTGGCAAAATACCGTATTTTATAAAATAGGTGATGAAATAGTATATCAAAATACATTGTTTAAAAGTTTAGTTAATAGTAATAGAAATAATTTGCCTTTTGTTTTAGACATAGCTGATAATACACAAATACCAAATGAAAAATATTGGGAAAAAGTGCAAGATAATGTAGATGCTTATATTAAAGTTGGTAAAATTGGAATTAAATTTCCAGAAGTAGTTAAACAAGGCGATATACTGGTATTCAGTGTGTTCTTAAGCAGTGATGTAAGTCAAAGTATTTTGACTAGAGAAATTATTATAAGCAATGGTACTAGTACTATATTCAATTTACAAAATTTTGTAGGATATAAGATTCCATTAGGAGTTAGTACAATAGTTAGAGTAGGTGATGATATATTGAATAGTGTGGATCAATTCAAATTTACTCTAACTAATAGAAGAACACAATATCCTATACCCTTGAATAAAAATGATTTAGATGTTTACTCAAGTACTGATTATGAAGTGTTTATAGATGGTATAAAAGTTCCTGATGCTATTGCATATACTTTAAATTTATTAGATGGCGTAATAACTATCAAACCTAATTACTATAGAGAAAATGCACTAGTATTAGTTACTATTGTTAAATTTGCAGAATATTTTATAGACAATACACTAGGATACAGTAGAATAAGATTTAGAGTGCCCTTTCCAGCAGGTACTAGAATAGAAGTGATTGCAATGACTAACCACGATCTATTAGGTATTAATAGAACATATCTAGATATAGAAAATAACAATACTTTACTATTAGAAAATGCCTACTATCCAATTTTGATACAGGCCAGTGGCGGGGTATTTTATCTAGATCAAGAAATTAAAAATAGTAATTATGTATGGGTCACTAAAAACAAAAAATTACTAGTTCCTTTAACAGATTATATACTACAAGAAGATAAAAAGAGCATCAAATTAGTAGATGAACCTAATGGTGATGATAAGATAGGTATTATTACCTTTGTTAGTAATATAGAAAGAACTCCTGTAAGTTTTATGTTATTCAAAGACATGTTAAATGACTATACTTATAAACGTTTAAGTAGAAATAGAACAACACGATTAATACAAAATCTTACAAGTACTGATAAAGAAGTAATTATTGAACAAAGTAATAGAGTAGCATTTCCAATTAAGGAAAGTAATTTACCAGGTATAGTTTATATAAATGGTGAAAGAATAGAATATTATACACGAATTGGTAATAGACTAATGGATCTACGTAGGGGTACTCTAGGCACTGGTGTTCCACTAGTACACAGCGTAGGAACAGAAGTAAATGATATAGGATTTGACGAAAATATTCCATATGAGGACGTAATAATTACCTATAATTGGAGTGGTGAATGGCAACCTGCTATAAGGTATTTTAAAAATGACGTAGTAAGTTACAACAACACTAATTGGTTATCTGTTAATGGCGTTAATTATGACTTATGGGATAGTCAAATAATTTATAAACTTAACCAACAAGTTGTATATAACAATAAGTTATATACTTCAATAAAAACTGTAGATGGTGTTATTAAAAATATTAATCAACAACCCGATTTAGAAACAGATTGGTGGCAGGAAACATTAAGTAATGTTACTGATCATCCAAGTGCTAACAATCCTAATTGGGAACAAACTGATTTTGGCTCAGTAAACGATTCAGGAAATATTGAAATAATTGTAGTTCCTTGGTTACCTGTGGTAAGAAGTAATTCTATAACTAATAATTTTGACAAGAATGTTTTAGATACTGAAATTTTTATCGGTACTACAAGACTTAAAAAATATGAATATACTATTCATAATGCAGAAATACATCCACATAGTCCAGAAGGAGATGTAAATTATGCGGCAGATTTTATTACAGATGGGGTAGATCACGGTACTACAAATGGTAGACCTGTAGCATTTATTAAACTAGATAAAAGTATACCGGTAAACACAAGAATTACTGTGGTTAGGAAACAAGGTACAGTTTGGAGTGATATTGGAAAGAGTCTTGCAGAATCGAATAATAAAGTATCTGAATTCTTAAAGATTCAAGTAGCTGAAATTAGAGGTACACAGACAACACTAGATAGTACATCATATTCTGTAGATTTAGACAAACTTAAGACGGATGAGGAATAAAAATGGCCAAGCAGACAATTAATGTAGGAACTAGAGCTAACGATGGTACTGGTGACAGTATTCGACGAGCTGCTATTAAAATTAATGAAAATTTTACTGAAAACTATACCAGTATTCAAACTTTACAAACTGCTATAGAGGCTATTCAATTTACTGAAGGTCCACAAGGACCACAAGGTCCACAAGGACCACAAGGATTGGCTGGAGCAACGGGTTCACAAGGGCTTCAGGGACCGGCAGGACCACAAGGTGAACCAGGACCACAAGGTGAACCAGGACCACAAGGTGAACCAGGACCACAAGGTGAGCAAGGTATTCAAGGTGAACAAGGACCACAAGGTGAGCAAGGTATTCAAGGTGAACCAGGACCACAAGGTGAACAAGGTATTCAAGGTGAACAAGGACCACAAGGTGAACAAGGTATACAAGGTGAACAAGGACCACAGGGTGAGCAAGGTATTCAAGGTGAACCAGGACCACAAGGTGAACCAGGACCACAAGGTGAGCAAGGTATTCAAGGTGAACCAGGACCACAAGGTGAGCAAGGTATTCAAGGTGAACCAGGACCACAAGGTGAACCAGGACCACAAGGTGAGCAAGGTATTCAAGGTGAACAAGGACCACAAGGTGAGCAAGGTATTCAAGGTGAACCAGGACCACAAGGTGAGCAAGGTATTCAAGGTGAACCAGGACCACAGGGTACTGGATTTATAGGTAGTAGAACTACAAGACAAGGAACTACGTCTTCATTGAGTGATAATAGCACAGCAAATTTAGATATTATTGGATTTAAAGGTTATGTGTTATATAAAATACAAACTGATCAAGCGGCATGGGTCAGGTTATATGTATCTGACGCAACAAGGACAGCGGATGCAAGTAGGACGCAAGGTTCTGATCCAGCTTATGATGCCGGTGTAATTACTGAGATTATTACCACTGGTGCTGAAACAGTTGTAATGGTTCCAGCAGTACATGGATTTAATGATGAATCACCAGTAACCACTACAATACCAGTAGCAGTAACAAACTTAAGTGGTTCTAGTACCACTGTAACTGTAACATTAACTTTATTACAGGCTGAAGCATGAGAGAATATATAGTTACCTTAAAGAATTTTGATGATTTAGCAGCCTTTTACGAGGATATGGAAACACCTGGCGGTAATCTGTACATACCAGATAGAATGATAGAGTGTGTTAATCGTAGAGAAATAAGCCGTAATACTCATTATATGCTTACTGATGAGGAAGCTGAACAGATTAGAAACGATCCAAGAGTCTTATCCTGTATGCTGAGACCAGAAGAGCTTGGTATGAAGGTGGTGCGTAGTTGGGTTCAAACTAGTGATTATTGGGATAAGTCTGCTAATAATAACAGTCTTTTTAAAAATTGGGCTTTATTAAGATGTGTTGAAGGAGTACAAAGGGAAAATTGGGGCGATGATTTTTTAGCAACAAAAAGTCAATCTGGGACTATTCAAGTTAACGCTGAAGGTCGTAACGTGGATATAGTTATTGTTGATGGGTTTATAAACCCAGACCACCCTGAAATGGCAGTCAACAGTGATGGTACTGGTGGTACTAAGGTAGTACAATATAACTGGCTACAACATGCTAGCCCACCAGGTGTTTATCAATATACGCCTTTAACTGCTAATGGGGATAATAATCATGGCATGCACGTTGCTGGAACTGCTGCGGGAAACACGCAAGGTTGGGCAAGAGGTGCTAACATTTATAATTTACATCCTTATTCTACAGACCCAAATGGTTTAGATACGCTATTCCTATTTGATTATATAAGAGCTTGGCATAATAGTAAACCTATTAACCCAGCTACAGGTAGAAGAAATCCTACAATATGTAATAATAGCTGGGGCTATGGTTATGGACTTGATATTTCCAGTATTACAAGAGTAAATGTGAGGGGTGTGGATTATACTACAGGATTGACTAGCGCATTTTTAGAAAGCTTAGGTGTAATAAATGATGGAGTAACTGCTAGTACACCAGCAAGATACTTTGCTTTAGAAGCAGATGTACAAGATGCCATTGATGATGGTATAATTATGGTTGGTGCTGCTGGTAATGAAAGCTATAAAATTGACGTAGAAGGTGGGCTGGATTACAACAATTATTATATTTGGAATGGATATAATATCTTTTATCATCAAGGTATGGCACCAAATGTGGGAAATGATAGTATTTGTGTAGGTGCTATAGGACGTAGCATCAACGAAGCCAAAGCAGATTTCAGTAATTGTGGCCCGAGAATCGATATCTACGCACCAGGCCGCAGTATAATGAGCAGCGTTCTTAGTGGTGGAGTAGGTGATCCACGCAGCGCAGGTACTACATATTGGATCAGTAAGTATAATGGAACCAGTATGGCCAGTCCCCAAGTATGTGGTTTATTAGCCTGTGTTTTAGAAATTTATCCCAATTTTAATCAAAGTCAAGTTAGAGATTACTTAGTGAAATATAGCAAGTATGGACAAATGACAGATACTAATGGTGGTTATAATGATTATTTTAGCCTACAAGGCAGTGCTAATAGATACTTATTTTATTATAAGGAACGACCAGACACAGGATCAACTTGGCCCAAGCTTAATTATAAGCCTAGACCAAATAGTGGTAGATTATACCCTAGGCAACGCATTAGAAGGTAATACTAGCACTTTTTAAATATAATAAATATTTTGATAGAGAGAACATATGCAAACAAGAGATTTCGGCGGAGTTCATATTGAAGGGCACATAAAAATTTGGGATCCTAGTTCTCAAGAAGTCTACATCAATAAACGTAATGCTATTCACTACGAAAACATGAGTATAGCATTGGCTAATAGTCTAGCTAATTCAGGTAGCGGATTTGTTACAAAAATGGTCTTTGGGAATGGTGGTACTGCTGTAGATCCTACAGGAATTATCACATATCTTACACCAAATACTACAGGTGTAAATGCTAACTTATATAATCAAACATACAGCAAAATTGTTGATGATACTAGTACAGCAAATACTGATCCTGTGAGAAACTATGTAGAAACAAGGCATGTAACTGGAACAACCTATACAGACGTTTTTGTAACTTGTTTACTAGATTATGGTGAGCCAGATGGTCAGGAGGCATTTGACAATACAACTGATAACAATAGTTTATATACTTTTGATGAATTAGGACTTGTAACTGATAACGAATCAGGTGGTGATAGATTACTTACGCATGTTATTTTTCACCCTGTACAAAAAAGTTTGAATAGATTAATTCAAATTGATTATACTGTAAGAATACAAAGTTTAACTGGTTTGATGGGTGAATAATATGAGTACAGAAATAGAATTTTCAGACCCAAGCAGACCAATTAGTAACGGAAGATCTACAAGTAATATTGTTATTAATGATGGTAGCCTAGACTCATCTACATCGTTAACATTACTAGGAAGAAAGTATTCAGGAAGTTATACTAAGGATATTGCAGAAAATTTTTTACATTTGTTAGAAAATTTTGCCAGCAATAACGCACCTACCAACCCAGAACGTGGGCAACTTTGGTTCAATACTAATAGTCTACAAATAATAGACCCTAGTCCCAGTGCAAGTTCTAGTTTAAACACATACGGATTAAAGGTTTATGATGGTACTACTTGGCTTCCTATAGGATTAATTAAAAAAGCAGCAGTATCACCTAGTACTTTAAATTTAGAAAGCACAAATTTAAAGAAGGGTGATTTGTATGTTGATACTAGTAAAAATCAACTTTATATTTTTAATGGAACTGGCTATAACCTAGTAGGGCCATTGTTTAATGCTTTTGAAAAAACTGGTATCGAAGTTGAGGAAGTCATTAATAGTTTAGATAATCAACCTGTAGCTGTTGTTAGCTTTTTTATAAAAGCTAGACGAGTAGCAGTATTAAGTGACAAAGATTTTACTCCAAAATTAATTTATGAAGGATTTAAGAGTTTTAAACAAGGATTAAATTTAAGTAATAGTAGTTTTGATTCTAATACAAAATTTTGGGGAACTAGTGAAAAGGCTCAAGCATTATTGGTTGGAACTGATGTTATTGGTGCTGGTAATTTTTTACGTTCGGATATTATTAGTACAACTAATCATGAAATAAACATTAGAGCAGATAATGGTATAAACATAGGATCTGATTCAAGTTTTCAAATTGGTAAAACTTCACAAGTAAGTTTTTTATACAATAAAAATCCAAATCAAGCTATAGAATTAAGAATTAAAAAACCTACGAGTAGTGATTTTAATTCAGTAGTTAGAGTATCTGGTGAAGGTGGCGGTCGTGTAGGCATTAATAAAACTGCTCCGCAGGAAGCATTAGATGTTACTGGAAATATTATAGCATCTGGAAATTTATTAGCAGATGGAAAGGTAGTAGCTGGTATACAGGGACTAGAAACAGATGGCCCGTTATCATTAGTTGGTGATATTACGTTTGATATTAATTATACAAATTTTGATCCTGATGATGGAAATATTATTAATGTTGGCAATATAATTCCTAGACAAAACATTTTACAAAATGGAGATCTTCAACCAATTCATGAGTTAGGACAACCTGATAAAAAATGGGCAAGATTATGGGTAGATCAGATTGGTGAATCAAACAATTATCCTATAATTTATGGAAATATTATAGCAAATAATTTAAGCATTAGCGGTGGAACAGGCACTATTGATGGATATTCAATAGGATTTGGTGACCCTGTAACTATAGTTACTAGTAGTGATAGCGAAATAAATTTTGTTAACGCAACTAATCCAGCACAGCCAATTTCAATAAAAAACTCACCAGACACTATTACAATTAAAACCGAACTTAGTACTAATTTAATTAATTCAAAAACAGAATTATTCTATATTCAAAACACAGATACTTTTCTAGTTCAAAGAGGAACTGATTATTATAAAACAACTAAAAAAGGTATAGCAGATAGTTTACCAGTCACTCCAACAGCAACAATTATACTTTATAGCGGAAGTTTATCGGCACTGCCTGTTGGTTACTTGCCTTGTGATGGTCGTGAATTACCACAAACTTTTTATCAAGAATTGTTTAATAAAATAGGTCTACGATACAAACCTTTAGAACAATTACCTAGCTTTGGTAGTGGAGTCAACACATTTTGTCTACCTGATTTAAGAAATATGGTTCCCAATTTTAAACCAAATGAAATACTAAAAAATCTTAGCTATGTTATTACAAATGTAGGTGATACAAATTGGGCAGCATTAGGACTAACTGGTACTGCACAAGTTAATAGCGTATTTACTGCTACTTGGGTTGGGGCCACGCATCCAGGTACAGGATCTGGATCAGTTAGATTAACTGACGGTTTACATTACATAATTTATACTGGGAAAATATAATGCCATATACCCTAAACAAAACTAATGGTACTATACTAACTGATATATTAGATAATAGTATAGACAGAACCACTACTGATTTGGCATTAATTGGTAAAAATACACCAAATTATGGTGAGTATTTTAATGAAAATTTTATTAAATTATTAGAGAATTTTGCCAGCGATGAAGCACCTAGAAGTCCTATTCAAGGTCAATTATGGTTTGATACCAGTGATAATAGCTTAAAAATTTATGATGGCAACGACTTTAAAGAGTTCGCTAGACCTATTATTTCCACTACAGAACCAGCAACCAGTGTAGGGGACTTTTGGTTTAATAATGAAACTAGACAGTTATACTTTAATGATGGAGCTGGCCTAAGACTAGCTGGTCCTATATATACTAATCAACAAGGAATTTCAGGATTTGAAATAGCTACAGTAAAAGATATTAACGGTAATAATCATATAATAGCTAAACTTAAATTAGGAAATATTTTAGTAGGTATTTTTAGTAATGACGATTTTACTCCAAATTATTCAGAAGGGGAAGGTCTAAAATTAAACTCTGAACTTATTAGCGGAAATATTGTTAAAGGATTTACTCCAGTAAGTAATCTATTTAAGTTTAATGTTACTGCTGCACGATCAGAAAGCTTAGTTGATGCTTTTGGCTCACCAATTAGTGTAGATGAATTTGTAAAAGTTTCAGGAAACAATACTATTGATGGTAGATTAACTATTACTGGAGCAAACACTAGTAACCTAAGTGACATTTTAAATAAACCTTTAAGTTTAGGCTGGGGGCCTAATCTTACATTTGAAACACAACAACTACAAGATGGTAATCCATTAACACCTCCTGTAAGACTGCGTAATAATCGAGCTGATCAAGATTTTGTTATTACAGTAAAAGATGATGCTACATTTGTTGATGCAGTATTTGTTAAAGCTAGTGATTCAAGATTAGGTGTTATGACTAATGCTCCCATTGCTACATTAGATGTAAATGGTGATGTTAATTTTAGAGGGAACTTACAAACTAATAACGATACAATTAACATTTTTAATGCTAACACAGAAACTATTAATTTTGGAGGGGAAGCTACTGAAATTAATATAGCAGCAACTACTGGTAATACTACTATTAATAACAACCTAATTGTAGAAGAAGTACTAACTCTTAATGGTCAAAATTTAAACAGTGGTAATACAGTTTTTAATCTTTTAAATGAAACTACTCAAACCATTAATATAGGAGATGAGGCTACTGCTATCTATATTGGTGCTAATAATGGGCAAGTAACCTTTAAAAACGATGTTAATATCATAGGTGATATTAATATTCAAGGTATCTATCAAATAGATAATGTCAGTATAAGAAATAACCTAGTTACTAGTATTGGTGCTTTTGATTTAGAAATTGGAGCACTTGAACCAAACCAAGGTGTAAGATTAATTGATATAACTACTGCACAAGAAAACTTTATATTACAAGATGGGCTAACTTTTGATAATGTTGGTGAAATTAGAGTAGATCCTGCATTTACAGGGTCATTTGATATTTTAAATACTACAGTGGAAACTATAAATGTTGGAGCTGAAAGTCGTAATATTAATTTAGGTAATTTAGCCAGTAATGTTGCATACGTAAATGCTCTAAGTAAATTACAAACTTATGATGATTTAGTTATAGGTGATAATATTGGTAATCCTGGAGTAGTCAGAAGTTCAGGTCAGGTTGTAAATCTTTTCAATACTACTGCCACGAAAACAATCAATATGGCACAAGATGCTAGCACAGTTAATATATTTGGTGACGGAAGTGCTGGTAGTTTTGGGTCAAGACAAGGAACTAGAACATTAAATTTAAATGCTACCTCAACAATTATTGAAGGTAATTTAACAGTTGAAGGAGCTAATATTTTAGCTTCGAGTAATAGTGGTAGTATTTTTACTGATGTCACTGCTATAACTATAGGTGGTAATTCGGCAGCTATCATTTTAGGTGGAAGTAATACCATAGTTGAAGCAGGTCTACTACAGGCTGGATCTACTGGTAATATTACTCTGAGAACTGGTAATGTATCTGGTAGAGTTAGAGCATTTGTACAAACTAGTGATAATGTCCAAGAATTTGAGTTCGCTCCACAAAATTTAGAAAGAGTGTTTTTTGCCAATAATACTCAAGATATCCTAATGGGTGAACCTGTTGACTTACCTTTAAAAACTGAGGATTGGTGGCGAGATACTGCTATACAAGGTCCTAATGCTAGTCCAAAATCTGATATCCCTACAGTTATTGTAGGTGGTATACAGGAATATAGAACACAATTTCCTGTAGTTATCTCTAGAAATAATTTTCTTGTAAGAAGTCAACTATTACTGCCAAATAACAGTTACTATGCTACAGGTGGTATATTATTTAGAAATCAGTATAATGAAGTACGAGGAACTAGCAATTTTACTGTAACAGACGCAGGTACAGTAAGTGTTGGTGGTTCTATTTGGGTCAACGGGTCAATCACCGGTGCTAGTGGTACAAATCCTGCTGTGTTAACTTCAGCTAGAGTAGATCAAGTTTTAGAAATAGTAGGAAATTTAACCAGTACTAGTGTTAATAAAAGTGTATTTACAGGGGTAACAGGCACTATGACTATTGGTGGTGCTAATAACAGTATATTAACTCTAGGCTCAACAAATAGTTCAGTGACATTACCAGGTAGATTTAGACCAGCTTGGAAAACAGTAATTACCAGTTACGATGCTTATGCAGGTGATAGACTGCTAGTAGATACAACTAATGGTAATTTAGAAATACGATTACCACCTAACTTAACTAACCCGGTGGCTCCATCAGTAGGTGATGAGATAAGGATTGTAGATAAGAAGGACTTTTCAATTTTTGTTGTAGAAGTAATTAGAAATGGTAATAAAATTAATGGAATTAATAGTGACTTAACTTTAAGTACAGCAGGAATAGCATTTACATTAGTTTATACAGGGGTTGATAGGGGCTGGTGTTATGATGATAAACGATAAACTAAATATGAAAAAGGGGTTGGATAATGCCATATAATATTAATAAATTTAACGGCGTAAAGGTTACTACCGTTGAAGATGGTACGGTTGATAACACACTAGATCTAAAACTAGTGGGCAAAAATTATGCTGGATATGGAGAGATCCAAAATGAGAATTTTGTTCATCTACTAGAAAATTTTGCCAATACTGCCCCACCGCCCCGTAAAATAACTGGTCAACTTTGGTATGATAGTTTAAGTAAAAAACTTAAATTCTATGATGGCACACAGTTTAGAACTACTGGAGGAGCAGAAGTTGGGGTCACACAGCCAAGTGGCCTAAGTCAAGGAGACTTTTGGTTTAATACTAGCACTAATCAACTTTTTGCCTGGGACGGTGATGAATTTGTCCTAGTTGGTCCACAGGCTGTTGAAAACTTTGGAGCCACAGAACTAAAAAGTGAAAGTGTTATTGATACAAATGGTATTAGTAGACCCATAGTTAAAGCATTAGTTAATAATGTACCTGTTTTCATAATCAGTAATACAGAATTTACCCTACGCAATGATAGTCCTTTAAGAGACGAATTTATAGAAATTAAAAAAGGAATAACCTTATCTAATACTAATCCCTCTAGTGGAATTAGTAATCTAGATTGGCAACATTGGGGAACAGCTAGCAGTGCCAAAGGATTAGTTGACGGTACAACTTTATTAACTTCTGCTGATTTTGTTAGAAAAGATAATGTAGAATTTAATAGCGTAGCAAAATTTAGTGATGAAGGATTTGTACTAGGTGATGACGAAGATATAAGTTTCTTTATTGATAGCAATATCCCTATACTTTATAATAAAACTGACGATGCAGGTATAATATTTAAAACTAAAATTAGTTCAAGTACACTACCAAAAACTAGTTTGAAGTTATTGGGTGATAATATCCTTCCAGGCACTCATGAAGTTAGTAAAATAGGAACTGGAACAAATAATAGATTTTTAGAAATATATGCTGCAAGTTTTTATGGAACATTTATAGGTGAAGCAGATAAAGCTAAACAGATGTTGGCTGATGGAAGCTATGTTGACGCTACTGTAGATGCTGAAGCCGATACAATAGTTGTAAGAGACGGTAATGGGGCTATTACTGCAAATGCGTTTATAGGTACTGCTGGTCAAGCAAACAATTTAGAAGGTGGCGGCGCTCAAGAATTAGTATATCAAAGTAGTACAAACGTAACAGATTTTTTAGACATAGGTGCCGAAGATCAAGTATTATCAGTTCAATCAGGAAATTTAACCTGGACTAATCTAGGTGACCTATTACCATCTATTGAAGCAAGTCAATTAAACGTAGAAGAGGAAACAGATGCAGGAAATTATTATTTAACATTTGTTAGTGGTAGTACGGGTTTCCAAGATTTTAAAGTTCATACTAACACACTAACATATAATCCTGGTACTAACACATTGACTACTGATTTCTTTGATGGTGCGGCTGCAAGTGCCAAATATGCTGACTTGGCGGAGAAATATTTAGCTGATCAAGACTATGAAGTAGGTACTGTTCTAATGATTGGTGGTGAAAAAGAAGTGACTGCTTGTAATTTATCTTGTAGAGCAATAGGTGTAGTAAGTGCTAAGCCTGCTTATTTAATGAACAAAGATTTAGAGAATGGAACAGCAGTTGCTCTAAAAGGTAGGGTACCAGTGAAGGTTCAAGGACCAATTATAAAGGGTGCTAAACTAGTTGCTGGACAAAATGGAGTAGCAGTTCATGATTACTCAAATAGTTCAAATGTATTTGCCATTGCTTTAGAATCATCGGATGTTATGGATGTAAAACTAATAGAAGCGTTGATACTATAGTTCAAATAAATAAAAAAAGGATTTAATATGGCATTCGGAACTGGTGAAATAATTGAAGACACTGATTATACTACCGTATATAATAAAATATTTAATGTATATGGAAGAAACGATGACGGATATGGTCAGATCATGGCAGCTAACCCTGTAGGCAACAATATAATTATATATGCTACAGAATGGCAAAATTTACGTAGCTATGTATTAAATTCAAGGATTCATCAAATAGGAACTAGTGCCACATTGAACAGTATAAGTCAAGGTGACGTTATTCATTATGCTAATCATTTAGGCCAAATTAACACAATGGCCAATGCTTGTGTAACAGATAAAAGAGCAATACACAGCTTACAATATTCAACTGAAGAAAAATTTACTAATACTACAACATTTACTTGGGGTGGTGGAAATCAAAATCGTTTAAATTATGCTTTTTACATGCAAGGTGCTAATCAACATAGTGATGGTGCAGAACGAGGTCTACGATATTTTTTCAATGCAGGAGGAGTTTTTAAAATCAGATTCACTCTAACTGGTGGATCTGGTAGAAAATTTAACAATTGGGTAGCATTATTTAATAATATTGGCACTATTACAATCAATCATAATTCAATTAGTGGTGCAGGAAATGTAATTAGCCCACCAGCCGGATTCTATGGAATACCAACTAACAATACCCAAGTAGAAATTTTTAAGAGATTTGCTAGCGGAGAAAGCGTTTATACTGAAAATTATCTGTTATTGAAAGCTCAACGAGATGGTGCCGGTATTTTTAGATTTGCATTGAATTTGGTTGATGCTGATACTGGAGATAAAACTGGTGAAGGACCTGCTGTGGACGAAAACGTTAGTGGCACTACAGGAATTGTAGTTAGCCAAGATAGACCTAGCGGTAGTTATGTTAATGTAGAAACTCCAACTTATCAGACATCTGTTGTTTGGAATACATCAAACGTTCCAACATGAAAGATATTATACCTATTTTCATTGGGTATGACCCAAGGGAAAGTATTGTTTTTCATGTTTGTGCAAATAGTATAATAAGACAAGCGACTAATCCTGTAAGTATAATTCCCTTAGCATTAAACTTATTTGACGATTATACAGAAAATCACGAAGATGGAAGCAACGCATTTATCTATAGTAGATTTCTCGTGCCATATTTGATGCATTGGCGAGGACACGCAATCTACATAGATGGTGACATGATTGTAAAAGGTGATATAACAGAATTATGGAATCTACGTGATTATCAAGCAGATGTACAGGTAGTTAAACATAACTATAAAACACAGATGCCTATAAAATACTTAGGTAATAAAAATGAAGACTATCCAAGAAAAAATTGGAGTAGTGTGATACTATGGAACTGTCAAAATTTTCCCAATCGTTGTTTAACTCCTGAATATATTATGAAATCATCTGGAAGTCATTTACATAGGTTTCTATGGTTAAAAGATGAACGTATAGGAGAATTACCCATAGAGTGGAACTGGTTGCCTGATGAACTTGGACCAAATGCTAATGCAAAATTATTACATTACACACTGGGTGCTCCATGTTTTAATGAATTTTCTAATACAGAAATGGCAGATGATTGGCAGTATGAAAAAAACTTAACTATATATTGTGAGCAGAAAAATGAATCTACCTAAACACCTAGGCGGCCATGCTAATAAAACTCATGTAGATGAGGGCAGTTTGGATTGGTCTATAAATCTTTTTAATATTAAAAGTTTTTTAGATGTTGGATGTGGTCCAGGTGGTATGGTAGAGTTAGCAAATACTAAGAATTTATACTCACTTGGTATTGATGGTGATTATACTTTAAAAAGATTTGATTCATCTAAATTTATTATACATGATTTCACTAAAGGTTCCTTAGTACTAGACCAAGAATTTGACCTATGCTGGAGCTGTGAATTTGTAGAACATGTTAAAGAAATTTATGTTGATAACTATATGAAAACAATAGCCTCAGCCAAGCGAGTTATAATGACGTATGCTCCACCAGGAAAACCTGGACATCATCATGTTAACTGTAAACCAGCCGAATATTGGATAGATGTTTTTAAAAAATATAATTTTATTCATGACGAAGATTTGACAGATCAATTAAGAAAACATAGTAGTATGAAAAAACCTTTTGTACAGAATTGTGGGTTATTTTTTACTAAATCTATATAGATATGGGTATAGCTTGGTCTGGACTAGCAGACTCTAAATATTATAATCAAATAGCAAAATATTGTTTGCCCTCTTGGCAAAATTTACCAGGAGACAAATATATTGTACATGATTCAAACGATATTCAATATTCATTTATTACCACTATCGATTGGAAATATGCATATAATAAAGATGCAAACTTTATTAAAGAGTGCAAAAGAACAAAACCTGTAAACTTTTGGCGTAAAATGCAAAGTCAAATATGGGCGCTAAAAAATTTAAAAAGATATGATTGGGTAGTTTTATTAGACACTGATGTCGAAGTTATAAATTTTAATAAAGAAGAATTTGATACAATACTAAAAAATACTTTAGACTCGAGAGTTATTTGGGCTACAGGAGAAAGTCAAAAAAAGAAGTTAGATGCTGGACATATTGTAGTTAATATGCGTAATAAACAATTAGATCAATTCATTTACGATTATGAAAATGTATGGGAAAGTGGCAAAATTTTTGAACTAGATAGGTATTATGACGGCCATGCTGTAGAAAGTTTGTTTGATCAATATCCTAGTTATAAAATAAAAAATATTGACCATGGTGGTGGTCTACATACCTATAATTTAGGTACTGTTCATTATGGAAGCAAAATTCCTAAATTATTGAGAGCACTATATGGTGATCCTACTGAAACTATGGTGAACGAAATAATTAATGAAAAAAATACAGTAGTAGATAGTAAGGTAAGTATACTTGAACTAGAGAGCAGGCTAAATGAAAGAAGTTAAAATAGGTAATATTTCTTTAATTAATAATAATAAAATTAGTTTAATATCAGGACCCTGTCAAATAGAAAGTAGGGATCATGCCTACCAAATAGCTGCCGAATTATTGGATATTTGTAGAGAAGTAGGTATAAATTTAATTTTTAAGAGTAGTTTTGATAAAGCTAACAGATCAAGTGTTCACGGACGCCGTGGAGTGGGCTTACACAGTGGCTTAAGCATACTTAATGAAATAAAAACTAAATTAAGTGTACCAGTGCTAACAGATATACACGAAAAAGAACATGCTAAACTGGCAGAGGCTTATGAAATCGACGTTATACAAATTCCTGCGTTCCTTTGTCGTCAAACTGACCTACTCATAGCGGCAGGTGAGACAGGACTAGCCATTAATGTGAAAAAAGGTCAATTTCTTGCTCCACACGACATGAAAAACGTGGCAGAAAAGATAGCCAGTACTGGAAACGATAAAATTATGCTATGTGAAAGAGGATATACCCATGGATATAACAACTTGGTGGTTGATATGCGTAGTTTGCCTATTATGGCCAGTACTGGTTACCCTGTCGTGTTCGATTGTACTCATAGTGTCCAACAACCAGGAGGATTGGGTACGAGTTCTGGCGGGGATCGCGGGATGGTACCCTACCTTGCCCGAGCAGCAGTTGCCACCGGATGCCTAGCAGCAGTGTTCATTGAGTGTCATGATGATCCAGACAACGCTCCAAGCGACGGGCCCAACATGATACGTATGAAAGACATGCCTAAATTGTTAAAAGACCTAAAAGCTATAGATGAACTGGTAAAAAGTCAATGAATGTTGGAATTTTTTATAGTTCCATATCAAATATACATAAGGCCCCACATAAACAATTTTTAATGGACGCATTTCGTCAAGGAGTGCTAAGTTGTGGTGATAATGTTAAAGATTATAAGAACAAATATCAAAAAATTGATCAATTAGACGCAGGATTTATTTTAGGTTATACTTTAGAAAATAATCATAGAAGAAAAATAATCGATACACTGAAATTGATGAAAGCAAAGATTATTTTTGTAGACAGTAATATTTTTAGTTACTCAAATAAGTTTTATAACTATCATAGATACAGTGTTGACAGTGTTTACCCAACTGATGGAGAATATTTTTTAGGAAAAGATAGAAGTAGTGGTAAATTACAACAGATTTTAAATTTTCATAATATAACTATTAAACCTTGGAGAAAAACTGGTGATCATATACTATTATTGGGTCAAAGAACGCTATCTTGGAATATGCTTAACAAAAATGGTGCTGATTGGATCATAGGTATGATTGTTAAGATAAAACAATACACAGATAGAAAAATTGTTATTAGGTTGCATCCAGGTGACACCACTTATAACTTAGAAAATAGAAAAAGAATACAAGATATATTTGGAAAACATAACATTACTATATCAAATCATGAAAATATCAGATCTGACCTTGAAAATGCTTGGTGTAGTGTAGGATATAATAGTACACCAGCCTGCGTTAGTGTAATTGAAGGAATTCCAGTATATTTAGACAATCCTCTTAACAGTTGGGCTAGAGATGTCGGGTTTGATAACTTAAAACTGCTAGAGACACCACCAATGCCAGAAAGAAATGAATGGTTAGAAAAAATAGCAAATATACATTGGAGTACTAGTGAAATTGAAAACGGATTTTACTGGAAAAGATTTAAAAACTTTTACAATGTTTGATATTTTACACTTTCCTTGATCCATTCTTCCTCAAATTTGCGTTTTCCTTTAGCACACCATATATAACTGTCAACATTCATGTCAAAATCCACAAATTCTTGAGATAATGGATTTTTTCTATATTTTTGTATTGATAAGTCCAAAGTTTCTTGATCTAAAAACCAATAAAAAGTATTTTTCTCATATTCTTTCAAAATTAATTTGGCATGATCACGAATTAATTGTCGGCTAGCATGAGTTCCAGTATAAAAAATTGTGCTGGCTAAATGTTGCTTGTAAGGAACATGTTTTTTATGAGTTTTTTCGAAAATATGTATATCGTAATTACTTTTGGGTAAGCTAAAAAATTTTCTAACCAAGCTATCTGTGTCTAACATTATAACATAAGTAGGGTTTTTAAGTAATTGATCCAATCTTATAAATCTTGTACAAGCATAATATGTTCTAACTAGTTCATGGTGTATTTTTTCAATATTTTCACCAATTTTTATCATTTTACTGCGTCTACGTGAAAATTCTAAATCTTGAATTGGATTTTTATAAATGTTAAAAGCTTCGTCTACCAAGTTTTGATTAAAAAATTCGTAGGTAAATGAGATATTATTTGTATTACAAAATTTTTTAGTATTTTCTGAAGGATTATATAGATGAAAATGAATAGGATAGCTAAAATGCTGTCTAATACTATTAATTAAGATTTTTCCATATAAGTTAAAATAATTATCATCAGCAGATATGAAAAAAATAGTATCGTAATTAGGAAAATTTCCTTCAATGTTAGGTAAAATCATAATATATATTTAATATATGAAAATTGCATATTTTACAAAACAGACAGCTCTGCAAAGTGAGCCTATTTGGACTAGATTCCTCGAAAGTTGTCAGAATTTAGGTATAGGTCCATTGGAAAATTCATTAGATGCTGATTGTGCTTTAATTTGGAGTGTGCTATGGCAAGGTAGAATGAAAAATAATGAACAAGTTTATCATCATTACAGAAAATTAAACAAGCCTGTATTCATTATTGAAGTTGGTAGCTTGATACGTGGGAAAACTTGGAAAGTTTCCATTAATAACATAACAAACCAAGGCATATATGCTAACAATGATAATTTTATACCTAACAGAGCAAAAAAATTAGGCGTTAATTTGTATGATTATAAATTAATGCCAAATATGCCAATACTCATAGCAGGACAACATGACCAAAGCCTACAATGGACCTACAAGTATAATAATGCTAAATGGATTAAGGATAAAATTACAGAAATTAGAAAATTTACCAGTAAGCCCATACATGTAAGACCGCATCCTAGGAATTTTTTTAGAGAAAATTTTGGAAAAAACATAATTATTGAAACTCCCACAAAAATAGCCAATACATATGACCAATATGATCTAAACTTTAACTACCATGCTATTTTTAACTATAACAGTGGAGTAAGTGTACAGGCTGCTCAACATGGTGTACCCATCATTTGTGACGAATCCAGCCTAGCCAGTGAGGTCAGTATAAATTTATCCAACCTTGATCGTCCTACCATCATAGACAGACAGCAATGGTTTGAAAGAATTACACATACTGAGTGGACCTTAGAAGAAATAGGTGAAGGTATACCTTTGAAACGTTTATTGAGTAAAGTGGACTTGACACACAATACCTGATAGTATACAATAAGGTATGAAAACAATTGATAGCGTCATTGATGAACTCAACAATATCGGCTTCAATAACCTACATCCTAGCATACCCGCTAGAGATATAAAAATATTGAAAAATATTGCCAACCTAATGGTTAGTCCATCATACATTACCGAAAATCAAGGTCGATTACTTCTCAAAATTTTTAACGAAAATCTAGTACATTTAGATTTGGTCTATGATAACATACATTTCTATGTACAAAATCCTATGTGGAAAAAGCCATTTAGGGTACAGGAAAAAATCAGGGAAGTTTTCATAGAAAATGACAAAAACACGAATTTTCGCATTGTCATACGATATACCTTTGATAAGGAAATTAAAAAAGTATTAGGCATCTTAAACAAAAAAATTGGAATTAGTGGATTTGGTGGAGATAATAAAACTCAACATTATACCCTAAATGAAAAAAACTTGATTACTGTATATGATTTGCTGAATCCACTAAAATTTCACTTTTCTACGGAATTTTTAGACCTACACGAAAAGACTAAAAATATTGAATTAGAGTCAACTCTACAAAAATATGAATTTGATAATTTTATAAAAAATAAGCCTTTTAGTAATTTAGAGCAAGAAAGTGCCCTAGTAATTTTAGACCAAAAAATTCAGTATCAGTATATTTTTACCCAAGAATTTGACAAAAATGTACAAAATACATTAGTATATAAAATTGCTAGTAGAAACAATAATAAAATTTATTTGAGCAGTTTAACTACAGATTTTACCAGTTTAATTGAAAGTTTGAGATCTTTAAAAAGGTCAAAAATTTTACTAATTTTCGATGATTTTAGAATCAGTGAATGTTTAACGCATATGCATACCGTCAAAAATTCACTAGAGGATTTAAGAATAGATAGTGTTGGAATTTATTTTAGGTTTGATAATAAAGGTGAAGGTGAAACTTTTAATAGAATCATATCTGAAAACAAATTTAATAAAAAATTAGATGCTACCACTGAAATAGTTGGTATTAGTAATGGTAAAATGCCTAAATTTATCCTAAAAACTGATTGGTATCCAGATGCTGTAATAAGTTTTACAAGTAGTTTAAGAAATAATAAAACAGATGTATATTGTAATGATTGCGATTTAATTGTATACTATACAGATGTAAAACCATTATTGTCGAGCGTAGATGAAATCCTGTAAATTAATTATAAAAGATGAGGTAAACATAAAATTTGAGGGCTTGCCATTAGAAGCACGTCGCAAGTTGGCCAATACCTTCAAATATGTATTGCCCTACGCACGTTTTCAACCTGCTTACAAATTAGGACGTTGGGATGGTACTACTAGCCTCTTTGGCATAGGAGGATCAGGCTACCTAACACACATAGAAAAGATACTAAGTGTATTAGATTCTATGGATATTGAAGTCACTGATATTGAAGATCATAGAAGCAACAAACAAATCACGTTTACACCAGTTACAGAAACATATTGGGCTGATCAGGGCAAGGTATGGCCCAAAGGACATCAACAAGAAGGTCAACCTATATTATTACGTGACTATCAAATAGATGCCATCAATACCTTCCTAGAACACCATCAAAGCCTACAAGAGATTGCTACTGGTGCTGGTAAAACTATTACTACAGCCACCTTAAGTCAACTGTGTGAACCATATGGTAGGACCATAACCATAGTACCAAACAAGAGTTTAGTTGAACAAACTGAGGAAGATTTTCGAAATGTAGGATTAGATGTTGGTGTATATTATGGTGATCGTAAAGAGTTAGAATGTACCCATACAATATGTACTTGGCAAAGCCTAAACATACTGGATAAAAAGAGCAAGAACGGCGAAGCAGATCAACTTACCTTGGCTGAATTTTTAGATGGGGTCGCCGCTGTAATAGTTGATGAAGTACATATGGCCAAGGCAGAAGTATTGAAAAATCTACTTACACGCAACCTAAACAATGCAGGTATACGATGGGGATTGACTGGAACTGTGCCCAAAGAACCTTATGAACACGAGCAAATCTTTGCTAGTATTGGTCCATTAGTTGGTGGTATTAAAGCCAGTGAACTACAGGAAAAAGGTGTACTCAGTAACTGCCACGTAAACATTGTACAACTTATTGACCTACCCGAATTTAAGAACTATGCCGAAGAATTAAAGTATCTTGTTACTGATGAAAACAGGATGATTTATGTAAGTAATTTTATTAAAAATGTAGCATTAAAAGGCAATACTCTAGTACTAGTAAATAGAATAGATACAGGCAAATTTATAGTAAATGAATTAGAAGGCAGCGTATTCATATCAGGCAATGTAAAGACAAAAGATAGGAAAGAAGAGTATGACGAAGTGGCAACGAGACAAAATAAAGTCATCGTCGCAACCTACGGTGTGGCGGCAGTTGGTATCAATATTCCTCGCATTTTTAATTTGGTTCTTATTGAGCCTGGCAAGTCCTTTGTTCGTGTTATACAATCGATTGGTAGGGGCATACGCAAGGCGGAAGACAAGGACTTCGTTGAAATCTGGGATGTAACCAGCACCTGTAAGTTTAGCAAGCGCCATCTTACAGAACGTAAAAAATATTATAAGGAAGCTCAATATCCATTCAGTATAGAAAAGGTGGATTGGCAATAACTATGCAAATACTAACATTAGAAAACAAATTATTCTCATTAAACAATTTACCTGAAGAAGTAGATGAAAACACAAGATTTGCTGTATTAGATAACAGTGATCCAAAAAATCCAGATTTCTTTTTTGTTCCACTTATATTTTTAGAAAGTTTTAATAGTCCCGCTATTGTATTAAGAATAGGCGATAATGAAATCAGTATGCCCATTGATTGGAGCATAGTTGTTGGTGATGGTAGTAGTAATGTAGATGCTGAAATATTACCCTTAACCAGCTTGAATGATCGCGGATTTGATGCTGTAATATTCAATCCTTTGAGTAGTTTTAAAATTGAATATAGACCGATTGAGATTGTGAATTTCTATAATGACGTCAAATGGTATTTTCCAAAAATGCGTAATAATCATTTATTAGTCACTCCTTTACAATATGAAGAAAAACCAGAATGTGCTTTTTTTGTTAAGGAAGTTAGTAGACAGAGTGAATTGTTAGACATAACTAGAATATTATGAGTTTTGATCCTGAATACATTTATGAAAGTCCAGATGGTGGACATACTGTATATAGGCGTCTTATTGGTGATAAGGATAAAGAAATGATAAGTGAAGATAAATATGCCCTTGACCGACGAGCAAGAATAGAATGGATGGAGATCTTTAATAGAAAAGACTCCAACCCTACTTTACAAGCAGCAATAGACCGTGTTATACTTATACATAAACTAACTAAAGATCATGGCCAAACTTGAATTAAAAGATATACTCAGCGCAGTAGACCAAGGTGGTAGAGATATTTGGGACCTACTTGATGATGAACAAAAAAAGAGTGTAAGTTTCTTTTTAATGAATAGATATGTTAGTAGTGTAAAAACCAGTAAACGTGAAGTACAGGAACATTTTGTTCTAGCTACTAATGAATATTTCAATAAACATTTTTTCAATTTAAGTAAACATCCTAAATTGCTTTGGCAACTATTATGTATGTGTGGTTATGAAAGTAAACAAGAATTCTTTCATGAATGGATTGGTTTTAAAAAGAAAAAAGCAGAACCCAAAAAATTAAAATTTTTAGAAGAAATGTATCCTGCTAGAAAAATGGCAGACTTAGAACTATTGGCTCAAATGACTAGTGTTAAAGATTTAAAACAATTAGCTATTAATGCTGGATGGGATGACAAAACTATTGCTAAATTTTTCTAATGCAAAGTCCTTTTATTTGTACACATTGTCAAAGTAAGTTTACTAGAGAAAAAACTCTAGTAGTACATATGTGTGAACAAAAACGACGTCATTTAGCTAAAAATGATCGACATGTACAAATGGGTTATCTGGCCTATAATAAATTTTATCAATTAGCACAAAAGTTCGAAGGACAAAAAAGCTATGATGATTTTGCTCGAAGTCAATACTATAATGCGTTTGTAAAATTTGGAAGTTTTTTACATAATGTAAACCCATTATACCCTGAACATTTTATAGATTATGTAGTCACCAGTGGAGTCAAGCTAGATCATTGGTGTAGTGAAGCCTTGTATGAAAAATATGTTTTACAATTAATTAAAAGTGAAAATGTTGAAACTGCCCTACAAAGAAGCATAGCAACTATGATGGATTGGGCTGACAATCATCAAAGCATCTGGAACCATTATTTTGCTTATGTGAGCCCTAGTCGTGCTACTTTTGATATAAAAGACGGAAAAATAAGCCCTTGGATATTATTAAATAGTACTAGTGGTAAAAAATTATTATCACAGATGAATGATGAACAATTAAATGGAATCAGTACTATTATTGATCCAGAGTTTTGGATTAAGAAGTTTCGTTCAAGTTCAGAAGATATTGACCTAGTTCGACAAGTTATAAAGGAAAGTAATTTATGAGTATGACTCCAAAAGAAATAGAATTAGGCTTAGAAGTAATCTTAAGTGAAGAAGATAATGCTGTCTTTGTTAAAATTACAGGATTTGACAACTTAGAAGATGCTGATGCTTATGGTGAATATTTGGCAGAAAATTTACCTCTAATGTTGTTTAATAGTGAAGTTAAACACTGATGCCTGATATTGATATTGACTTTGCTGATAGAGATCAAGCCTTAACTATTATTAGTCATATTAAGGCCATGCGTCAAGATCGAGATCAAAAACACGCACACAATACGGGTATATATGCTCAAAGTATACCATATGATCCAGTGACTAATCTAGCTGGTATCGAATATAAACAAGCCGAACAACGTGGCTATTTTAAAATAGATTTTCTTAATGTAAGCATCTACAAAGATGTAAAAAATGAAGCTCATTTAACACAATTAATGGAGACTGAACCACTATGGGAACTATTACTACAAGACGAGTTTACGGATCTATTATTTCATTTGAAAGGGCATGGGACTATATTGAGGAAGACCCAGCCAGTTTCCGTGGAACAATTAGCTGCCGTCCTAGCTATGATCCGACCATCGAAGAGGCACTTAATTGGAAAATCATGGCCCGAGATCATGACGGAGGTATGGACGATTCCAGAGAATGATGAGTATTATTTTAAGAAGCCACATGCTATAGCCTATGCTATGGCTGTGGTAGTACAGATGAATTTGATTTGTGAAAGTTTGAGTTATGAATACGGTTAAATCTTTCTAACCAACTCTACACTGCGCCTCTTGGCACGTTTTAGAGTCATATTTAGAACATTCACCGTCGGACCTAATACTATTCTAACACCTTTACTATTAAAGGTTTTGATACAATATTTAAAGGCATCTATTTCAGTTTTCAGAAATATACTTATTGGTATTTGACGATTGCTTTCCCACCACCAAGTTTCACCTAAAAGTAAAAACTGATTTTTTTCCTCTGCTGTTCTTATAGCATCTATGTCGTAAAAAGTAGTTACAAATTGATCTTGATTGATGATGATACCTACATATTCCTGCTCACCGTAGTTTATGACGCTGATAAAGGGTAATTGTTCTTTAGTTGTATCTTTTAGCTTTTTAGCCATATAAATAATACTGAGGTATCCAATGCAAAGAATTCAAGTTTATTTATATCCAAATCGTATTACTTTAGTATCCAATTTGGATGAAGGATCCGCCAATAACGTGGAGTGGAGAATAGTGTACCAACGTACTGTAAAAATATATAAAGGTATTGATAATATCATAGAATTAGAATTAAAAAATAATGATCAGAAACGAATTGAGCTTGGTGTTAGCGAACTTAAACTTGTTCTTATGGATCAAAGTCAAAACTTAATTAATACTTATACCGCACAAAGTTTAGAAGACAGTACCCAAGTAGGACTAGCACGTATTACTATACCCAGTGCTGATATAGCTAATTTAGATCCACAATATCTACGATTTGCTGTATATCAAGTCAATGCTATATTTGAAAATATACTAACCTATAATGATAGTCAGTTTGGTGCTGTGGGTACTATACAATTATTAAATGGTATAAACTACTCAACTACTCAAACTAAGAAATATGATAGATGGACCACTGAAACTAATTACCAAGATAGTCGTTGGGAAGAAAGACGGGTCTACTATAATAGCGAGGCTATTCAATTAGCTAGTTATAGAGCTACATTACCTGAACAAGTTAAATTAAGAATCAAAATGAATGATTTTTTTGGAAAAATTTATTTACAGGGAACAAACACCGAAGTGATTGGTAATGAGTCATTTAGAGACCCTAAACTATTATTAGAATTTGTTTGGGATGGATATAATGGAGTTTGGGAAACTAGTCCACTTAATATTACAGACTTAACATACCTTAGAGTGAGGTATACTAAAACTGCCGGTTCAATTGACTATGTAGAACTAGTAGTGTAAAATAAGGTATGAGCCTTATTGCGGATACACTAATCAGTCACCTACCTTTTCGTAGACGTCAAACTCCTAGCGGTTGGATCAGTTTCAATGCTGTATGTTGTAACGATCAAAGAAATCGCGGCGGAGTCATACAGGATGGTGAAGCTGTTAGTTATCATTGTTTTAATTGCGGATTTAAGGCTAGTTGGCAACCAGGACGCAGTATTAGCGTAAAGATAAGAAAGATATTACAATTATTAAATGTTGATGACGCAACTATAAGTAAACTACAATTAGAAGCTATTAGGCACCTAAGTGAAGGGGTACCGACTCGTGGCGTAACTACACCAACTTTTATACCGAGAAGTTTACCTAGAGGCGCTGAACCTATATTAAGTTATCTTAACGATTTGCCAGAAAAATTATTACCAATATTAGAATACATATATTCAAGATCATTAACAGTAGATGATTATAATTTTTACTGGACACCAGAAGAAGGGTTTGATGATAGACTAATTATTCCTTTTTACTACAAGGGAATCACTGTTGGTTATACAGCGAGATCTATTAGTCAAAGTAAATCAAAATATTTGTCTGAACAACAACCAGGGTATGTGTTTAATTTAGATAGACAAAACCATAATAGACAATTTGTCATAGTTTGTGAAGGCCCATTTGATGCAATCAGTATCGATGGAGTTGCAGTACTAGGTTCAGAAATCAGTCAACAACAAACTTTATTAATTAAACAATTACAGCGTGAAGTCATAGTAGTACCAGATAGAGACCAAGCAGGAACTAAACTTATAGAACAGGCTATACTTAATAGTTGGAGTGTAAGCTTACCCAATTGGGAGGTAAAAGATATTAATGACGCTGTAATAAAATATGGAAAATTAAATACTTTGATGAAGATAAGACAGAACTCACATACATCTGAAATAAAAATTAAATTGTTATTAAAGGAATGGTTGAAAAATGAATATGTTCAGGAAAATTAGATACTATGTTTTATATCCTTACTATTGGTACAAAGAACGTCAACGTATCAAATTAAGACTTGAAGAATTACGAAAAAGAGATCCATTTATATACAAATGATTACTTGGGGGTTAAACTGTTTAAATCATGGAAGCAGCATAGCTATCTTTCAACATGACAATCTAGTTCATTGGCAATTTTTTACAGATGATGAAATACCTAAACTTGATTTAGAATATTTTGAATTCAAATATAAGCCAGATAAAATTTATTGGTATGAAAGACCTTGGATTAAGAAAACTCGTCAAGTCTATGCTGGACAATGGCGTAGAGTTTTTGATTTTAAGGCGATTCCTAAATTATACCTAAAAGCCAATAAAATCACAGCTCCTATTACCTATACTCCACATCACGCTAGTCATGCTGCTGCTGGATACTATACAAGTCCATTTAATCATTGTGCTATTGTGGTACTTGATGCTATAGGTGAATGGGATACTATGAGCATATGGGAAGGTAAACATGGAGAAATTACAAAATTATGGAGTAATAGATACCCCACTAGTCTAGGACTTTTCTATAGTGCATTCACTGATCTAATACAACTTCGACCTATAAAAGAAGAATACTTACTACAACAATTAAGCGTACAGGGTGATAGAAATCGATATTTAAATGATGTACTAAGAAGATATAACACCAATCTACATAAAGGTGTAAGAGACTGGCCCTATACTATAAATCCTGAAGACCATAAAGATATTGCTGCTGCTGTACAATTTGTATTTGAATTAGAAGTAGACACAATTATGCGTAAGGCCAAAGAACTTACTGGAAGTGACAGTTTGGTCTATATGGGCGGATGTGCTATGAACAGTAAGTATAATCAACTATTAAAAAATCATTGGCAGTATGTATGGAGCTTGCCTATGCCTGGTGATCCTAGCAGTGCTATAGGCGCAGTGCTATATCATACTAAAAATAGACTATGGGATTACCAATGGAATCCTGTCAAACATCTTGAAATTAAAACCTAAAGAGTGTATAATATATTATGACAAAACAAAACGCAGACTATGGATATGATATACAAAAACTTTATCTTGAGCTCATGCTCAGTGATGCTGAAACATTTGTAAGATGTCAAAGTATCTTTGATCATGAACTATTTGATAGACGACTACAAACTACAGCAAAATTTATTAATGACTATGTTATAGAACACAACATACTACCTACATATGAAATTGTAAATGCTGCCACCAAGAGTGACTTTATCAAACCAACCGACTTACGTGAGGAACATTATGATTGGCTATTACAAGACTTTGAAACTTTTATTAAACACAAAGGTCTTGAACGTGCCATCCTAGCCAGTGCTGATTTGCTTGAACAAGGTGAATATGGACCAGTAGAAGATTTAATTAAGAAGGCAGTACAGATTGGTCTACAAAAGGATATGGGTACAAACTACTATGAAGATCCACGTAGTAGGTTAATGCGTATTAAAGATAAAAACGGACAAATTAGTACAGGTTGGCGTGCTCTAGATCAAAAATTGTTTGGCGGATTTAACAGAGGTGAGCTTAATATTTTTGCTGGTGGTAGTGGTGCTGGTAAAAGTTTATTCCTAGCTAATCTAGGATTAAATTGGAGCCTTGCTGGACTTAATGTAGTATACTTAACATTAGAGCTTGCTGAAGAACTTGTTAGTATGCGTATTGATAGTATGATTACTGATATACCTACTAGAGAAATTTTTAAACAAATTGATGACATTGAAATGAAAGTTCGTGTCATGGGTAAAAAGAGTGGGCAGTTCCAAATAAAATATATGCCCAGTGGTAAAACAACAAATGACATACGAAGTTTTATGAAAGAATATGAAGTTAAGACTGGCAAACGTATTGATATATTATTAGTAGATTATTTGGACTTGTTGATGCCAATTAGTCGTAAGATTAGTGCTGAAAACTTGTTTATTAAAGATAAGTTCGTATCCGAAGAACTTAGAAATTTAGCAGTAGAAAAGAACGTTATACTGGTCACTGCGGCACAATTGAATAGAAGCGCAGTAGAAGAAATCAGCTTTGATCATAGTCATATTAGTGGTGGACTTAGTAAAATTCAAACTGCTGATAATGTATTTGGTATCTTTACTAGTCGTAGTTGGAGAGAGAAAGGACGCTATCAAATACAGCTACTTAAGACACGTAGCTCAAGCGGCGTAGGACAAAACATTGACTTAGAATTTGATATTGATACCTTGAGAATTAGAGATCTTGAAGATGGAGAAGTTCCTGAATATAAAGGTGGACAGGCTGTACTAGATAATATTAGACAGCGCAGTATGGCACAAAGAGATGACCCAACTCAAGGTATTAGTGTTAAAAATTCACAAGTTCAAGTATCAAATACTAAACTACGTGACTTGCTGAATAATTTAAACACTGAAGATATCTAATAGCACTTAATACTACCGATTTTGTCCGTAAATACAATATGGACGAGATCGGTTTAATTACACAATTATTGGAAATAGGTAGCCCTATTGCTGCCAGTATTGTGGCCTTTTATTTTGTCTATCTTACAATTAAGTTTATCCTAGCAGGTGTGACTAGTAGCATTACTGGCATGGGTAACACTATCAAAAGGCTAGATCATAGGGTATACACTATGACCAGTCAACTTATACAGATTGATGTTAAAGTAAGTACTGCTCTTGGTCTAAAACCTGACTATGATCGTTTAAGTAGATCAGAAATAAAAGATAAGAGAAAAGACTAGTGAACCCAAACGACATAGTCACTTTTATCAATAAATATGGATTTCCCATAGTGTTTAGTGGCTGCTTGGGCGCATTGATATGGTATATTTGGAATTGGGTTACTAAAGAAATTAAACCAGTTATAGGTCAAGCCAATGACACTCTACTTGAACTAATTGATCGTGTACGCATGTTAGACAACGACTTAATTAGATTAAATCAAAAAGTTGAAACTGTTATGGAACTTAGAGGTGAACGTATTGAAAAAGAAACTGAACAGTTTGATGACTTAATTAATAATCAACCACCAAATAAAACTGAAAACGGGAACAAATAGTAATAGAATTCCTACTATTTGTCTTTGAGTCATTTCATTATCAAATTGTTCAATCTCAGCAGGGTTAAGGCTTTGTCTTACCTCTTTGGGTAGTGTGGCAAATCCTGTAATAAAAAGAACTAGTCCGTAAACTAGAAAAACAAAATATATGCTATATATAACTATCATTTCATTCTGTTGTTATCAATGAATTTAATTTCATCAACTAGAGCATCTGCGTCAGTCTTGAAATTATTAAATTCACTCTTACTTATTGTCTTAATTAAATCTTCTAATAATTTCTGTGCTTCAGTATTATGTTCAGCACGGGCAGTATAGAGCCAACGAAACGCATTTTTCTTATCACCTATCTGTGTATAATATTGTCCAAGACTTATCATTGCTGGAACCTTTCGTTTCATGGCACTTTCTCTAAGATCACCTAAGATACTGTCTATTTCGCTGTCACTGCTGTTAGGATCGTTGAACACCATCATGGCCAAACGATAACTGGCCTGTTCATTTACCTTGGCTGCTTGCCTTAGAAACTGCATGGCTAAACTACGACTTTGATCTTGTACTAGGTCTACTATGCGTATGGCTGTTTCACTGTCAATCTTGGTGCAAAACTCTCTAAACACTGCAAATACATAGGGTTCTAGTTCTTTTGGTACTAGATCCTTTTGCACCATGTTAATTAATTCATCTAATGCCTGCTTGTCCTGTTTGCCAACACGCCACATCATGATACGTGTGGCTGGACCATACTTACCGTCATGTTTAAATGAGATAGCATCGTTGAGTGTACGATTACGGGCTGCTTGATCATTTACTACAGCACTGATCAACTCGGCATGTGATTTAGTGTTAGATAATTCAACCTTTTTCTTACTCTTACTGAGATTAGGATTGGGCTCACTGCCCTCAATTTCCACACTGAATATTTCCATGGGATCTACATTTTTAAACTCTTGTACTCCACGGCTTATAAACTTATGATCCTTAATTTTTGGACTGACTAGCCTATACACAGCATCAGTCATAGTGACACCACCCAGATCAGCAAGGCTTTCTGTACGGGCGGCTAAGTTAACGGCATCACCCATTAGGTTGGTACCATATATCCATACTTCACCCATGTGCATGCCTATACGCCAACGCATACCATTATTAAGTTTACGAATACGTGCCTGCATTTCTATACCAAAGCGAACAGCATCAACTGCGCTGGCAAACTCAATGAGTACACTGTCTCCTCCTGTATTAAATAGACGCCCTTTACTTGAGTCTATTAAGGGATCAATTACAGCACGGCAAGCATCTAACTTGGCCAATGTTCCTGCTTCATCTCTCTGCATCAATGTGCTATAACCAATTACATCACTGCATACTATAGTGGCTAATTTAGTTTCCACGTATTTCTTCCCTACGCCAGTTATACTCTGGATAACACTGTCTAGGAACAATTTTCTTATCTATGGTGATTACCCATATGTATTCACACATGCGTTTGAGAACATCAATTTGATTTTGCTGATTCTTGTCCAATCGTTTGAAATTAGTTTCATTGGCTTGCTTATAGGTGTCATACCATGAGATAACTTTTTGCTGGTCTTCAATACGCTTTTCCAATGCATCAATGCGTTTAATCAACATGTCTAATTGGTCTTGTTTATCCTCCACTGGTTCAATGATCTGTGGCTGAACTGGTACTGGAACTGTGGCTAATCTATAATTATGTATGATATAGGCCACATTGAACACAAATACTAAAGCTACCCAAAATCGCCAAGTGCGCTCAAACCATTTTAATACAGCATATAAATTGAATATCATATAGTATTTATTGCCTACTTTTGAGTCTTTCGATCTCACTGTGTAGTTCACGATGACGATTGTGTAGTTTACGTATTTCCTGGGTAAGTTGCTGTATTTGGCGCTGTAGGACACGCACTAGGTCATAGTCCTGTGGGTTCTTGGCCACAAGATCACTGCCTGTGCTCAAAGGGCTGTTATTACTATTAGGAGTAGATTCTGTATTATATTGTTCAGTAATTAGATTTTTATTCATAGAATTCTCCCTTATCTGCTATTATAGCATACTTATCAATAAATACAAATGAATAGAGCAATATATTGAAAGGTCTAGAACTAGCCTTCTCTGATCTGTTTACTGAAACCCTAGATAGGCAGGGTTGGCGGATCCCAAAGAGTTTACAAGACTCAATGGTTTCTATTTTGGTGAACAAAGTAGATAAAAATCCTTGGCAACCTGAACCCAGCTATGCTGAACAATATCTCACAGCACGAACACCATCTACTCTAAAATGGCTTGGTGACACTTGCTGGTTTACTCGTGCCGTATTCCCACAACTTGGAGAACGCAGAGGCATTAGTGCCAGCTATTATACAGACTTAGGACAAGGCTGCTATACAAGATTATTACAACATACAGGCCCAGACACTAATCTAGAGTTGATGATTCGTCACTTTGACTTTCTTGCTGAGGTGGCGTGGACGGTGATACATAGCCAGGGCCGCTTTCGCGAAATGTGGGACGATTGATCTTTAACTTATCACTGTGACGACGCTGTGCCTCAAAATCATAATATATGGCAGGCAGAGCACAGGTAGTGTGTAGGAAATTCCCTGGATTACGTAGGTCAGTACTGTAACTCTTAATTACAGCACTGTTAATATTACTACCAATATCAAAATCATCAAATGTACTCATACTTTATTTACTAGGAGCGTTGATGATATTAGAATTTTTAATAGCCACACAACTACAGGTTTCACCTGTGCCAAAATACGACCTTGAACAACTTTATTGGGACTGTGACACAGCCTATATGAAAGGACAACTTGAACCTAAAGATGTTATGCGATGCTTGGATATTAGCGATTTATTCGTTGAAGAACACTTCAAGGGAGACATGAACCTGTACAAAGAATACTGGGAAAAAAATAAAAAGTCACAATGGACACGTAGAGGCTATACTAAATAGCTGACTATGTTAAAAGATCAAGCACTAGAATTTTTTAAAAACTTACAAACAACAATAGTAGAAGGGTTGGAAAACATTGATGGAAGACCCTTTAAGTCAGATAGTTGGCGTAGACCAGAAGGTGGTGGTGGCACTAGTATATTGATAGAAAACGGTAATGTTTTCGAACGTGGTGGCGTTAACTTTAGCCATGTTAAGGGAACTAGACTACCAGAAAGTGCTACAGCACATAGGACCATTGACCCCAATCAACACTGGGAGGCTATGGGAGTGAGTTTGGTCATACACCCACGTAATCCATACATTCCCACTGTACATGCTAATGTACGTATGTTTACAACAGAAGATGGCACTAGTTGGTACGGTGGTGGCATGGATCTAACACCATATTACTACTATGAACAAGATGCTGTACACTGGCACAAGACCTGTAAAGAGGCACTAGATCCTATAGATCCTACCCTCTATCCTAAATATAAACAATGGTGTGATCATTATTTTCATCTTAAACATCGTAACGAAGCTAGAGGCATAGGTGGCATATTTTTTGACGACATTGATAGTGAACTAGGCAGTAAGTTAGTACAGTCCACTGGACATGCTTTTTTGAAAGGCTATGCCCCTATTGTTGGTCAAAGATTAGACATGAGTTACGGTGAACGGGAAAGAGAATGGCAACTTTATCGCAGAGGTAGATATGTTGAATTTAACTTGGTCTATGACAGAGGCACACTGTTTGGTCTACAGAGCAATGGTCGTACTGAAAGTATACTGATGAGTATGCCACCTTTAGTACGTTGGCAATACAACTATGAACCAGATTTCGGTACTCCTGAAGATGAACTACTTAGAAACTTGATCCCTAAAAATTACGTATGATGCCGAAGGCCTCGCGAAGCGACTACGGTAAAAAGAATTTATTGGGTTAACTACTTACTTAATAATAGTTTAACTATTTGTTCAGTTTGTTGATCTATTAACGCCCGCTGTCTTAATAATTCCTCACGCTGCCATACTATTTCCTTGGCAAAGACTTCATTTAACTTACGGTTGACTTCTTCTGGTGTTAGCGCAGTGTAATAGTTTAAATCCATGGCCGCTCCCCTATTCACCCTTATTTACAAGAATATTACAGAAACTTATAGCACAGAAGCCGAACCGGGTCTACAGCATAAAAAATTCTGCGCTACGAAAAATTTATATGAAGTACTTAGAGTTTTCAGGGGGTTTTTCTGCCACCATGGGTTCTGTAGCAGCAGCGCTATATAATATATAATTTATTTTTATAAGCCTCCACCACCATGCCACCAGAGCCAAAAAAAAGTCCAGGGACCGTATAGCCACCTGGACCAAAAGGAGTTTCAACTTTTCAATCCATTCTACTCTGTGCGTAGGCCTTAACGCCCAAGTGTTCTCTAATAAACTTAGCAAAAGCCTCAGCGCCTTCTTCTTTAACGTTGATGCTCTGTACGCCTAAGCCGCTGGGGTTCCACATAGTAAGTCCACCCCCGTACTCCTTACGGAAGCCACACTTGAGTAGCGCACGCCCAAGCTTAGTACTACCCTTCTCGTATACAGTAACCCAAGCAAAGCCGCAAGCGTCCCTGTCCCCGTGTGTAGCGAGGAAGTCCTGTGCCGCTTTGTGTGCTACGTTGAGGCCTACTTCTACAGTAAGTTTAACAATGTCTAATGTGTCTTTGCTCATTTGTTGCTCCGTTGTGTTTAAGTGTTAACAGTATAGCAGTGTTCCAATACCCTGTCAACCTGTAGGGTTATTAGTTGTATTGTGTATTCAGTGTGGGTTGTTGTTCTCGTACAACACAGCGCTCTTGTGCATATGCTTCAGCACGACCTCTAACAATGGCTATGATCTTGTGTTCCCACTCCATGTCCAGTCCACCGTTGCGTAAGTGAGTGTATAGGGCCCAGTCTCTCTGTTCGTTACGAGCACGACTCTTATGCTTTCTCCATCGTTCAGCAACGGCCTTTGCTACAGTGGTAGTACCCTTACGAGTAAGTCCAATGTAATTGTTGCCGTCGCTAGCAACGACTTCGTAGATGATGAACGTGCTGTCTTTACGGGCTGTTCGTTTTGTCTTCATGTTCGTATTATGCACTCGTTCCAAAGACCTGTCAATCTGTGTGGGTATTAGTTGAACTCTATACGAGCCTTTTCGTAAGTACCATTGACCATTGAAGCCACAGTCTCTAAGTTCTTCACAGTCATATAACGGAGGCTCTCCACACCCAAACTATGATATGCCACAATGTTAAGTTCACTTCGTTTGATGCTAAAATGTCTGGGATAGTCTGCACGACGCTTGAGGATGAATTGTACAAGGGTATGAACTAGTAGGGTTTGCATCTTGTTGCTCCGTTGTGTTAGTATGTTCGTATTATGCACTCATTCCAAAGACCTGTCAATCTGTGTGGGTATTGATCTTGGCCATAAGTTGGGCCTGTGGACTAAGATGTATCTTCACAGCAGGCTCAACTGGCTGTGGACGGTCCTTATCTGGACGGCTATGGATGTTCTCTGATCCCACACTGTTCACCATAATGTCTTGGCTATGATGGCGGCTTTGTCCGTTTACCCTGTTCTTCATGTCCTGCATAAGTCTCTGGGTCATTGACATCTTCCACATCTCCATCATGACCTCCCTAGCACTGGAGCCTGCACCGTGTATGGCTTCTACCCTCATAGCATAAACCTCTCTAGTACCATCATAGCCTCATCCGTTTGTGTATATTGGTCCATGCTGTGGGCCAACATCATCTCGTATACAATACGAGCATCCACTCCAAAGGTTTGGAGAATGTAGTCAACTTCCTGTTGGCTTTGGCATTTGTTCCAAAGAGTGTCCGCTAGGATTCGTTGCTTGCGGGTCAATCCGTGTAGTTCTATCATTGTCTGCTCCTTAGGCTACAGCCACCAGCTCTTTTGCCGGGTAGATGATCCTGCCGTCGAGATCGAGTTGCTGTTGTTCCCACTTAGTGAGTTCGTTGTCCTCAGCCACGTACCAGTCAACGATGTACTCCTGGTAGAAACTGTTATCGGTCTCAATCTGCTGCCTGATGCTATCGATAGCGGCGTGGATGTCATTGAATTGGGTGAAGTTGGGTACCACATAGTCGTCGCCTCCTTTGGCTTTCCAGCGTGGACGGAACTCAGTGCCGTAGTTTTCAAGTACTTGGGTCTGGATCATAAGTTTGGCCATTTGTTGCTCCTAAATGTTGGGTAAGTCCACAGGGGTCATCTGCCTAAGCAATTTGTCTGTTCGCCCCTGCTTGCTTACTATAACCATATTATACAACCGTTCCAAAGACCTGTCAACCTATGTGGGTATTACCTAAACAACAGGCCGTAAACAATACCACTCACACAGGTTACAACGAACACTGGGGGGATGGCAAAAAGAGCCAACCAAAACAGTTCATCTAACACTCTATCCAACTTGCTCATCTATCGCTCCTTTTGTTTACTATGTGTCTATTATAGTGCCGTTCCAAAGACCTGTCAACCTGTAGGGTTATTCAACTCCAAATTGTTGTTTTACATATCTATCAACCTGCTTGGTGATATCTTCATCACTAGTGGTATCTAGGTAATTTCTGTAAAAGTCTACAATACAATTCCGTACAATCAACTCGGCGAACTTTTCTAATCGTTGATCATATTCGGAAAAATTACCTGTTGCTCGGTCGGCAAATCGCCATTCAGCCTGTTCAGCAAGTTCTCGGATTCTTTCGTTCATTTCTTGCTCCTTGTTGTTCACTGTAACCATAGTATAGCACCGTTTGAATACCCTGTCAACCTGTAGGGTCTTTGCTGAGAATCTCAACAGATTGGTAGCCACCCCAGTTGACAAAACTTTGCCTTACCCGCTGTGCTTCTTCAAGGCTAGCACACTCTAAGCGAGCAGTTTCGCCCTCGTGCTCTATGACCACATAGTAAGAGATCTCCTGCTCCTCGGTGTTCATTGGGTTAGGTACTCCAGTTCTTCTCGTGCTTCTCGTTCAGTGTCAAAGCCACTGGCATCGTAGGATCCATCGTAGAGTTTGACATAGTAGCCGCCAACTCCTGGGCTGTGATCCAGGTCCAAGCCGTACTCACCAACACCTTCTATAACGTAGATTGCTTGATCCATTTGCCGCTCCTTGTTGTTCACTGTAACCATAGTATAGCACCTTTCGGTGCTAGTGTCAACCTCTACGGTTTTGGAAAGCCCGACGGACTTGCCAACGGGTAACGATTAGGCACAGGCGGGTGTGGAGGAAGCCCAAGCTCAATACTCTGACCAAGCCGTCTACCACCTCAACAAAGCCGAACAGCACATTGGCTCTCCGACCCGCTGCATTTAGATTACGCTCAATCATGTCAATCTCCTTACTTAAGACCTGCTAATTGGAACCACTCATCGTAACTGACATAGAAGTCAGTACGTGGGTCGTAGTACTTGCCTTCCTTGTTGTCGTAATACAACACACGGCCGTTAAAGTTGAAGGGACCTTCTAGACCTTTGCGTGGGCCAAAGCCTTGCATAACATCTTCAAACTTGCCTAGTACCTTGTAGCCCATTTGCTGCTCCTTGTTGTTTACTATAGAGATATTATAGTATCAAAGCAAAGACCTGTCAACCTATGTGGGTATTCCCTTACTGTTGAAAAATTGCCACATCTTTAGTTCTTCTCCTCGTAGGCCCAAGAGCACACCTTCGAACTGTGGGAAAGGGCAGCAGGCCACCTTACCCTTGGACCAGCTGAAACCACGCTGGTCCACCAGTCTATTGTGCTGGTTCACCAACCTCTTGGCTGGTCCAGATGTCTTATAGTACCTGATGATCTGTCCATGTTGTTCTGTGTATACAACCCAACCCATGTCTTGTCCTTTGTTGTATGGCACCACCGGAGGGAATCGAACCCCCATTTAGAGTTTAGAAGACTCCTGTCCTATCCGTTGAACGACGGTGGTATTTGGTGCTCCAACCCGGACTCGAACCGGGACGCCTCTCGACCCGGGATTTTAAGTCCCGTGCGGCTACCTATTACGCCATTGGAGCTTGGATGTTATTTAGCGCCTACGAGTGCCTCTGCCTTTAGTCGGGCCAACTCCTTTATAGCACGACCAGCAGCCTCACGAGCATTGGTGTAGGCATAGTCATCGCTTAGGCTGTTAAAGCCATGCCATAGCCTCCAAATGTCTGCTGCCTCGTCATAAACTTCACAACGGATATCGTAGGTGTTAGCAAATGGGTCTCCCAAGCTCACAACCCTAACCAGTCCATAGTCATGTACTATACGCATACCTTAGCCTCCATACTAGCCATCTCGTCGTCCTGCATACCCTGTTCTGTAAAGCCTACTGGGATGCCTAACCTATCACTGATTGCTCGCTCAAAAGCCGTATCAGTATAGATATCCCAATTGCTGTCGTGTCCCACATTGACCTCAACTCGCATATTGTCTCTTATGTTAACATCTATGGTGAACACTCGCACCTTGCGTCCAGCCTCACAGCCCCACAAGCCGTCTCCAGCCATTGTTACAAAAAAGTCACAGTCAAAGCGTATAGTAATCATATCCTCTAACTGTTCTACCTTATGTAATTTTAACATGTCTAGTCCTTATGCTAAAAAATCGTATACAGTTTCAAATTCGCCTGCAGGACCAAATGCCAGCCTGCCTGTTACCCTTTTACGCAGGGCATTGTAGACCAGCACTGCTATGTCTCTGTCTGCTGTATGCAGGAACAGTGAACCCTCATAGAAATGTGCTTCTGCGTCTGTAACAGTTCTGACCACTTCTATAACACGCTTTTCAAATCCCATTTTTCGCTCCTTTTGTTTACTATACAAGCATTATACAGGCCTTCTAAAGACCTGTCAACCTCTGTGGGTATTATGCTACTGTGCTAGTCTCTATGCTAAACTGTTCTGTTGCAAAAATGTCACTGCCAAACTCCTCTTGCGTCTCTACAATGGCCCGCTCAGCAGCCACTTTTGTGCCGTATGTACCCCAGTGCTCACGCTCGTTGCTGTCGTTATAAAAAAACAAATTATATACTTTTTGCATTTAATTGCCCTGTGTTGTTTAACTAATAAAGCAATTATACGCGAGCTCTAAAGTCCTGTCAACTTGTGTGGGTATTTGTTGTACGTAAACAACAGTCTAGACATGCTCCTCATCCACCACACGCATGGCCACTTCTATGAGATTGTGACCCTTCTTGGCCAAGGCTCTGTCAGCGTCCCTGTAATATTTGAGCAATTGATGCTCTATGGCCACAGTCAAGATTGGGCTGTCATCTCTATTGCCTGTGATGAACTGATAGGGACAGGCACTCCAAGTTCTAGTGTCTAGGAAGTTGAAATAGTGTTGTCTATGTTCAGGATTCTGTACATCAAAGATCACTGTGGGTCTAAGATACTTGTCCAGTTTACTTGCCATATGTTACCTTTGTAGTTGGTGCCCCCTCACGGAGTCGAACCGCGCACCAACGGATTATGAGTCCGCTGCTCTAACCATGCATGAGCTAAGGGGGCTATGATTTACACTCGAAGACGCACTCACTGTCTCCGTCTTCAGTCTCTCTATTCACTACGCAACTCACCATACCTTCACGTAGAGCCTGTTGGGCCATAGCCTTAGCCTCTTTCAAGCTCTTTGTAGCATAGTAGAGTGACTCATGGCCACGATCATCTGTGGCCATTACTTCGTACAATTCCCAGCTCATTAGAAGGGAGCATCCTCCATGTCAGTGGGCATCTCAATCTTGGCCTTAGGTGCCTTAGTGGCAGTAGGAGTTGACTCAGGCTTGATCTTAGGTGCCTTAACTGCCTTCTCACGAGGTGCCTTTGGAGTATTCTCCTCAATGAAGTCATTGAGGGTAGCCTGTGCGATGACATCGCTAAACTCATCCATACCTTTGAGGATTTGTACAGCCTCCATCTTAGTACTAGGAGCATCAAGTTCTACAAGACGCACATCTTCGTGTCCACCTTTGAGTAGGACTTTGACACGCATGACGTCATTGGCAAAGCGTACCTTGTACTCGCTGCCGTGGGTTGAAGGAAGCTTGCTGATGCCTGCTACAGTGAATAATTTTTCAGTTGCCATAATATTTGCCTTTCGTATTTAACAGAGTTGATATGCATTAGTGCATAATCGTATAATACTACCGTTTCGTTGCCTTGTCAAGCCTTGCCTTGTTGAATTTTGCCAATTGTTTGGCCGTCAACCGTTGTCCATTTACAACAGCCGCACTCGTGGGCAGCTCACAGACCTTGCACACAGGAGCCCTACGTAGAGCTGCTTCCACTACAAAATCAAAGACCTTACTCATCTTTATTCTCCTCGTTGATGATCTCGTCTAATTCGTTCTCTAGTCTTTCCACTTCCATCTGTTCCATAAACTCGCTGATGCCATAGTAGTCATCAAGTTCTTCTCCAATGAGGAGTCTCACCGTGTTTGAATCCTCACTACCATATTCGTAGTAGAGATCGTCAAAGCCATCCTCATCGGCTATGATCTTGCCTACAAAGCACATGCCTGGCTCATTGTACAGGGCCTCTACTTCAAAGCCTTGTGCTGCCATTGCTCTGTATGCTTCAGAGGGTGGACTCCACGCACTGTCAAAGTAGAAGATCACTGAATCTGGTTCTACCACCACATCTCTGTCATCTCCACTGACATCCCACTTAGTTCCCCAGTTGGAGACACAGAAGTCATAGTTCCATTGACCATTGGGTAAGGCAACAAAGTGTTCTAAGAACTTACCCTCCTTGAAGGCATCTATGGCCGCTTCCAATCGGTCTGGCTGCTTGTGTCTGAGAGTTAATTTGTTTGAGCACCAATTAGGCATATCTATTCCTTAGTTAGTTTCTACGTTGTCAAACCACAGGTCAGCCAAGCTCTGTAGAAGATTGGCATGAGCTTGCCATACCCACTCAACGGGTACATTGAAGTAGGCAGCAACATCATCTATACCTACTCCACGCTCTAACATCTCCTGCATTTCTATATCTAAGTCACTCATTCTACTCATCTTCATTGTCCTCATTGTAGAGCCAGGGCATTAAGTCATTCTTACGAACAAAGTCCGCTACTTCACTCTCACTCAAATAGCCTAATAAGTCCCTAATCAACGTGTCCTTGTCGATCATGTCGTCTTCCACAAGGCTTAAGAGTTCGCAAGTATAACGACGGCTACGATAGCTATCTTGTTTGGTCCACATAATAGGCTCCTTATACTAAATCTCGATCTTCAATGAGCACACGGGTTGTCTGCTCAGTTCTCCAACGCAATTGGATTGGCTGCGTTAACTCCACTGTATATTGCACTCGTCCACCATACTTGACACGGCTGTCCTCAACACGGCCCTCAATGGGTTGGCCCATGTATACTGCCTTTACATGCTCTCCATTCTTTATCCAACCCATTTGCTGCTCCTTGTTGTTTACTATAACCATATTATACAACCGATCCAAAGACCTGTCAACCTATGTGGGTATTGACTACCTTGTTCATCTTGGCAATGGCCTCCTTCTCTTGCCGTTGCGTTACACCAATCATGCTCTGTATCAAGCTCTTCTGATACCGCTTGGGACAGTGAGCCAGCATCTCTACAACAAGGCTCTCCAAGTAGCCAGCAGCATAAGAGTGATTGCCATAGTTAGCATAAGCAGCATCGTTGAAGGCCTTAAGCACATCTTTCATAGTGTCCTGATTCTCCGTAGTCCACATTCCCATTTTTTGCTCCTTGTTTAACAGTATGTTCACATTATAGCTCCAAAGCAAAGACCTGTCAACCTGTAGGGTCTTTCGTTGTACACGTACAACAGTCAAAAAAATCCCCCCGGGAGCGAATCGGGGGGCTAAAAACCTGGGAGCGAATCAGGTTTTTACGGGGATTATACTCTTTTCATGCAGGTTAGGGCTGCTACTCTCTTCCAGTTGGGCATAGAGGCCTTCAAGCTTGCCACTTTGATTACCATACGCAAGCTCATCTCACGCATCTTATGCTTGTTCTCATCAATGAAGTCAATGACCTCATCTTTCTCATAGTCCTTAAACTCAAAGCCATTTACTTCAAAAAGGTTGTGATCTTGCGTGACTTGCCTAATACGTAATAATTTCTCTCTGTCAGTGTCAATAGTGAGATCCAAGTAATGGCAACGACTCTCCAATGCTTCTAAGTGGTCACGCAACTTCTTTGACCTAACGTTTTCAAATTTGATGTTGGTGATGAAGATGGCACCACCTTTGAACTCAAACTTGTTGGGCACTCCTTCATTCTGTAGGCTGCGGCTATCCGTGTTCCAATGAATAGTACGTTTGGCGCTAGAATCTAGTGCAGCCTTAAGGATATTTAAACTGAGATCATCCAACAATACACTGTCGCAGTCATCGAACACAAGGATGTTCTTCTTAGCACTGAACTCGTACAATTTCTTGTACAGACCAATGGCACTCATAGCACCTTTGACTACCTCATACTTCTTAAGCTTTTCATCCTGTGCTACATCGGCGAACACATCGTGTCTACTCAGCACTCGCTCTACTCCATAGCTCTTGCCTACTCCTGGAGGACCACTAACAATCATTGCACGTACATCACCCTTCTTTACAGCACGGGTCATGTCGTCTAAGATACTAAAGCGTTCACGTAAGCGATCAATGATCTCGTCATCTGTCTCGTTTAGTACTTTGCGGGTGGGCTCTAGTTCAAAGCTGGAGGTTGTGGGTTTGGTCATAAGTTCTTGTGCGTTGATCATCTTTGGCATAGTTCGCTCCTATGTATTAATTAAGCACTAATTATATAGTCACTCTTGCGAGTTGTCAACAAGTTCGACAAAGTCCTTCGTTCCATAAACAGTATCTGCCTCCTCCTGCGCATCTGTGTAGCCTGTTGACTCCAGAGCGCATAGTTGACACGTCTGCGGGTCAAAAGCATAGTACCTACCAGTTTCATCTCTGTAGATCTCCATTATGCTGAGACCTTGCAATGCTCTGCGAACTCAGCCCAAGTGCCTTTGAACACTAGGTCATTGGGTCCTGGATTGAATATGCTGCCTGGACCTAACACCTCAACTCTGTCCCGGTATACATGGTATTCATAGTCCTGACCACAGTCCTTTTCTGTGACTGCGTGGATATAAAAGCCACCTACACTATCTTTGAAGTGAGCAATCATTTGAGCAGCCAAACAGCCCATACCATTAGCAATGCCCTTTTCCTCACGACCAAAGCCATTGACCAGTGTGAGCCCATTGAGGAACTCAGCAAGTTCTGCTCCGTGTCCCGCTATGTAGCCATCAAACTGGCGATAGAGGTTGACTACGGCATTGCCCCGCTCATCGTATACAAAAGTTAGCGCTCTAGTTCCCATCTTTGCTCCTTGTTTAACAGTATGTTCATATTATAGCACCGCTCCAAAGACCTGTCAACCTATGTGGTCTTTAGAACTCTGTGATGACATCCCTAATTTCTGTTTCTTTGATGTCAGGGTGACGGAACTCATAGTCCATCTCCTGCACTACCCACGTAGGGTCTGCGTCCTCATCAATCCACAGACTGACCACTACGTCTACTCTATGTAGGACTCCACTCATCTCGCTCTCCTAATTATTGAAATTCCAACAGGTCTGCCACCTGATTGCCATAAAGATAACTCAGTGTCTTCCACACCGAATCGGCGACATCGTTATATTCCCTGTGGTTTGAGTATACCCATTTAAAAAACATGTCATCTCCACGGGCCTCAGCATACCGTTCTGCTCTTTGTAGGAACTCCATATCACTCTCCTTCGGGCAAGTAATCTCTCAAGTATTCTTTAGGGCATTGGGCTAGTAGGATCTCCAAGTCCTCTGTCTGTCCCAACTCAAAGTCCCATTTGATCTGCTCTATGACCTTTTCAATCAACTCTACAAGTTCTGTATCCATCTTAATAATCCACTCTAGTTGCACCCGTCTCTGGGTCTACGTCTACAAAGACCTTAGTGCGCTCTATGCACTGGTCCAGAGCCTTATAAGTTACACTATAGCAGAACTGGCCACTGTTAGTGATGCCTAAGAACTTGGCCGTTATAAACCTATCACCCTTATAGCCACTGAGCCTAATACCCTCAGTCAAGTCTGCTGCGGTGAATGTGCTAAGGATTTCAATGTCTTCTGCCAATACCATTTTAGTATGCTCCATCTTCCATTTCGCTGTCTTTACACTCAACAAGCTCTGAGTGTATGCCCAAATTCTGTAGGATCATTACAAGATCAATAGCAGCAACTCTATGTCCTTCGTGCAAGGTCTCTGAGCCCGCCTGCACAATGACCCAATCTCCACTGCCCAAACTGTTAGTGATTACCCTAACCATTATGCCATCTCCCCGTAAAGGTTAGCACGCTGCCACTTCCAAAGATCTGTTATACTATTAAACACAGGGCCAATGAACTCATTGACCTCACCCTCACCATTGACAAGGGCTGTGACCCATCCACCTACTACACTCCAACAAGCATACTTCATATTCGCTCCTTGTTATCTACTATACCCATATTATACAGGCCTTCTAAAGACCTGTCAACCTATAAGGTTATTCGTCCTCATAGGGGCTAAGTTCCAACTCCTCCTCACCCGCAATCAACTCATCCGCATGGTTTACAAAGGTCTCACAAGCATTAAACAGCTCTTCAAAGCTCTCCCGCTCACTACGGCTAAGATCGTTTAAGAACATAGGGCCTTCTTCTTTCATTGCTGCTATGACTTGGTGCAAGGCCAGCAGAGTGTTCTCGCACATACAATATGACATATTGGGTCCACGCATTTCTTCGCTCCTTTTGTTTACAATACAAGCATTATACAGGCCTTCTAAAGACCTGTCAAGTTGTCAGGTCTTTATAGTCCCACACGTTCTGCCCACTCTATGCTAGTCTCGCTGGCTCTTTTGTGTCCTAGCTCATAGACGCTACCGTGCATGTTCTCATAGTCAAAGAACGCAACTTCTTCTCCTCCACGTCTGTATATAATAACAGCACCTACGTCTTCACTGTCACAGCCCCTTAAGTAGTCTGCGAACTCTTGCTCAAAGCGAACAGTGAGCTCATGTGCAATATCGTCTACGTCTACTTCTATGCTCTCATTGTACATAAGCTCAAATTCTGCTGAATAGTCTGCGCTTAATGAATTTTGCATCTTCGCTCCTTTTGTTTACAATAAAAGCATTATACACTGGGTCCAAAGACCTGTCAATCTGTAGGGTCTTTAACGTCGTTGCTAGTGTACAACACAGTGTCGTATGTATACAACACGACTGTGTCGTTTTTTTTGTGTCGTTTTTTACTAGCATGTCTCTATTATAGTACAGCTCTAAAGACCTGTCAAACTGTAGGGGTATTTGTTGTAATAATACAACAGTCTAGGCGTTCATTATACTATCTATATTGGAATTTGAAAACGAAAAATCCACAAGATTCTGTTGTATTTCCGCCACACCGCCGCCGCACTCGCCTGTGGCTCTTTCACAACACCTGTTGCTCTTATACAACACTGTAGTGAAATCACAACACCTGTTGTTCTTATACAACGAATAACCTGGACGGGATTATGGTTTTGGTTGACAGGAGGATTCGTTAATCTTTCTATAACAGGGGGTAGATTTGGTTTTTGAATCCCAGTATGCCAAACGGTGCTATGCTGCCGCGTGAATTTCCAGGGCTGGGATGCCTCCTGGACAGGTTACAAGGCCTGTCGCTGGGTATTTATCGGTCTAAAAGGTGTAGAAAAGTGTGAAAAAGTGTGAAAAAGTGCAACCTTTTTTTGGTTTTGACGTCTAAGACAGGGTGGTTTCTACGGTGGTAACAGGGTTAGAAAAGAGTGGAGGGAGGTCTCGGGCCACTATGCAAAAATACTCATTCTGTATATCGTGTTCATTGTGTAGACCCTACCCAGCCTATATATCTTCTCATTAGACTGGAGCCGCGCCGTGTAGTATCTGCCTACCGTATTGCGCTCTAAACATGGCATTGGCCTGATCTATGTTTTCAGCCATACAATAGACTTTGACATGTTGGCTTGTGCTCTTGATCAGTATCCAAGTAAAATATTGGTTCATTTTGCGTCCTATGTGTGTGTTAAGTGTGTATATAATACATGGTTTCTGGTCAGTTGTCAATCCTTTTTAGTGCTCTTAAATTCATCGTCGTTCTTTGTACCACTCAATTTCACAGTTGTTAAAATCAGCCAAATCAAGCCAACAAAAATGATCACACCAAATATTTCGTCATTGTTCATCATAGTAGTTCTCTCCAGTGTTTATAGGGTTGGCCATCTTGTTCTTGTTCTATTCGATCTATAGTATAGCTGGTCCAAGTAGCCATGATGCCCAGTAGTGCTATTATAGCCGTAATAATCATTATTATAAGCCAGAGTTCCATAAGTATTCTCCTAGTGCGTATACCCACAGCTAGACCTTTATTGTATATAGTGTGTGTAGTGTGCTAGGCTTAATACCCACAGCTAGACCATTAGTACTTCATCACTGAGTATACTAGTAGTATATGTAGAGTCAATAGAGCCAGCCAGTCTATTCTAAGTAATAGGATTATGAGTAGTGTGTACCAAGCTGTGTGATAGGTATAGAAGTATTTGGGCATGTATATATTTATAGGCCCTACAGCTAGACCATTAAATAGTAGTTTAATTTGGAGTTAATATGCGTTTAGAATATCCATTACACCGTAGCCGTAGAGTACGTCGTAGTGCGTGGGTTCGCAGTATGGTACAGGAAACTGATCTAAGTGTGCGTAATCTCGTATTACCTGTATTTGTACGTGAGGGTATAGGTATAAAGGAAGAGATATCAAACATGCCTGGAGTATATAGATATACGCCAGACCAGTTATTCATATTGTGTGCAGAATGTGTAGACTTGGGCATACCTGCCATAGCCTTATTCCCTTATATAGATAGTAGTAAGAAGGATCATGAGGGGTCGGAAGCAATCAATCCATTGGGGCTCATACCCACAGTTGTACATGATATTAAGACGAGATTTCCCAGTTTGGGTATTATCTGTGATGTAGCATTGGATCCATATACTGATCATGGGCAGGATGGAATACCAGATCTCAATGGTTATTTACAAAATGATCTCACAGTGCGTCAGTTAGTCATAATGAGTCAGGTGTTAGTAGAAGCGGGATGTGACATCCTAGCGCCCAGTGACATGATGGATGGGCGTATTGGGCACATACGTCGTATGTTAGAGACAGGGCATGGATCTAAGGTGCATGCCATGATCATGAGTTATAGTGCCAAGTATGCGTCGTCGTTCTATGCACCATTTAGGGGTGCTGTGGGCAGTGCTAGTGCATTGGGTACTACAGATAAAAAGCAGTATCAAATGGATTATGCCAACACTGATGAAGCACTAAGGGAAGTGGAAATGGATATCAATGAAGGGGCGGATATGGTAATGATTAAGCCAGGGTTACCCTATTTGGACATTGTGCGTAGGGTAAAGGATCGTTTTAATTATCCCACCTATGTGTATCATGTGTCAGGTGAGTATGCTATGTTAAGGGCTGCTAGTCTTGCTGGGTATTTAGATTATGATAAGGCCATGATGGAGATTATGACAGCGTTCAGGAGAGCTGGAGCAGATGGAATCCTGACCTATTGTGCTTTAGATTGTGCTAGGATACTCAATGCCTAGGAGTACCAAACCTCGCTAGTATCTCATCCCTAGTAGTAATTAGGTCTTGGTCATTGTTGATTACAATGGGGTCGTCTAGGCCCCATTCTCCAATCCAATATTCTTCTGGGGTGCGTAATAATAGGAATACGTCACGTAGAGTGGTAGTAACACGTTGATCATAGCATAGGCCAATAACCTGATTTATAGCCATGGCCATCATTTGTAGTTCTAAACTATTGCGTCCCATTGTTTATTTATTTGAGCGAGCTAGGAATTCTTTTTCCACAATTTCCATGGCCATTGGAGTCATAATAAATTCTTTACTAGCAGTGACACGATCACGATCTTCAATGAGATACTTCATTAGATCATCCTCGTGTAGACGAAATGTACCATATCCACCTCTACCATCTTCACGTGGTTTATCCAGTACGTGGAACACGCTCATATGATTACCCTTATGCCAAAACAGCCAAGCACGGGCTGCGTTTTTCTTATCAATACCCTGCATAGTAGTAGGATCAGGTAGTAGCCTAATATGACTGCCCTTGGCCCACCATACGTTACCACAATAGTTCCAATAGGGTTCTAAGTTCATAAAGGCGCTTTCTGTATCAATACCCAAGTCCTTTATTCTATTGAATCGTTGCCACCATTCGTCTACGTTGTAGTATTCTAAGGCATGACGCCAACTGTTTATGGCACGTAGGTTACGTGGCATTGTTATGCCGTGTATACGATTTTCCCCGCTCATATAGTTAATACCTTTAGTATGGAGGAATAGTACAGCATCATCCCACTGTGTTTCGGTCCAAAGATATCTCAGTGTACGTGTTTCTCTAAGGCCCTCTGTATCTTCTGGTATACTTTCCTTAATATTCCATCCGCCGTATCGTGTGACCATTTCTTCTACGTCTTTATGATAGGGTCCATGTATAACACAATTTAATTGTGCATATTTAGGTAAGCCACTGACATAGATCCTGCGTAGTTGTTGATCTACAAAGCTAAGACTCAATATTTTATGACTGCTGGTATAGATGTGATAGTATATTCTAATCATATTAGTAGGCTGCGAAGTCGTCCTCGTAAGGGTTTACACCCGGGCTATATCCTGGCTCTCTTTTATCTGGGCTAATGTGCCAAGGCCATGATCTAGCATTGATATGATAGCCTGGCTTGGTAAATAGCCATTGTTCGTATCTAATGCGTTCTGGGGTAGTTTCCTGTATCATCATATTGGGATAGGCCAAAGGTGGAAATTCAAATGGATGTTCCAACCTGCGTATATGATCGCCTGTGGTCCACCAGAAGTTGCCCATATAGTGAGGAAATGGATCTTCTAAGTAATAACAGCCTATGCTGTCACAAGTATCTAATTCCCTAACACGTTGAGTCCATACATCAAGCAGAGTAGTCTCCATAACAAGACGCCAACTGGTTAGAGCCTTTACATTACGGGCACCAAATTGATAGTTATCATCTCCCCAATTTCTAAAGCCACTGAGAAAGCTAATACCCTTTGTGTGCATATAAAAAATGCGATCACCTGGTTGTGCATCTCTATACAAGTATTTGAGCGTGCGTCCTTCAAACTCACCGTGTGGATCGTCTTCTTCCCACTCTAATACCTTAAGCCAACTACGATGTTTATTGATTAGATCCAGTGCAGGGAATACGTTATAGCCACTGATAGTACAGTAGCATTCCACGTTGCCTGCTAGGTTTTTCCATTGTAGTCGTTTGATTTGATCGTCTATAAGCCACTGATTCATTACAACATCAGCGCTGGTGTATACGTGATAATATAGTTTAGTTGCCATACAGTATGTATCCTATTATACAGGGGGAGGTGGTTGGTTATGGCGAAAGTGTAGGTTCAGCCAACGTCTATCATTTATTACATGGGGAGTAAGATCATCCTCATATAACCAAAAACTATTACACAAGTGATACTCGTCATCTTTGGGTTTATCTAATTGACTGAATAGGCAATGATAGTAGCTATGATCTCTGTTGCTAAAGATCCATTGTTCGTGTCGCATACGACTTATGGTTAATGGATTAGTATCTATGCTATCTTCTTCTTTACGTGCGTCATAGTCATGTCCAGGCCATACTATAGGTTCAGCCTGCTGCCTAATATGATGTCCACTGGCCCACCAAAAGTTGCCAGCATACATATAAAAGGGCCAAAATAATAACATAATACCCACAGTGTGATAAGCAGTGCCCAATCCACTGACCTGCCATTGCCAATCATCAATAGCGAAATATTCTAGTGCATGACGCCATCCATTTATGGCACGTACATTACGTGGGCTTACATATATGCCATTTATTCTATTCTCTGCTGTGACATAGCTAATACCTTTAGTATGAAAATATAATACCTTATCTTCTGGATTGGTCATGCGCCAAAGATGTTTTAGTGTGCGTCCTTCAAACTCTAATTCCTTGTCGTCATAGCTCTTTTCCAATATACGTATCTTACCATGTAGGTTAACTAATTCTTCTATGTCATCAGCATAGGGACCAACTATTACACAATTGATTTCATCTGCTCTTTGCCATAATCCACTGCGTTGCATACGACGTATTTGATTATCCACCATAAGCAGTCCTATCTTACGATGTTTACTAGTATAGATATGATAGAATATTTTTATCATAGTGTGCTTATATCATCCTCATATGGAGTAAATGCTGTTGAATATCCTGGTTGATTTTTCACAGCATCATAGGGATATGGTTTGAGATCATTGTGCATACCATTATTCAGTAATATCCATTGTTCATATCTCATACGTTCTGGTCTAGTTTCTTCGTATTCCATACCAGGATAGGGTAAGACGGGAAATGTAACGGGATTGGGCAAGCTTCGAATATATCTACCCTGTGCCCACCACATATTACCCATATAGTGCCTCCATGGTTCATTCTTAAGGAAGCATCCTTGTGTTTGATAAATACTCATATCCTTAAGCCTATCCTGCCAACAGTCAATAATATTATATTCCATATCCTCACGCCATCCATTGATAGCCTTAACGTGTCTAGCAGTAAATGATCCTGCCACAGTACGATTACCCACAAGATAGCTAATACCTTTTGTGTGTATGTAGATGACTATATCATCTTCTGTGACATCGTTGTAAAGATGTTGTAGTGTACGTCCTTCGTACATGGGATCACTGTGTGTTTCTACGTGTTCTAGTATGCGTATCTTTCGACTACGATCAACAAGGTGCCATAGTGCGTCTGTGCTAGGACCTGTAATAACGGCATGTACACTGGCAGCGTCTATGAGTTCGCTGTATTGAAGTCTTTTAATTTGTTCGTCTACGAAGAATAAGTCTCCGTATTGATCGCCTGTGCTATGTATATGATAGAATAGTTTTAACATAAAATGAAAGGGGCCTAAGCCCCCTGTGCTTTATTCTAGTTATCTAGATTAAAGTGTGATACCCATTGATTTTGCCTTATAGCCAAGAGCAACGATTTCACGGCTGGGCTTACCAATAACGTATTCAGTGGTGTCAGTACCCTTACGAGTCTGGCTGTATACAGCATATCCACCTTGACGGATACGACTGACTTCAGCACGAAGGTTCTTTACGTTGAAGCGTTGTTCTGCTTCTACAGTAGTAAGAGCATTGCCTTCATAGAGGTATTTAAATACGCTATAGGTTTTGGTTTCTGGGTTAAAAAGTTTCATAACATCTCCTTGTTTAGTATACCTAGTATACTACAGCTAGACCTGTAGATCAAGTATAACGGTAAAATGTATTATTGTATAATGCCAAAATCTTTGGCATCCTTAGCACTGAGTTCACCTTTAAACACACGGCCAGGGAAGCGTTGTTCAATACGTGTCAGTAATAGAGTCATACTAGGAGCCTGTGCTAGAAAGTCTCCATTGACTGTAAAAGCATATAGTTCATCTCCATGACGTTCTATAGTCATAACCTCTTGTTCTTTAGGTGTTTCTTTAGGTTTAGGCAAATTGTCTAACTGCCTTTTTAGTTTGTCCAATTCTTCTGGATGTTTGATAAACAGGTCTATAATACTGCCAGTACCTTTCATATAACCAAACACTGAACCTAGACAAAATCCTACGAATAATATTAATAGTTCAATCATTTTACTCTCACTCCATAACGTATGCTTAGTTCTTCTCTAACAGCCTTTATGGCCTTGTCCCACCCTTCATCCTCACCCGCCCATTTAAGTTTACCCAATTCTTCGTACAAGTCTTTGAGTAAGTGTTGAGCAATGGCAGTGGGTAAGGCATCTCCAGGATAGGTCAAGTCAATTTGTCTACAGGCACGTTCAGCAATAATGCGTAATTGGCCATTCATCAAAGATCCTTTTCCACTATCCAACTACGATATTTAAACTCTCCGCCATATAATTCAATACTACGATCAATCATAGTTTGTGGATAGCCCTCCCGTAAGAGCCAAGCCATAAAGTCACTACCATCTCGATCTGGGTCATACTCTTTGGGGAAGTCATACTTCCAACCATCTAAGGGATCAATCATTATTCTCATACTCTATCCTTTTTACTATATCTGCGTTGTTCCATTCTCAGCCAAGCACTATGCCATTTCAGTCTAATGGGTTTAGGTGCGTGGTAGTGCCTATAGTGTAGTATACCCTCTACACGATTCAAGTAATTTTCGAGCGTAAGATCATAGCATTTAAGCCAATTATAAGGACCAAGCGGTCCGTATTTGTGCTTTTTAAACTTACAATACTCCTGTGGCCTAAACTTTTTCAAGATATCACCTGTTTACGATTGCTACGATCACTGTGTAATAAGTTGCCCCTACTACGAATAAGTTCAGCACTGCCCTGTGGATCTGATTCAAACATACCAGTAATTTCATCCACACTAACTTCTGGATCTACATCTATTGTATAAATCTCATAGCATCTTTGTGTATTGGTACGAGCACGTAGAATAAAATATCTCACAGTGTTCATAGCCTTATTGTAAGCTTCGTCTTTACCATCCTTTAGAGCATTCCAAATATATTGTTTATCCAAACTGGTAAGATTGGTCACACTCTCCAAACCATACATATCCCATACGACAAGGAACCTATTAGGTTGTTTAGTAGTTTTCTTGCCCAATGTCCTCACCTTTTATTTTCTTAATCAATACCTTGTTTCTATAGTCCTGCTCCTTACGATCACGTAGAGCATCGTGTTTATTGCCTAGGAGTAGACTATCGTATTTACGGGCAAAGTGGAAACCCTGTACCCAACGCTCCAAATCCTGTATAGTACCAACAAATAGTTCAGCATCTCTACTATATACAGGAAGGCAGTCATCTCTAGGTTTTAGTGCTACAACATCACCAAACTCTTGATAAAAATGTTGAGCTTGGCATATTTGGAAGCCTATTTTATGACATTCTTCCTCGAGGTATCGTATTTTGCGTATAAGATTATAGCCGCTCACCTAACACTCTCCTTTCTATAATAGTGCCTAAGTCAGTACCTTGACAATTAATATGCCTAACAATATCGGCACATTCTTGAACAATCAATAGGGCGAATTTTTCTATATCTTTTTCTTGTGAATCATAGTAAGGTTGGAGATTGGCCTGCTTCATGAGTTCTTGGATACGATTGTTCATTTGTGGCTCCTTTGTTTACTGTAAGTACAGTATACAACAGGTCCTGTATGCTGTCAACTATTACCAATGATGAATTATGTTGGCTATGATAAAACAACAGGTTATGACGTGAATGGCTACCCAAAATGTTTTTAGGAATAGGGCTATTCTTGCTTCCCGTAATGATAATACTGGTACACGGGGACGATCCTCATCAGTCTCCCCCATCAAGTGACCAGTGGCTCTTGCCCAAATTCTAATGATGTTATTCAAGGCCAACATCTATGTCGTTCTGCTATCCATTCTCTACCATCGTATTCTTCAATTACCCATTCTACATCATCGGGTATTTCTACTATGAGCAATTCAGCATATGGGCCCCAACTATGTTCGCCCATCATCTCCACAGTGGCTACAAGATCTGGGTCATCTCGTGGGATATCGTAGTCTGCGAACTCATCTTCTGGACTTTTGAAGTAATTGGATCTACCTTTTTGAACCAAGGTCCAACCCTTACGATCAGCAATTTCCACCATGGCCAATTCTCCTAGACCAAATCCACCAAAGCAACGATTAATTACGATTTTGGTCATATCGGTTCCTTTAGATATTTCCATCCAGTAAATTCTTCATATTGGTTTTGGAGATCCGCCAATTGTTTACGCAAGTCCTGTGCGAAGTGCTTACGCCATTCTTCTGCTATATGTTGAGTCTTTGGTGTATTGACTACATCTGCTACAAAGCCGTCAATACTCTCGTAGGTAACAGTCTTTCTAATCCATTCATAATCAACCAGCATACTCTTAGAGTAGTCAAAGCCCCAATGACCACTATCAACTTCAAGTCGTGCGTTCAGTTCATGCTTACGAGTGAAACTTTTAGGGCCACCCAAACAACTGAGTACACGGAATTTATCACCTTCCTTGTTAACTATGACAAAGTAGGGACAGAACATTTCGTGCCAATAGTCTCCAATCTGTGGAAAGGCCAAAGATTTTTGATTGGCTAAATCTTGTTCTCTGATCTGTTCATTGGTCATATTCACCTCTTATAATTTACCAATACCTGTAGACATTCCCATTGTCCCCAAGTGTATGATGTAACACGATTGTTTATGGTCACATCAAATCCTTCACCATTGTGCCATTCGCAGACTTCCATAAAGTCATTGACATCTGCCAAGTGATCATATGGTTTAAGTTCAGCAAAACGGGCCTTGCGATTGTAAGTTTCAATAGTCATTGTCTTTTCTCCAATAGTCCAAAGTGTCTGCGTATGATTGGTGCTGCGGGTAATCCTACTTCTTGTGCTGCTTCTGCTATGTCACAACATTCTTCAGCTATGAGTTCAGCAAAGAATATTATAAAGTCATCTACTTCAGATATCTGTGCTTTTTGAGCAATGTCGTGGATAATTTTCATTCTATACCAAAATGGTCTTTGATAAACTTTGATGCCATAACTGATTGGTGTCCATGTTCTGTTTCAATACTGATCAATACATTTTTGAATAGATCAGCACATTCACATACAATAAGTTCAGCCAATTTTTCTGTAAAAGCATCGTCTAATGGTTTAGTTTTGGATATCAGCTCTCGTTGGGCCCAAGCCTGTTCAGCAAGTTCTCGAATTCGTTCGTTCATTCTTCTAATCCTAATTCTTAGGCCAGCCCCAAACAAAACCAGTGACAAAACCTATCACATAACAGGCCAGCAGTGCCAAACCAATCTCGTTCATTTTACATTCCTTGGGCACTGCGATTGGAACATGCCTCACATGGTTGCATTGGTTCTGTCATGGCACATTCCGCACAGGTCAACCAAAACACTTTCATTCTTCAATTCCGAAATGTTTTAATATCAAGTCATTGGCCTTATATGGTTCTGCCCTATCAACAATATCAGCACATTCCCTGACAATCAACTCGGCGAACTTTTCAATACCAACATCATTCATCTCGATAGTCTGGCCGGACCAATAACCACATTGTTTAGCCAATTCAAGAATTCGTTTGTTCATTTTTTATGATCTCCATTTTCACATCGGTTATGTTATAGTCAGCAGGGATAATTCCATTGTCTACTGCTTCTGCCAACAACTTAAATCTGTCCTCTGTGTCAGCCATTCCCACATAAGTTTTGCCCACTGTTATTTTCCATATATATTTGTTCATTCTTCAACTCCGAAATGTTCAAAGATATTCAATGCTTCATTGCGGGTGACCTTGCTGGCACATTCCCTGACAATCAACTCGGCGAACTTTTCAAACTTGTCTTCAATACCAAGTCGTTCCATTTCCGGCTGATGAAAACCAGCCTCGTTAAAAAGTTTTTGAATTCGTTTGTTCATCATTCCATCTCCATCTCATC